TGTTAAGGTGTAAAATACCCCCTATTAAAATATATATTATTGTTTTAATAAAAAAAAACCATACGGTTTTACATAAAATAATACTATATCTAATTTCCTTCCGGAAAATATTTTATAAAGCTACCCAACGTTAGCGAAAAACTTTTTTATCGAGAGCTCGAGTTATAGAAAAAGTTTTTATCGAGATTTCGAAAAGCTTTTTTATCGAGAGCTCGAGTTATAGAAAAACTTTTTATCGAGAGCTCGAGTTATAGAAAAACTTTTTTATCGAGAGCTCGAGTTATAGAAAAAGTTTTTATCGAGATTTCGAAAAGCTTTTTTATCGAGAGCTCGAGTTATAGAAAAACTTTTTTATCGAGAGCTCGAGTTATAGAAAAACTTTTTTATCGAGATTTCGAAAAGCTTTTTTATCGAGAGCTCGAGTTATAGAAAAACTTTTTTATCGAGAGCTCGAGTTATAGAAAAACTTTTTTATCGAGAGCTCGAGTTATAGAAAAACTTTTTTATCGAGAGCTCGAGTTATAGAAAAAGTTTTTATCGAGATTTCGAAAAGCTTTTTTATCGAGAGCTCGAGTTATAGAAAAACTTTTTATCGAGAGCTCGAGTTATAGAAAAACTTTTTTATCGAGAGCTCGAGTTATAGAAAAAGTTTTTATCGAGATTTCGAAAAGCTTTTTTATCGAGAGCTCGAGTTATAGAAAAACTTTTTTATCGAGAGCTCGAGTTATAGAAAAACTTTTTATCGAGAGCTCGAGATTTCGAAAAGCTTTTTTATCGAGAGCTCGAGTTATAGAAAAACTTTTTATCGAGAGCTCGAGTTATAGAAAAACTTTTTTATCGAGAGCTCGAGTTATAGAAAAAGTTTTTATCGAGATTTCGAAAAGCTTTTTTATCGAGAGCTCGAGTTATAGAAAAAGTTTTTTATCGAGAGCTCGAGTTATAGAAAAAGTTTTTATCGAGATTTCGAAAAACTTTTTTATCGAGAGCTCGAGTTATAGAAAAACTTTTTTATCGAGAGCTCGAGTTATAGAAAAACTTTTTTATCGAGAGCTCGAGTTATAGAAAAAGTTTTTATCGAGATTTCGAAAAGCTTTTTTATCGAGAGCTCGAGTTATAGAAAAACTTTTTTATCGAGAGCTCGAGTTATAGAAAAACTTTTTTATCGAGAGCTCGAGTTATAGAAAAACTTTTTTATCGAGAGCTCGAATGTTAGAAAAACTTTTTTATCGAGAGCTCGAGTTATAGAAAAAGTTTTTATCGAGATTTCGAAAAGCTTTTTTATCGAGAGCTCGAGTTATAGAAAAAGTTTTTATCGAGATTTCGAAAAGCTTTTTTATCGAGAGCTCGAGTTATAGAAAAAGTTTTTTATCGAGAGCTCGAGTTATAGAAAAAGTTTTTATCGAGATTTCGAAAAACTTTTTTATCGAGAGCTCGAGTTATAGAAAAACTTTTTTATCGAGAGCTCGAGTTATAGAAAAACTTTTTTATCGAGAGCTCGAGTTATAGAAAAAGTTTTTATCGAGATTTCGAAAAGCTTTTTTATCGAGAGCTCGAGTTATAGAAAAACTTTTTTATCGAGAGCTCGAGTTATAGAAAAACTTTTTTATCGAGAGCTCGAGTTATAGAAAAACTTTTTTATCGAGAGCTCGAGTTATAGAAAAACTTTTTTATCGAGAGCTCGAGTTATAGAAAAACTTTTTTATCGAGAGCTCGAGTTATAGAAAAACTTTTTTATCGAGAGCTCGAGTTATAGAAAAACTTTTTTATCGAGAGCTCGAGTTATAGAAAAACTTTTTTATCGAGAGCTCGAGTTATAGAAAAACTTTTATCACGAGATTAAAATCTTCGTTGGTATAATAAAATAAAAATATTTTTATTCGTATTGATTATAAAAAGAACTTTGCGTGGTAGGATAACTATTATCGGTTTTTTTACATACCAGATATCTTCTTACCGAGCACGGAGACGTTAATACTTTTGGCACTTCAGACACGCTACTTCTAGTTCCGTAAGCACACTCGTTCACGGGATCAAAAGTCGAAGCGGCCGCGCGGTTGTCCACCCAGAAACGTGAGTGATCGTTTCCCGTCCAAATATTTTTAAGGGCTTTCATTTCTTCTTCTGACTTACCTATCATGTCAGAGCCTAACTTCTCACACTTCTGGATGCCTTGTCTGAATCCCACTTTTTCACCGGTCGATAAGAGGCAGATTCCGTTATGACTTATCCAGTCACGAGGACAATGAATAACCAGATTATCTCTATATGTAGTCGCAATAGAGGAGGACGTAGTGATAGCTGTAGTGGTATCTTCCAGAAAAGAATCCCGTTTGCAATCGCGTACTGCGACGAAGAGAGCCGCGAACAGACAGGACGTTATCACTACGCTAGTTAAACACAGACAAGTAATTGGTAAAATATACCTTTCGCTATTATCGCGCAGGAACTTCATTTTTTCTTTGTAATATTCTATTGGATAATTCATTTTCATGCTAGTTATATTTATGTATTATTTATTTACCAAAAGAAATAGATCTTACTTATTAAGCAGATATGCATAAATAAAAGATATAATTGTCATCGGATATCGGGTAAAAGTTAACCGTTTGATCGTTTATTAATATCTTGAATAACTTTGTTAGACAGTATCTACATAATACGTGCTAAAATATAATCATATGAATTCATCAATTAATGCCTATTATGATGTAGTCTCTGCGCATAGGTATGATTTGAAGTTGAGAGATATTTTTAGCATACGCTATACATGTGAAACCAGGACCGTTACGTCAATTAGTAGTTTTTGACCATTCTTTATATCATAGAATTTGGTTTTCCTATGTTCGGTGATCGCGGATGCGAATAACGGTCGCTGTTGCCCCCGGTTCACGCGTATATAATAAGTTAAGACTTAGAGATGCAGTGGTATAACAAGACGGAGTCGTCTCATTCCTCTTTATTTCTTCGGCCGAACAAAATCTATTATCGATACTACGTACACTATCGAAGATATTAGCGTTTACCGGGCGTGGTTGGTGTTCACGGTATCGGATTTAAGGCTCTAGGATACTAGTTGTGTTCTTTCGATACCATATGACGTGCCTTACAGAACTAACGCTTGAAAATCAAACGATATTATAACCGTGTAGGAGTAAATACTTACTTCCGAATGGTTTTATACAATCTGTTATTAATATTAAGAGTAAGATTTACATTTTCCTTCGCGCGCGCACCGACGACACCCCTACTCACCCGCGTCAGTTACTAACGAAACTTGATACTCGCCGGGGCTCTAGAATACAAAATGCGCACGGACGCTCGTATAAACTCGCGCATTTTTATTTGAAGTTAAATCGAGACGCCGATATGATCGTAGAGAAAATAGCAGCGTGGTTATTGTATCCGCTATGCCTTCTACGATGTTTCCTCTGTAACTCGGTAAGGCCCGCCACTTGCAAATGCGTCCACTGTCTCTTGTATCCCTTCGAAGTATGTTGCGAATGCATGAGCGAGACGTTAGACTCTCTGGAACACAGTTGTTGTTACTGTTGCGTGCTTCCTCTATTGATTATCAGAGAGTTCTGGAGACGCGTGATATTACCTACTCTAAAAGCGACTTGCGACTGTATTAGGCTACCGTGCGTTCTCACCAGAAGATTCTGTAAAAGAACCATCTGCCCGTTAGCTAAATCTTGGTGTCGTTGTTTCTGTTGCCCTTGCGAGGTTTTCTTGAGGTGTCTCCTCTTTCCTTGCATGATGTTGAGAAGAATGCATAGAGGCAGACTGACCGGAGTAAGAGAACCGGGAGCGTTTAGAGATTCAAGAGATCCCGCCAGACGGGGAACCTGGGTCAACGACTGGTGCGAAGATCTCTGCGTATGGATATGGTCTCCGTGTTGTTACGTCAAGAGATGTATTCGCACGATGTGCGACACCTTCACTAAAAAAATTTTCTACTGGTTCATCGCCCCCGCAGGATCGCCGAGAATGCCCGAGGAACCTTCTCCGCTATCGAGAAAGGTCTTTTCGTCGTGAAGCATCGCGACGTGTAGATGAAAGAGATTGGACGCCAAAAGGTATACGCTCGTATTATTACGAATCGCGCTCGTCGTCGTGCCTCGAAGATGATAAAGAGAACGCGAGTAAGGAAATACAAGATAAAAACAAACTGTCGATTCTACGTAATACGATTTCTAAAACGGCGTCTACCGCAATCTTTTTCATCAGAGTAAGGGATAGGTTAAGATTCTTAAGGACCTTTATCAAAACTATCGGAGAAAAACTTTACGCTAAAGCCGCTCTCATGCTCTTTCACAGACTGGTGACCTATAGGCTTCCTATCGTTAGGGATATAGTCCCGTTTTATTACGCGAGGAAAAATTTTTGGAGGTTCGCTTTTCTATATCTCATGAAGAAAGTCGCTGTTCGTCCTACTAAAAACTAATGCTAAAAAAAAATCTATCGTTAATAAATTAAAAGTTATCGGGTTTTGAATATTATTAATCTATGCATACGAAACCGTACGTCGCGTTACACGGGGAGAATCCGAACGTTTTCCCGTCCGTATAGGCACACTTACCCACTTCTGGTTTCTTGTCATCCCTTATCCACAAACTCTGTCCCATACCGAATTTGCTTATGAATTTCATGTCTTTTTCATTGTCTATTAGACTACGTCTAGCTAACGTACCCATGGGAAACGTTATCAAACACGTAGTCGACGCTTCGCTGTAAGTTTTTTTGTGATGCATTTTATCTAATCGGTTTACCCAGATACACTTATTGTTGTAAGAGGTGTACGGTCCTCTGCAATTTAGAGAGTTAGCGCAATCCAACATTAACAACATCGCTATCAAGATTAATGATTTCATTTTGATACACGGATCAATTTTAATAGTCTATAGAGATATACCCCACCAATAGTTACGCGATTAATTTTCAATTATACATAATAAAAATCTAGAGGAGTTACCATGTGATTCTCTGTCGACGACGTTACCTCGTTAGTTTTATTAATTCTTCTTTAAGTTCTGACGACGGTTATATACCAAAACAGCTTTTACTTTTCGTAAGACGATAATTACGTTATAAAAGATTAAGAAATTTTATTTTTACTAAAGTATCATGAATAATGACACGATATTTACTTTGTTTTATTGTAAAAATAAAAAATATGTTCGTGGGGAGGGGGGAAGGAGGAGAGGGAAGACGGGTATCCTTTTATTCCATCCAATAAACCACCGTGTTATAGGAACTAGTGCACATCAGTGTTATAAAACACGAAGAATCGGTTTCAAACTCTACGCAGTTGCCCCTCGTCACGTATCCACTATCCGCTGTGGGAGATCCCACTCGGCTCACCGAGTAGATAAGTTCTCCTTCTCCTTCCAAAAAGTAGATTTTCACTGTATCGCCGGCAGCGGCGCATAGGTATCTGGCCCTACAGAATTCCATATTCCTGATAGCTCGCGCGACGAAGCCTCCGTCGCCCGTGTGATCATTTTCATAATTCAAGGGATCCGACGCGGCTGCCAAGACCTTTATACCCGACTCTTGTTCTACTGGACGAACGCGGAGATTTAAAGCCATGGCTGACGTATAGTCGAGGACGCCCTCGGTAATAAATTGATTATATTTTCAGTTTTAAAAAATTAATTTATATGTACTCAATATCCTTATATAGAATTATTTTATCTCTTCTGATATACGTTAGGTAGATGCCGTTCAAATAATAAAATATCTGATGACGTTTTTATGCGCGTGTTACGTTATTATAATAGATAATAGAAATAAACGTTAAAATAATAATTAATTATCTTTTCAGTTGTTAAATATATTCTAGTTTTATAAGCGTTATTCATATATAAAAAATATAAAAACTAAATCGTATTTATTATGATGCTACGGCGGTCATTTAACAAATTTACGCGATGGAGTTCAGTTGTACGGGAACTAATAACCAGTTGGCCGTTCACAGATTTACAGAAACGCGTTTTACATCTTTCAAAAAAGAACTTTTAGTTAATTTAGGAATAAGTGACTTAAATGATATAAAAAACATATGCGAGGATTCTAAAATATTCTTTCCGGAAAAGAGAACGGAGCTCTTAAGTATTAAAGATCGTAAATCTAAACAAATAGTTTTCGAAAACTCCCTAAACGATGACTTGCTTAAAAAATTACACGCCTTGATCTATGATGAATTAAGTACGGTAGTAGATTCCGTTACCGTAGAGAATACCGTTACATTGATTATGTATGAAAAAGGAGATTACTTTGCCAGGCATAGAGATTTTAGTACCGTCTTTTCTAAAAACATAATATGCGTTCACCTGCTTCTATATTTGGAACAACCAGAAACGGGAGGTGAAACGGTTATATATATCGATAATAATACGTCAGTGAAATTAAAAACAGATCATCTATTTGATAAAACTATAGAACATGAAAGTATTACCGTTGAAAGCGGTAGAAAATGCGTGGCGTTATTCGATGTCTTACTAGAAAAAAAGTTATCCGCGTCAACAAACGTAATAGGTAGCATAGAATACTTAGGTAAAAAAATAAATTTATATGACAGAGAAAATGATCTTCAGTTGTGTTATTGTGATATGGTAATAGAAAGAATGACAGAAGATAAAGAATATAGCCTAGGAATGATATCTGATAGATCAGGTAGATGTATAAAATCTCATCATAACGGTAGTATTGTTAGATACCGTAAAGAAGAATATGGATCTTTCGATGCTCTATGTATATATAACATGAATGAAGTGGATGAAATTTGGACTGGTGATAAGAAACATATTATATGGTCTACTATTGATAAAAAAACAGGAACGTCTTTTATACCTATAGATCCTGTACTTTACGAAAAGTTAAAAGCTATTTCTTCTAAAGAGCATAAAGAATACAAAGATTTGAGAGGGTTTTGTAATAGCAGAACGGAGTATATTTGTTGTTCGGTATCTAAGTACTATTTCGACTTACCTACAAAAACAGATTTAATACACGAGGTGATTAATTCTATCGATTATGATACTAAGTCAGTGGGTACACCCGACTGGTATACTCTGCCTATAGAAGTTAAACAAACTATCCTAGGTAATATGTCTTACGAAGAGTTATTTAATATAGTAAGAGGTAATATAGCTCTTGAAGAAGACAATGAATATGGCTGTGATTAACATTAATGGTAATACTTTTCTAAAAACTAATCTCAAGTATTGTTTACAAGCGACTGAAGTAATAGTTTTAGCAAAATAATACCTTTACTGTTAGTTCTACAATCGAAATTATGCTGTAACATGAGGTAAGGATATATTTATTAATACGTTACATCTTTCGAAAGACTTTGATCGTAGTATAATATTATACATCTGCTCTACTTATTATACATAAGAAAATTTGTATTTTATTTAGTGCGCTGATAAATCGTGTTTAAAGTATACAACGGACGTCTATTTCCAAAAAATCTGCGCGTGTTAACGGATTAAAATCTACATGAAAATATCTCTTAAACTTTATTTCTACGTATAACAAACAACAGACTGATTTTATATATTACGAATAACTATTTTCTTAGGTTTTTTATATAGATGCTATACAGTGTTTTTACGCGTATATACAAAATACGGAAAAATAATAAAACAGAAATGATTCTGGCAATATACGACCGCAATGCCTATATTGTTAAAAAAACAGGTATCGGAAGTATCTTGTTACGCGATAACGGTACTAGGAATACTATGCTTAATATTATTTACGATACTAGTAGTCGTAACATGCAAATGGTATTACGCGTTTCCGTACTTTAGCAAGGTATGTCCTGATGAGTGGATAGGATATAATAGTAAATGCTACTACTTTACTATCAATGAAACTAATTGGAATGATAGCAAAAAACTATGCGATGTTATGGATTCTTCATTGATAAGGTTCGATAACATAGAAACTCTAAATTTCGTGTCGCGATACGGTAAGGGTAGTTACTGGATAGACATAAATCAAAATAGAAAAATTCCGGGTATTAATTTCTCACTATATTATGAACAAGGCGTTAATGATATTTGTCTATTATTTGACACGAGTAACATTATCGAAATGTCTTGTATATTTCACGAAAGAACGATATGTGTTAAAGAAGATAGATACACCCATTGGTATACCGAATACATGCGTTAGATTTACTACCTCTTTTTTATACAATAGTATTTTGTACGTTCTTGTAAACAGAAAATCCGTATAGTTTATATTTTTAATCAAAGTAATAACGAATATCTCGATGTCACGTATAAACGCAGATTCTAGATATTAAATTCTCAACGTACGTCATTTGCATTCCCTGAGATGATACTTTGCTATTTTATTATACCGTAGTCTATACAACCACTACAAAGTTAAACGAAGTAAAATTATTGATTCGTTGTTATTATTTCAGCACAGTAGTACTCGCTATCTTCGTTTAAATCTAATAACACGCCCTTTGAAACATTTTTGTGCTAGATAATAATACGTTATTATTACACTAACCTGTATTTCTTCTAATCTTTAAGGTGTGCTAACGATATATCACGGGATTAAAAGGTTATTAGTAGTCGTATAACAACATAATAATAGCACATCTGTATATTTATATACCTCTCGAGTACATAAAAATAATATGTTTTGATAAAACGTAAATCAATAAGTGTATAAGGTATTATTTCTTTTAATGAAGAAATAGGACGTAATGTCTAAATCAGATTTATATTCCCGAAAATATTTTTCTTAGATGTATATGTTAGTTAAATTACGTGATTATATTATAAGTTATCTGCTTACTTTAACATTATATAGTAATTATATACTAACCGATCTTAACACTTCCGTACAAAGAGGTATGCCCGCATCTGCGAGATATTGTGATTTTCGTATTTAGATATGTGAATATAGTTATCTACTAACGCGACTTTCCTCCAATTTACAAAGCTCTAAGGAAAAAAAATAAAATAATACTACCACGTTCCTCTTTTAAGAGTTAACTATTTACTCGGAGGTATCGGTATACATACAATTCTATATAATTTAGTTAATCGCTTTTTACGCGCATAAGTCTACGTATAATGTCTTTGTTTAAGTAACTATCCCTGGAATATTCCTAAAAATAGCGGAATTTTTGTTTGTACGTCGGCTACTAGGAACATGAAAGGTACGTTCGCTTTTACGATAGGAATTTTCTTTATTCCGTCTGTAGTGCATGATTCGGTAACACTAGCTGCTTCAGTTCCGTATTCATCTACTTTTATCACAGATTTTTGCCTGATATTACCTATCCTCAAAGTTTTTGTATCGGATATACCTACTAATTCACCTGACTTGAATAGATCATTACATCCCATATGGATTAGCGCGTCTTTCAAGTCTACGTCATCTTCTAATTCGAATTTAGGTAAATAAAGAACTATTTCTTTCAAAGTCATATCTTTTTTAGATATTATTTTATTGATATTCTTACCGTTATTGAGAGAATCAACTACTCCTAAAATAGAAAAAGTATTAAAATTACGTAAACATATTAGTTTTAACATCTTTTTATTTGTTTAGTATATAAACTTATATCGTAAAGAAATATAGTTCTCTTAATTTACGTTTATTAGGAAATAAAATAGACATATAGATATACACCTTAGATACTTAATTAAAATGGATAGAAACATTAATTTACCCGAAGAAGAGCTTAAATATATAAAAGAATGTTGCGAAGTTCTTTATTTACCCCAGCCGACGAGAATGGATATAATCGGTGTTATGAATGATAGCGATATTTCTTGGAATGAAAATCTCATCATTCTAATGTCGGAAGATGGTAAGATTTATGTGTACGACGATGAAGCTCTATACAAAGTAGCGGATACTATGGAAGAGTTCTCTGAAATAGGACTTATTAATCTAGGAAATGAAGTTTATCATTGTAGAGAGGATATAAAACCTCTTCCCGAAGAGGATAGGGATAAGGATGAGTATATAATGAAGATAAGGGAAAAAGCCAGGCAGCTTATAGATAATTCACAAAAAGATTTTGAGGCCATTCTAGATTCTTTGGAGAATAAACATGTATCAATTTAGGTATATAATATAAGGTAGCAAAATACGTATGTCCGTGTACGCTTATGTATTTTTTTATTTGGATTAAAATCGATACGCTAGAGAATAGCGGAGTAGCTTCTGTATCCGCCGCGGTTATTTACTTTAGTAATCTATTAAACTACTTTTATCTCTATTATTAAGTTAGTCATACCCACGAATATATATTCATAAAAACATCTTCCTCTCAGATTTTCATCCGTAAAATTATTACTTTAATTTTGTTAACTCTTCTTTTAAACATTTATTTTCCTCTTTGAGAGCTAAAAGTTGTATTCTAATTTCGGTTATATACCTACTATAAATATTATCTATAATTTTATATTGGTTCTTAAGTTGATCTACTATCATACATAATTCTTTTATCTCTTGGCGATATTTTTCATCGAGTTCTTTTAGAATACTATTACACTTTATATCAATTTCTGATTTTATTTCTTTTATGTTACTATCATATTCTTCATTTATTGTTTTTATGAAATCACTCATTACACTTCCAAGAGCTTTATTATTCCTACGTATTATCATTTTAAAAATCTAAATTATTGTTTATTATATTTACATATGTTATAAACATTATTTTTAAGTATTGCCAATTAATAAATATAGTTCATCACGATCATCTGAAGTATCTTATCATCCCGCGGCATAATTTTATATTTTAGTATATTTGGTTTATTACGTGCGTAGATTTAGAATCTTTATTCACACCCGATTATTGTGTTGATAGTATATAATATTAAAACAATGGAGTTTTAAGCTCTACCAGAAGATATCATTAAGTATAGCTTTCTATATGATCTAAAACATGTATATTGTACCTAGTGATAATAGCATTTTTACCATTTTCGTTTATATTGCTAGCTCATCTATACGTAACTTTATGGTTTATTAGCTATCTCATGTAACTACATATTGTTATCATCGTTTAACAGTATTATTTCTTTTAACTGATCCATTAAACTTTTTTTATGTATTAGCTCATATTCTAATTGATAAGAATCTTGTATGTAACTATTTATAAACTTTACTACCTTCAAAGAAAATAGAGGAGAAATCCAATGTGAAATATGTAATATAAGGTCGCGGTGGACGTACAATTCACTTGTTTCGCTGTCCGATACCACATTTAATACTATTCCCCTATAATCGTAGTAGTCATTGCATGATCTATTTATCCTGTCTAATTCATTTATTAATTCTACGGAGGACTCCTTACTCATCCAATCTAATATATCTCTTCCTCTAGAACTACATAACCTTGTAGCATTTATGTATTCATTTTCTTTCATCATAATAATTTCTATATCTTCGTAACTTAGCTTACAAAAGTTATTATTGATCGATTCTACTTTGATTTCCATATTGAATAATTGTTATAAGCTGGAATACAAATACTTAATTTTCATAATTTGTTAATAACCTAAATATTTGTATTTCTCTATAAAAACCACATACAAAAACTATTTACATTATTATTCCAGACAATAGATTATGGTATTTTTGGGATCGGTACAAGCAAGTGTTATAAAGCAAGTAAATCTGGCCTCGAATTCAACATAATCACCTTCCACAACATAACCGCTTTCTTCTTCCGAAGATTCGGACATTACATCTTTTACAGAAAATATCAATCCACCTTTCCCTTCAAAAAAGTAGATTTTTACAGTATCCCCTTCTACAGCACAGAGCTGTTTAGGAGCGGTAAAGTTTATATTTTTTATGATCTGTAATGTAAAACAACCATCCTCTGTACGGCCGTTTTGAGAATTCAAAGGATCTAAAGCGGATGCCAGAATACTTTTCATCGACTCTTGACCTATGTATCTTACTTTAAAATCCAGCACCATAATGGATATATGTAAGATTCAGGTCAGCCTCGCTAGGCATTTAGTTCTGTTTTCAATTTTGTGAATGTTGTATGGAATTGCTGATTATACTAAGATCTGTGTTATCTAAAAGTAATACTATTTGGTTCTTTATCTCTATGGGCAACATATCCCATAAAGTATTTTCCAGCCTTGAGTTAATTGTATAAAGAGCGACATCTAAACATTTTCTTAATTCTATTGCTGAATTTATAGCATTTTGCAATAACGATTTGTAAATAGGGAAAGACGAAATATTAATAGAACTGAATTTGTCATTTGTTACTAACCTTGATAGGAATTTTATATTACTTGTAGTTATAAATATATCCAATGAATACCTATTACTAATTCGTATTTCTTTCATCCTTTTCAGTTCTATTTCACATGATGTTTTAATGTTTTGTAGCAACTTATCGTTTCTTATTAATTCCATATTAATCCCGGAGCCTGGCATATTTCTACCATCTAATATACTAAAATCTTGTAACACTACGTAAGGAATTATGTATTCGGCTGATAACCTAGACTTTAAGATAGCGTTCTTCAGCGGTGTATAACCGTATAAATTAATGGTATTAGGATTAGCGCCTTTCTCTAATAATAATTTAACTATTTCCGGATGATGTACTCCGTGATCTAAGGGAGTACTTCCTATTATCTTGTCCTTTGCATCAATAGATACTCCGTAAGAAAGAAGCAGATTTACGACATCGACGGAACCGTATGCCGCCGCATTATGTAAAGGCGTATATCCGTGGATATTAGAGATATTAGGATCTGCTCCTTTCTCTATCAGTAATTTGCTAATATCCTTGTTTCCACACGCGTGCATTAAAGGAGTGCTCCCTATGTTGTCTTTTATATCCACGGTAGAACCGTATGAAATTAACGCATTAACAGTTTCAACGGATCCGGATCTGGTAGCGGCATGTAAGGGCGTTTCTCCAAAGCTGTCAAAGGAATTGACGTTAAACCCGATATCTAACAAGAAATGTATTACGTTAATATAACCTTTACTCGCTACCCTACATAGAATCTTGCTATCGTGATTATATCCACACCTCTTTATTATTTCTTTAATCATATCAACATTCTGTGATAAAGTTGATATTTCAAAAATTGTCATTCCGTTGCATTTTATAGACGCGTCGGCGCCGTTATCCAAAAGCAACTTTGTTAGTGCGAAATTCCCATTTATAACGGTGTTTCTCAAAGGTGTATAACCATATTCATTTTTGATATCCAATTTTGCACCCCTGGAAATTAGTAATTGCGCGATCTTTAACTCATCTTCTCTTATTTGATTATCTAATTTCCGCAAATCATTATCTGTAAATTCTCTTATACCTTTTAATACTTGCTTTATGATAGCTATAGATATAGATTTTGATAAATTCATTTTACAAGCTCTGAGTTCTAAATCTTTTACTAAAGTAAATTCCTCAATTTCATTAAGATAAGTAAGTACATCACTTGTTTCTGGAACGCATGTTAATACGTGTAAAGGGTAGAAAATAAAGTCATCGTTTACGGAATTAACCGTGTATTTTCCTTGATCCAAAATAATCTCTACCAGGTTTGCTCTTCTAGCCTCTATAACTTGATGTAACGGATTGTAAGGAAAGTAAATCTGGTCATATATTACATCATCATCGTCCAATTCTATAATCCTATTTAGTTCAATTATTTCCTCGATTCTATCTCGTGTATAAGGATCATATCCTTCTAGCATTTCAAAATCTTTTATAGCAGACAAAGATTCTTCATCCGAGTCTATATAGATACTACGATATAGCTTGTATAGACCCATGTTTGAAACAGCAGTAAATCAAGCGCTAAACGATCTACAAAATACTGGTGTGCTCATAATCTAGTTTATCTTTTCATTTTTATAAAAATCTTGAATTCAATATTCATCGCCGATAGTTGGTAGAAATACTATTCATGAAATTTACCTTCTTCCGTGGCTTAAAAACTTATTGTATGTACCATTCATTATAAGATCTGATACTATCGGCATCTTCTATTTTCCATATTTTTTACATCTGGTTACTAGTATCCATGTTCGTCTAATAAGAGGGAAGGAATATATCTATCTACATAAACATCATAAGGTTCTTTGATAGATTTATATCGCTAATAAAATATAAATAATAATTAAAGATTTTATGATATATCGAGCTTTGCAAAAATGTCTGTTGATTGGCGTACAGAAATCTATTCGGGTGATATATCCCTAGTAGAAAAACTTATAAAGAATAAAGGTAATTGCATCAATATATCTGTAGAGGAAACAACAACTCCGTTAATAGACGCTATAAGAACCGGAAATGCCAAAATAGTAGAACTATTTATCAAGCACGGAGCGCAAGTTAATCATGTAAATACTAAAATTCCTAATCCCTTGTTAACAGCTATCAAAATAGGATCACACGATATAGTAAAACTGCTGTTGATTAACGGAGTTGATACTTCTATTTTGCCAGTCCCCTGCATAAATAAAGAAATGATAAAAACTATATTAGATAGTGGTGTGAAAGTAAACACAAAAAATGCTAAATCTAAAACTTTCTTGCATTACGCGATTAAGAATAATGACTTAGAGGTTATCAAAATGCTTTTTGAGTATGGAGCTGATGTTAATATAAAAGATGATAACGGATGTTATCCTATTCACATAGCTACTAGGAGTAATTCATATGAAATCATAAAATTACTATTAGAAAAAGGTGCTTATGCAAACGTAAAAGACAATTATGGTAATTCTCCGTTACATAACGCGGCTAAATATGGCGATTATGCTTGTATTAAATTAGTTTTAGACCATACTAATAACATAAGCAATAAGTGCAACAACGGTGTTACACCGTTACATAACGCTATACTATATAATAGATCTGCCGTAGAATTACTGATTAACAATCGATCTATTAATGATACGGATGTAGACGGATATACTCCACTACATTATGCTTTGCAACCTCCGTGTAGTATAGATATTATAGATATACTACTATATAACAACGCCGATATATCTATAAAAGATAATAACGGACGCAATCCTATCGATACCGCGTTTAAGTATATTAACAGAGATAGCGTTATAAAAGAACTTCTCGCAAACGCCGTGTTAATTAACGAGGTCGGTAAATTAAAAGATACTACTATCTTAGAACACAAAGAAATAAAAGACAATACCGTGTTTTCAAACTTTGTGTACGAATGTAATGAAGAAATTAAAAAAATGAAGAAAACTAAATGTGTCGGTGACTATAGTATGTTTGACGTATACATGATAAGGTATAAACACAAATATGACGGTAATAAGGATAGTATTAAAGACTATTTGCGTTGTCTTGATGATAATAGTACTCGTATGTTAAAAACTATAGATATTAATGAATTTCCTATATATTCTATGTATCTCGTAAGATGCCTATATGAATATGGTAATATATTAAAAGAAATGGGCTCTTGCATACATAATCGGTATAAAAAATAACGAAATTATTAGCGGTTACATATCTTACGTAGCTCAGTATTTCCTATAAACTCTAATATTGAGAGTTTGATATCCGGAGGAAGTTTAGACCAACCGCTAGAATCTAATATTTCATCTAATTTTGATCTACTTTTTTCTAATATTTTATGTCTATTACTGGCTAAGGATATGGAAGTTTTAAGACGATCTCCGTAATTATAGAAATAGTAAGTATTAATTTCCTTTATTATAGGATTATTTACTAAGTGATGTAACAGGTTCATGTTTTTACTAATAACGAATATATCTAAAGAGTAAAACATATTAATACGAATTTTAGATATATCTTTTAGTTCTTCCTTACAACTCAACCAAATACTTTTAAACGTATCATCGCTTTGAATAATTTCTCTCAAGGGGTTTACTTCACTTCTGATATCGTGACGTATAAAATCTTGTATACATATATGTGCTATGATATATCTAAAAGAAAACATATTACTGTTAAGGCTCTTATGCAGTACCCTACTATCTCTAAGTTCAGCACCATAATGTAATAATATATTTACTATACCATGATATTCTAATGCTATTAATAAAGGATATTGATTCCTTATGTTAATAGCATTTACATCCGCTCCGTTATCTAATAACATTTTTATAACTTCTGGTTTACAATTCTTTTTACACGCATAATGCAACGGAGTAGATAAGTATTTGTTTTTAGAATTAACATTAGCTCCTCTATCTATGAGCGTTTTTACACTCATATACGGATTTGTTCCATATAAGGCAAAATGTAAAACCGTTCCTATCTTCTGCGATAACGCTTCTATATCGGCCCCGTAATCTAAAAGAGTGTTTATGATAACTACATTGTTTCTTACAGCGGCATAATGAATAGGCGTCTTGTCACAATAATCTCTAGCATTTACGTTCGCTCCCAATTCTAACAACGTTATAACTGTATCTTTATATCTATCTAGAGTAGAGGCTTGATGTAATGGAGTGATATACAGACTATCAGCGGCGTTAACATCTGCACCCCGCATTATTAAAGTTCTAATGTTTTCTGTATCGTATCCATTCTTAGCCATGAGATACAGAGGAGTTTCTCCTTTAATGTTTTTAGCGTTAACATCTATTCCTCTTTCCAATAACTTGGGTACTAGTCTACTTAACGAAGGTGCTTGTACCGCGTAATGCAAAGGAGTATTCTTATAAACATCTATAGAATTCACGCTAAATCCAGAATCATAAAGTAACAACGATGTTTCTAAATCTGTATTACGAATAGCTTTAAGTAAAGATAGATCGTTTTTATTGATGTTACTTCTGTTATCTATAATAGCTTTAATAGTATCTATATTCTTAGAGTCAACCGCATATTCTAGAACACTTAGGTCATCTAACGTTATAATATTAACATCGGCTCCATAACTCAATAATAAATTAACCATTTTAGTATTACCCCTTTCAGCGGCATAATGAATAGGTGTTCTACAATATACGTCTTTAGCGTTGACATCTATTCCTTTCTTCAATAACATTTCTGCTATAAGTAGCTCATCTTGCTGTATTCTTTCTTTAATCAATTTCATATATTCTATAGATTTATTTATTTTGTTATAAGATATTTCATTACCGGATATCCCTTCTTTGAGAACGTGTATACACGCTTCGCCTAATTTATGTTTATTTAGAATGATGGAAGCGTACTTAATATCTAGTATAATATCACAGTCTACGGTTAATGATATAACTATATCCATAACATTAGGGGTTATACATATAGTATGTAAAGTGGAATTACGTCTGTGATCCGTCACGTATATCAATTTCGGATTTTGTTGTATCAGCTCTTTTACTATATCTATTTGTCTAAGCTGTAGAGCTTGATGAATAGCCGTGAAAGGAATACTCTCGTTTTCACATTGATTAGCGCCATGCTTATGAAGATTGTAATTCGTTATTGCAGATAAGATTTCTATATAATTTCCACGACACATGATCCTATACAAATCATCGGGCCACATTTCATAAATAAACACTAGCTAGTATTACATAAATTATTTATTAGATATTCTATATTTTTTAACTCATATAATTTGTAGTGTTGTGTTGTATCATATCTATGAGATATTCTTGCGTATTTTCATTTCATTCAATTAGTACAGTAAGGCGCAGATACAGAAGATTAGTCGTTTTTATCTATTATTATAGAGCTTCCAATACACTTATATCGCCGTATATCCGTCCGCTTACCCGTGTATTTATTAGCTCCTTTAAGTCCCTCCCATAGACCAAGTAGTTCCCGGTAGTCCATAAATACCAATAACATATGATCATAACTTTGTTTCTGGTAGTTGTTTCCATTCGATCATCCACTACCACTAGTAAACATTTTCTTACATTCTTGGCTATATCTTCCCATAGTTGCTTCTTTATAACGTTTACTGTAATTGAGATTTGTTATCACATTATTGAATTTGACATATCTTTATCTTCATATAATCATCGATAAAATTTGTTGATAAGTGAAATCCTTCATCTTGTCTAGATGTGTTCTTAGATATAACCAACCGTTAATACTTATCAGGATTCCACAATAACAAGTATAATTTTTCGGATTATAGATATGTTACTAATAAGTGTCTTATTCATCTTTAACAGAATAAAATAATAATCATCGGCAAGTGTTCCACTTTCTAGCATACAATCTATTTTTAATCCTTCTTTGTTTCTACATTAGCATCTATAGTTCTAGCGGAATAAAAATACATAATAGTTGTAAATATCACGTATACATGATAGGTTACAATATATAATTAAGTAGATTTATCAGTTATTTACAGTTTATTTAAAAATCTAGGAATATTCTTGTCTAACATCAACTCCGTACTTTAACAATAGTTTTGCCATTTGTCGTTAAACGGATAATACAACAGGGTAGTTTGTATCAGTATTATTAATATTAGTACCATTTTCTAGAAATACACTCTCGCAACCTAACAACACACATCGTACTTTTTATCACTGGTATTATTTTTATTGTTTTCTAACGATGACTCGTATATATAATCGAGTTCCTTGTTGTCTAGATAACACAATATATTAATTTTTATTTCTTGGGGTAGAATCATCCACTTATCTGTATACTCGTATTGATAAAATTCTATAACCGTATTAGCACCATGAATCTTTTGATATCTATTTTCTATATATATAATATTGTTTTTTACTATACGTTTAAACAGTATTAGTTCTGAACACCTTTTCTTAATTAATGGATTTTTTATTATTTGTACTAGTTGATTCATATTTTTTTCTAATAATATATCGTACATAGTTATATCATTTCCAAATTTATTTTTTCTTAATATCGTATTTTTCATTCTATTGATTTCTCTATCGCTTTCGTCGCTTATCAAGCGTAGTTGTTTTACCGAATTAAAGAAATTAATGTTTTGTTTATACGCGTGTACATTTTTAACATGTTTATTCTTTAATCCTATAACCTTTAGGTAAGGTATAACTATTCTAGCTATACGTAAATGGACACTATTCAATCCAGAATGTATCCTACAGTTGTAATTAAATATTTTCATCAACGTAGCATCTCCATCTAAGTCAACCTCATTTATGTCTGCATTGTTTTCCAAAAATAGTTTTACGTTTTTACAAGAGCAATTACATATTGCTTCAAAAAGTGGTGTACTACCATACCTATTTTTAATATTAACATCTGCTCCGTATTCTAATAAGAATCTGGAAATATGCCATGTTCTATCGAACATAGCAGAGAAATGTAAAGGATTATTAATATTAATATCGCTTATATGAGGTAATAACTTCTTAAAAATTCTTAAACTCGTATAATTAGAAACGTACTAACTAAAGTAGTATTACTAGTAATTCGCAAACCGTGTTCTAGCAATATGTGTATGATATTATACGTTTCATATGAATAATCTAATAAAATAGGTTGAATATAATAATCATGATCTCCGGGCAGTCTTACTCCGTATTTCAAAAGCAAATTAATTAATTTTAATCTATTTCTTTTGGCTTGTGTAGCCACGCTAATTAAAGATGTATTACCCTCGCATGTTATAAAGGGATTCGCTCCTCTTCTTAATAGTAGATCTACCATATTGTAATGACCCGCTAGTATAGCGTAGTATATAGCGGGTTTATGATTATATATGGAAACCGTATCGATACTTATACCATTATCTATTAAGTATTCTACAATACCTAAATTTCCTTTTTCTACAGCTTCTATTATATTAGGATCTTGTTCATACTTGTTCCTTTTTTCTATATCAGCACCTTTACTGATTAAGTATTTTAAGAGATTCAAGTCGCTGGATCTTATAGCGTATCGGACTAAAGTTTCTCCACAAACAGGTTTGTTAATGTCTATTTTATTTTCTAATAGAACCTTACAAATATCTATATCTATTGTATTATAATTAACACCCACAGGAAAGAAACCGGTATACTCTACTGAAATTCCCTTTTCTATAAGAAATTTTATAAGCCATATATTCTTACAGGATAATGCTATTTCCAATCCCGTCAGTTCCACACCTTTATCTACTAGAGCTTCTATGATTTTTTTATGATTATTTATTTTTTCTAATGCATTACTAATTTTATTTCTTCTAGTTAATTTACAAAATCCAATTATAGCACAATACAGAGGTGGTAATATAGGAAAAGAATTAATAACGTATACTAGATTATCTCCTTTATCTAATAGTACTTTAACGGCGTTAACTTTCCTATACATTATGGCTATGTGTAGAAGTGTGTGGTTGTTGTTATCTACTTTAACTATCATATTAGGATCTTTTTCTATAATATATTTTATTTCTTCTATATCTTCGTTTATTATAGCTTTACGCAATTTTCTGTAGTTGTTATTGAATGATATCATTGTACCAATTATCTTACGATCTATAATATCATTTTTTGTATACAGTCTTTATACTGTAATATATTCATACCGCGTTCTTCCGTACGTCCGTTATATGATATCACTATTAATATAAATTCCAATTTTATGGAATATACGAAACAGTCTTAGTTTTTGGTAACTTTTACACCGCCTAATTTAGCATATAACTTTGCATTTCTTTCATCTATAGATTTAGTTCTATTACACACGTAATTGTATTATTGTTTATGTCATAGTAGGTATGTATACTCTAGGCATGACGAGTAAGTCGTAAGTCTATATCTTATCTTCTCTGAGTAGTCGGCCCGTTCAATGAAAATTTACAACGATATTTTCCTTCGTCGCTTTCTGAAACATTTGGTATTAAGGCTTTATATTCTTGTCTACAGCAACATGTAACGGTGTATTATTTGTGTGAGAAAGTTCGTTAACAGAAGCGCCGTTAAGTATAAGTAGGTTTACTATTTCTTCATTCTCTGTTTCTATAGCAGAAATTAAAGGATTATAGGAATTTCTACAATTTACTATATTCACTCTTTTACGTATCAAGTATTCTACTACATTAACATATTGTTTGTCAATGGCGATTTTTAGCATGGTTTCTTTAGTTAATTTGTTGGGTTCTTGCATCGCTATGATAAAAGTATTTACTAGTCGTTGAAATAAAGATGTAGAATTGCCCATTATATTATAATTTAGTCACTTATTTGTTTATTTTTTTAGTACACGCTCTATCTTTCTTTACATCATAAGGCAATATTTATCATATATCACGATAATCAGGATATTTATATATGTTTAATAACGGCTTTTACGTTTTATTGATTAAGACGACACGGTAACAAAATTAATATACTTATATTGTACTACATAGTTAGCAAAATATCTATTAGAATACTTGTTTTGCCTATGTTTACTTCTATATTGCTATATAAGACTTATCACCTTCAATATTTCTGTTTGTACCATATTCATGACTAGATTTTTCTATATCAAAATATATATTTAGTTATAAAAATAATTTTATTTCATAGATGTGATGTCAAGCTCTTTATTGCCTATATATTCAAGTATGTTGTATTTTATTTCATAGATGCGATGTCAAGCTCTTTATTGCCTATATATTCAAGTATGTTGTATTTTATTTCGTGGGGTAACCAATTCCATTTTGTTTCATCACCAGTAATTTTTTCATCTATAACTCGCATCGCTGATTCAATAGCTTCCGCTCTTTGCGATGCCGTGTCTGCCAATTCTTTTAATAGATATTTGTAGAATATGGCATTATCATACAGACCTAATATTTTTCTAGAATGTCTTGCCAATATGTTCTCATCAAGATTTTTGGATGGTTTTAAACACAGGTCCAGAATGTTGTAGGTTCTGATGCTTTCGCTGTTTATTCTCCTTAATTCAATTTTACATTTTTCAAATACATCTTTTAAACGACTTTTGCTGTTAATGACTGTCATGTTTCTGGAAAATCCTTTATCCGATGATATTGTATTTGTATATTGTCTTAATGCTATGTCCGCTATCAGCATATCCACGGATTCAGATTCTGGATTTGTATCCATATTACAGATCATCTCTAAAGTTGTGTGTTCTTCATTCATCACGGTAAACACAATGTTACTATCAGCGCCTCTCTTGAGAAACATGCTTACCATATCTATTTTGTTGTTTTGTATAGCGTAGCACATCGCTGTCACACAGGGCCTTTTGCTGAAATAGTCAATGTTTGCTCCGGAATCTAGCAACATCCTGCATACTTCTGTGTCTCCTTTGCTCATGGCGATGATAAGGGGAGTACATCCGTAGCAATCTTCTATGTTGGTACAGGCTCTGTGATCTAATAGCAATTCTATACCTTTAATATCTTTTGACATAACAGCTAAATGGAGAGGCGTAAAACGATCAGTGTTGGGCACATCAGTGTCGGCTCCTCTAGCTATAAGGAGCCTCATCATGTCAAGATTTTTACTAATTGTTGCCAAATGTAAGGGAGTGTTTCCTTTCTTGTAGATAACATCATTTATGAACTTTCCAGAATCTAATAATTCTTCCACTTTAACAACGTCTCCTTCTTCCACGGCCTCATGCAATTCAGATTCTATATCCGGATAGTTATAATCGGGATAAGTGTTGTAACTCATCAGTAATTTAATCATTTCAACATCTCTAAGTCTGACGGCCATCTTTATAGGCGAGTATCCGTTGATAGTAAAATTCGGATTGATGTAAGAATCCAACAGGCGTCTAGCCACATCCAGTTCTCCAAAGAGAATAGCATTGCAAAGTTCTACACGATCCATTGTATAATATAGGTGTTCAACACCTCTCGATATATCATTATTTGTTTTTTCAATTTTATTATAAGTAGTTTGAATGCATTTTTAAGTTTAATAAATCTTGATAAAGTATATTTAAAAAATGGAGGAGGGTAAACCGCGACGTAGTAGCGCAGTATTATGGATGTTGATTCCATGCGGAAGTATTATTATCGTGCTATCTGTATTTGTGATTATTTTATCCACAAGACCTCCTGTACCTCCAGATATTAAAATACTTTACTGTAAAGAAGGATGGGTAGGATATAATAAAAACTGCTATTTTTTCTCTGAGGAAAAAAATAATAAATCATTAGCTGTAGAAAGATGTAAGGATATGGACGGGCATCTGACTTCAATTTCTAGCAAAGAAGAATTTAAATTTATCCTAAGATACAAAGGTCCGGGAAATCACTGGATTGGAATAGAAAAAGTTGATTTTAATGGAACTTGGAAATTAGAAGATGGGTCATCTTATGATAATATAGTTCCTATCAAAGGAATAGGTGATTGTGCATATTTAAGCGATAGATCTATAATGTCGTCATTTTGTTTTTTACCGAAGAAGTGGATATGCAGAATAATACTTTTATAGAAATGCTAGCTAATAATGTATAATATTTTTATGAAAAAATGGAAATTGATATGCATAATTATAACCAAAAGTATGATATTGCAAGATGTCTTGTATACTTTGATCATAGGTATACATGAGCAGTTTAAAATATGCAAATACAGATATAACTATTAAGATGGTGATAATAACACCGAAAGTCTTGGAAGATGATAGTTTATCAGAATCAAGTATCCATTTTGCGAATAACAGATTCCATTTTGATTTGTATTATATAAAGCCTTGGGCCTTCGTAAGTATATTATATTTATTTTTATGTTTTTTATATAATATTATTTAAAACCGTTACTATTCGTAATTATTCGCTACCGCTGGTTTTGCCGTTGTTTCTATATAGTCTCTTATTTTTACTATTATTTCATTAAATGAATCACCACTAAGCATAATTTTAGATATATTAATACGATCTTCTGCGTGTTGTTTTCTTATGCCGCTAATTATTGACAAATAGCGACGATTATTTTCTTCAATTTCAGCTTCTATAGCAGCTATCATTTCATCTGTACGGATATCTTCGTTATTATCTATATCCTGTTCCATAGAATAGTCTTTTTCTAATACTCTTTCAGCTTTTGTTAGTAAATAAGTACTCAATTTACTGTAATAAGATGTTTCTATTTCTTTAAAGCGATTACTTATATCCTTTATAGATCTATCATAAACTTCGTCTATTTTGGAAATCTGATTCTGTAGTTCTTGGCTATGGTCTATATCTTTTTCAGTTTCTATGTTTAGCGCTACGCATCGTCTATAGTATCTCATGAGAATAGATACTCTAGTCGCTACATATGGAGAAATCCATGGAATTACATAGTCCAGTAGTAATTGTGAAACGTATTCTCCGTTTATTTTTATTCTAGTATGCCTAATATTTATTATCGGATCGTGTAACTTGTTGTTATCTTTTAATGTATTGAGCAATCTCCTAGACGATTCTAATTGCTTCCAATCATTAAAATCTTTGCCTTCTAAGTTGCATAATCTAGTAATATTTACGAACCCGTTACTTCTCATAATTACTACTTCTACATCTAATAATTTCATAGACATAAAATACTCATTAATGCCGCATATTTTTATATCTGTTATATTCATCTTCTTGATAGTATTTCTAACTTCCTTAAATTTCATTATTATTTAGTATACTCTACAAAGTAACTAAATAAGTTTATTTTATTTATCGGTTTTATACAAATATAAAATTTTTCTATGGTGCATATATCACATCCTACTATATTACTATATAAGAAATTACACATATTAATATTTGTACAATCTAGTTCGTCTACTATTTTTATCCAATAGTCCTTAGATGTATTTAATAAGCCACTATTCGTATTTATGTTAATATTATTCCCACCGCCAAGATTATCACATACCATCATGCTATCATCCCAACTTAACTTATTTTCGGAAATAAAATAACATAAATTATCGAATTCTAACCAGTCTTTACCACACCTTACTAAATATCTATCTCTGTCTATATCTACTAAAATAATAACAAATAACAATATAGTGAAAGCTATCGTTAATAGACCGCGTTTCCTAGCTTTTTTACACATTTTCTTATCATATTTATATTACTGTTTTTTACAATTTTTAATATTATTTGTCTCATTTTGTAGTAGTAGATTTCGTAAGATCATGTCATCTAATTTTGTCAGTATCATCCATCTAATTTCTATGGGTAAAGTATACCATTTTGTATTTACTAGGTTTGCATTCATTATATTGTTTATCTCTAATAACATTTCATATCTTTTTGTCAACATTTTTAATATATTTTGTATTATACGAAAACAGTTGGGAAATATTGTTTTGATTATATTCATTTTTTCTAATAATGTATCGGACAGTCTATACACTATAGCGATGTTATCTTCGTTAGATAATAAATCGAAAAGACTTAAATCTTGAAAAGAATTTCCGTCGTATATCTTGAACGTTTTCATACGTTCTATTTCTTCTTTTATAATATTTATGCAGGAACTTAAGTATTCACACTTATTAATTATTTTCATATTCTTTTCCATTCCGTTAGAAATTCTAGCTTTGTAAGATAAGTAATACAATGATACTATATAGTTAGCAAGAATAATAGCATTATTGTTAATAGTATGTAACATAAAAGGTGTATTCCCCTCATCATCTAAAGCGTTTATATCAGCACCGTGGTCTATTAATACCAATATATTACTAAAATCATTATATCCGTTTCTTAATATTATTTCGTGTAATATATTTCTACCCATTCTTCCTTTTATATTTATATTAGCTCCTCTAGATATGATGTAATCTAATAGGTCGTCGGTAATAAACCTAGTTTCGTATAAGGGGGATGTATTAGTTAAAACGCTTTGTTTGTTAATATCGGCGCCGTGGTCTAATAATACTTTTATTATTTTTAATCTAAACGGATCGTATACTTTCATAGCGTAATGTATAGGGTATTTACCATTCGCGCCGTCTTCTGAATTAATGTCAGCGCCGTATTCTATAAGCAATTTTACTATTTTACTTTCTGTTCTATTAGCAGCTATATGTATAGGTTTCAAACAATAATGTTCTAAATTAACAATAGCTCCGTATTCTAATAGCGATCTAGCTATATCTACACAACCTTTTTTTATAGCCTTATGTAATGGTGGTGTAAAGAACCCAGAAATGTTAGGATCCGCTCCATGCTTTAGTAGAAGAGATACTGCACTTCCATTCTTCTTTTCTATAGCGTTATGCAAATGGCTGTACTGATAAGGTACTCTAACATTAGGATCTGCTCCATTTTCAAGAATATTGCGTAAAGATTCGCTATCATAATTTTCTATGGCTTCGCATATTAGTATATCATCTTTATTACGTACCTGCATTATACCGATTAAAATCAAACCTGTAATCACTTAATACTTTAATTTATGTTTTTCGTATTCGTGCATTACCTTTAATGATGCATCATCTATGTACTCCATTATATAATTTTGTAACTCTACAGGTAACCTATTCCACATATAATTAGGTTTAAAAGTATTATTTAAAACGTATAATGTATTTTCTATTAGATAAAGTCGTTTTCTAGATCTGTATATATTCTTTAAAATGATGCCTTTATATATGTTAAAACTATTAATTAATATATCGTCTATAATACTATTATTTACCAGTTTACATAATAAAGTAATATTATCGCAAAGGACAAATACATCGAAAGAATATGTATTAGTAATTTTAATACTTGCCATTCTATTCAATTCATCCTCACATTTTAAACGTATTTGATTAAGCCTTTTATTACTAGTAATAGCATCTATATTATCTATAAAACCCAAAGAATTTTCGATATCTGGTTTAATACGCTTTAAGCAGCAGATATGCGAAACTACTATTCTCCCACATTCTATACACAAGTACTGAAGTACTACGGACGTTAAAGGAGTCAAACTATATGAATCTAAACTATTAATATCAGCACCGTATTGTAAAAGTAGTTTTAGAACACGAGGCGATTTAAGATATGAACTATGCAGAGGAGTTAAATTCCTAATATAAGATTTTGCGTTAACATCTACACCTCTTTCTAAAAGTAATTTTATCACATCTATATCTTTACAGTAACTTACCGCGTAGTGTAACGGTGTATTACCGTATTTGTCTCGTGCGTTAATAGAAGCACCATTTTCTATTAACGCGTGTAATATAGGTTTACGGTAGTGTTTAATAGCGTGTGATAATATTGGATCCGTATTATTAAATATGAATTTATCTATTAGCAACATAGTTATATCTGGATTGTCGGATTCTATAGAATAATAGAGAGGTGACTTATTAGTTTTATTTAATATATTTGGGTTAGCTCCTTTACTAAGCAATAATCGGGTTAATCTCTGATCTGGATTTTCAGTAGCGTAATGTAGAGGAGAATTTCCGTGTCTGTCTACCATATTAATATCAGCACCGTAAGAAAATAACAATTTGGTTATTTCTATAATATCGTCCTTACTTTTCTTATCTATATACTTTAAATCTATATCCTGTATATTTTTGTATCTATTTGTCAAAATTATTTTAGCTATTTCTACGTTTCTGTAATTAAACATATCTTTAATTTTTACAAGCGTGTTAAACACGCTGCACTGATTTATAGATCTTAGCATATAAGATATTGCTAGCATATTGGGTTCCTTACATATGATATGTATAGGATATGTATCATCGTGCCCCGGTTGATTAACGTTATCTACCGTTATTATTGATTTTATAATATCTATGTTTCTTGCTTCTATCGCTTGATGTAGAGGTATAAAGGGTATTAAATTAGCACTAGTACTATAATTTTCTGTTTTATCTATGACAGTATATTCTAAATATTTTTTTATAGTTTCGTAGTTATCCGTGTACATCATTTTATATAACTTGTCTACGTGTATAACATTACCTTGCATTATTTCATATACTAATAAAAATAAAATTTTTGTTTCAGTTATTTAACTATCATATTCGGCTACTATTAAATTACACAGACTTTTATCATCTAATAAGTACATTATATCATGTTTTATCTCTAAAGGCATATTATACCAAGATACACGTTGTGAAGGAAAAGTTATATTATCCATACTGCGTATAGCTCCCTGAATTAATAAATACCTGTCTTTTGCTGTGTCTATACTTTTCTTAACTATATTTCCGTATATGGGAAACGAATCCATAAACGAGTAATAATAATCTATAAGGTCGTTATTTATTATTTTATCCATCATTAGCGAGTTATCGTCTTTTAGGAAATCGGCCATAGAAAATCTAGGACTTAATTTTATAGATTCCAAGTTTTTAATCTCGTATTCACATGCATCTTTTATGGATTTACATTTAGGATAACCGTTTATGCACGTCATGTTCTTAATATAACCTTCTGTAGTTTTTATGAAAGGATACTTAAACGCTCTCAAGCATATATTATATATAAGACGATTATAAATATTTATATCATACCTAGTTACTTTTACAGCCATACTTAAAGGCGTTTCTTTCTCAAAATTGAGAATATTAGGATCTGCACCGTATTCTAATAATAGATTAAGTTTATCTTCACTATGAATAGATAGATGCAAAGCGGTAAAACCTAGTATACTGCTCTGTATATTCACAGACGTACCGTGTTCTAGTAATATCTTTAATATAGAATAATTATTTCTATTAAGTACCCTTCCTACAGAAATATGCAATGGAGTAGTACCGCATGAATTCATGTGATCAGTATTAGATCCATATTGTAATAGAATTTTTACTACATCTTCGTTTCTATGTCGTACAGCTTCATGCATGGGAGAATTATTACCTATATCTGGGGAATTTACTTCCGCTCCGTATATCAACAAATATTCAGCTAATTTATAATTTTTATTTGTAGAAGCATAATGTAAAGCTGTTTTTAACTTATCTTCTGTTTTTATTTTTGTATCTGCCCCATACGCCAGTAACAGTTTTATTATTTTTGTATCTATGGAATCATCATAATCTATCGTACATAGTTGGACGTCATCAATCGTTCTATTACCATCATTAAGTAATAACATTTTAAAGATATTTATATCATTATTGTAACACGCTTCTGATATAGCTCTTTCTTCGTAAGATGATAAATCTCTTTTTGTTTTTTCCGCGATTACTTCCTTCATCCCAATCTTATTAGGATGTGAACATATAATATGTAAAGGTGTTAGATATCTATGGTCTGTTTCGTTTACATTGTGGCCTCTTTCTAGTAAAGCTTCTACTACTTCTAGATTTCTAGCTTCTACAGCTTGGTGTAAAGGAATAAGAGGTATACAAGATATACCGTTGGTGCGTTGCTCTTTATGTTGTAGTCTGTTAATTTCTTTCAATATATGTTCTGTACTATCTAAAAACATCGATATATAGAGTTTTAACATTTTTATAATATATTATGATGTGCTATATATCTATAAAAATAGTATTATATACATTTTCAATTATGTATTATTATTCAATGTTATTAGATCTTTATTATCTAGCATCTCCAATATAACATATTTTATGTTTATAGGTAATACGTTTAACAGTCGGATTTCACTAATAGTATTTACAGCACCGTCAAGTAACTTTCTTCTATAATTACCTATGTCTATAGATTTTTTTATCAACGAGTAATATATGGGAAATCTTGTTTCAATTATATTTATAATATTTGGATACCCTGTGAATTATGAAAGATATTCGATTTGCTTTTAATTAGAAATATTTCCGCTGAATATCCGGAATGAAATTTAATTGCTTTTAATAGATTTATTTCATGAACACATTTCTGTTTTATAGTAGAATATCTTTTATTGTTGTTTATTAGGTCAGTATTTATTTTGTAACCTAATTGATTTTTTATATCATCTGGTGCTATATATTCCAAAATAGTGAATTGAGATACTATGACTTCGATATTTTTATTATCTATTATATCTATATACGTATTAGATAATGGTGTTTTCCCTGTATCATCTACAATATTTATATCCGCTCCGTGTAATATCAGCGATTCAACGTTAGACGATCTATACAATAGAGCGTGATATAGAGGAGTATGTTTTTCATTATTCATTATATTAGGGTCGGCTCCCGAAGATAATAACATGTCTGTAATCTCTCTATTTTGTAATGTTATAGCGTAGTGCAGTGCCGTATACCCGTGATTATCTCGTAAATTGTAATCAATACCGTGATTTAATAATAATTTTACCGACGTTATATTATTATTACCTATAGCTTTATGTAGAACCGATCTATTATATTTATCTACGATATTAGTATCGGCTCCTCTTGCAAGAAATAGACTCGTAAGCTCTTTGTTATTTGTAGCTATCGCATGATTTAAAGGCAAACATTCCTCTTTATTACGAGAATCTATTCTTGCTCCGTAGTCTAATAACATTTTAGATATAGTCGTATTACCGAACATACCGCATAGATGAGAGGAGTATTATTGTTAGAATCCAGAATATTGATATCGGCTCCTCTTTCCAAAAAGAATTTCACCATCGTTTTATTATTGTATTTACTAGCTATATGAAGAGGTGTACTACCAAGTTTGCTCGTCATATTAATATTAGCTTTACTTATAAAAAGCATTCTAGCTATCTCTAGTGTTTTAACTTCATAGTCTTCTTCTAAAGGAGCGTAATTATATTTGCACAAGACAAAAGTGCCTTCTGTATTATGTAATATATCTTTTAGTTCTGGTAAACTAGAAAACATGCTCAGTATGTGAAATACACCTAATCCTAGAAAGTCCCTAACGTTAGCGTCTGCGCCGTTAGATAATAAATGTTTAGTTATATCTACGTTCCTGCATTCTACAGCTTTGTGTAACGGTATCATATACTTAAACCTGTTTATAGCATTGGGGTTGTAACCTTTGTTTAGTAACTGTATTACCAAGTTTTCATTTTGGGAGCTTACAGCATAGTATAATTTTAATTCATTTTCCATAGTACTATAATAAGGAAATAATAGTATTCCTATTATCGTCAATAGTTTTATATTTCATTTATATCAATTTTAATATCTACATTAAAATAAATTTACTAATTATAAAAATAAATAAGGTCGTTTGTATTAACATGGGAAATGCTAGTTCTATGATACATACTGTGAATAACAATCCTTATCATAAACTTAATAGTTCTAGTGATAATACGTTATTAGATGTGTTTTCTGTTATGTCAGATGATGGAAAAATAGACATGATAGATGCAGCGGCTGTTCATCTTCTTAAATCATGGAATTATGAACTTCAATTATTTTTATCTTCTTTACAAGATATTGATATGACTAAACGGGTTAAAGATAGACTGGTAGACACCACTAAAATAGTGTATGAAAATAGAAATAAAGAAATCGACGAGTATCCTGTAATACTAGATGGTTTTAAGAATATACAAGATAAAATATCTATCGTAGAAAAAGAAATAACAGATTTTTGTAATAATGAAATTCAGGAGGATAAATTAGAATACAAAGCTAACCAGTTTAAAAAAAAAGGTGATTATAGATCTTATTTGTTTTTAAAAATGTTAGCAGAACAAGACAGCGATATATCTCTAAGAGAAAAAACGAAATCTCTATTAAAAGAAATAATCAGTTACAGAAAAGAAAATATATGATAAAATATATGATAAATTACATACTATATTATAAATGTGAGTATATATTTTGTTTAATACTTACTCATAAAGTCTTTCTTCTCTAATTTAATAGTATTCTATTAGATAAGATTCCTGAACTCACTAGTTCGATATAACACCAAATAAGGAATTTTATACCTCTGTATCTGATGTATAACAATGGATTTTTTCATCTACTAAAATAAATATTTTGTATATAATAATACATGGTTGTTATGGATTAGATGGTAAATAAGTTTTGTATTAACATATTTCTAATAGATTTTTAACTCACCTGTGGTTAATAATCTCAATCTAAAAACATTTTATCAATATGTTGTAAAGCTTCTTTATTTAACGTGTCTATATTTACTTAAGATATTATTTGTATTAACGCATTAAAGTATATATGTATGTCATTAACACTTCGAGTCAAAAGATTTTCTAAAATTCTTCAGGGTTGTTGACATAAATAAAGAAATTTCTCTACATATTATTATAGATTTCAGCATAGAGATTCTTTTTCACGTTCTAACTTAAAACTATTTAGATTTTTACTATAATATATCATAGACATGTTAGAATGATAACCTTTCTAGATAGGACCTATCATCAGCATAATTGGTTAAAAGTTATATGAGCCACAAGTAATGTAGGTGGTTCACGATCATCGGCCTGGATAAAAGATAAAGGAGTGTCTGTTAAGATCTATAGCGTTAATATTAATACCATATCTTAACAATAATTCAACATTATTAAGTTTCTTCTATAATATAACGACGTGCATACTAGCTCGTTATTGATATTCGGGTTAGCACCGTTTACTAACAAAATTCTATAACTTTAGGAAGATTCTCTATAGAAGTTCTATACAACTCGGTGAATCCTTGTTAATCTAATATGTTAATATAGCTCCGTGTTTTATTATGATGTTTATAGTTTCTATTCACTCGTTGTACCCACCAGTAGTACAGAACCATAATAGTAAAGCGCGTCAATATCCATACCCTAATTTAATATAATCTCAATAATATTATATTTCTTTTATGGAGAATAACTAGTTGAAGAAGTTGCATCCTTGTTCGGCTTCTGATAGTTTAGTAATCAGTATTCGATGAATCACCTTTTACTTTCATTATATATTTATTGATATACGGTAGTTAGGACTATAAATCAATTAAATATAGCCATAAGCGCCAAGTCGTCATCCGATAAAAAATCTAATATCATTGATATAATATCTAACGGTAGTTTATTAAATACGCCTATATCTTTAATTAATTCTAAAACTAAATCATGTAATTTTTTTCTATTTAATAATCTTTCTATTATAGAATATAATCGGTTCCTATAAATACGTATTTTATTTATCGAATAATATATTTTTGGATTTTTTATGAACCTTACTAAAGTATGCAAGTTATCATTACATATATAAGACGATAAATTATGATTAGCCGATAATGATACGGATCTCATAAATCTAAATTCGTCTTCACACACCTTTTTTATGTTATTGAATTTAGTAAAATTCTGTATAACAGAAATATTTTTTATAAAACCGGGTAAGTACTTTATATGATTATATTTGGTTTTTAAAAGAACTATATGAGATATTACTAATATAGCAACGGGGGTTGGGATTAAATTAGGAGCTAGGTAAGAAATAGGTGTTTCGCCATTATCGTTTACGTGGTTAATATCGGCACCGCTATCTAGTAACATCTTAGTGTTTTCGATGCACGTGCACTTTATAGAAATAAATAAAGGCGTATTCATAATATGATCTGCTATATTAGGATTACTTCCATGGTCTAGTAATAATTTCATATTTCTGTAACTATAATTTTCTGTAGCATAATATAATGGTGTCTTACCTCTATATCCTATCATGTTCACATCCGCGCCATAATCCAATAACGTTTTTATTATATCATAACGTCTATTTTCAGTAGCTAGATGTATTACGGCATTATCATTATCCGAGGTCGCGTTTATATCCGCACCATTTTCTAATAATAGTTTCAGAGTGTCTATACAGTTTATAGCGTAAAATATGGGTGTTGTATTAAGTCTACATCTAGTATTAACGTTAGCCTTATTACAAAGTAATAATGATACAATACATCTAGATATTTTTGAATCGCCTATCTGTACTGCTTCGTGCAAAGCAGAATACCAATAAGTAAAATTTCTTATATTAACATCGACATTATAGGATAGTAATAGTTTTATAGATTCTATGTTCCTTCCTCTAACCGCATAGTGCAGACAAGTATTTCCGTAAATATCTAGAATATTTACCTTTGCGTTATTATATAATAATATTTTTAATAATGTTGTATTATTGCTTTCGGCAGCCAAATGCAAGGGTGTTTGATTTAGATTATTACACGCATTTATGTTAGCTTTCTTTCTTAAAAAAAGATTAATTATAGGCACCATTTTAAATACATAGTCGTTGTGATGGCCGTGTTTTATATCGTTATGTGGAACGTAATAATCCATAGCTATCAAGTGTAAAGCCGTATTTCCTAAAATATCTCTAGTATTTATACAAATACCATAATCTAGCAATGTTTTTATCATATCAGTGTTAGTTAACTTTACGGCTTCTAATAACGGGTTATCAGGATGAAAATTTATATAATCTATAGGAATATTTTTTTTCTCTAGAATATTAACTACACTAAACCTATCATTGATAGAAACCGCATGATATAGTTCTTTTATACTACTCATTATTAACATATTTTATTTTCACTATTCTATTTTTAAATAAAAATTATGATTAAAAGCCATACACTCAAAACCTTGTTATTACTTACTATTGTAAATACTTATATTTTTCTTAAAGTTTCGTCATCTTTTATATTTTCAAGTATTTTGTATTTTATTTCGAATGGTAGACAAGACCAATTTGCTATATCGTTACTTTCGGATTTACAATATTCATTCATAGAATTAATCGCATTATACAATAGCTCGCGTCTATACTTTCCTATTTCTACAATCGGTTCTATATAATATCTGTAGATCTTTAGTTTAGTATCTGAGAATCTTTTCAAATTAACGGAATTTCTAGCTATAGAATTTGCATCGTAGCCTGTACACAAATCTATGATGGCTATACCGTCGCATATTACAGCGTTCTTCATAACATCTATTTCGTTTTCACATTTCTCTTTAATATCAGAAAGATGTTTAGAATTAAGTAATATTTCTATATTACTATTGTAAATATCTGAAAGGTCTATACCTCTATAGAGGTAGGATATAATTATGTAATAAGAGATTAATAATTCTAACGTCGTTTCCTTATATAAATCATAGTTACACAATATATCATGCACAATATTGCCTAATACATCGTATCCTTTTACTTTAAATATATAGTCTAATAGATTATATATCACAGATGTATCATTGTCTAACATAGCATAATGTAAAGGCGTATAGTCATCTGTGTCTTTCATGGTTAAACTAATTCCATTATCTATTAGGATTTTAGCCATATCTATATGCTTATTTTTGATAGCGTCGTGTAATAAATCAAATTCGTTAATCATTGTTTTGTCAGCTCCATATTGTAAAAGTATCTTTACGATTTCTACTTTGTTTTCTATTATAGAATTTGTAATCGGATAGTCGAAGTTATCATCGAATATATTAGGATCTGCCTTATGTTCCAATAAGGCCTTTACCATTTCTGTATTACCTTTTTCTACAGCATAATGAATAGGAGACCTCATGTATTCATCGTAAAAGTTAGGATCTACTCCGTTACGTAGTAGATGCATAACTAACCTTATGTTGTTAAATTTTACAGCATTAAACAGCATTCTAACACAATATCTGCATTCGTTGTAGTTAGGTTCTAGATCTAGTATCATTATAGTGTGCAGTAATAATGTATTATCCGACATGATAACAGGCTTGTACAAATATGTTATATTTTATTTATGTTCTGAAAATAATTTATAAGCTATTAACTAATTGCCTTAATAGATCATAATCAGGTTTTTCTTCGTACGATAGTTTTGTAACACACTTAATATAATCATATATGCCTTTATTCGCTGACTTAATATTAACTTTATTTTTATGTACCCGTTTTATAAAATCACATTTCGCCACATGTACCATATTCCCATTATTTCCAAATACCTTCCACGGTAGTGGTATACCCGCCCATTTTAACATACAATATCCCAATGATTCTAAGTCTCCTCTTCTAGTAACGCACGTGCCGTTATGCGCATCTAGACTAGCGTAATACAATGTTCCCCTGTGCCAGTTCTTAGATTCTTTGTAGTATTTTACATGCTTTCCATTAACAATGAAATAGGATACTATACCATAATCTATTAGGTACGATCTGTATCTTCCATCTACCATTATGTTTTCTGGTTTTATATCCCCGTGTGAAATTCCATGCTCATGTATATATTCTAAGGTATATAACATATCTTTCATTATATTTTTTATTAACGGTTTAGGTTTTTTTACTCTCTTTAATAACTCTTTAGTATTTTCTACTAATCTCTCTAATAAAATAAATCTGTAATACATGGTATTGCGTTTGAAACTTCCACACCCGTAGTACATAGGTATTCCTAAATGATCTATGTTCTTGTAGTTTTTCCATAACGCTATTCTATTTTTATCATATATGTTGTTATAAACTAATACTTCTGATACCATGGTAGTGTTATTTAGGCTCTCTACTTTAATCACGGCTTGCCTTGTATTACTAGCACATTGAGTAGAGTATACACACCCAAATCCACCACATCCTATAAGTTTATCTATTTTCCATTGTTTACCATATATATCTATGAGTGGTATTCCTTCCATGTTTATATTATAAAATATAAATCTTTGCTACTTAAGTAACTTAACACCTTAAATTTTATTTCTGTGGGTAGAAACATCCAATAAGTAGAATCCATATATTCGGACATACAATTAATAACTTTATATACTAGATTAGGTTTATCTAGTATATATCGTATTTTCTTTTCTATCATATCTCTGTAAATAGGAAATTCATTTTTAATTTCTTTGTATTTTAGGTCATAGTTAATATGTAATGGTATATTTATATCTATCTTGTTTTTATTTATATAAATATCATAGACACTATACGCATTTATAAAATTAACATACTTCATTTTATGTATTTCCCTAAAGCAATTACTCACAAATATAGTTATATAGGTCTTATCACCTAATATATTGCATAGTTCTTTATACGTAATTGTTTCATTTTTTTAATTTCAGAGGTAACTAAATTCGAAATTAATACATTAGCTATCTTAGTTTTTTGGTTATCATTTATTTTGTAAAATACTTTATCGTAAAAAATATATGTTATCTATTTCTTGTAAAGCTATGGTAAGAGGAGATTGGTTAAATATATCTCTGGTAGTAATGTCAGCACCACTTTCTATAATACTGTTAATTATATCTAAGTTACCCAATTTAACCGCGTAATGTAGCGCGGTTCTATATTACTATCTTTTAACTTTATATCTATACCTTTTTGTATCAAAAATTAACTGCTTTCAAATTACTGGATTTGACAGCATAGTGTAACGCAGAATAGTAATATTCATCAATGCGGTTTATGTTCTTACCATTATATATTATCTTTTTTAAAATATATACATATCCTAGTCTAGCGGCATCGTGTAGGTTTACGAATACATAATTCTTCTTTTTATTATTTAGTAGTATGGTATATACATCGTTAATATCTCTAGTAGTTCCGTTAATAGAATTATACCGTGTTATAATATTAAGAATATCCTTATTAACGCCGTAATATCCTAGATACATGGCATAACAGAATGGAGTAATTCCTTTACTGTCACGTATAGAGGCATCGGCTTTGTATTGCATTAGAAGGGAAACTATATCGGTTTTAAGTAAGTTTATAGCGTGATGTAGAGGTGTAGATAACGAATTATCAGTAGCGTTTATGTTCATTCCACTATCTAATAACAAACATCTTTACTATGCTAATATTACCATATTTTACGGCATAATGTAATGGAGTAAGTCCATCTTTGTCAACACTATTCTCATTTACTCCGTTATCTAATAAAGTTTTTATTACCTTTATATTACCGGTTTCTATAGCATTGTGTAAGTCTAGCTTATTTCTGAATTTAACTATATACTTCTTAGAGTGTAATAACATCGTTACCATATCTCTTTGGTCAGATAACATAGCGTAGTATAGAGGCGTGCACATACACGCATCCTTTTTAAACACGTCAGCACCTCTAGCTAACAGAAAACTTAATGCTCTTTTATGATTAAACAATACGGCATAATGTAGAGATGTACGTCCAGAACTATGAGAGCTAATATTTATATCTACATGGTATTTACATAGCAGCTTTAATACATTCATCCGTTCAAATATCGTAGCATAGTATACCGGCGCTAAACCAACATCGTCTATAAAGTTAACATCTTGGCCTCTTTCTAACAGAATATTTACTATTTCCTTATAGCCGAAAGCGATAACAGTATTCACATTTACTAAAACCCCCTTGGGTACATATTGTATTGTAATTAGCTTATTATATACACGTTATTTAATTTATGTTTTATATATAATATCAAATAAAAATATGAGATAAATCTATTTCATTTACGGTATTACTGTGTATTAATGAAATCAGGTCTTTAGAATTCAAGTATTCTAAAATATTAAATTTTATTTCTACCGGTAATAGATTCCAATAAAATTTTTCTTTCCTGTGCAATATATTATTCATAGTGTCTTTAGCAGCATTTAATATTTTATGTCTTTTAATAGCTGGATTAATAAGTATTTCTAAGTACTTTCTGTATATTGGTACTTCGCGTAGATCTATAGTTGAAAGCTGCATTGCGTACCTAGCTAGAAAGTTTACATGTATGGATCTCCTATTTTTGTATATATCTATCATAGTAAACCCATCTCCTAATTTGATTTCTCCCATTTTAGAAACCTGATTTTTACATTCATGATACACACGTAATAAATATTTATCTGTTTGTATCATATTTTTGTTTATCTTAAAGCCTTCTGAGAATTCTTCATCCGCAGCTATCTGAGATATCAATAAATCTATGATAGATTTCCTTAAGTCTGAAGTAGCCGAAAAGATCATTGTAAACATGGTTTCGTCTGGACCCGTCACCTTGTTAAGATCTAAACCCTTTTCTATGAGAATTTCCATAATCCTAATATCTGATAGCTCTGCTACATAAGAAGCTAATGGAACGTAATGATCATCTACACCATTTACTTCTAATTCAGAAATAGTACACAACAACCATTTTAATAGATCTTTATTATGTAGTGCGGCAAGCATGTGTAAACCATAACATTCGTTTATAGGTTTTATATCAATACCCGCGTTTAAAAGCATCTTAATAATATTCTTATTATTACGCTTAATTGCTTGAATAATAGGAGATACCTCTTTATAGTCGCATAAGTTTGGATCCACACATCCGCTTTCTAATAATATTTTTACAGTATCTTCCCTTTCATAGTAAACAGCGTAATTAAGAGGTGTAAAGGACATTACATCTACGATATTGGTGTCACAACCGCTTTCGATCAAATATTTAACAGCTTCCGTATTATTATACTTACACGCGGTATGTAAAGGAGTTCTACCTTTTCTATTTGTTAGATTGAAAGATGCGCCTGCTAATTTTAATAATTTCAGATACTTACATGATTCAGATATAGGTAATTTGACCGCATAATGCGCGGGAGTATTTTGTTGTCTATCTTTAACATCTGTATACGCGTCGTAACGTATTAGTATATTCAACATTTCATAATGTTTTCGTATTACAGCATAGTGCATCGCATAAGTACTAGTAGTTTTTTCACAAATATCAGGATTACATCCGTATTCTAATAGGATTTCTAATAGTTCTTTAGATCCTTTCCTCGTGGCTAGAGTAACTGGTACTGTACACGGTTCAAAACAAGATCGAAACATAAGCTTTGAAGTGGCCGAATTTCTATTCCAGTCGTATAATTCGCTCGCTATATATTCGTTTATCATTGTTACATTAGTATTAACGTTATTTGTATTAAGGTATTTCAAGATATTATTATTTTGTTTGGTTTCTGTCACATATAGCTTGAACCTTTCTAGTCCTATAGCGTTAGTATCGGCTCCTTTATCCAATAATAATCTTACTAAATCTATTGACATTATTTCTACTGCTATAATCAACGCTGTTATGCTATCTTTGTTAGCCACGTTTACGTTTGTACCATTTTCTATTAATAGCTCTGAAATATTTAAGTCATTGCTGGAAACAGAATAATGTAAAGATGTTTCTCCATAACTAGTTAACGCATTGGTGTTAGCTCCGTGTAATAATAATAGTTCTACCATTTTGTAGCTTCCAGAACTGGAAGCTATATGTAACGGTGTTATATTTTTCATATTGTTCATGTTCACTAAAGCTCCGTTTTGTATTAACATTTTGGCAATTTCTAAATTTCTGTTTTCGTTATAAACGAAAAATGTATTACGGTAATTAGCTAAAGTTACCAAATTGCCGTATTTAGTTATTAGTTTCGATATCTTTCTTATAGGTATGATAACTGATACAGAATGTAACGGTGTCATATGGTCGCTGCTATAGATGTTAGGATCCGCTCCATGATCCAAAAGTAATTTTATTATGTCTATATATCTGTGTTCTACTGCTGTATACAACATCGTACAATTATCCTTGTTTTTTTCATTAGGATTAATTCCCTTTTCTAGGTATTTTCTTACAGAAACTACATCGTTTTTACAAATAAAGTTGAAAAGTTTATTAACTTTATCACTAATACCCATTTTGATTGTATAGTTTAATATATTATCTCATTTGTATTATTATTCATTTATTATAACAATACTATATAAAGAACAAGTACTTAATAAATGGGTAATAATAATACACACGGAAGCAAAAAAAATAGACTTAGTATGATTTATTCTAAAAAGCGCATTACTAGCTTTATACGCAAACATCATAATTACTTGATGAGAGTTTTTGATTATCTAAGCGATAATGGTAAAGTAGTGATGATAGATTGTATGGGTCATTGGTTATATAACAAATGGGACTATGAGCCCAACATGTTTTTGAAATGTATTTCTGAAAGAAGCGATATAGAATCTATATATAGAGAGCTAGCAAAAAAAACTCTAGAAGATGCTAAAAATTATCACAATATTTTTCCTAGAACAGTTCGTGATAATTTTAGTATATCTAATAAGTTAAAGACTGTTATGGATAACAATGATATATTGATAAAAAAATATAATTCTGTAAATTATTACATAAAGAAAGAGATTATAGATACCATCGTAAATGAATTTAAAATTAGAAGAACATACGAACCGTATTTATTCTTACAAACATTGGAACGCCAACTTCGAGGAAGTAACGATTATTTTTATAATGATATTTTACAAGCAATAACAATATGATTTATACCGAGTTCACTATATTATACAAGTCATCTTTACCCAAATATCTTAGAATCATGTATTTTACTTCTATAGGTATATTTTTCCATAAATTATCTATAGTATCATTAGAAATAGTATCTTCTAAAACGGTAAATGATTTAGAAATTAAGCTTTCTCTTTCCTTTGCCGTGTATACAGCATTTATTATTATATCCTTGTATATGATAAATTCTGGTAACGTTACTTTGTTGTATAATCTAAGTAACATATTTGATTCAATTTTATTTAGATATATATCGAATAGACTCCTACTTCCTATTTTTACATCTAGCATTTTTAATATTTCTTTCTCACATTCTAATTTATAGCTATTGGTTTTCTGATTTGATTCTATTAAACTCCAATTATAATTCATACCTGCTATACTTCTACACGGTATATTAGCGTATTTGTTGATAACTATTCTAGATATTAGCAGCTGGAGTATTTCTGTAGAATTATTACCATAAACATAACAACTCCTTAAGCATGTAACTGATAAATTATTAATGATACTGGTATCGGCACCTTTATCTAATAATATTTTTACTATACCTACTAAATTTTTCTGTACGGCTAAATGCATAGGTGTATTTCCCTCGTTATCTTTAGCATTAACATCAAAACCCATAGATATCAATAATAAGACAACTTCTTTATTATTACACATTATAGATTGATGCAAAAGAGAAGGATACAAAGAATACGATTCAATAACACCGTGATATAGCAGTTCTTTGATGATATCTATATTTCCATATCTTATTGCTAAATGAATAGGATATCCGTATAAAGGATCAAATGTATTTACATCCGCGCCATGTCTTAGTAATAATCTAACTAGCGGTAGGTTATCTAGTTTAATAGCCTCGATAATGGGGTGGTTTTTAGTATAAATTTCATGTGTATCAGCTCCCGATTCGAGTAGAGCATCTGTAATCCTATAATTCTCGTTTAGTATAGCACATTGTAAAGGAGTTCCGTGTATAGTATTGTTACAACAGTCTGTGTCCGCGCCGTTATCTATTAGTAATTGTACCATTTCGACGTTATCATTTTTTATAGCTATGTGCAAAGGACTACATACTTCATCGTTACATAGATTTACATCAGCTCCATGCTCTAACATAGAAATAACTATTTCTTTATAACCACGTGAAACAGCGTGATGTAACGGAGATAGATCATCTTCATCGTTTATAGATTCTAGGTTTATATTGTCTGATCTGATTATCCTTATAACTTCTTTAAGATTATTATTATCGATTGCCTCGATTAATTTCATTTTGATATTCGTACAATCACATATTTCAGTTATTCTTTATTTTTCAGATTTGTATGTTCTAGCAGCGATTTAATAAATTCTATGTTTATATATTCTATTATATAGTGTTTTAATTCATATGGTAAATCATGCCAAGAAGTATATTCGTGTTTAATTAATATATCGTCTAACAGTAATATAGTTTTCTCGATAATTGTTTTTTTGTATATCGCTTTCTCTATTCTAAATTTTATATATTTACAGTATATAGGAAAATCTTTATACTGTACGTTATCACGAGCATTAACTAATCGATGAAGAAAATGTACTTTATCTGTACATACGTCTAATATAGTTGGGCCGTTTTTTCTAAAACTATGCTCTTTCATTAAATGTATTTCTTTAATACAACTAACCTCGTGCTGTTTTAAATCGCTAATATTAGAGATAATTTTTCTATTGCTTTCAAATCCGCATAGCTTTAATAAGTCAGGAACTACTTCTCGCATAAGAAACGCATTAGATATTATCGCTTTAATATTATCTAGTTTTTTTATTCTTAATTTACAAAGAATATCTAATGGTGTATTACCACATATATCCTTGATAGTGATATCCGCTCCTCTTAATAAAAGTTCTACTAGGATTTCTGTTTCTGATAATATAATATAATGTAACGGACTATTACAGTTATTATCTAATGCGTTAATAGTAGACACGTTTACTAGTAATCGTATTGTATCTAACGAACTTTTCCATATAGCGTAATGTAGAGGCGTAGAACCGTTAACATCTTTAATATCTATAGGACTCCCGTAATCTATTAACAGTTTTACCATTTCATATGTATTAGCTCCTAAGTGTAAAGGAAGCCTACCTAACGAATCTCTAATATTTACTCTGGCACCGTTTTCTAATAGTATCTTAGCTGTTAATGTTGTTTTCTTACTAACGGCATGATGTAAAGGGGATAATCCTTTAGAATCTTGTACGTTAACATTAGCACCGTGTAATATTAATGATATCACTGTATCAACATCATCGTTTTTAGCCGCGTAATGTAAAAAAGATCTAGATTCTCTGTCTATAACGTTTACATCTATACCATGATATACCAATACTTTTATAATCGGAAAACTAACGTATAATGGAAATAAGGAAGTATCGGCATTATAATCCAGTAAGAGAGACACTATTGTAGGAGAATTGACTTTAATCGCTATAGCCAGCGGACTAACCGTTTCATCGTTAATATTATTAGGATTTGCACCGTTTTGTAATAATATACTTACCAGGTCTACGTCTCTTAAGAGTATTGATTTTACAAGCGGTCTGTAAAATCCTTTAATAGTGCTATCAGGATGGACTCCTTCTCTAAGTAACCTTTCTACCATTTTTCTATTTTTATAGTTGATGGCGTAATATAGTGATAGCATTGTTAATAATATTTAAAAAAATATTGTTTTTAAATTTTATTATATTTGGTATTTTATGTAAGATTTCTGGAAATTGATAGCTCTATCTATGATACTAATGAATGTATTACCACTACTATCTTTTATGTTTTCATGAACGTATTCTTTCAAAGTACCATTTCGTTGTTTATCGTTTAACCAAAATATGTCTTTATCAAAAGGAAGATTAAGTTCTTTTAACACGATGGTATAAAACACAGAAAAGTTTTTGTTGTGTATACAATCCTGTATTTCATCTTTAATAGCTTTATTAAACGGTTTACTGTACTTTATAATCCATAATGAATCGTCATCTAAATTTGAAATATCTATCTTCCAAGTAGATCCTCTAGAGTAAGACATATCTACGCTAGATTCTAAATACACGTTCTCACAAAGTGTAGGAAATATGTAGTTATGATATACTTTAAAGTACTCTATGATCATAGAAACATAAATCATATATACGTAAGAATTAGTTTTAGATTTTCCTGGATGAAAATCTAAACGAGTAAATATATCGTAAAGTCTTCTAGAACCGACTTCGTCGATTCTAGTAGCATAATTTTCTATATATGAATCTTGTTCATCATTCTGTCCTCCAACATATAAGTATTTAGTTTTTTTACAGTAAAAAGGTTCTACGTTGTATATCATCTTACCTATAGTTTTTATGTGACAGTCAAAATCTAATAACAAGATATCGCTTTTAGTATTTAGTATGCGGTGTCCTTTAAACAAAATAGATAGTTTCATAAAGTCTATCTTTTGCGCTTTATTTGGCAAAACCGTTAGTGTGGCCATATCTTCTGGAAATACAGTTTTAAAATCGATAAAATCTTGATTATATTCATTTTCCGGTATACGTAAGTTATCTGTATTGTTTATATAGTAAAAAACATGACAAGATCTATACTTGGAATTAAATCTAAAATTACTGAGAAATGGATAATATAAACTATCTGGTACAAACACGCTATCGTGATACCATACGTAAACTAACTTCATAACTGTATTAATTTATATAGTCTATTAAGTATTCATTTTTTCTTATTATCTATAACGGAATACGTATTTCTCTTCATACATATCATTAACGTATGATATTTTGAAGTAAGTATTAACTTCATATGAAAATATCTCTGTATAAGCGCTCATCTATGTCAACCGTAACAGAATAAACTACAGAGGCACGCTGCTTAACAGTTCTGACACATGTGTGCTTATATTATTTACAGTAACGACGGCAGGTTTTATAGAATATACTTCTGATCAGAATGTTACAGATAAATGATTAATGTAATTTCTTTTCTACTATTAGTGTCTACAAAAATGGGCACGCCATAACTATTTCATTCTATTAAAATAATATTATCGAACATAACTTTTTATCTGGAATTGCTATACTCTCCCATCCTGATAAATGCTTTTATTATTTATAATATTATATTTATATTATTATATATTATAGCTTCATCTAGTAACATATTTATTCTCGTGTTGTATACTTTTACAGTTTTTGGAATATCCAATATGTCTTGATTAGATATATATGTAGATAGTTTCATAGTATTTCTTTCTACTAAGATATCTAAAAATGAATCATCTCCCAGTTTTATATTTTTCATGATATCTATATCTTCTATACACTGTTTTTTGAAATAAGTCAAAATAATAGACGTAGATACTAGCATCTTATTTTTATTATAGCCCTCTGAAAAATATTTATTGTGACGATTGTTTAATCTATCATTCGATGCTTGTAGTATAAAATGAGATACCAGTATTTTCATTATTTCAAAATTATAGGTTATCTTCTTCGGTATGTTAGTTATAGTTCTATCGCAAACCATAAATGCTAAGTTATTGTAACATATTCTAGAGGCTAGTTCTATAGGAGTTACCATTTTATAGGTAACTATATTAATATTAGCACCATAATATAGTAATATTTCTACACATTTAGGGCACCCGTGTAATACAGAGATATATAATGGCGTTATCACTAGATAATTACTATATGTATTTACATCAGCGCCGTATCGTATTAAAGATAATATTGCGTCATGATTATCACATTCTATCGCGTATATAAGAGGATTCACATAGCTATTTTCTGACAAAGGAAATGGAATATTAGGGTCGATACCTCTTTTAAGCACGGCATCTATAATGTCTGTATAATAAAATTTTATGGATGTATAAAGTATATTCGCTATACATATCTGATTTTTAGATTTTATAGCAATATAGTATATTACATAAAAAATCCTAATATATAGCGTTATGATATCTATTAGGTTGTTTATTATACTAGTAATGCTCATATTGCTTTTACTTGTACTTGTTTTTATTTTTTATAACATACTAATTATAGTAGATATATCATATACCCGTAACAATAGTTAATCTATTTAAACAATTATAGTAATATAGGTACTACAAATATTAAGACTATAACACCTAACGCTGTAAAGTAGTTAAGTAATATTACCTTCCAATATATTTCACTTTTAATCTTTAAACAATAATCAGGTAAGAAAGATAAAGTGAAGTAATTCATATTAAAAGATATCATGAAGTTATGTACGCGTATAATAAGTCACATCTTCTTGTTTATAGATAGACTTCTACCATAATATTTTTCTATATAGAAGTCTAAATTCGTAAGTAACCGATTTTATTATATTTTCATTTAGTATTATTTTTTTTACATACGGATTAATGAGATCGTATTATCATAACTGTATTTATAGCTATAGCGACTATAGATACAGAAGAGATAAGTGATATTACCGTTACCAAAAACGTAGATGAGCTAGTAGATGGTAATATCAAAGATATGGGTAATATTATAGTAGCCGTTATCAACAACGATATCATAGTTACAGCCGTAATTATCGCTAGCGAAGTAACTAGCATAAGTATAGGAGTAAAGAATTGCATGTTACTATATGTGTTTTAATACTAACAACATAGTAACTATATTTAGAATGGAAGTTTTTATACATATAAAGAAATATACAAATACTACGTTTATACTTTTTTTATAGTATACCTACAGTATTACATTGAAGAATGTGGTTCCGTACTCTGTCATAGACGTACACGTAAAGTTCTTGCCTACATAATCCCTAGATGTTATATTAAGTTCTCTAGTATGTTTGTAACATTCATTACCTACCTCAAAAGTATTGTCAGAACCTTCATTAGCTCCTTCTAAATTTTCTATAAAAGTACTATTAGGGCCTATCCAATAAATGTAACCATCTTCAGAACTCATGTATACAGTACACAATAATCTATCAAATGTGGAATTAGAAGTAGTTACATCTTTGGAAGCCGTGATATTACCGCATCCGCAATTATTATTTTCTATCACGTATCCTTTTACTAATAGTATAGATGTTGATATAATATATATATACAACATTATTGTACCCTCGTCTTCATCGTAATAAGTTATTTTTTCAATACTGTTTCAATGCTACAGCGGTAAATATTAGAAGGTTAGTTAGAGCCTATCATTTGACATTAGAGATTCTTATCTACATAGACAAATATAATTTCTATTTCGTGGGATAAATTTACCACATAGCGGCATTACTATCTCAGATACTTATCGATACGATAGCATTAGTTAGCCGTTTTTCACCGTATTCTAATAGCATTACACATGTTATATCAAAAGTACATAATCAATGTAAAGTATCTTCATATTTATGTTTATAATGAACACGAGAAAAATATAACTATATGTCATTATTTAAATTAGCTATCCTGTAAAGGAGATACAAACAAGTACCTGGGTATAAAGTTACTTTCTTCAGCTATATTCATCTTTACATCGACGAAGAAACAATCACATTCTGGGAATAATAGATTGAAATTTAGTACTTTAGCATCCATAAAATTACAACAGGGTGGAAATAGAGTAGTTATGTTTACTCTAGAATCCATGTTTAAAAGACCTATTGATACACTACCTTTTTTAATTATATCCTTATCGTCTCTATATCCGAATTCTAATAATAGTTTTACTTGATTATTCAAAATACATATATTAGTACATTTGCTGCATAAAGTCTCTCTACGACGTACTATACCTATAGACAGATTAACCGCCAATAATGCATCTACAAAGCTAAAATTGTAACTATCTAATAATCCGCTATAAACTATGTTTGGAGAAAACATACTAGTATCTACATCTTTAGAAAAGAATATTATATTACTAAAACATTTTTTTACTCGTTCCATGGTGTAAACCTCTGTTACTATGAGCTTGTTTTTTCATTAATATATTTATCTTATAAAAACATTTGTTTCAGTGATTCGTAGTTAGGGGCTTCTTCGTATTCTAACTTAGTGACTACCTTTATATAATTGTAAATTATACCCGCGTTTTTGAAGGGTATAGTTTTTTTAGATATATTATTGACAAATGCTTCTTTCATGCCTTGAACATTTTCAGGTTCTTTTTCGTATTTCTCCCACGGTAATTTCCCAGAGTACCATTTTAGCATACAAAATCCAAGAGATTCTAAATCGCCTCTCCTAGATACCGTAACTCCTTTATGAGCGTCTATACTTGTGAAAGCCATAGTACCGTTATGTCTGTTTTTGGGATTAATAGTATATTCTTTGTGTTTACCATTCGATGAATATTTCGTCGCTAATCCGTAGTCTACTAAGTATACTTTGTCATCATCCTTACCGAATAGTATGTTTCCAGCTTTAATATCACCGTGAGAAAACTCTTTACTATGTATAAATTTTAATATATCCAGTATCTTAATAGCTAATTTTTTAATAACAGTAATATTAAATTTTTCTTTTTCTGAGAGTATATTTTCCAGATCTCTACCCAGTCTTTGTATTATCGCAAATCTATATTCTACGTTCTTGTAGATAGTAATACCAAATCCATGGAAAGAAGGTATACCTATATAATCTATTTTTTGTTCCTTCATCCATGTATCAAGAGATGTTTTATTCTTCATAACTCTATTATAGAAATTAATTTCACAAAACAACCCACCACTCTCTTTTAATTCTATTTTAGCTACACAATCTATTTCTTTACTCTTACAAGAAACTTGATATACTAATCCAAATCCTCCAGAACCTAATTGCTTTCCTAGTATCCATTTATTTTTTGTTATATCTTCTAGTAAAGTACCTTCAGGAAGAGGAAATGATAAAACCTTGTTTTGGGGCATTGTTAACGTATACTTACTATGTCGCACCTATTACCGGTGTAACCTTTATTACAAATACAAAATTTTTTATCTAAATTAATAATATTCATACATTCACCATAGATACAAAAGTTATTAAATTTACTTTTACATTTTTCAAATAATCTAGTATTTTTCACGCGTTTATTTTGTGCTTGTGCTTGTCCTTTATAGTTAAAAGAAGAAATATGAGTTTCAGAGTTTCTTCTTATAACAGCTAGTTCGTGTATTCTAATACCATAAAATATCATATTAATTATTAACAATACTACTACGATGGAAGTAGAAACAACAAACTTCTTACCCGTTAATGTTTTTATTAAGTTGTATTCTCTCTTTACTTCTATTAATGGTTCTTTCATCTTGTATATTTTTAAGAGTACTTTGTGTTGTTGTATTATTATAGTTTAAATGTATTTTTAGATATAACATATCAATGTAAACCGATGGTGACATTTTATATTCTTTTATTGTATTTTTCGATTTATTTAGTGTATACATACACGTCTCCTATGACTATTGATTACCGTAGTATGTGTAATATTTGAATTAGTGTATAGTGATTAATATATCTTTTGAAATAATTACTGGTGTATATATACATTTTTTTAAAAGGATGTATATCTCTTTCTAGAAAGAAACTACTTACTACAACTCCCTCACATCCTCAAGATAATCATCTTATGTTCATATAATAATTCATTACAGGTTTTATATAGGGTGTTATCTTTAGGAACGAATGTGATTCTTTACGCCTATTATTGTTACAATTACAACTAGAGTATCCCACAATACCTACCTATGGTTTTTATATTAATTATATTTCTAGAATACTTAGACCAACGAATAACTTTAGATTCTAATAAAATATGATGATATATTATTAGTAAAAGAGGTTTTGAAATATTTATATTATTGTCTGTATACCATTACATTACATATCTATGAATATATGTTTAAAATGAAATTAAATATATACGTTTAAAGTAAATAGCGGTAATATCATGGCGTCTACCAAAGATGATATCACGGGTAGATTTCTATCAGAAAATATTTCGAAAGAGGAGTTCTTCTGGAAACACAGAGGACTCGACACTATAAAAACGTTTTTTATAAACGAAAAGGAGGATTTAAAACGTGTATTTTCAGAATTTCATAGAATTACAAAGCATAGGTTTTGTAGCCCAGATCAACGATTCCAAGTAGGTACTTATTCGTCTGGAAAAAGTTACATTTTTGAATGTTATATTAGAGAAGTAGATTACGTACACGGATTTAATTCGTATAATATCGATAATATATTTATGATTAAGATAATGCCTATAAAAACTATGAATCCAAAAGAAATTAGAAGTTTAGTGATTAGAAAATACAAAAAACTAAAGTATTATGTTTAAATTGTAAATCTACAAACAGGTGTGTAATATGAATCGTCTATTCTAATTTTAGTATTCCGGTGTAACTGTAATAACCTTTAGAAAGGAACTGCAAGTAAGCAACCAAAATCTGTATTACATTACTACTTGCCTGTTGCTACGCAATGATATAACTGTGCTTCTTATTTTCTTATACTGAATGTTGTATCTTTATATTCACGAGTTGTTAATTCCGTAGAACAGAACTACGGTTATATAATAATTCTTTCTGTAAGAGTTATTTCATTCATGGAAGATTTGAATATGTAAATATTTGGGTAAAACATCTCCCCATCGTGCGGTATCTGATATTTTTATAAAATCTTGAAGAAACAAGCTGTAAAGTATTTTTTATACATACATTTGGTTCCTCGAATCTAAGCGTATTAACTATATTTCTTTGTCCGTTTATCCATATTATGAAATCAGGACTTTTGATACTCCTTTTCATTAATTGGAATAGGTTATATCATATTTTCTAAAGAAGTAAACTTTTTAGTTTTTTATTGCGGTCTTTCATGTGTTAAGTTATATATTTCATTATATTATAATATGTATTAAAAATAAACACCATGACTCTTAAAATATCTAGATGAAAACTACAATAAAAATATAGGTTAAACAAATATATAAGATATTTGATTATATCTAAAACCAATAATAGTTTTGAATGTACAAATAAGGTGTTGATACAGGATGATAGAAAGCATAAACTAGAATATACAATAAATGGAACTATGTCTGGAAGTTATAATCAAGTATTTAGATTATTATAAGAATCAAAAATAACTATATGTAAATTTCTCTAGTTATTGTTTATTCCCTATAATATTAGCTCTATTACTTGATATTTTTCTTTTACCACTTAACTACAACCAGAGTATACCTTTAAAGATGTTATACCATAGTTTCCTACGTCTTTATAAGTACTACATTACATAACAAGATGATTGTCTGTACCCAAGAATTTAGAGCTATTGTTATATCCCAACGGCTTATTTTCTTTAACACATTGCTTGTAAACTGTTACGTTTTAACAGAACCTAACAGCATCGACGATAAAGGATCTTGTCTAGAAATAATATGTGTATCAGTTTCCAGTTAGTGACAGATATACAAATGGGGCCGAATCCGTTAAGTTTGTCACTTCTATAACTTCTTTTATTCGAGGGATCTACTAAAAACAACCACTTTACCATCTACATTTCATTAAGTAAGTACTTGGGATCCTCATTTATAGTGTTATGCTATAAATAGAGATATAAAAACAGGGTACATAAAATCCTGATGTATCGCCAGAATAGTAATTTATATTGAAATAAACATTAAGAATAGATTACTCGGCTTCGGGTACATCTTTCAATCGAGTTCTATACGCAGTAATATCACTTTTTTTTCTTTTAATAGTAGTAACGTCAACAGCCAAATGCATCATTATATGTTCCACGGTAATCAAATCTATTGGAAATTCTATAAATAAATCATGTTTTTCTAACATCCATTCTTGTATGTAGGCTAGTTCCGAAGACGTCATAGGAACAGTCATTTTTAATCGTTTATTAGAACATCTACCAAAGAAGCACTTTCCGTTTATGACAGTGTTGATAATATTTTGACAGGATGATGGTAAAGATATCATTTCAAAAATCTACTTAAACATCAATTTTATAGAATTACTTTTAGCTTTAGATTTATAACTAGATACAAATAAGTATATTATAGGATCCATACAACAATTCAGCTTCATCAAACACTGTGTGGCATGTAGTAACATTTGGTAGTAAGATACATTTTCACATAATACTGTTTTTGAAGTTATTATATGAATCATATAAGATATAACAGATGCGTGATAAGGTAAAAAACAAATGACAAATTCTGTTAGTATACAAGCTACCAGTTTACAGGTTCTATAAGATCTAGTAGATTTAGATATACCAGATAACACGGTATAACATACAGCTGAATAGCTTATAGCCATCATAGCAAACGGTATTACAAATCCTATAAAGCACATAACGATAGTTACCCACGGAGGTAAATACATAGAATCTCCTACTTTATTGTATTCCATACATCTAATCTTAGTTTCGTGATCCGAACTCGTTGTACTAACGAAAAGTATGGATGACATAGGGACTAATATAATCACCCAAGTGCACGCGCATGCAATCTTTGTTCTCATGATATTGTCACGCGAATTGTACTTATGGGGCCTAGTTACCGCGTAGTACCTGTTTACGCTGATCCACGTCATGAAATTGATACTTACGTATGTATTGATGTAAGACAAGAATGACATTATTCTACACGCCATTTCTCCCCATCTCCAATTGAAGAAATAGTAGTAATAATCTATTTTAAGAGGCAAAGTTACTGTGAATAGTATATCAGAGACTATCAAGTTAATAAGATACATCTTCATAGGCCCAGGCGCTGTAGTATAAAATCCAATCACTAATGCCGATATATTTAATATCAAGCTTGAAGAAAATATGAGTATAGTAACAACGGCCAAAGATAGTGACAATTTTTCATATCCTGCGTATAAAAGACAATCACCTGTGAAATTCATCTTTGTAAGCTAGTCTTAATTAAATTTCAATTTTATGTATCATGTATATTATTTATATTACATTTTCTTATATAATAATATTATAATATACTATAAATCACTATATATTTAAACATGAATCGTGTTATTAGGATATTAGTAATTTTATCTAACGTTGTTCATGTATATCCGTGTAAAAGAAGCGTATCTATAGAACAGTCAGAGGCTAATATAATATTATGCCCGTCTACTTCTATAAAATGCGTTAAATGGATGTATGTAGAAAAGAAGGAACCTAAAAGTCAGATTTATAAAACCTTAGGTATAATGGTTTTTCCCGACTCTTATCACATAAAAGAACCTAACTACTTATCTAACCTAACGTTAGACAAAATTACACTGAAAAGATGGAGTACGGGTGATGTATACCATGTATCCATAGGAATAAAGAAGAAATGTATGGGTTCTGTTATAGAAAGTATATTCGTAGACGATAGCTATATAACAAGACGCGATAACTATAACTCTACGGAACTTTACAACAATACAACAAACATTGTGTTAGTACATTTCTTGAATAATTATCAGCTATATACGCTAGTTTTAAGTAGTATATGTGTTGTTATAATAATTATAATAGTATGTTATATTTCATACAAACACAAATATATCAATAAAAAAATAAAAACTATTAGTAATTCAGAAAAGTTTATATTGATTAACGTTCATCCAGATAGAGAACCCTTAATTACCCATATAGACGAAAGCGAATACGAATCAGACGATAATTAAAACTATTTACTACTTCCCTGGTATATACCTAACAGTATAGGGATAGTATCGTAATTGCCTACATCAGTAACTATAAATATAAAAGGTTTATTAACATAAAAGCTTGAACATCTTACATTTAAAGGTTTAGTTGTTTTAACCTTGTCATACTGTACTTCTATGATATTTTTCTGAATTATGCCTGAAAGTTGGAAATCTGACACTTCAGATATTCCACTAAAATCTCCGTCTATAAACATGCTATGGCATCCCAGATTAAATATAGGCATACAAAAGTTAGTCTCTTGACTAATACTAAATACTGGCATCCGTAATTCTAATCTCTTATAATCCATTTGTTCGGTCATGATTTTACTGAATACATCTCCAGTAATATTATCTACTAAGTTATCTAAACCTTTTTCATCATCTGGTAATATAATAAACATGTTAAAAGCGTATCCTAGTTTCCATAATTGCAATACGCTACACTTTATATCATCAAAATATCTATAAGGATAGTAGTATGGATCCGCGTGAATAGCTTCTACGGGTAACGAAGTTCCATCGTACTTATAGAAGGTTATAGTATCTTTTCTTGTTGAACCGAATATAGATTCGTGTTTCATAGTAAAAAACATTGCTTCGGCTATTATAGACTTAGTATTATCGTAGATATGACATCCTATATCTGTTATTTTATTATTAGATCTTGATCTAATCCATTTATTCATTATTCTAGGTATTTGTCTTACATTATAAAATTCTAATACATCGGTATTATATATCGTATTACTATCTTTAATAAATTTCTCGTTTATATTATAACATCTTTTTATTAGTAGAACAGAAATGTTAGTTATTATATGTTTAAGCGCCTGGTCTTCTCCGTAATCATATATGGTTTCTTCTAATAAATTATCTAATTGATTTTTAGTATTTCCGTTGCACCCGTGCCTGATATTACATAATATTTTATGTAGCCCTCTAGGTGAAAATAATAAAGGCTCTCCGGAATCATATAATTCCTTTAACACTGAAATAGCAAACATGTTACCGTGTAATATGTGTATATACTCTACTTAGTCTATTTTAAGTTTCTGTTTTTAATTATATTAGAATAAAAAGTTTCCAGAAAATCAATTATTGCACTTATAGAAGGTCTAAATATAGAATTTGTATTTCTACACGCGATAACAATACACTGTAATTCCAGAGGACAGTCTAGAGGCATATATTCGCCTTTATTTTCCTTTATTAGCATATTGTATATTCCTTGGTAGTCCATATTTTCAAAAGGTATTTTACGGGTAATAATTTCCCATATAACAATACCGAATCTATAAATTTCGGATTTTATAGTATAATTTGAAAAGATATCTTTTAACATGTCATAATCAAAATATGCCATAAAATTTACTCTTTTGTATATATTATAATATGCCCCGCTACCTATTTTTAAAACACCATTATTAGTCATGTAAAAAGATTCACTGGTTAAATTTTTATGTAGTATGGGAGTCGAGTAGCTAGTATGCATAGCATTTAGACCTTTTGCGGCATCTATGATAATTCTTGTTTTCTTGGCGTAATCTATATCTTTTTCCATATCTAAAAAGTTTCTTAACGTAAGGTAGTTATTTTCAACCACCAGGCTACATAAAGGAACGGATATATCCAATATGTACCCGTAAAGTTTAATAACGTGTTCAGAAGATTGTAGAGAACGTAACAGATCTAGTTCTTTTATGAACTGTCTTATACTATTTTTAGATGGGCATGTAAAAGTCTTCAAACTGACGGGATTGTTGTCATATTTAGCGTTATATAACCTATAAGAATCACACGAATATACCAATAAGGGCTTTTCTATATCTACATAGGGTATATTCGGTATATCGTTAAATTGTATATCAAACATAGTTGTATTAGTTATAATATCCATTATAAAAATAATATATTATTTATTTTCTATTTTTTTATATATTACAAAATATAATATTATACAATAATACTGTTGTACCGAACTACGACGATTCAGTCCGGACCCCTGCTGCCCCACCTAGTGTGCAAGTGGTCTGATGCTTGCCTTCAACAAACATTTCCTTTTATGGTTTATGAGCCTGCTCTTGATGCCGATTCCGAGAAATGATATCAGCGAAATATATCAAGTACAATGGCGGCTAAGGCAAGCAAGCATGATTACAGAAGCTAATATGGCAGTTAGCGAGCCAGCGCTATTCCCCCCGGAGCTCCCTCCACACTTTTTATATTGTTACTGTTCCGTAAATCACCTTAACGGCGACAGGAAGAGACGTATCATTGTTGTAGTACGATTTCATACTCGTATGAACTTTAGAGAGTACCGTTTTAACATTCTCTGATTTGATAACACTCAAATCAGTAAATGTAAAATCGTACTTCGATAGTGGAATAAGAGGCATAGGTAGTTTACAGTTATCAACTAGATATTTTAATTCGAAAATATCGTAGTATTTATCGTCGCACAAATTGTAAATATACTTGCTCGTTATAAGCAAAAGTACATTACGATCTTGAACTGTTATATCATATAAAATGAAATTAGGACCATTAGTTTGAGAAAACAAGTTTTTTTCTGGAAACATTATCACATTTTGCCCGTAAAATACATGCGCATCTACTTTGATTTTTGTAATAAATAATCCTACATATTTTGTATCTATAACGTGATCGGTGTTTACATCCATTAGGAATCCTGATGATTCAGATATATTGTCTGATATTTGTCTGTCTCCAAGATTTACATTTACTGTACACGATCCTTCTAGACACGCAACAAAATAACACTCTATATTGTTCATTATAATACCATTTTCTTCATACGGTTCATTCTTATCGTGACTAGTAGATATAGAATATCTGTTAGTCCTGTTCTCTATGTATAATACTGTGGAATCTGTGACGGATTTTATAGAAAAGCATCTTTGCATGGATATCTCTATAAACTCTTTTATCTTTAATAGATCTAGGTCATCTATGTTGTATTCTTCATTATAGCTATCTGGTATCAAACTTTTCAAGACGCATGATATACCGGTGGTATTTATAGTTTTATACATTCTAGCAACCGTTGCCATCACATTACAAACTAGTTTTATTATTTCATTTTTGTAATACGTGAATTCGATGGATTATAATATCTTATAGGATTAGAATATTTATCGTATAAGGTATCAGGAAGTGTATTTGTTAGATTTATTCTATATTCTTTGTATCCTTTAGAGCCGAAATTAACCCTACATATAGGAGAAATTACCTTATCACTAAAGCTATTAATTATCTTTAACTCTATCATAAAACACCCGGACAAATAACTATCGTCATAACTAATTTCATTAAATGACATCCCTTCAGTAATAACACCGTTTACCATCCAGTTAATGCTCAAATCTTTTTTTGCAGATACTATATAACATCTTACCCTAGTAGTATACATGAAAGATATCCACGAAAGGTACACTGAATCTAGTATACCTAGACACGTCTTACGTTCCCTATTACAAATTCCTGATTTAAATTTACAACCGTAACATCCATGATTTTCTATAGATGCGCTAGTAATAGTTAAAGAACTTAATTTTAGGTCTACTGATGTTCTTGTAAATATCTTGTGATCGTTTTTATAGTATTGTGTTCCGTTAATAGTAGATATACTTAAGTATTTATTAACAGGATCAGAATATTTAAACCAAATAACCGAATCTACATTACTAGTATTTGGATAATCATTACAATTTAGGATTACGGAATCTCCTACGTGAGATACCACATCGTAATAATCGTCTTTAGAATAGACGTATTGTAAAATAGATAATAGTATAATTATGAATTTCATGTTATAGTGTATTTTAAGAAGAGAAAATATGAATTTAGACGACGTATATTTCATTATCATTTATTAGAGATTCCCACGAGTAGTCGTAAATCGTTATACGTTTAGTTTTTTTTACTCCTTTAAACGTTAGTAAACATGTCATTTGTTTTGATATATCAGGATAATTCTTATCTCCAAATGTATATATATGTAAACTGTGATCCGTATCAAAAGTATGTACATTTTCTTCACCAGATATATATACTCCTCCTATTATAATATCCATGTTAATATCGTCATCATATAATCGAGATCTTGATCTATTACACGCGTACATCATTTTATTATCCCTAGCATCTAGAGTATACGCGTCGATAGCAGGAATAACATACATAGTCAGTTTTGTTTCGTATATCTGTACGCTACTTAGATAAAAACTACATCTATATCTACCTTCATCATTTTTAGTCACATTATTAATAGTAAATCCGTATGTTCTATATCCCGTATTGCATGTATTTCCAGTTATGTATTCGTTAGGTACGGTTATTTTATTTGTCTTACCGCTGGAAGTTTGCTTTAATATAACGGTATCTACGCTATAATTGTTGGGTATTTTGCAATCTACTACTACAGAAGATCCGATATCTGCTATGATATTAGCGCTACTAGTACAACAAATAATAGATAATATGTAAAAGCTACTGATATGCATCTTGTATATTTATTGTAAATATATTTATTTTAAAAAATTACCAATTATAACTTTTTAGAAAAATGGACTAAAGCAAATTCCCGTATGCTTTTTGTTACAGTTTTCTTCTATGATACCGTTATCATAGTATATAGTACATTTTTCTGATTTATCAGGTTTTCTAGGTTTTCCTAACTCTTCACGTTTATCACCATCTCCTTTAATGTTCACAGGTAACTTTCCGTGAAACCAGTTTCTACTTTTCTTGGTAAACGGCATCCAATGGTCTTTAACACCCAATACAGAAGAAACGATTAATACTTCGCTTTGGTCTAAAGCATTGGGAATTATTGAATCGTGTTTTGTACAATGCCCTATAAGTTCATCAAATGTTATATTTTCTACCATAGTATAGCAGTTGTTATTAATCTGTACCCATCCTGACATGCCTTCTCTATTCCCACATATTTTTATCTGTCTGTATAACGTAACGTTTGTAACAAATAGTCCCAATAATCCAGTTCCGCACATTGAAGCTATTAAATGTATAAACCAAGCGCATGTTTTTTTTAGTTTCTCACTGCTTTGTCTATTCATATTTAAGATACGTAAACACTAAGACATATGTCGTTAATAAATAACCTATTACACGACATAGATATCGAAATAGATATATAGATACATTTTATTCCATATATATATATTTTAATACAAATAATCTTTCATACTGAAGCACTATAGTTATAATCAATTTCGGAGATATATAAATATCACAAACAACTTAAATGGATATCGTAAGGGAAGTTAAGTTTAATAGGAATAGCTTGTTGAATGATTATTTTAGAATGGTTATATTAGGAGGTAGCGGATCAGGTAAAACAACATTTCTCCTATCTTTATTTAAAACATTTATAACGAAATATAAACATATTTTCTTGTTTACTCCTATACTCAATCCATCGTATAATTATTATGTATGGCCCGACCATATATATAAAATAACTACTGCCGAGGAGTTAGAATATTCACTATCAAAAATGAAACAAGATTTAGTAAATCTTGGAAAACGCGGTTCTATTAATCACAAATTTTTGGTAATATTAGATGATTTAGGTGATATGCAGTTAAAATCTAAGATATTATCTTGGTTGGTAAACACGGGTAGACACATAAGGATGTCTATTGTTATGTTATGTCAAACATATAGACACGTACCGTCTAATTGTAGATCAAGCATTACACATCTATGTTGTTGCAATGTATCTGATGCCGATATCGAAAATATTACTAGGTCTATGTCACTGGTCGCTACTAAGCAGATAATAAAAGCACTATCTGTCATGCGTGCTGCATCTAGAGGTAAAAAGGTCTATATTATAGAAAATACTGTATTTGCAAATAAGGATATACGTATATGCTATGATACAGCAGATAAATCCGTTATCGAACAAAAACCTGATACCGCTATATTGTTAAGCCAATTCTCTCATATGAAAGATCAGCTTCATACCATATTAAGCGATGATAACAAGGATACAGATTATTTTAAAGATCTTAGTAAGCTAAATTCTATAAATGATGATCGTGATAAAAAAGATTGTATATATTCACCCGAAAAAGAAGCGTCTAGTAATATGAAACTACTTAAAAGCTATTCTAAGCAAGAATCTTTACAAGAATTAGCTTGTTAACTCAGCAAGGAATTTCTTAATAAATGTATTAACACCTATTTCTGATGTGTCCCCAAATATTCTTTTTAATGCATCGTCGGGAGGTATAGATAATAATTTACTTATCTTGTTAACAAAAATCTTTTTCTTTATTATACTGGGTAAATAACCATAGATAATGACGATCATACTTTTAACGTGTTCTTCTGAATAATTAATATTTCTTCCTGTTAGAGTGCTAGAACTCAGTTTTATCGGTAGTGGATCATAAAATAATTCTTTATTACCTACCAATTCTACGAACCTAGTAACCATGGAAGGAGTAATATCTTTACCGCTTTTAATTCTTTTCATGATCGTTAGTATATCCATTTAATGAGTAAAGTCTTTCCACCGCTTAGTTCCTCTTATCTTTAGGTCTTTTATACTTTTTCCTAAGTATTTTGTTTTACCATCTATAGATATACCATAATATTCAAAGTTTACATAAAGAAGAAGCATTTCAACATCGTCTATTATAACCTTTCCATAAACTATAAAATCTGAATAGTGTAATTCACTTCGTTGTATATATTGTTCTATCTTGTTATCAGAAGGTATATAAAATATAAATGTAATATTTTTGTAAACGTATGTTTTTTTCTTCTTTGGTAATATTATGGGTATTCCATTAAAATACTTTTCGTTTTCGGATATTAGTTCAAAGATTTCCATCTTTATTAAATGTATTATCAGATTGTAAATCTATTAACTATATACACTAAACTTATATATATATCTACTATATCACGAATATTAAAAACAGTATATAAATACTCGGCAATCTATCAGAAGTTGTGATTAAACACTTTTTATTTTTTTTCCCTTTTTATATACTAGTTTAATAGTAGGAATGGATGATATAGATTATATAGATGATATAAATGAAGACAGTATAAACCACATGCTGTCAACTTTAGCAAATGTTAGAGATCCTGAATTCTCTGCTACTATCTCATTAATGCAAGAAGTTCTTAAAATAATAAATTCTAGGATAATAGAAATAGATAAAAAATATAAAAAGAACAATAGAAATATTAATAGCATGAACAATGCATCGTCAAGAGTATCGTATTGATGTTAGCGCTAATCCCAGTATTGCGACCTTTATAAAGCATATGTGTAAGAAGCATCTAGTAATTCCTAGACTCAACGTAGGAGTTGTTATGATAAATACTACTACCGCTATTAACGAAGAATGGCTAACATCCATAGAATCGTTACCAACGCATAAAATATTTTATGATTATGTATACGATATTATTGCTATGCAATGTAACTTTTGTATTCACTTGAAGAAAACACAGAAAGAAAACGACAGTTATATTTCTTTGGCAGATATAGACTACTATATTATCAAACCAGAAGAGGTAATAAAATTAGATCCCATAAAAGAATTAAAAGAAACGTTATTACATTCATTCTCCGAATATAGAGCAACAAATACTAAAACTATAGAATTAGCCGCTTTTAGTAGCGGAACTAAAATTAATGACGAGTTAGTAAACAGATTATCATTTTTAGATACCGAATTATTTAATAGAGAATATAAAAACGTTAAAATAATTCACTCACAAAATTATGAAACATATTTTCCTTTTAGCATTATTGCACCCGAAGGTAATATAAGTATATTCATGGAAAAATATACGTGGTTTAATTCTTCTGTATACTTTAAAAGCATGTTATCTTATCTAAAAGAAGTTATATCGGATCAAATAGCGGAATTTAATATAACAAAACTAGATATGGAAAAAGATACACCAACATCATCAGCGTACGATCCTAAGTCTAACATCGTATTTGTTAACGATATAACGACTATGTGCATTATTAACTTCTTCGGATGTGAATGCCAATTAGGTACGTATCATAAGTTCAATATTTCATCCATTAACACGAAAACTTTTCACAAAGCTGTTAACAAAACTATAAGTGAAATATATAAAGCTATTAATTAATTTGGTATAAATCAATGGATGCTCTCTTCGTATTCATAATTATATTAGCAACCGCGGTAATTTGTCTTTTTCTTTTTCAAGCCTATACCATATACGATAACTATCATAACATAATAGAATTTAATGAAAAATATGGCGGGTTAGAATATTCTAGATCTCCTGGAGGTTTATACATCGACAAAAGGGTATTTGATCCTAATGACTCGGAAACCGATCCTAAAGCTAAATGGAGATGCGTGAATTATAATAATAACCAATACGCATCTGCATCAAAATTTGGATATTTAGCTACATCAAGTAGAAATCCTGTACTTTTTACTAACCTGGAAGATTGTGTGTACTATAATTATACTCGAGGAGAAATAGGTACCATATGGAATCCTTGTGCTGAATACGGAGAAGGGTCTGCAGAGTGCAGCACTTTAAAATCACATCTATAAATGGATGTTGTTCCTGGAGCCGGTGAAGAAGAAGATGATGTAGTAATACCTAAACCCGTATCCACTAACGATCCAGTTACATTATTCGTGAGTATAGTAAAAGAATCATGGAATACGCAATTAAGGCAAGATACGTATATCAACTATTACTATGCAAACTGTATAAGAAATATAATACGTTATCATATGGAGAGTTTCAAAGATCATATATCAGTTTCCGAATTTTATGGCAAAATACTCAATTATGAAACGTTGATTAAAGGAAGAGCCTATACTAGTCTAATGTCATACAATCACGGAGAGTTCGCAGAAATGTTGCAACAAATTCATAGTTTTAACTCGGTAGACACAGTAGGCAAGTATATTGCTTTTATAGTAATGTTTTTTATAACCACCGCCAAAGAACGTATCAGCTTAACGCAAGACGAAACGGATAAAATTTACGAAACTATACGCCGTATAAGACATCGCTACTTTAATAGAATCGCTAGTATCCATATGAGATTCAGATGTAAATCTATGTTTATAGGTATTCCGTGTTATCTGTTTCCAGATGATTCGGCTTTTGGAGAAATTCTAGAATGGGGTAGTAACATGTTCTCGAGACCGTATATGATTATGCATAAAAAATATATAGAATATCTCAAAAATAATGTTAGAAATCCCGGTAATAGGAAAGTTGTTATGTTGGCTACTACCGCTAGTACTTGGTATTTTAATAATTCTGTACCGGAATACGTATTGAAAGGATTGTGTTATAGGCACGACGATCTAATAGCCACGGAAACGAATGATAAGGTAAGATTCTATCTAAGATTCTTGCCAGACAGCAAAAAATATGTATATCATGAGGTTAATACGAGAACTCCCCAAGTTAAGTTCCCATCCCCAGTAAGCGTGAAATTTGATACATTTGCTATTTCTATCGGAAATCCTGAAGAAGAAGGTAATAGGCCAGACGATCTGATAACTACTTACGAACATCCATTCTATACAATAGGCGAAGTTAAATCCGCTGGTGGTGTTAAATTAGATTCAGATGATCTTGTTCCTCCCGAGGACGGTAAAGCTTCTGATGGCTTACTTATAGATGAAGATCCGATTGATGACGATGATGATGACGATGATGATGATGATGATGATAGAATAGATAAAAATATTCCTGAAAATGGGAAGGTTGATATATACGATGAAAATAAAAAGCGGGGTGATTTGGGCTCCCTTAAACAAAAAGCACTCAGAAGACTAGAAAGAAGGTTGGGTAGAATAGAACAAGATCACGTAGAAGTAGCTAAATCCTGCAGCATCGTAGCGGAAGCTATAGACCGTCTAGAACGCCACGCTGATACTCTGAGACACTCTATGGTAAATCTCGCTAAGAAGATAGATTACCAGACAGGATATGGCCATCTATACATGGAATAATTTACATTATATTCCATAATTATTTCAATATATAAATGGGTTGGGACAAATGTGGTATCGAAAAGTGCATAAGGAAGTTCGAAACTCTAATTGTAAGAACTTGGGATCATGATTTGAACGAAAGAAGTTTCCTAACTAGAAGGGATAGAAAAGTCGTTCGTAACATCTTTAGGTGTTTTATTCATTATAGTTGTGATAATGACCGTATCCATGGAGTACAAGCACAACTGTTGTATCCTAAAAACTTAGAAAATTATTTCCTAGGAGAATTTATAAAATATAATAATAATGGCATCAAAAAACTATATAATAAAATCGATATGTCTAACGATCGTATGCCTGATATTTCTACCAAAGGTAGATATGTGCTTTATTTCGTAATGTATCTACTGTACATGGGAAATAATGATACCAAATTTAGCTATTCAGATTCCGGACGTACAGTATCTAAAAAAGTTTCTAGTATCGTTACAGATTATCTAAGATTAGTGTCTAGCGTCCATTATAGATTTAAATGCAAATGCATGTTTATAGGGTTACCCGTTTACTATATTCATCTTATGTCACCAGACGATATTATCACGGCTATGGAATCGGTAGGCAGAAAGCCGCGTACTGGTCCTGAAGAATACGAAAGAAATACTACTATCCATATAAAGGAAATGTGCGCATACCAAGATTTTCTTAACTTCATTATGGCATCCAAAAAAGCAAAGACTAAAGGGCTAAAGATATCTCTCTGTGGTATTCCTTTTGAGACTGACTATTCCATTTCCGAACAGGTCATGGATGGTCTATGTTATTGTTTTACCGATGAAGTTACCATTAAGAAGAATCATTATGATTTTGTACAGCTATATACTAAATGCCATATTGGTGATAGTTATGAATATATTAGATTGACCGACGAATTTCCGACTACAAAGATGTCTTTTAGTCCTAATTGTATTCACGATTGTAGCGCTATTCGTATCTTCAAGGACAAAGATAACGATTTCTATCAAAATAGACATATGCTATTTTTCCCTGATGATTGTAGAAGATGGAAATGGTATCTAGATGATGATAAATATCCTTCCTATGATTATAGTAACGATAGAGAACGTAGGCCTAAAGATTATCAAGAATATTATATAGACAATTTTGAATGTGATCGTAGAAAGAACTGTCCTAGTACAAACGGTACCCTAAATCGTAATGAGGACGAGTTTCCTCGAGAAGAAGACTACGACGATTATAATAATAACAACGAAGATGATCTAATCAAGGATGAAGCTCCTATACTAAGGAGGCATAATAGTATGGAAGATGTATATAATAAACGCCATCATCGTAGAAACAAATACGATATCTACGATGACTATAATTATAAACACAAAAAATATGATGATCGTGGTAATTCAGATGATGAACACATTGTTCCTAAGAGAGCCAACAATCTTGAAAGTGCCAAAGACTTCGAAGATGAAATGATGGATGCCATACATAACGATGATTATACACCCAAGTCTTTGAGAAATCGTAGGAATGGGTATCTTCTAAAAGACGAAGATAGGTATTATTACGATAGAGGGCATCGCAACTTGGGCGTTGAAAAAGATGTATACAGGCCTCATCCGGATAAAGATAGAGAATATCCCAGAGAAAAAGACAAGTCTGATGAAGATAGACTTAATGATGTCGATAGAGCAATGCGTAAATTAGAAGCTGATAGCTTCGGAGATAGTTATCGCAAAATTAAATCAAAAATGGAACGACTTGAGGAAGATTATGATCACTTGCGTAAACACGCTATAGAATTACCGAAGAAACTAGATAATCAATCCGATCGTGATTATGACAGATCATGGTTTTTTAATATTGTTGGTGAGAGATCGATTTGCTTCATCGGTTTATAGAATAAAGGATTTTGTTCGTTAAAAGTTAAATTGATTTTTATTCCTCTAGCATTCATTTGGGTAAGGAACACTTTAGATACATGAGTAGTATCAATTTTTGTCAGAACTGTATACAAATTTAATTTGGTACATCTAATACAATAAACATTATTGTTCTTTTTAGTAGCTATATCGCCACAGTTTTCACAGACATAAACATCTTGGTAATCCTCTTCAGAATCTTTAAGGATTTCTGTAATCGTATTTGCAGCCCCATGAGCGATAAGACAATCTCTTTCCATCTCACCAAATTTGATACCACCTCCTCTCTTTCTACCTTCATTAGCTTGACGAATAAGTTTAGTTTTCTTACCACGGCATCTAACAGTAGCTTTGTCTTGAGTAAGATGTCTAAGCCTAAGATAGTAGAGAGGTCCCATAAACACTTTTGTTTTATATGGTTTATCAGTTTCTGGATCGTATAAAATACTTTCGCAATATACTTCGTTTTCCAATTCATCTTTATCTAGATCAGGTATAGCAGACTGGTAACATTTTCTAGCAAATTCAATGTAGTATTCGATATCTGTTTCGTTGCTACTAGGAAAACATATAGGACGGTTTTTACCGTTATTATTATACGGTTTTACAGAATAAGCTGATGTCAGAATCATCTCTATCAACATCGAGATAGTTTTTCTAGAATATATTGATGTAGAGTTTATGATTATATCCGGTGTTACTCCATTCTTATCATAAGGTAGTTCAGATTCTGAGGCTATATAGGCAATGGTACCTTTTTGGCTAGTTCTACTAGTGAATTTATCTCCCATAATAGGACGCCTTTCTTTCATGGTTAGAACTCTTACTTTTACTTTGTCTGTTAAATCTACTTGTACTCGTTCTACTCTAGACATATACATATCGGTGTACTTTTCAGATATGTCAAAACTAATTTGATTATCTGCCACGAAATCATCGTCTAGCGTTCTAGATGAAATGTTTTTAGCGATGGCATCTCCGGGTTCTAAGAATGCATTCAATCTCACTAACCCGTTGATATCGAGTTTTGAATAAGCGGTAGAGTTTATACGTTCTCTATTTTTAAAATTTTCTATAGGAATTTCTACTTGATGTTTTTTAGCCGTTACAATATCCAGTCCACCGCGTTCTATAAATTCTCTCTTGACTACTATACCATCTTCTTGATTCATTCCTTTATAGGACATGAGAGCAACTAAGACGTGCTGTCCGAAGCAATTAATAGCTATTTTGGATGTTTCAGTGGCCTTACTTAATACAATAGGGCGTTCCGGATATAGCAGGTGTATTCCGTTGTCTATTTTATTTCTAAGATCTGAACTCAAACAAGATATGGCTTGTTTGGCTTGCGCGCAGCCCAATATGGCTCTAGGTCCAGAATTATGATTAATACCTACTAATGTAGATGCTACGTATCCGTCTCTAAACTCGTTTGGAAAATCACAATAATCGTATAGTTTTTTATCTTCATCGCTTAATTCTCTGAACTTACTAACGGATTCACATACGTTGCTAAAAACAAACTGTTCCAGATCCAACATTTCTATAACGTGTGGATACTCTTTTTGGATGTCTGAGAACGTAATAGTATCTATACGCTTTTCTAATTCTTCACCTATGGTATCCATCACTAATTCTCCTTTATAAACCACGAGGAAAGGTCGTATCAATCTACCGCTTCCTATGTTAATACGTATTTCATTCATGTGATCTTTAACGTTTGAAATACCTATTTCTAGGTTATCAAAATAGTTTACTCGTTTTCTGAATTTAAAATCATCTACAAATTTATCTACTAATTCCGGATTAATAGCCGCGACTAAGTCATTCTCTATGGTAATAATATGTCCTGTTTGAAAATAACTAATATCGTTTTTATCGTAAGTATATATATATTTCATAATAGCATTCTTCAGATCTATATACTCTGTTGTTCTGATATTAGAAACGGATGTTAGAACAGAGAGTTGTGAAATAAGACCTACTTGGGGACCTCTTTCAGGTACGTCGGAAGGACAGAAGAAAGCATATTGGCTCGGATGGTATTTTCTTACAGAAAACATTTTTGATATTTTTACCTGGTCCGGATAATAACCTACACTCCTTGGAATGGATATATTCTGCATCCAAGAATAATGAGGATGAGTTCTATAACTCCCATCCGTCTTTTTAAACTTTCCACTTAGAAGTCCCGAGAACGCATGGTTGAATCCAGGAGTAGTAAGTACATGGATACTAACGTTGCAGACGCCTTTGTTTTTGTGACTGTTAGTTATATCATTTTTAATATTAGTTATATAATTTTCTAATTCATCATTGGCCAGTATTTCAAAATACCTCCCGTATGTTAATACTCTGTGACATACCATAGAATCTCTGTCTGGATACCTACTAGTATGATAGATACAATATATGAATTTTCTTAATAATCCTAATAGATAGAATCCTTTTAGCTGATCAGAACTATTGACCATATGTGGTAAAAAATTATACATAAGATCGTATCTAAAATCGTCTATAGACGTTATAGAGCGTTGTTTCTGAAATTCTGATTCTATTAAACTCTCTATATAATCATTGATGTTGAAATCTTCTGCTTCTAATATTGTTTTAGAACTTTCTATAATAGCGTTAATAAGATAAATCGTTTCCAAGGGCATGCCATAAGTCAAGTTATTCTTGATATAATTCAAGTCCTGATTAATCAAGAATTTAATAAGAACGATAACGTTAACGGTAATGAAAGTCTTCGCCGAGGATATATAACAGTTTTCTAACTGTGATAAATCCATTGTAATTTTATAATGTCTATACTTTGTAGGTAATATATTAACGGGTGAAATAGATGAAAAGGAAAAAGTATAAGCATTGGGTTTAACAATTTTAAATTTCGGCCAAGTAGTTGTTTTCTCTACTATATTAATACCTACTTTCTCGATAGATTGCTTATTAATAAAGACTCCTCCTATAATATTAGGAGATACAAATTTAGAATTATCAAGAGGGTTTTTATTTCCGTAACCTATAAGAAGAGGTATCTTTATCAACTGGGAATCATTTCCTTCGTAGCTACTAATCGTGCTTACATGGAGTCCATCTTTAGTCATTACCTCTTTTCTAATATCTACCGTAAAAGTCACTAAGGCGTCGTAACTTTTTCCTTTAATGCTTGCAATAATAGGAGAGTAATCAGGAGGTATAATTTTAATATTATTAATTCTTAGAACTATCTTTTCTGTATCATTCTTAAAAGATAACAACGTTCTATTCACAGACAAAATTTCTTTAAGTCTGTAAGAAATGAAATTTTCATAGGAGACATATTGGAAATGTAGCGGCCTATAAAAAACATTCTGCTTAGGATCAGGTTCCAAAAACTTGTTTCCTAGTTTCTGATCCATTTTAGATATGTATTAATTTTTCTATTTTAGATATTTATAATTACGTTTTTTAGTCTATCCACGGATGCTGTAATTATATCTATTTCTTCTAATTCTTCAGATTTTTTTTTCATCATACACAATATTCCTTTTGCCTCTTTAACGTATTTAATGCAATCTTGCAATGAACTTAACGCGACTATATTTAGTTTTTTACCTTTAAAGAATTTAATTTTACTGTTGAATTCCATTAATGAAGGAAATATAATCATATCTATAGATAACTTGTACGTAATATTAAACATACCTATTTTAAAATTATGTATACCATACATATTAGGATGTTTTTTTATAATTAGAATTTTTTCATTAAAGTTATCTGTAGATACTATATCAGAGGCAACCGCTTTATATTCTAAAAATTTTTCATTACCTGTAATATCTGTTATAAGATCGAAGAGTATGCTATATGTATCAAATAGTTTATTTATTGTATCTACACAATTTGTTTCTGACTTATCCTTTGATAGAATAACATGAATAGTAGAATCTTTAAATATTTTTATGCACGTACGATTAACATAAATTATTTCAATCGTCTGCAATATAGAACTTTTTCCTCTAGTTGTAATAGATTGATTTTCTATATCAAGAGTCAGTTTCTTGGAGATAGATTTAATCCACGGATTCTTTTGATCTTTATGAACTTCTGTAGACATGTATTCGTCGGATCTTCTTCCAGAATAATATATAGATCTATTATGAGAATTTATCGTTTTCTTTAATTCACCGTAATCTATCTTACATTTTTTGTTGCTAGTCTTAATATAGGAAACCAAAGACGATCTATCAGAAAGAAATATTTCCTTTGTGCGTTTAGATGCAGGTGTATCTGATATAATATTTATATCAAAGTATTGATTTATCTTACTTATCTTTTTTATCTGTTTGTTCTTTGTCGGATAACATGATTGGTTTATGATGTGTTTTGTTGTTTTTATATCACAATAAATTAATTTTTTGATAGTTTTGTTAAATCTTTCATCGATAACATCATTAAAGTTTTTTGCATCCTTTATTTTTGTCATTATTATATTATATATATTAGATATTTCGTCACATTTCTTAATATGGAAGTTAAATATTGTCCTTATATATTCATCTTCTATTTCGTGAAGGTATGAAAACAATTCATACATCTTACTCCTATCAATCTTTACTTATTTTACACTTTTTTAGTAATGATTCCATGTAAGATAATCCTAAATTAAAACTGTCTGCAATATCGTCTAATTTTGTATACTTGTTTAATATATCATTTTTATAATCTGTATATTCAGAAATTTTCTGTATAAATACGTCAATAGATTGTTTTTTTCTGTTTCTGTAACTACCCCCTTTAAAAGTAGGATTTCTCACGATCACCTTCGTATTACTATTATAAAAAAAACCTTTGATAAAATATATTATTTTTGAGTTTGGAGATTTGAACCCCTGTTTCTCTAAGATAACCACGTCTGGATTATATCTAGTAAGATCTCTCGCTACACTACGCTCCCAGTTCTTGGTCCAATCAGATTTTTCAATGGCTATTAGTTTAATAGTATTACTAGTGTTATCGTAATTAAATATGGCATAGGCGGGATTTTTAATACCTATATCTACGGAGCATATAATCATTATTGGTTATCGGGTAACATAGACTTAGCCGTCGATAAAGAATTAAACACAATAACAAACTGGTGAAATTTCATATATATGTCTTCTAAAATTCTATCCCCTTTAATAACAGATTCTGAATTAAGATCAAATTCTACTATTTTATTATTATCGTCTAATTTAAAATCCATTTCATTTATTAACTTTATTACTTTTTCCCTATCCTGTAAGAAATAATCACACGATAGATCGAATAACGATCTAGACTTCAGTTTATTCACAAACTCAACGTCTTCTAGTTTTTGTTTTAATTCCTCTGAATTACTGAAGGGTAATAATATACCAGTTACTGAATTGCCTATTTTGTTTATTTCTATAGTTCCAGTTTTTACCATATAGTTACCTATTGAAAAATATTCATTATTAAAATACTCTAAGATTTTTCTAATATATTCGTTTTTTGGAATCTGTTTATCCGGAACCGTACTATCCGGCAATAACAAAATGTTTCTATATTTTATAACGGATACAAAAGATCCTACATAGAGTCTAGCTCTAACTAAACTCTTAAATCCTGATATTTTTAATACTTGGTTATTAAAAGTAATCGCGTACGGTAACCACAAGTTATCATCTATCTTTTCTAGTTTTATAGATTGAACACAACAAAACTCGTTAGATTTTGCATCAGATACCTCTCTTACTAACGTATCTTCTCTAATACATATTAAACCGTTTATATAAAATCCTTTTATCTTTTCGATATTTGTATGAATTAACTCATAATATTCTTTGGTGAATTGTGTTTTTTTATCTATTTGTAATGACAAACAGCCGTTAACTTTTAATCCTACTGACTTAGAAAATTTTAAAATATCGTATAGCTTGTAGTTATCTTTTGATACTATATCTTCTATAGCGAATGTATTTTTATATTCTACGAATAGTATAAATCGTATATCAGGATATTTATTAGTTACTAGTTTAATTTTATCCTTTAAGCTTTTTTCAATAGTTGCTTCTGTAGTACCACCCGACAGTTCGTAAAAAGATTCATGAAGATAAACATATTTTGTACCGAAATATTTATGCAAAAAATAATACCTTCCCTGTAATAGATACGAATTATTTTTTATACTCTGATAGTATTCGTCGACACATACATGTTCTTCTATATGTATAGATCCTACAGACCAATAACTTTTGGTAGTCCAATCTAACAATTCGTTGTATCTTACGGTATTATTTTTACCCAATAAATGTATATTCTTTTTTAACTTTAATAATTCTCTTAGTTTATCTAGATCTTTAGACTTTGACATGTTCGTCCTATTTTTAATAGTTTGTTATTTTATTCTCATTTTTAATATAATAGTTCCTAAAATAGCAGATAAATTAAGATTAGAACATGAGGCATTTACTAAGTACAGGCAAATATACGGAAACAAATTTCGGTGTATAGGAGATAACTTGATAAATTATAGCTTTACACCATTTGGTGTAAAAGCAAATTATTTAGTAAATAAAAATACGAAAATGCCAGCGATATGCAATGATATAAAAAATATAAATTCATTAATAGCAGTTACTTGTGATGATGCTTCTAAATTTATCAAACATCGCAACATATGCGAAAGAGCGTATACAGAATTATTTTTATAGCTCTTAAATGGCAGACTCTACAGCAGGTGCTAAGAAGAGGAAGAAAAGATCTACATCCGCTACATCCACACGTAAAGAACCGCCTACCGTTATACCAGAAGATGAATGTACAACGTGTTCTATATGCCAGTCAAAGTTGGTTATGTTTTCTGGGGTTAGTAAATATAAATTAAGCGATTATCTAAATACAGGAAAAGTATTCACTAATAGCAATATCCGATGTAAAGCGTGCGGATCTTCATTATGCCATTTGAGAGACCTCTCTAAATCCTAACTTTGTAGCCTGTTGTGCAAAACGTTGAGTAAATACACCTACCAATGATTTTATTTCCTTTATCGATGTATTAATAAATAAATATATTGATCTAGTAGGACTTGAACCAGTGTCTCTACATATCCTACCCATTACTTGTTCACTCTGCATACTGTTCATAACAGTATTACATATGAACAGGCTATCTAAGTTTGGGATATCTAATCCTGTACCCGCGTAATGTAAAGTAGATACTAATATAAAATTATCTATCGTCCTTAATTCTTTAATCATGTCGGTAGTAGATTTTTTCTGTGCATCACCTAAGTAAACCTTATCGGATAATACTTTTCTTAAATCATTATATATTATTATCATGTGATTGCGTAGTTTTGTTATAACTAAGATTCTATTACCTTGATTAGTTTTAAATGTTTCTATTATCTTATCTACTATAGTTTTATTCCTATGAATATCCTCTGCTAATGCCTTTTCTGTATAAAGATGATACTTATTAGCAGTTGTTTGTAACTGAGATACGTGTGCTCGTATACTAGGGTTTGTATATTCATTGTACAATTCTCTTATTACGTAAAGGATTTTTTGTAACGGTGAAAACTTTATAAAGTTTATTATAGAGTTACAATAAACTGCATTTTGTTGTCTAGGAGTCGCCGTTAGAAAGTAACATATTCTAGGGGGGTAGTAACATAGAAAACTTGTCATAATAGATTCGTTCATAAGATTATATATATGGGCTTCATCGAGTATAAAGACATCGTAGTTTTCGTATACTAATTCACAGAACTCTTTATTCGAAAAATGTTTATCAACTACAACTAATATACTAAAACTTTTAGAAGTTAGTACTTTCAAAAGTTTAGAAACACCTTCATAAGATACGTAGTAGCTCACTTTTAATGATGATATTGAGTTTTCCCATTGTTTTAATATAAGTTTATTTGGTACACTAACTACGGCGTTCTTTTTATGAGTACCTATTAGATAGCTAGCGGTTACTGTTTTTCCAAACCCACACGCTAAATGCAGCGTTGTATACAAAGGCCTTTTTTCTTTACACTTTCTAGAAAACTGTAATATAATTTCTTCTATAACTCTACGCTGTATGGGATATAATTCCGGAAGAATAATTTTTTGTCTATCTTTCATCCAGTTTCTTCCATAAGAAAACGTCAATCCGTATAACGGTACGTTACTATTTGAAAAGTAACCTGATGGTATCAAGAATCTAAATTCAGAATTCTTCATTACTTCAACAAAATCGCCTTTATCGTTAAACAAGTATAAAGGTGAATAACCTACTAACTTCCTCAAGGAAGAATATAGTTTATCATCTATAACCGTAATATACGACATTTTTATCTATATAAATGGATAACAATTATTTAAATTACTATAATGTTTTCGAAGAGTTCGACGCGGGAGCTGGTATCAAAGAAAAGGAACTTTTCACAGAAGAACAACAATTATCGTTTTTACCAAAGAAAGGACTCGGTAATGGAGGATTTGATGGAGTAGAACGACTATACTCGAATATAATTAACAACAATGATATAAAATCTTTGTTGGCGCTTATTATGTTGGTATTCGCTATTAATACAAACTCTTTGGTGGCATTGATATTTATTATTCTTTCTGCAATTTTTGTACCGGTACCGGCATTAATAATAGCTTACTGTATAGCTTTGCACTTAAAGAATGGATCGGATGCCACGCACGTAGGAATCTCTATACTCTTAATGCTGGCGTCCGCAGTTACGATTTATCTGACGAGTACTTCTAAGATTTCTAAAGGATTTAAAAGGGCTATAGATGTAGTACTACTTGTAATTCTTGGATTTTATATAGTAAAAATATACGGTATAGATAGGCAAATATCTATACCTTCTCGTAGATATTGCAGGCAGATGAGTGGGCCTTCTTCGTTAGAAAATCTTAATGCGTTTCAGACACATTCAAATTACTGATTTGATATAAAATAAATGGGTCAACACGTCAGTAACATAACGGTAATAGCTACTCCCCAAGCACCAGAAACTAAATATTTAAGAGTAGAATATACTGGTGGTTATGATGATGAATATATTAGATTTTTCGAAGCAGAAAACATACACTCAGGTGATATCGGTAGTGAAATATCCCCACCTTTTTGTCTAACTAGAGATACCACGGTAAAACAATGTGCGTCTTTTCTATCACCCGAAGCTAAAAAAAAATTCGTAATAGTACCAGGAGAACCTTGCAAATCATTATCGTTTAGACCGGGTTCTATTCTTGATTTACAAAAGATACCCTATGGTACAGAAAGTTATGTTTTAGACGGAACTAGATGTAGATTTATTAATATAGACTACTTATATACAGATCCTGATATTAAAAGATGTTGCAATAAAGAATCCGATAAAGACTGTCCGGAAATATTTTCTAATAATTATGAAACGGATCATTGTGATACCATTATGTCATCTATATGCTTACAGACTCCCGGGTCTTTACCTTGTAGAGAATGGCTAGAGAAGAAAAGAGAAGTAGCTTTTGATACGTACATGAAAGTTTGTAGTGATCATTTAGATGCCAATTACTGTTCTGATTTTGTAGATTACACTAGACCTGATAACTTTGGATATTCAGACGCCGCTATATTATCTTACTGTTCTAAGCACAGGAATAACCCAAATTGTTGGTGTGTTACAACACCCAAAAACGATAAGCTTTTTAGTTTGGAGTTAGCTCTTGGTCCTAAAGTATGCTGGCTACACGAGTGTACGGATAAATCAAAAGATAGAAAATACCTACTTTTCGACCAAGATGTTCAAAGAACCAATTGTAAATATATAGGATGTAATATTAACGTAGATACTTTAAGACTAAGAAATTCAGTAGCAGAATTGATAGCTAAATGTGGAGGAAGTATAGCTGAAGATACTGTACTAGGAGATGATTCTTATAATAAAGAAGCTAAATTACCTTCATTTTTTTCTATAATACCGGTATGTATAGTTCTCTTATGTCTATTCGTGTTATTTTATTTCCTTAGGATATATGATGCTAAAGTAATAAATTCTAACACAATAAATGTATATCGAAAATAATTCATTGGTTTTAATTATTCCAGAAACTAATTCTATAACACCTCAGTTGTTTACTATACATGATAATAAACCTATATGTGTATGCTCTAGATATTCCTTAATACCTAGTAAAAAGGAAAATGTTCAAATATCTTATATAGATAACATACATATGTATTTTAGATCTTTCAAAAACCTATATCTTGTTAATCCGCGCAATCATGATATAATTAAAGTATTTAATTTTTTAAAAAATTATAAGTGGGGCGGTAATTTTTATTTACTATTTAACGTATAATCTTATTATGATAAATGATTTCAAACTATGAACCCATTATAATAGTCACTATATTCATATTATCGTGTATAATGAATATCAGTATGTCTACTAGAGCAAAGTTTAGTATTATATTCTTTATACATTCTGCGATTTTTATGTGGTTTCTATTCCACTTTTTATATTCGGTATTGTAGTTTTTCAGGTATCTAAATGGATCCTCTCGGCTTTTTCAGAAACAGACCATCTTACGTAGTAGTATTCGGTATAATATTGCTAATAGTAGCATGTATCTGTGCTTACATAGAACTGAGCAAATCAGGGAAACCTGCAGATAGCGCATTGAGATCCATTAGTATTATATCTTTTATACTAGCGATATTACTACTTCTTGGTATTATATTATTCTCTGGATATAACAGATACTGTACAGGCAACGTAGTAGATGAATCTAGATACGCTACATCACCTGGAACTGAAATACAGTAAATTACTATTTTTTAAAGATTACTAGTTAAACTATTATAAATATTGTCAAAAGTTAATTATCAATAAATGGGAATTATAGATACTTTTGTTATTACAGCGGTAACAGTAATAATATTCTGTTTGTTAATATACGCTGCGTATAAAAGATACAAGTGTATACCTTCTCCTGATGACAGAGATAAGGTACTAAAAAGTACTTTGAACGACGATACTTTATTCAATCAAACTCTTACTCCTGATCAGGTAAAAGCTCTTCATCGCTTGGTTACTTCTAGTATTTAAGTAATTCACGGTTAACAACGTCTATATTTTTCGCAATCTTTTTTATTTTAACTTTCTCTTCATTAATTCTGTCAGCTATTATATCACCGTCTTTATAGCGTTTATAATCGGGTCCGAATATCACGCCGGATGATGTATAGAAAAACAAAGCAAAATAACATATAAGTACAAAGAAAATAATGATTATAATACTCATTTTCTGTATTTTAAATGACGGGAAAAAGAGGATCTCAACAACATAGCAGCTTTAACGAATATGTTGAAGCTATGCACAAACTTAACCCGCAGTTAAAGTCGCTGCTAAATCATATTAATGCTATTACGGCAAATACACCTCCTAATTTTTCTGAAGGTTCCTTGCCATCTACGCCACCTGCTAGCAACAATAGCCCAACGCCAAAAGATGTAACAGCTGGTGCTCCTCGTAAATCATCCCGTTGTACAGGAACTACAAGTACTAGAAAACCATGTTCTAGACGTAGAGGAGGAGCAATGGCTTCTAACGAACAAGAAGTTCAAGCTGTCACTAATTCTGGAAAGATAGTATACGGTGTAATTACGGGAGATGGTCAACTGGAGGTAAAGGGACACGTCGGTGAAGTAAATGAAGATCTTTTGGGTATAGATCTTGATATAGTTAACGGTGGTAGAAAAACTAGAACAAAAAGAACTTCCCGTAAAAAACGTATGAGTAATGATAATTCAATAGACGGTGGCATGGCATAATTAGAGTATGTTTATGCGCCTAATAAATATTTTTAGTATAAATAACGAAATATTGATAACTGGATTATTTGCTACACCCATTTTAGTAGCCAATTGTTCACAATCTTCGCCTATTTCTAAATCAATTATGGTAGACGTTACTTCTTTGCTTAATCCTTTTATTTCATCAAATCCAATTCTTACCAATAATTGTTCTATCACAGAAATCAAAATAGAAATGATATTAGTAACGATTAACTTTTTTTTATGAACTTCGTGATATTGTTTTATAGAAATATACATATTTTCTATCTCTTCGTCTTCGCAAGCTTCGAGATCTTCCATCGTCAGCGGAGAATTGTTCATAGATGCATAGTTTAGTATTATAGCGCGTTTATTGAGAATTCCGATTCTAAGAGGGTTCTTATTAAAAAGGGTGTTTGTAAAATCTAACAAGTTTTTGCTTTTAGTTTTCTTTTTACGAAGTTCGGCAATTTCTTGTTCGAGTAAATGAACCCGTTTATTATCATCAAATACAGCTGATAAAGAAGGAGTCTGTTGTATATTGTTACTTTGAATATAATTATCTTTTTCATCGTTGAATGAATGATGGCTACCTATTTCAGATACTATGCAACGATCATGATCATCGTCGTCATTATAAGTTACATCCTTCTCATAATTATCTGACCTGGTTGTTAATACAACATTTATAGTCTTGAGTGCTGATAACTGTCCGTTAGTAAGTTCATAGTTTTTATTACACGGATATACGTCTTCTGAAAAGGCTGTTAAGTTATATTCTTTGGCTATATTTGTTATATCTGTTACCATCAATCCAGTCATTTATTATCATATAATAAATGATGTTAATAAAGAATATTGTAACTCTAGATCAGTTAGAATCTTCAGATTATCTCTATAAATTGATTTCTAGTGTTTTACCTTCGTTATGTCTAGATTACAAAATAGATCCAAAACTAGCGAATGGATACGTACATGCGTTAGATACTATATACAGTCCAGAATTAATTAGTATACTTACAGACGGTGAAAGATCACAACAGTTAGATACACTGGGTATTAATTACATTCTTTCCAGAAAAAATGATTTAGGTATTTATTTTCCTATAAATATCAGAGAAAACGGAGAAATAGTATCTACGTGGAATAAAAATACCGGTGGGTATACGAATCCTATACCATGTACTATATCTTTCAACGATCTTCCTCCATTTACAAAAATATTGATACAGATAAGAACCATGGGTTGTGAGGCTCACGCTAGATACTTCGGTGGATACGTAGAACATCCTTCGTCGCCTAATATTCTATCCCCAAAAATAAATCCTAATATCAGTTTTGCAAATTCTTACATACATAGTCTTACTTATCCATATATAGAGGGAAGAGCTGATTATTCTACTTACAGACCATTGTTGATTAATGGTATTATGGAAAAGAAGGATTTAGCTAATCTGTTGAATGTAAGAGCGCTATTAGAACCTATGTCTAGAGCTATATTCGACGCTATATTTAAAATACAATTTCATTGTAACGCTAATAACATTGTACTTGTACAAAATCCTAATATAGACACGGATCTTATAACGATGCAGACACTAAAGTATCTAGTTATGTATTTCCAGCATTTTTCTGGTTTTACGTTAAGGGATATATATTTGGGAGGAGTACGAATACGTGTTGATAATTCTATGTTAGCGTCTTATGTTGTATCAATTTATTTTAGTAAAGAGATAAAGTATATAGAAGATAACAAGTTATTTTCGTTAGACTATATTGATCAGTTTGTATTTAGGCCAGATAATAGCAACTTAAATATTACAGTAACCGCTCAGCAATTAGGAATACGTATCTTAAATATGACGTCCAACAGACCTTATATCATTAATTTATTGAACATTGTATCTAAGAGTTTAGTAAGACATCGTAATGTTCCTAAAGAAATATCTCTTTTCTGGGATGGTATGTCGTACGATGAGTATAAGAATATGAAATTTATAGATATGATGTTTCTAGGGACTACCTGTTATCTATTCGCTTTGTATAATAAAAATGGGATAACATATTGTTCTATGTTAAACGATGTATTGAGAGCAGAAGAAACACCTATTCGTATATGCGTGTTCCCGAGAATTCTTAAAGGTAAAACTATTCCGACTTTGATACGCGAGATATTAGAAAATATAAACAATATATCAGTAAGAGATTTTCCAAAATACGATACCCATGATGTCAAACATATAGGCCTTTCAGATGCTGGATTTATGTTGTTCTTTCAGTTCTTGAGATTAATGGAAAATAAAGAACCCCATATTGCTGTAAAAGAAATTCTTATGGCGTATACCGGTATTAAGATTGATGACAAGGGTTCGCCATACTATATTACACCTGAAAGTTATAGGACTTTCATCTTTATGCTTTTTAAAGCAATGGGGTTTAACGTACGTGTTAATAGGACTACCATATCTAGTCATAGTTATACATCTTACTACGTTAGTCCCAGAGTAAGCAAAAGGTATCTAACAAATATGTTACAAAAGGCGTCGTGTTCTCAATCTGAAGCTGAAAAACTCTTATCATCTGCGCATGATCTAGTAAGTTTTATGTTATCCGTCAATAATAGCAGTAATAGGGATAGTTATCGACGTATTAATAGGTCCTTCTTCGGTGGTTTTAAAGAATCAGCGTCTGAAGAAGACGCTACATTAGTACAATTTATTTCACCCGTAAACATATTAGATCGAATTAATGTTAAAGGAATACTATCTGCTAATGCGTTAAATGAAATTATGGATACAGATGTGTTTCTCCCAGAAAATGCAAATTTTAAAGAAAATCTTAAACAACTTTTAAAAGAAGATACTATCGATGGAAAATCAATAGCGCATATAATTCCTCTCAACACAATAGATCGTTTAATAGTATCGGCGGGAGGTGTATCGGTAGGAGAACTACTTGAAAATCTGGATGAAAGAGTACCTGATGAAAACGCTACTAACGAAGTAATAGAATTAATTACTAATGCTCTTAAAGATAGGAACATGAAAGATTCCAACTTTATAGCCACGAATATTCTAAATTCGATCACACAGATTTCTGAAAAGCAAATGGATGGTATCAAGAAGATAACTTGTCACGGTACTATGATGTTTAAAGAACTTGCTATGCATATCTATTTTACAGAAAGGTATTTCAAAGCTAAGATTTCAGACGATGTAAAAATATCTATATTAGAGAAATATCGAGATTTTATAGAATTATCTAAATCGCTGTATAAGGACTTGATAGGTATAGACCAAATTAAATCCGTTCTCAGTATAGTTCATAGAACCGGGAGGAATATAGATGATAATCCTATCACACAGGAGGATATCCAGAAAGCTTATAATATCGCCAGACCAAAAATTTTGAAACTAACTAACTATTATACTGAAATGACTAAATCCTATTTTGAAAACATTAAAAGAATAATGAATCCCGAAGATGCCAATGCTGTGGTTTTTGATAACGAATAAATGTCGTGTTACAGTTCTATACTAAATTCTATAAGTACTTTAGCATTCCTACAAGTAGCTAGCAATGTAATAGAACTAGTGAGGCATTGTATAATGCATTTTTGTGAAACACGAATACGTTGTAACACGCTAGCGTTTGTCATACTTAAAATTTTAATAACTATGGTAATCTACTTCATGATAGGTCTAGGCTTATTCTACCTCGCCAAAAATGGTACAGAAGCTGAGTAAAGTTTCTTGTATGTGTTTATTTATCCTATATCTATTAAGTTTCATCAAATTTGTTATAATTTCAGAAAATTCTTCGTAATAGGATACTAACATATCTATAGGTAGTTCGTTATTATGAGCTAGTTTGCATTTGAAGGTCTTATTCTCAGTTATAAATTTAGTAACAAGATTATATACGGTAATCAATACAGTATTAACTAATTGAGTTACAACTGCTGAAGAACTTATACTCCATTGAACAAATTTAGATTTTATATATAAAACATACAGCTTATAAGTAATCTCAGACAATGATTTTAGTATAGGAGACATTTCTCGTATGTCAAATAGTTCAGGATCTTCCTTTTCCATGTTTCTTTTACTTTGTAGTATCAAACATACGGTAGTATAATAGTGTTCAAATTCTATATTATAATAACTAGAATGTTCATATCCTAATTTTTCCTGTATCAATTGAATTTGAGTATTAAATTTAAACTTCTTACTGCTTTCCTTATAAATCTCAGGAAAGTATATCTCTAGAAAACTTTCTGTGAATTTAAAACCATTCGCTGAAAGATTAATCAGTATAACATACGGAGCTGATATAACGTTATTTTTCTTGGTTAGTTGAATATTATTGATATTATCCATCTTCTGAAACATGTAGTTTTTTTCTTTGTAATTGAGGAAAGGGATTTTGGATAAGAAGAATCCTAGGCTTTTAGCTCTTTCGCTTCCTTTAGAACTGCATACGTACATACGTCTGTTCTTCGAAAGGTAATATTGGTTGTCTTCTTCTCTAGGTTTTGTACGAGTTGTAGATAGTTTAAAGTCTCCTAGTTCGAGGCTCATACTAGTGTCTAAATCTGGTACTATCTCGTACATATTGTATTCGTAAAATTTTATATACTAATTATTTTTTACGTTTACTCTATAGTTATTATCTATAAATGTACGTAGTAAATCCTCAGTTAGTTGTATTGGTTGATAAAGATCAGGAAATATTGGACGTTCTATATCTTACGCTATACGATGGAATAGATGAAAGATCTTCTATGTATTACTTCATAAAGAATCACTTGAGAGTTCCTATGGATAGAGTAAGGGTTCTAAAAAAGCATATAATACTAACCTTGAAGATATCCCAGGTAAAGGGTTATATATGCGATCTTCTGAATATCGATGAGGAAATAATTATATATTCCCACAAAAATAATTTGGAATATAGCTATGTAGATAATACTACTTTTAATCCATTCACTATGACACAACGAAAAACGTTACTTAAGTCAAAAAGTTTCTTATACAATGTCTATGTGGACGCGTGTAACTTTTTAGTGATATGGGTAGCAAAAGCAGCCGATACTATGGTAAAAGAATTAGGATCTTACGAAGAAGTAGATGCTAATGTCCTTAAATTTGAATCTCGTCTTATAGAAATGTTTCCTGATCTTGATTTAGACTTCACGGTAGAATCAAAATTTAATAACGTTTTTAGGACTAATCTCAAAATGACCGGATTAAAGAATATAGTTCTCAGTAATACCGATAAGAAGATACTATTTATCAAATCTGATGAGTATTTTATCAATTTATCAGGAAACCATTTTGTTATTAACGACGAATCTCTTAATTTGTCTATATGGGACGATGATGGTTCTCTAGCTATATCCAGCGACGGAAATACTATTACTGTTAATAATGTAAAACTTTTTACAGATATGATACCGAATAACAACGTACAGATGGAACGTATCAAAAGTGATATTACGTATAAGGTGAAACTATCTACTCCGATTACATCAAAAGTAAAATTAGATATTGAAACTAGTTTTATATTTATTGAAACAGCTACCAACAATATATTGCTTTCCGTAGATAAAAAAATATCAATCATTTTAGCGAAGAACCATATCTCTATAAAGGTTAAAAATCACATACCCAATATAGAAAAATACTTTACTTTCTTAGTTGTTTTTATAAACCGCCTGTTTAATACGGTAAAACAGTCTATGGATTTTACTAAGATAGAAACTATCTATTGGTCACGTATTTGTCAAAACACGAAAGATAAAAATAGGAAACCCGTAATAATATCTTCCCTAGAACCTGATATGTTAAAAGTAAGCGATAACTTTTATAAATCTCCTACCAAAGAAGTATTCGTCAATAATAACGAGGTAATGTTTACTTGTGATGATAAGACCGGAAAATATAATAATATAGGGTTTCTTGCTATATTCTATAAATTACAAAAGATATGTATACCGTGCTGTTTTCTAAAGAACCAAAGTCATACGGATACTTTTATGGCGTGTGTTCATAATAAGCAAACGGACAAGAATATAATTAGTCCGTATATACTAAATTATGGCAAAGTAGTTACAGATTCTAAAATAGCATTTCTACCTCCCATATTTAATGATTTCTTTAACAGCGATTTAAGCATTTCATTGGAGTCGGATAATAAGCGGTTAAAAAGTACGAAAGGATATCATGTAATCAGGAGTTGTCTACATAATTGCCGTTATTATACATTGAAACGTATACGAACTAAAAATGATATTATCCAGTTTGTTAACACGGAAAATGTAACTCTCATAGCTAATGATATCGTTTACTTTCCTATGAAATACTCATCCATTAATAATAAAATATACATACTAGTTCAAGAAATAGTACATGAAATAGTCATAGCTAAAAAGGAAGAAGATAAAGATATGATATATTTTGAAGAACTACGTACCAACAAACTGAGGGATATGTTTCCTTATAAAGTTAAAACGGTTGATATAAAAGAACAAAATGGACTCAAACTAACAACGGATGGTTTTTATGTCGACGGTGAATTATTTACAGAACCTCTATCTACAAAACGGTCTGTATTTATGGATAATATATCTACTCAGAATAATCCTATAGTTAAATACTTTAATTCAGTATTTAAATATGTGGTAACCGATAACAAAGAAATATTTATAAAAACTTGGGTTATTAATACTATGCTTAAATTAGGTATCGGTAAAGATTATACACATATACAAATCAAATCAATATTAGAAAAATACTACAAGCTATAAATCATGGAAAAGTTCAGGAATGCATTTATTGAATTTTATGAATTAAGTAAGAAGTATTTAGAGAATAGTACAGGTCAAAAAGTGTATGAAGTAAATTATGATAATGATATCGATTCATTTTTAACGGTTTTTCCTATTCTAGAAAGTAAGATAGGCGGTGATATTAACTGCGCAATGTCTGACGAGACTGTTATTCTAGCCATGCAGCAAGTAGAATTCAAGATGTTTACATTTTGGTATATGCGATCAGCGGCAAACGTAAAATCTATGCTCAACAAAATAACAGATAAAGAAACAAAAGAACAGTTTATCAGAATATTTAAAGATATGTTAGTATATGCAAAAGTTATTACATCTATAAACAATATGTACTCTAATATGAAAAAAGATACAAATGAAATAGTGCAGGATTTAAAAAAGATACTAGGAATTGTGTCGTTAATTAAAAGTGCTAATAACGAACATCAAGCTTACAAAATATTAATGGAAAACAATAGTTTCATTATCAGAACAATAAATAAAGTCCTAGCGGATAGCAATTATATCATAAAGATAATTGCACTTTTTAATACAGATGTAGTATCTGATAAGATAAAACTTGAAGAATATAAAGATGTATTTTCTTTCTCTAAAGAAAACGTAATATTTGGTATTAAGTGTTTCTGCGATATAACGATAGACGGTATAGACCAGATAAATAATAAATACGTAAGCTTCTTTAAAAAGGTATTACCTAATATTATTTTATTTCAAACTAGCTGTGTCAAAACAACACAATTTGTTAACATATTTTCTAAACTCTCTAGTATAGTGTATTCTGAAATACTTACTAACGAACGCTTACACGTTCTTTTTAGTGAAATAATGGCATCATTTAAGACTAAAGTTTCCGTAGAAGATTTAAAGAAAAGAAAGGTTAATAACATTCAGGGATTGATAAGTGAGATATCAAATAACCGTGAAATGTATAAAAACATATTTGTGGAAGAATATGAAAAGCACAAAACAACACTTATATCAATTGTTCAATGTATAACCGATAATTACAACATTAACTATAAAGAAAATGCTGTAGATATAGAATTCATATTCGATTTTATTCAAGAACATTATATATCTAAATTATAATTTACGTTGGTTACGCCATATAGTTTTAATGTAGTCCAGATGATACTGTACTCCTTTTTTATCAAAGTCGGTTAAGGATAAAAGTTCTCCATTCTTTTGTATAACTATAGGACAATTTCCTTGTTCTATTTCTTTAAACATAATATTAATAATTGAATCTTTAAACGTTTCTTCTGTCAGGTCATTAAGTAATGGAATTCTTCCACGTTGTAATAAATTATAACTTTCGGATAAAATTCCAGTTATTTCAAATAGGCTTATACGTCTAGTGTATCGTTGTTTTATAGCCTTTATCCTTTCGCTCAATTGTTTTGGATGAGGTGATTGAGTAGTTTCATCGAACTTGAAAGATTCTATCCTGGAATCCGATTGTTTAGTCGTACAACAATCATCACTTGTTTCTCCTATATCGGATATAGAGTCATCATCTTCATCGTAACTCTTATAATCGTTATCATCTGACAGTAGTATATCGTTAATATCCATAGAATTGTCCATTTATTATCGATAATTACAATTCAATTTTAGGATACTAAATGGCTGAGAACTTCCACAAAGATTTTATTTCTAGAATCAAACGTAATGTTAGTAATAATCCAGAGATATTTTCAGAAAAGCTAGATGAAGATGATAGTAGAAATGAGAAGGAATCTATAGTAGACGAATACAATACAGACGATAGTAGGTCTATTCAGGATAGAATGATATCTATATTACGTAGTAACGATACTGCTGGTATTTTTACCAGTTTTCTTAATAGATTTAACAATCAACAAAGCAGTAATTTGCCTTATCCACAAAATTTAGGACCTCCTTCCTATAATTCAAGTACTACTCTACCCTCGACTAGCGGCAATCAAGGAACTTCGTCTTCCGTTAGTGGATTAGCCCCACAAGGAACTTCGTCTTCCGTTAGTGGATTAGCCCCACAAGGAACTTCGTCTTCCGTTAGTGGATTAGCCCCACAAGGAACTTCGTCTTCCGTTAGTGGATTAGCCCCACAAGGACTATCGTCATTGTCTAGCAATATTGGTTTACAAGGACCATCGTCATTGTCTAGCAATAGTAGTTTTGGACCTCAAACAACCTCATCTAGTGGTAGTAGTTTTGGCCCTCAAACACCTTCTTCATCTAGCAGTAGTAGTACTTTAGTACCGTCTTCTAATATTCAGCAGTCACAAGTATTAACATTGCCTAGTAGTACTCCACTTTGGATAAGAAATCTGCATGATAAATATATTGATATCCTACCACCTATTAAAGTACCATTATCTAATAGCAATAAGATAGATAAACAAATGTTTTTTGATGAAGTTATTACGTGGATAAATATATATCTTCAGGAAAAGGGTATTATGTTACCAGATGATATAAGAGAACTCAGAGATGCTATTATTCCTTAACTAGTTACGTCTCTTTAGGTACTTATTTTGATACGTTACAAGTAAAAAACTATCAAATATAAATGGAATCTGATTCTAATATAGCGATTGAAGAAGTTAAATATCCTAATATTTTATTAGAACCTGTTTACTATAATAACCTAGAAGTAATAGGATCTCATTTACATAAACCGGATAAAAATAATTTATGTAACGTATGTGATGTCTTGAATAAAATTACTGAAGAAGATGTTATATCAGCAGGTGCTAAACAACAACGACCTATGCGTCTTCGTAGTAAACCAAAACCTGATATATGTAAAGGAGTTTCAGATTCTGTAAAACAAAAAAACACAATTATCAACATAGATGAAATTACATCTACTCATGACTGGCAATATAATCTTAGAAAAGACGCAGATGCTATAGTAAGATATCTCATGGATAGAAAATGTGATATAAATAACTTTACGATACAAGACCTTATTCGCGTTATGAGGGAATTAAATATTATTAGAAATGAAAGACAAGAGTTATTCGAGTTACTATCTCATGTCAAAGGATCACTTTCTAGTAATAGCGTTTCGGTAAAAACGAGTCATCCTCTAATGGTTATTTATTCGCACTCAGATAATAAGATAGGAGAACAGTTAAAACTACTAGAAAATACATATGATCCATCCAGATATCAAGCGTTGATAGATACGACTAGGTTTCAATCAACAAACTTTGTTGACATGTCAACATCTAGTGATATGTTATTTAGATTCAAAGACCAGGATTCCATAGGCTACGTTCATCCTATATTAGTTGCTTTATTCGGCGTTAAGCTACCGGCTCTAGAAAACGCTATGGTATTAGGTGATAGTTATAGTCTTATGAAACAATTGTATAACTCGAAGAAAGTAAAGCCAGAAAACTATATGTTGTTGATTAATAGGCTTACTGAAGATTCTCCTATTATCTTTACGGGTATTAATGATTCTGTATCTAGTGAAATACATAGAGCCAGTATTCATACTATGCTGAGAAAAACAATATTGAATTTGAGATTAGGTATATTCTACAGCAAGGATTGTGATCTTGTCGACAACCATCTTATGAAGATTATTCACATAAACAGCTCTCAGATGATGGCCGACGAAGAACAAATGCTAGCTTCGATTCTATCTATTGTAGGATTCAGACCGGCGCTAGTATCTATCACAGATCCTTACCAACCGCTTAACGTAGTTCTTAAACCCGTATCTTATATAGTTGTAAGCCCTTCAAAAATGATTACCACTATAAACAATCCTATATCCATTAACTCTAATTCAATTTATTCTCTAAGTTTCGATAATACTACGGGTAGAGTAATGTTCATGCCTGCTAATATGAGATACCAAGGTACTATTTCTTGTAGGACTGTAGACGCTCTACCTGTATTGAATTCTATTTCTCATGATAGGATTATAAATTCCCCAGTAATAGTAAACGGGACTCTTATCTACTACATAGAACGTCGACAAAATAAAAATATAGTATCAGGTGAGTGTTTTACAGGCTTTAGATCAGTAATTAACGATCGTCCAATGGATATAGCTAATGAACTAAATATCAACGGTATTACATATCTACTAAAATCAGCAGTTTGTTACAAGACACACGATTTGTTATCTACCATGTCCGGAAGTTGCGACGGCGGAGATGTATTTCTCAAAGGATACTATACTATTCTATTCACGGAAATGGGTCCTTGGATGTACGATCCTCTATCTATTTATAGCAAACAGTCAAGAGAGTCAAGATTAATGAGAGTGATGAAGAATCAATATTATAAAGAACATGGAAATGACGACGGAATGTTCTACGATTGGTTGAAAGAAGAATCCACTAAGAAACTATGCGATATAAAGCAACAGCAACTGATGCATCATACTGTTATGTTTGAAGATGATTTATTGTCCCACGAAGAAGCTATGAACCTTATTTCTAGAAATTGTTGTATTTTAGTGTATGCTCAAGACTATCTACCTTACTTAGCAACTAAAAGCATAACAGAAATATTTGTTTAATTTACGTAAAGTAAATGTCGGAGTATAAATATAGTATAGATCCTCCAGTTAGGTGTAGTAACTGTAGTAATAATTTAGTTGAATATCTAAAATCAGATAGACAATTGATAAAATTAATGTTAAATAATAACGAATATAAGAAAAATATATTAAAACAATTTCTAATATTTAGTAGAAATAAAACTCTGTTAACTAAAATACTAGATCCGGAAATAAGAAGAGTTTTAACATGAGTAATCTAAAACATTGTAGTAATTGTAAGCATAACGGATTGATAACAGAATCTAATCATGAATTCTGTATTTTCTGTCAATCTATATTCCAACTTTCTAACAAAGTATCTAAAAAATCAAATTTTCATGTATCTAATAAATTGATACACTTGAGAAACGTTCTACGTAGATTACTTTCTAATCAATGTTCTTCAGACGTCATTGTCGAATTAAAGTCTGTAATGACAAAAAATAATATATCTTCTACAGATATAGACGCTAATTTTGTATCATCGTTTTTAAAAGCGAATGAAAAAATAAATAAAAAAGATTATAAACTAGTATTCGAAATAATAAATCATATAAAAGAAGAAAAATTAAATTTAGATACAAGTAAAATAAACGAAGTTATAGAAATTTTTAAACACTTAGTATTTTTCTGTCAAGAAAATACCCCTTCGAAAACTATTAATTATTCGTTTTTTTTGGATAAAATATTTAGTCTTACATCTGTAACGAATAACCTTAAACCCCAAACGGTTAAAAACTACACGAAGAACAATAGTAATCAACTAGTATGGGAAAACTTTCTAGATTACATGAAAAAGAAAAAAATTAATACATCTGTATACGATTACGGACACGAATACGTATTTGTAGATTATGGTTTTACAACATGTTCTTTAGAAGTGTAGTAACGTAGGATAATTTATAATAAATTTAAACTTCTCTTTAATTATCTACGACTTTATGAATATAATCTTCATATTATCGGTAGACATGGTATAGTGTTTTCTATTACTTTTATCGCTCTGTGTTCTTATTAATAATCAATGAGTTAGCTAATGTTAATTCATAGTTATTCGTTGTTTCTTTTAATGTATCAATTATTGTGTATAGGTATACATTTTTAGAAAATATATAACAATCCTTGTATGATATAGCTGATAATACTATATCAGTTATTATATATTCTTCAGATAGTATAATGTTCTATATCGTCTATAATATTTCACCTCTACTAATGTTATAATTCCATAAAAAGTGAAGTCTAGTTTATCTATAACGGTAGTATTAGAACAATAATCTGGTAACAATCTTACAGTCTCTGGAGAATATGATACTAAGGAATTAAACCATTATCTAACTCTTATACATCATATTTAGATAAATTAGTATTACCGTTATATCGGGTACAATAACAGAGCCAGATGATATGATTATTTTAGATACATTTTCTAAATAACGCTATATATTATTCTTTTTTATGAATCATCATAATCACGTATCACAGATTTCTTGTTAGAATTACATCATTAACTAAGTAACTATTCTACTAGTATAAGGAATATAATAACCAAGGATCTATCACATCAACATAGTATATTTTAAAGCAGATAATAGGTAGTCATGCTTATTGTTATTACATTAAAAGTCTACCTCAGTAGCAAAAATAGTTTCATTTTATTGGAGCACGTGCTTCAGAATGATTATTTTTCTATACCTATTTGAAAAACATAGAAACTTCTTTTCAAAATCTTTCTACTAGGTCGTAGTCAACTATACATCAAAAATTCTCAAGAACGTGAGATAGAAATTAAGGTTTTCTTGATTTTTAGAATCTATTAAGTCGTATACAGATTACTGCTTTTTATACATTTGCCATAGTCAGTCATAGCCTGGATCATCATGGAAAATCATAAATCGATATAGGTTAAACACTAAAAGTTCGACAGACTTTTTGATTTAATAAAATATGTCTTATTTCTTTTTCATGTCAAAATTATCAAAACTACTAAATATATCATTATATTCTTCTGTAACGGGTTTTTTTCTCGCTGTTGGCACTCTTGGTGTAGTTTCTACATATAACTCGTAATCATCATCATCGTCAGCATCATCAGCATCGTCAACATCATCAGCATCGTCAACATCATCAGCATCGTCTTGTTTAGGGATACAGGTATTGTTAGTAAGAGGTAAACTTTGAATCCGTGTACGCGCCATTATAGTTATATTTCTAAACGGTAATCCATATACAGCATCTTCTCCATATAGTGTTTTAATTTCTTGTAATAACTGATCAACAGTAACACTTTCATAACTATGATACGTAACCTCAAATGGTGTATCACCTATAGATACGCATACACTGTATGATTGGTTAAAGCCTAGTGATCTACAATAAGATGATTGAAAAGCATGAAATGCATTGTTTATATCAGAATAACTTGTTAACGGAAAAACCAGAGGATTGTGATCACTCTGTAGAGAATTAAAAAATCCAACATTACAGTAATTATCCCACGAGTGATCCCAATACATAATACAAGTAGGATCGTCATTTTCATCATACCTTGGTAGTGGAATGGGTTTACATCCTTCTTTTATTACCGATTCTGGCATATGTCGAGGCTGGGTTTCTTTATAAGGAACACAATCATCATCGTAGTCATAGTCATCGGCATCATCATGCTTTAATGATCCTTCTTGTAATGGCATAACAGTAATAGTACTTATAGACATACCGCTATAATATTTTGGAGCAATATCTATAAATCCGGAAATTGTATACCCATATAGATAATGATCGAACCGTTTACCACTAAAATTACCAGACACACAGAACTGGAATATTTGACATGGGTGAGAATAACTGAAGTCGCTATCTTTTTTATATGTATCAATAGCTACTTCTAGTTTTATACTGTTATTGCTATATTTACCAGGCAGGATAAATGTTTTTGGTTGATCTAAACCTTTGGAACGATCAAAACAATGTAACGAGCAAGCTGTTACACCAGTTCTACTATATTCTGTAACGTGCAATACATTTTGTATATTTTTTGAAGATTCTTGACTATCTGTTGTTACGTTAATAAATAATAACGATAATATTATAATACGTATCATGGCTGTTTTTGTATATTATTATACATTATATTATATAATAAGTATTATTTTTACGATTTATATTATTCTTCTCCTTGATAATCAGTATCTTTCAATAGTCACCAACTGTTACATACAGCCTTTAGGATATTAGTTCAAACATTTATCTATATGCTAAGATCGAGACACTTTACAGTATAGTCCTAGAAGCATAATCGCAAATGCGAGTTTCTCTACTTTTATCCATAATATCTATCGTAATGTATAAAAACTTTTTAGTGTGTATAGATTACCTAGTTTTATATCTATATCATGTGAAGCTATAACTTCTTTTAGGATCGTTAGTAAGGCGACCTATTATGTTTACGTAATTACCTTTCATACAACATATACAAAGCAATATATGTAGTTGCGTGGTGTAAAGGTATTATATAGTGTTATATTACATGATGTATGTCTGTTTTTGAATATATTCAAAATAATAGCTATTAATGGTTATAATAATTAATTGATTATTTAGATTTTCTGAATGTTAGAATGTGATATAACTTTTTGAACCTATCATAGATCACATTTTTACTACTTTCAGTAGGTGGATTAATACATTTTATACGTTTCTCTATATTTTCTAACTTGTTCTTTAATTGCTTGTTACTATTTTTTAATTCATCTATAGATAGGGTTAATTCTTTCATTCTCTGAGTGTAACTATATTCTAATTTATCAATATATTCTTCAAGTCCTTTATTTTTTTCGTAATAAAGCTCCCTTACTTTTTTGAGTTCGTCTAACTCGCGAGTATAGTTTTTTTTAAATAGAATTCTTATTTCTCGCATTAACTTACATTGTTTCTTTATATATTTAATATCCTTATCGGGTTCTTGGTGTATTTCCTCTTTATCATTTTGTACATATCTATCGTTTAGATAGTTATGAACAATATTAGATACTTTTATAGCAAACTTAGATGATATCCAGGCACAGATATGTGGCATTATATTACCGTGTATATAAAATCCTTTTATGTCATTGGAGGTCTCTGAATTATAATAATCTGATCTAACTGATATAACAGCTTTTACATATTTGGTAGTTTCTTTATTGATATTTTTTTCTATTTCTTTTATTAGTTCTATACTGTGATCTAACTTTATCCATTCTTTAAAGTCTTTATTTCCAAGCATACACAGTTGTGTAGCATTTATGTAGCCGTTGTCTTTCATCATAGTAAGTGTAATTCCATCGTATTTTATATAACAGAAATGCGAATCAATATCCTGAATAATATACGGTAAGGTATTCATGATTGTAATAGTCTTTACTCGAAACTATGAGATTATTTTTAACTTTTTAACTGAGTTTATTTATATGATGTATGTTTTTAAGATAATAACTATTAACAAGCCATTAAAATATTATAATATTTCCTTCCAACATAATGAAAAAAATCTACATTTACGTAATCTAATATAGAACAATAAAATGATTTCACTTATAAGTCCCGCTAGTAAACGTGGCTGTATCTTATCACGTTCTTTACGAACAGTTTCTTACAATATTAAACAAATCATTATCTCCTAACATAGCTAATATATTATATTTAAGTTCTATAGGTAAAGCATTCCAGTAACCATCTGTAGTGATATTACTCAGAATAGATATAGAGTTTTTTAGTAACGATAATCGCTTCCTAGCGGCATATACAGATTTTCTTAATTTATTTCCATATACTAAAAAACAACCTGGTTCTAAGTATATATCTTCTACATTAGATACCAAACTTGACAACAAATTTATATTATTTGAGCGAATGAATATATCCAGTCCGTACATATTATTAAATTTAATAGATCGCATTTTATTTATGTCATATTCACAGGATTCTTTTACATCGATAAGCATGGTACATTCTTCTATGGTTTTCATGTTTCTGATAAATATCGCATCATTTTTTATATCAGGAAATCTAAACGCGTCTAATATAATTTGAGTTACTATAATTTCTGCAGAACCTATACAATTGGCGATAGCTGATTCCAGAGGAGTAATATTACTTTTATTTGTTATGTTTGTACTAGCGCTATAATTCATTAATAAATTAACTATCTCCGGATACTTTATTGCCGAATATAAAGGTGTTTCATCACGTATATCTCTAGTATTTATATCCGCTCCGTATTCTATAAAACATTCTATAAGTCTTAGATCATACTCTATATTATTACACGCGCTGGATAAAGGTGTACCACCTATTACATTTTTAGCTTCTATATCGGCACCGTGTTCTACCAGTAACTCAACAGCGGTTTTTAATGATTGTGAAGAATAAGACCTAGAGATATAATGCATGGGTGTTCTTCCGTAGATATCTACGGAGTTTACTTCAGCGCCGTGCTCTATTAATACCTTTAATGCTTCCGTTGCATTATCTGAATAAGTCGCAAGATGTAAAGGAGTTACCGATATCCCGTTAACAGCGTTTACGTTAGAACCGTGTGCTATGAGTGTTTTCAGCTTATGAACAGGATTACGAGAACGAGCAGCGCAATGTAAAGGTGTATCACCTACCGAATTCGCGGCGTTTACTTCAGCTCCGTATTCTATCAGCATTTCTATTGTATTAGATAACTCGTATGAAGTAGCCGCATCATGTAAAGGCGTGTTCCCTTCCGAGCATGTAGCGTTGACATCAGCTCCGTGAAGGATAAGTGTTTCCACTGTTTTGGAATCAGACGATGATTTAGCGGCTAAATGTAAGGGTGTTATACCGTCATTATTTTTTATTTTTACGTCCGCGCCGAGCTCGATAAGCGTTTCTATTGTTTTGTTTGTATTAGATAATTCTGCGGCTAGAGCTAGCGGTGTATTATGTTTATTGTCTAGCGCATTAACATTAGCACCGTACTCGACCAGAATTCTTACCAGTTCAGGACCATCGGGTATAACCATCGCTGCGCAATGTAACGGAGTCTGACCGTTCATGTATTTGGTGTTGGGATCTGCACCTAGGTCTAATAACTTTTTTGTTGCTTCTAATCCATTTTCTTGTACGGCGTAATGCAAAGGAGTTGATTCAAACATGTCGGTGACGTTTACGTTAGTACCTAAATATATGAGTGTTTTAAGTACTTCTGGAGTAGCCAATTTCTTTGCCGCATAATGCAATGCCGTCTTTTTAAAATCTGATATTACGTTTATGTCCGCGCCTTTAGATACAAACATTCTTATTCTTTCTACCGCATCAGGTAACATTACGGCTTTATGTAAAGGTGTGTCTTTAAAACATCGATGAATATTGTTATAGAATATATTCATAATTACTGTATGTAGGTTACAATATATCACCATTCAAATGTATTGAGATAATTGTTTTTCAATTATTATCATACAAGTCCATTTAATGATTTTAGATAAATACGTGTATTCTGATAATATTTTATATTTACTTTACGACGGTATTATATCTCCTTGTGATATAAATAGCTTCAATTTATTAATTTATCGTGTATTATAATACGGGCTATTTAGCATAATTATCCTTAACTTTATTACACTATAACCATGATATTTAATTACATGAACTCGATATTATATTTACACTAATATAAAACCATTTTGGTTTATCTAATTACGCGTTCAATATTGTTAAAACTTGTAAAATATAAATGATTTTTGTTATTATCATTAGGTTTGTAGTCTAATATGAACGCAAAATATAGTTTAAAACATGTCATCTGTTTTTGCATATGATATAGATGTTACTAACGAGCTCGTATAAGTTTACAGCAAAATAACTAAATACCCACGGCTATATGGTCATAGTGAGAATATAGTAACATTTATACTCTTCATCAGTATCATAAGACTTTTCTTTAATTATTCCTTCTGACTAGTCAACATCGACGTTCCATTGAAGATTGTTTTAGCTAACGTATCTAGTAGACACCTAGGTGTATATAATGATAACCACGTAGAAAAATCCTTTCCTCCTGATAAACATAAATGTATGGCATTTATAAAAGAATTATCTCTCATCTTTATTAGTTCTAAATAATTATGCTGTATATAACAGAATTTACTATTAATATGTTTAGAACTTATACATTTAAAATCATGGTAATTTCTTTTATTTAATCAATTATTAACTGTAATATTCTATTGTACAAGTACACTATATTACGTAATAATAATACACTACATAACAATCCTATAGTAATTACAAATAACTTTATATTGTTAAAAATGGTATATCTTACTGTTATTACCATTCTGTTATATATAATCATGCATTATAGTTATAATTATATTAGTTGTTTTTTTAATTTTTAGATTTTTCCATTGTTATGATACATCTTAGAATAGATAACCTTTACTATCTTTGAAATTTTTAATTCTTATTCCGCTGACCTCCAAGATGGTATATGGTATGAGGTACTAGCAGCGGATGGACGTAATAACCTAGTATATCTATATTACTAGGAGCACTATTAATTATGGTACTACTTATTTTTATCTTAGATTTTTTGTATTAACGATCGTATCTATTGTAAGCTATTAGTTCTTTAGAATATTCTAATCTATGCCATTTATAAATTTTTTATTATCGATGATACTACATATTTTTTAGCATTAATATAATTAGAATCTCTCTCATAGCTGTTACTACTAGGTTTACATAACAATATGGAGTTATAGTATTATTATAAGAACATTATTTTTTCTTTTCTACATGTTGTATGAATTGTTCGTTTCCAAATCCATACTCTGACTTAGCTTAATTCTGTTTTCTAGTTTTTCACCTATATAAGTATCTAATACACGGACAACTTTAAGACTAAAAGGTATAGATATGCATGTCAGTATATAAGGTATCAAATCTTTATGTACATAAAATCCAGCTGTCCTGTCATCTATTAAGTTACTAGCTTTGACCTCAATAATTACACTGGAATGTGATGCGCCGTAAGGTTCTTCACAATATCGTTGTCCTAGATCGTAATTAATTTTATCTAAAGTATCTATTATTTCTCTAAATGATTCTATCTTTAGCCATTCATTAAAGTCCTTGTTTTTCTTAGCTAGTAACGCTGATATATTTATAAAATGATTACACGACATGACAATAATTTCTATTGAATCATAATATAAAATTAAGAATCCGTCATTCAACTTTCTAGTTGATATATATCTTTTATCCATATTGTATATAATAAGTCAATCTATAAAAACCTATTAATTTTATGTTTTTAAAATCTTATAATACTATCTAGTATTTTAGTTTCCAATCCGGGTAATGGCTTTTGTTTATAACCACGTTTGTCTTTAAGAATAGTTTCTATAAAATAATCCTTAATTTTATCTTTCAATGTTTCGTTATCTGAATTGAGTTTTACCATAGCATAACTATACATAATAGAATTGATCTTTTTAAACGCAAATTCTCTAATCAGACATTGTATGATTTCCTTAATATTATCATCTGTATTTAGATGATCTAAATCGTTTAATGTATCATTTTTCCAGTTTAGAACTTTATCTATTTCTTCGTTGAGAGGATGATCCCAATTCTTCATAACATCTACAACAATTTCTTTAATGCTTCTTCTATTGAGGCTATCAGCTTCGTTTTCCATAGTCCGACGTATTTTTTGTAATATCTGTTCGTTAGATGGTTGATAATCACCGTGTGTTTTTGTATCTTTATCAGATAATGACATATTTGATATTTAACAAAGTAAAAATCGACCTTTATTATTTATCTAACGTAAAACTTCGTACTTCAATAAAATAATACTATTTAGATGAAAAAAATTAGCTTATCAACTTCTGTTTCCAATTTTTCATCGTTCGATTCATTATTATCTTTATCGAATAACTTTTTATCTAGTTTTATAGATGTGTTTTTCAGATCAAGAATTAAAGATTTAATATCTTTTATGTCGTTATTGTATTTTTTATTAAAATTTATAAAATTATTTAATATACTAGATAATTCAGTTGATAACGATATGTTAGCAATATATTTTTCTATAAATTTATTAAACAAATATATTATTTCTGCTATTTCATCATTGTATCCTCCTACTAATTTATCAACTACATCTATTACTTCTGTCATATCAGATTCCATTTCGCTAAGTCGTATATCATATTCATTACATATATAATAGTTAATAATTTTATTTACCTTAACGGCGAATAACGGAGATATCCAATTTGATATAGAAGATACCAGATCTTGGTGTACATAGTAACCGCAAGTATCTCTTCCTTTATGATCAATATCCTTAACGTATATAATCATATCCGTTTTTAACTGGTTAGTTTTATCATTTATTTTTTTTACATTATCGACTAATATTTTAGATTCACTTAATTTTTTCCAGTTCGTAAACTTTCTTCCTCGTAATTCACATAATCTAGTAGCATTTACATAATTATTTGATTTCATTATTATTATCTTAATTTTATCATAAATTATATAACTAAATTTGTCATTTCCATAACAGGTAATAGTAGACATGTTTAATTAATAAATGTAAAATAAACTAACGATAAATACCGATCTATATTCTTCGTAAGAAAATTTAATAATACTGTATGGTAATATTATTCCCCGTATAACGGATGACGATGGTTACAATGCTGTATATTATTTATCTTAATTGTATTTCTGTATAAATACAGCAACATCAAATTTCTTCTTAGAACTCTCATAATTCATATATCTTATCTTTCCAAATATCGGTCTTTCTTTCCACGCTCTATCGTGTAATCCGCAAATAGACCACATACAACCTACGTATCCGTTAGGATCCGTGCCGTCTAGTTCGTACTTGTTGTTCAAATAGATACTATAACTCAAAGCGTCTTCAGGTGTTCTAGTCCATTCAAGTATCTTCTTAGCCCAATACATTCGTAAAAAACTATGCATTTTTCCTTCTCTCACCATCTGCATTTGTGACGCGTTCCATAGAGGATCATGAGTTTCCGCTTTTTCGAGTTGTTTAATGGAATATATATACTTTCTAGGATCATTAATGTGATCTTCTAATGTTTTTCTGGCCCATGAATGAGTAGACTGGATACTATCATAATGTTTGTTATAGTAACAAAAATTATCCGATAGTTCTCTTCTTACAATTATTTCATCTATAAACGTTTCAACGTTTTTTTTGCTTTCTCGTATACATTTTAATACTTCTAAGGCAACACGTTGTGCGGATACATGACCAAAATGTAGCCACGGAGATAAGTTACTCAAAGCGTCACACGTAGGATTGTTATGATCCGCGTCGTATGACGGTAATCTGTTTTTTATAAATTCTTTTAAAACAATTATTCCAGCTTTTGTTCCAGGCGTTGCCCATTTTACGGGTAATACCGTCTTGTCTAATGATATATTTTTGGGTTTTGCAATAGATATAGAAAATGGACCGTATGGATGTTTACGAACAACAGGAAATTCTGTCATATATTCATATAATTTATCAAATATCTTTTTTCTTAAAGTTCGTGCACCGTATTCTTCTTTATCAGAAGCTTCCCAACAAGGTACTATATTATGAGCGTCTACTTGTATAAAAGGTATGTTATCTGGAAGAGATATTACAGTCTGTTTCATTAATCTTTCGGGAACACGTAATGGAAAGAAATCCGTTATGATTACTCCGACTCTGTATTTTTTTACTATACACGGAATTATTACTTTTGGTACGCCATATATCAATGAAAACCCTATACATAGTCTTTTACATTCTTCCGCGACTTCTTTAAGACCGGATATTAAAAACATAAAGTGTCTAGAAGTAGTAGTGTGAAATTTTGGCACGACACAAAAGCATATTCTTAGAGGTATTTTGAGTTTTAACGCTAATCGTTGTGCGTAAATTAAAGCCCAATTATCTTGTACACGTTGATCTCTAAACATCCAGTATAATACTACTTTTGAATTTTTATTTATATGTTTGGATATGGACAACGTACGATTCCTCTTTTTGTTGTATTCGAAATTCTCAACATCTTTTATATTTTCATCCGATTGGGGGCTAATCATGTTTTTATATAACTAAAAAACAATATAGATTCAATATGATAATTACTCTAAGTTGGTAAACTAAAACCAGCTATTTTCCGTAAATGTAATTATATTTTTATTGTTCTTATAGGTATTTTTGTAAAAATCATTTTCTTATATCTATTATATAATATTTTTTTATCATATTTATTATCTATCCAATACCTACTGGGTATTATGAAAGGAAAAACTATTCTACATTCAGGACACGTATTTTCAGTATCTGTATTTCTGGTAGTATCTGCCCAACGTCTTATACATGATAGGCAAAAAATATGTTTACAACTTGGGAGAATTCCAAAATACTGTTCGGAAATATGTTTTTTGTTTATTTCTTCTATGCATATGCCACACTTTTTACTGGTACTTCTTTTAAACACAATCAAAGAATCTCTATCTACTAAACAAGTTTTCTTGTGAGAAACTCGTTGGTTAATATCGGTAGGGTGTAGTATATATAGACCACAGATATCACATTGATCTCCGTGTATATACTTACATTTTTTACCATAATAGCATCTACCAAGTTCTATAAACGGGCATAGAGTGTTTTCACAGGATACTATTTTTAATTCATCGTTACCGAATAACGCATTATAGAAATTAATCATTTTGTATATATCGTTTGTAAAATCATCCCCTATCCACTCAATAACATAACGTATCATATTTTGTTTGAGATAAAATCCTGTTATAATAAGTTTCTTACCTTTACCATAGACTTTAACAATAGCATTATCTACTGACTTATTATTGTAAATGTCTAATAATGCTTTAGAAGTAGAAAGACGCAACCATCTAGAAAAGTATTTATTCCGCATTTTACATAATTTACTACAATTAACGTAACCGTTATTCTTCATTATTATAACCTTTATATCTCTATACTTGATCGAATCAAAAGATCCGTCTATACATTCAATAACATAATCATCTTGTGATAAATCTGATACTGAATATTTTCCGTGAATGTTATTTATGTTTGATGAGTCGTCCTCCTTCATTGGTTTATATTGTTGGAAAATGATCAAAACCGTGCAGCTACGCTGTTATATATTACTAATCCAACAATATATTTCTTCCGTTGTAAAGTCTTCTAGAGCTAATATTTTTACTTTATGAATATCGTCTCTAGTTTTATTTCTTATATACTTAACGTATTTATTTTTCGTAATATAAGATATAACATTTTGATTATTAGAATAATATAACACTATTTGTAGATATATATCATCATCATGATAGGCATATCTTGTAGCTATATGATACATTAGAAAAGCATCGAATATCTCATCGGAAGAGCGCATGTCTATACAAACTATGTCTCCTTTAGATTTCTCATACCAAAATATATTATCGTTTTCTGCATACGAATTACATTTATAAACTATTTCACAGTTGTTTCTTCTTTTATTCTTGTAAAGGGTCCTAACGTCCTTAAAACACATAACTTCACTTATATCAGTATTACTGATATAAGACGTAATTTTATATTATACACTTTTCTGTGATGGTTCTGTATTTTGATCACTACTTTTTACATCTCCTGTACTACCGCCGTTAGTCGGCGGTGCTTTTGGAGGAAGCTTTTGTTGGCCCTGGGGAATCACCCCGTCAGGGACTTTCTTCTGTTGGTTATTGGTGTTACCATCCATATTTATAGTATAAAAAATTATGCAATTTACACGGTACGAAAAGTTATATTAGTTATCTGAAAATATTTTATTTATATCCTTTAATATATTTATAACGGTATATCTAGTATCTGTTATTTTAAAGTTGTTATCTTTTAGTTCTATATGTTCGTTATTTTCAAGCATATTCTTGAATCGGATTATAGATTTATTAGTAGGTTCGTAAATAATTAAAAATAAATTATGGCTCTCTCTATAATTAAATAGTTCTATGCATACTTTTCTTATATGTAGTTTAAAGTATTTGAAAGTAAACAAGTCCTTTTTATGTTGAAAGATAATTATATAATTATTTTTATTAGATCGGTGTAATCTATTCCTTACAAAGCATCTGTCAACGCGGTATTCTTCTATAGGTTCTATCCCCTTGTCTTTGGAAAGTTCAATTACTTGATTATGTAATTCTTTTGTTTCTCTGGCTATTGTTTCTCTAAGTTCTGTTATATTGTTTTGCAAAGAAGTATTCTTTTCGTATAGTTCTCTCAATAAAGTCTTTAATCTATTGTTATCTCTTTGTAATTCTTTGTTATGTTTTTCTGTAATTTTGATATTTGATTTTAAAGTGTTATTTTCATCTTTTATTTCTTTAATACTATCATCAAAATGTTTTATCCTGTATCTAAATTCGTCATTGACGTTCTTTAATTCTGTTATTTTTGAGCTAAGTACGGTATTTTGATATTTTAGTTCTCTTTTCTGCTCTCTATAATGAGTTTTTAGTTCTGTTATATCATTGAGATGTTTATTTGTCATTTCGTTAAGCATATCTATGAAACAATTTCTATCTCCTTGTTTGTATGATGAAGATGGTGGTAACGTGTTGTATTTTTTGTCATCTTTTTCGGTAATTGTAAAACTATTAGATATATACCCATTAATGAATTTAGACATACTAATAGCGAATGTAGGAGATAACCATCCTACAATATGCGGTAGTATATCAGGATGAATGTAATATCCTTCTACTTCTTCGTGATAATACTTTTCTAGAATAATAACCGATTTTGAATTTTTGATAGAAAACTTTTTCTCCGATGGAAAGTTTGTGTTTTCTATTTCTTGTAAAAGCGATAACGAACTATCTAAACGCAACCATTTTTTAAAATCCTTTGTATCGCATAACTTACTAGCGTTAATATAACAATTGGAAATCATCATAACAAGATGAAATCCAGAATATTGTATATAGCAAAATTCTTCATCTATATAACCGGTTATCATACTATTAAACATCATACTTGTTTAGTTTGTAATAAAAAATAGATTATTTTTCAGCTTCTTTATATCCATCTACTATCCTATAAGCTATTAACTGAGTAACAAGATCGATGATTACAGAGTCGCTTGTTTTACTCGATAGGTATGATTGTATTTTTTGTAGATCTGATACGTATTTAAGCATAAGACTATTAGACCTATCTATTAACTTTCTTTCAATATCATCTAGTCTAGTTTTTAACTCTATTAATTTACTCCTGAAATACCTAATATCCCTTTGATATTTATTTTTTAGTAAATCCGACATTAAGTTTTTACTAAGTTCTTCTTGATATTGTGTTCTCAATTTTTTGCTCTCTGATTTAATGTCGTCTAATTCCCAGAATATAATAGCTCTATATTTTTCATAGACTATATTTAAAAGCTTCATATCCTTCTTGTACTTACTATTAAGAATTTCCAATATTTCACTAAATATTATATTTTTATTACCGGACATATCATTACAGGTCCCGTACTATTATATTTTCATGTAGTGTCTGAACAACTTGTGTATTTTAACGCTACCCTATGATGTATAAGTCAATACATAAGCAGCAACCTGATATATATCTGCAATCTTTTTCCAAATATTATAGTCTTATTTTCTAATTTAATAATGTTTATGAGTGAATCAAAATCTATATTATCTAAGCTATTATAAAATATTGTTTTATTTTCATTTTATATTTTTTTACTACTTTTTAACAAGAAATTGTAATGTGATTTTTGTTCATTACTATATTGTATAGCAGAGTTACTATCTTTTCTACATGAATCTCTAACTGGTTTTTTAAAACCTGTTTTATTACATTCGTGATATGCAGACATTTTCACAAATTGTTTATATAATGCTGCAAAAGTAACGGATACTGGTTTAAATCTAACATCATCTAGATGCTTCAAGGTAACTTCTTGTGTAATTTTTGTATAATCATCTCTGGTTACAGCTTCTATAAATACAAAGTATATTAAGTTTATTTTCTGCCTTCCAAACCGAATAGTAGTGTTACCCGCCATACAGAAATCAAAAAAAGTACAATATTGATTATACTTACACGACGTATAGTTATGATAAGCATCCAAAGCCATGATAGGGCCCGTCGGATTATCAGGTGACTTTACAGACACGATAGGACCCATAATCTTCTTTTTATTGAACATTCTGTACGGACATGTTGGAACGTCATCTATTTCGTTATCTTCTGTGGAAAGCTTACTACGCGTAATCACGGTATGACTTAAAACTAGTCTTTCTGTCGGTATATACAAAAGAATAGCTAGATATATAATTTTCCAAGCAAGTATCATTTTTATAATGATATATAACTACGCGTTTATTAAACCTCTATTTAATCTATAAGATTTATTATTATAAATTGTGTTATAAATATATTAAAACCAAAATTATGGAGAATGGCAATTGTAAATCATTAATCTTAACTGTTCACGATAACGATGTAAATACCGTATCTTACGACGAGCAATTTTTTTGGAAAGAATTTGCAGTAGGAGATCTTATTTCACTACAAATAAGTAATACGTGCGATATACCTAGAATTTTCGAATGCTATCATGTAATCACTGACGATAAATATAGAAATCAAGATCAACATTTCCAAATAGGATTATATTCTAAGAATAAAAAATATGAATATACTTATTATACTACGGAATCAGAATATGCTGAACTTGTAAATAATGCATCATTATGTGACTTATATAAGATAAGCATAATGCCTATAAGAGAATTAACGAATAAGGAAATAGAAGACAAATTCTATAACCTATAAAAGTTTTACTTATATGTATAATTCCGATATAAAATCATAAATGTTACTAAGTATGCTTGATTGTCTGTTACTATCGTCGATGAAGTCGCCGTCTCCGTTTATTTCTAATACCGGAACTTTAAATTCGTGCTCGTTATTCTCGGACAACCACTTTTCGTGCTTATCATGGAGCAGATTCAAATAATCTATTTTAACGGTATTTTCTTCATGACGGGCTCTATTTAACATTCGTTTATAACATATATCCGGTGATGTCTTTAAATATATAATTCCATCTATCTTTATATCCATAAATTCGGTCATCCACTTACTGTATTCGTTATAAATATTCCATTCTGTATCATCTATATATCCTATATCGTGTAACGCTGTCGCAAATATATACTTATCACTAAATACAGATCTTTCTAAAATTATATTACCTTTATTTTTGTTTAGAGCATCTATATAAGTTTTAGTTCGAGTCCAAAAAGCGTGAGATTGGAAAGTATATGCCCATCTAGATGGATCTTTGTATAATTTGTCCAGTAAATTATTACCTCTCCATTGTTCTAAAGGTTCTTGAACAACGTTATACCCATTATCAGATAATATATTTATCAACGTAGACTTTCCGGCAGAAATATTTCCTTCTATAGATATCTTTTTATGCGTTTCGAGTAGTGAACAGTTCTCGAATTTTAACAAATTACTACAACAAAGTTCTTGAAAAGCCATTTTGTATCAGTATATTATTTTTTCAACTTCTACAAAACGTTAACATGATTTTATATATACAGTCTTGTACGAAACACTTAACTGATTCTTACTAACCTTATCCACTGTCCAGATAGGACTTTGTATGATATACTTAGAAGGTACTCTGCATTCAGGGCATTGCTTCTTAGAATTAATAGTAGTCATCCATGTTTTAATACAGTTAATACAAAACATATGATTACAGTCTGATAAAATACCATAAGGTTTCTTATTTCCTTTTATAGCATCCAAACAAATACCGCATTTATCGTATTTTATATCTTCTTTGCATAGTAGTTGCATACATACCTTTTCGTGAGTCAATCTTTTATCAATATCGGTTGGATGTAAAGCCTCAAACCCACATATATCGCATATATCTCCATGGACGTACTCGCATGATGATTTGGTTTTACAACACTTTCCTATTATAGCGTCGGGACATAGTTCGTCACAATATGAAAAATCTTTTATTACTACGGTTTTATCTGATATCGTATAGGAGTTTATTAAATGCTTAATCTTGTTAAATATATCTTCAGATATCCATTTAGCTATATACAACGCTAATTGAGGATGGGCATAAAATCCATAAAATTCTTTATTGCCTTTCCTATTTACGTATACTAGAGGAGATTCAAAACCTTGATTCGATATATCTCGTGAAACAGTTTCGATAATACGTCCCGCAGAGATCAGTCTTTTCCATCTATAGAACTCTTTGTTATGTATCTTGCATAATTTTGTAACATTTATATATTCTGTATGTTTAAGCAATATAATGGAAAATCCATTATCTTCAATAACTCTATACTCTGTATCTCCATTATTAAGATGAAGATGTGACATAATCACCTACATTTATAGCTTATTATTTGCTATTATACTTCAATTTTGACATAAATATTTACTGCCTTATTTCTTAATTTCTTTTAGTAATGATCTTGGAAGTTCTAGCTTATCATAATCGTCTCTACTTACCGTATTACGTATCATCCTAATACATATATCCTGAAGCGGTTGAACTCCGTATACATGTGTTATTATTTCTTCTTCGGTGAATAACTTGTCGTTAATAAAATCTACCCCGTGTAATCTCAACTTCTCCATGATGCCAATTCCTTCACATATAATCTTTCCTGATGTGGAGTCTATTATTATAGAATTATATCTGGAATCTGAGTAAGCTCTATCTAATCTAAAATTAGCAATATTATTACCAGAAATAGTATGTATAAATGACATTATCCAACTTCTGTATTGACCTCTACATATAGCAGCTTCACGAAACACGGTCCAACTATATACAGCTGTTATAGGTAAACCTTTTTCGATGAATAGTTTATTAAACTTTTTAATCATAAATCTTATTAACGCGTAATCAGGTAAATATTTATTTTTTATGGGAGTCCGGGCTTTAACATCATTAGTCGAGTGAACGCAATTAGTACTCTCGGGGTTAATACAAATATTCATTTTTTATATTGTCCAAACTTTTAATTATTATTTTTCATTAATATAAAAAGTATATCACCAATTTTCACAATAATATTCTAATTTTCTAATATAGTAATACAACATATTGAGATTTTTTTATAATTCGTCACACCATCTACAAGGCATAGATTATACTCGATAGTTACAAAGGTAGTAATTATTTTACTTGTACACAATATAATCAGATATCAATCGTGATAAAATAGGTAAACCTGTAGCTAGCTATAAATATAACGTTCAATCAAAATGGAACTAGAATTGAAGAGTATAGGATTAATAAACATACATACGTTGTTTAATAAAGTCATCAGGTTCCAACAAGATATAAATAATATATTAAAATCAGATTATATAATTGTATCGTTTTGTGATAATGGTAAACTGTTTGAAATATATAACTTTGATAAAGTAGCCAGATTTGATAATGGAATTATATATCAACAAATAAAAAACGTATACAAAGATAGACATGATTACCTTCCTGTTATATTTCCCAGTCAAAATATATTAGAATCATTTAATGAAGAATTTCCTATTAGAAAGGAAAGTAGTACCCTACGTATACCGTCCGCAAATAAACATCCAAAAATGATATTGTTAGAACTCTTTAATAGCTTTAAAACAAATAAAGTATTAGGATGTTGTTATTATTATACACGTCCTTAGTACCTACGATCTCTTCTATGTTTATACCTTCTATCGTAGGAATTATCATTAGGATAAACAGTTACCTTGGTTATAAGTAAATAGTTATATGATTTTAATATTTTATATAATTGTTCTTCTGTAGCACGTTCGAAGAGAAAATAACTTTCTACTCCGTCAGTATTATAAGTTATGTAATAATCGTATAATGATCCGGGTTTAGAATACTTACCGTCAGTGTTAATATGAAACGTTCTGAATATGCCATATATATCGTACTTATCGCTTAATGAAAATGTCATAGCATCGGTATGATATAATTCGGGTCCCATATTTAACCCTGATATAATTTAAATAACTAGAAACTATATATAAAAACAATGTAATACACTATACCTCTTTAGAAAACACATATACCATATAATGACTCAATAATTCAAGAACATCAGTGTCGTTGCATTCTTCTAAAGCTTTCCTGTTTAACTCGAAGAAATTTTTTGTCGATCCCCTAGATTCCAACCTCGAAACCCCGTTAATAAAACTTATGTTTCTATCAATGATAGTTTTAAAATTACATGAATCTATTAACTTAAACTTGTACTCCCTGAATACACGTATCAGCGTGTCGCGTCTAACTATGTATTCCGCCATGGGTTTAGACATACTCGAAGGATTATACACAAGCACTTTATCATCGTCTATTTTTTCTATCGATAAATAGTTTTCGGTTTCGGGTAATAATTTGCGAATAATAAATTTCTTTTTTTCCTTAAGAGTATCCAGATAATCCCCATCCATAGTAGTAATAAGGACTTTACATCCTGATTCTGTTAATTCCTGTAGGTTAGTCATGATGGTACTATAATGTTTGGGATGAAACGAATAATGTATCGCGAACTGCCAATCTACCAAACTGAACTTTTCAAAATATAACACTTGTCTGATACTAGAAACGTAAGTTTCAGATCGAATAGTTTCTTTTATATAATTAAACTTATAGTACTTGGATTTATCACCTGCGTTACGTTCGTTATACCTTTTTTTACCCGTTTCGATAGCATTATCGTCTGGATCTGTAGCTACCATCAATGCTATCTCACCATAAAAGTATTTTTCTAAGTCAGCTCCGTTACCAAAGTCTATGGCTAGAACTTTTCTCTTGGAATGATTATCTAGGTATGTTTTCGAACAATATAACGATATAAGTAACGTCTTAACAAAATTAGATAAAATACCTAACGCTCCTCTCACTCTGTTCGATAGGAAGTAGTTACCGTCCGGATTTAGACGCATAGAATCTTTTAATTTCATGTGTGCTGCTATATCTGCTAATTTTTCTTCCTCAAAAACATCTCCTATTCTCAGTTTTTGATCGTTCAAATGATCCATAATAACGGATAGTTGATTCCCGTAGTATCCGCTTTCATATAGATATTTCATAGTTTTATCTATTCTGGGTTGTATTAATTCATCGTTATGAGAGAATTCTGCTATGAATTTTATAGGTAATACAAGATTAGTAATACCGGTACATGGATTAAGGTGTTTAATTTCTATACAATATATGTTATTTATATATTCAACGCTTCCGTTGAGATCTAATTTCCCTGTAGAGAATTCTTTAGGAAAACCCTTATCATTACTGTATCTTTTATATTCCAAGAACGAACCTTTATCGTTAAATACTATGGGTTCACTAGACATATATCTATATATAACATTAACGCACTGATCTATAGTATTATCTTTCTTAACTTTATAATCTGTTGTAGAATCTTCTCCCTTGGAGTAAAAAAGTATAATACCTTCTTGTTCTGTTTTTAACATTTCTTCTATAGACACCACAAGATCAGAACTAGATTCAAAAGGTCCATCGTAACATTTTGTAACAAATACCAATCTATCATGGATACCGGTAAGGTGATTTTTTACGAATGCTAGTTCTGACAACCGATCTTCCATACACGGTTTTAATACTTTAATAACTGTAAGATATAATATAGATTCTTCTTTACGCATTTCAGCATATAGATATATAGTTTCTTCTATTTCCCTAGACGCTGTATACTCTTTTATATACCCTAGATGGCTAAAATAGCAGAATATAGACTTCTTTTCTATATAGACGTGTGAAAATATACCATCCGTCTTGCTTGTAATATATAAGTCGTCTGTATTTATATTAATAATATCCTGTTTTTTGAGTAAGTGAGTTCTAAGTATAGGGTTTATACTAGGACACAGTCTAATGTACTTTGGATGACTTAGAAATAAAGCACTAGCTGACATATTTAGTTCTTCGAGTAGCTTCTTTTTAGATATGTTTTTGTCTTGCATCATGATCTCGAACTCTATATACAGACTGGGTTTATTTTTAGGATGGTTTAAAGCACATAATAGAGAACTAGAATTTGCTGATTGTGCGCCTGAACCTAGAAAGTATTTCATTTTAAAATCTATAACTATGTTTCTAAGTTTAGCTCGTACTACACTTACAAGTTCTAGTTTAATAGACGCGTTACGTCTTTTGTAATCCACGAATAAAGTTTTTTCTTCAATAGAATATTTTATAATCGCGGAAGAATTATCCGATATGTCTTTTTTTAACAAAAGAGATTTTTCTTCCCAAATAAAACCATCCAAACTTTCTACTAGTTGATTATTTTTTACATCTAGTCCATGAATCTTAGATAAGGGTATTCTGTTTCTAAACTTAGTGTTTGGTTTATCTACGGGTAACATGGTAAACTCTATATAAGATTCTGTGGTAGTTGCCATGTTATATAGGTTAGTGAGGGTAATAATAGGTGGTTTAAATAAGATAAGTTCGACTTCATGATGCTTAGATTCATCTACTTTGTTTATACTGTTAACTACAGAAATAAATGTATCTACTAGTTCTTCAAAATAACAGCTAAGTGGGGTTTTTGATATATATTTATCCATTTATTAAATGATAGTTATATTGGTTATTTATATTATAGTTATCGTTTTTTTTCTATTTATGTTAACTAAGAAAGCAACATCTGTTCGGTTAGATAAAGATAATATGATACTAAGTGGATTATACAAAGATAAAATAACCGCTCAAAATACACTAGTGAAATTACAAGAAGAGTTATCTGAGAAAAAGACTAATTATAGTGCTTGGTACGATTTAACATCATCTAATGAATTGAATAAACATAAAGATATAAAGCGTATGGACCCATACACGGCTATGAAATTTACTTACGACTTATTAGACCGATGGCGTCTTTTATAAATTCATATCCTATATCATCTATACCAGCATCTTTTAGCATTTTCTGGCGTGATTTTATGTTTCTCGCTTTTTTAATAGCATTATTTTTATTATATAGTTTAATAAATCTTTTTAGTTTATCGGATTGCTTTATATATCCTTCTAAGTCATTATCTATAATAGATGTATTCATATATTCTACAGCTACTACTTTTCTACAACTGCAACAATCCTCTACTTTAGTAGTTTTCATACCCAGGTAATCAGATGCTAGAACATTATCGTTATAGACAAAATCTATAAATATATCATCGTCTTTTTTAGAAAATATAGTTTCTACAGGATCTTTTTTAAAAATATATTTTATTAATGCATATACGTCTTTCGTATTTAGCATATCTTTAAATATGGTATCTAAAAGCATTCTAGATTTATGGTCCATTTAATTATATCTTTTTTTTATTTACATAATTAATCACAAAATTAAGAAACTCGTCGAATGTCTTTTGTTTAATAGTTTCTGTTATATTTTCTTCTTTCATTAGTTCTAGTATAGTAATAGCCATATACGCTTGCTTAGAAATATTAGGGGTGTGGCCTATAGTATCCGCAGTTTGTTTTATAGATAATACTATTAGTTTTTTGATACTAGGTAATTTCAACATAGAAATTACGTTATTCCATATATTATATAAAAATGTGATATTTACACCGTAAGTACGCAAGTCTTTTATTTTTATTGAATATTGCTTAATAAATGAATAAACTTTCTTTTCTGATAATAAAGAAAATAATACGGAATCTGGTTTCGAAAAGTCATGTATTCTTAATAAAGGCTCATATAATCTGTTTTCTTTCTTGACGTTAAACGCGTGAACAACTTTATCTTTACCTGTGAATTTTATAGTAATATTCTCGTCCGTAACAGTCAGGTGCTTATTTTGTAGCGTCAATAACCCAACAGTATCGTTTTGTTTATAGTATTTTACTTTTCCTATCCGTATATAAAAGCTAGTTTCCATTAACATGAATACTGCTAGTTGAAATTCTAGAGTATTTGATTCGGAACATATATTCTTGTCTATATAATTATTAATTTTTTTTATTATTTTATGTACTTTAATGAAAACTTTATCTCGATTCTTATTTCTTAATATTACATGATTTTTGCCATAAAAATATTGCTTTCGTCCTTTAGAATCTACTCCGATAAATATTAAGCTGTTAGACGCCTCTTCTAGAGATTGCTCGTATACGATTACTTCTTTCAAATGAGGAGGAACTCTATACGCTTTAATTATTTCGTATGTTTTATTACTAGCAGGAACTAGATTTTTATATGCGGCATCGTAATATAGTTTATCATCTTTATAATGAAAAAAAACTTTCTTTACCATTTACTTAGCTTTTTTCCTTTGTTGTTTAGGTGGTGGTACGCTGACACCTAGATTACATAACGCTTCTTTTAATTTGTCTACTTCCTTGATAGCTTGACCCGTATTCTTCGGGATATCAGTAAGGTCCAAATCATGTATTACTGACCTCAATGCCGCTATTCTATGTGCTATATCTTTTATTGATTTAGAGATAGTCTTTATTACCAATCTAGTCTCTACAAGATCTATAGACGACGGTTTGTTTTCTTCCGCACACTTTCCATCGCTAAGAACATCAAGATCGTAAAGATCTAGATCCTTAGTAAATGGATCTGTATTTGGATTACTAGAATTACAAGATGCAAGTTCTTGTTTTTTTGTTTTTTTAGCAGTTTTTTTGGTAGGCTTTTTTACTACTTCCGGAATCATTTCCGGTTCTGTATCAGAAGCAGAGTTGGAAACATGATGACTGCTATCCGCCTTTACCTTGGCTTTAAGCTCATCTATTGTTTTAAACGATTTATCTTCAGAATTTGTCCAAGACATATTGGTTTGTTATTGGCAAATTTAAATTAATGTTTTTTGTTCGTTTACGTTTTATAATGATATTTTTTTTTCAATTTTAATTATGGCTATTAAGAAGTTACCCATATTTACTATGTTTATTATAAATTAGTTCTATACATTAAATGGAGAACAAGGAATCTGTATTATTAGAGTTAGTGCCTAAGATAAAGGCGTATATAAAAGATGATACGGTAAAGGAAAAATCTTATCAAGATTTTATAGAAAAAAACAAAGAATTATTTATCTGTAATCTATATAACGTTAATATGATTACGGATGAAGATATAAAACTACTTTACATTACTATAGAACAAAACATAGATATAGATGATAAATCTTTGGTAGCTATATTTTCTTATATAGGATATAATTTTGAAAAGAACATCCACGATGACAATTCTAGTATCGATTTAGGTGATAGGATGACAGGTGATATGAATTATAATATGTATGATACCTTCTTTTCTACTTTAGATTTCATAATAAGGCAAAAACATGTCAACATTCTCGTGAATGACGAAGGTAATAACGACTTTAATATCAATTACAGAAGTTTTACTACGAGTTTATCATACAAAGAAGATAAATATGAACAGGTAGTAAACGAAATCCCTTTTAACATGAAGGAGTTATTATCGTACGTATCAAAGAATTTAGATCAGTTACGTTTTTCTAAAAAGTATTTAGACTTTGCATATTTGTGTAGAAACATAGGTATAAAAATATCTAAACGAAAATATAACGTTAGGTACATTTTTAACTACGTTATAGACGAACTAACTATACCTATAGTTATTAAAGACTACCTCGATGTAAAATACGTATACTTGGAAGAAACTAATAAAGCCTACAGGAATAATTTTGATAATGACAATAAGTACTTTTACGAATGGGGTAAGGTTATTATACCTAAGTTTAAAAATCCTCGTTTATATAGTTACTTCTTTTTGTCTAACTATGGTTTGTGTGATTTGTTTATGGAGTTAATTAATATAAAACAAGTCACCTTCGAACCTAGGAAGAATCCTATAGAGTACATATACGTATCCGAATTGAAATTCTGGGAAGAAGGAGGTAGCGTAGATTTTGTACCCTGTGAACATGAGATAGCTATTATCGATGCTAAAAAAGTTAGTCTAGAATACTACGAGAACATTAATAAGTTTATAGCTAAATATATATATTATGAAGATGGACTAGCGTACTGTAATCTATGCGGAATAAACATACAGGAACTAAACTTGGATGCTACCGATGTCACGAAAATATCTCTTATTAACGTTACTTATAATAAATCTATATTTATGTCGGAACCCTATAATTATTTCTCACATAGCCAAAGGTTTATATTTAATACGATTATGTCGTTCGATACTATTATGAAGTCTCAAATGTGGAATATGAAGTATAATATAAATCGTCTTATTCTGAATTTCCTAATAGACATTAACAGCAAAAGACACGAATACGAAAAACAGTTTGCTACAGAAATTAAGAAAGGTATATTCTTCCTAAGGCTTTCCGCTAATCTTTTTGACATTCAGATGTCTTCTATGGAGTTATTCTATTCTGCTAAGATATTGAATATCCATTTTATAGTAGCCCTAGTTATAGTACTTAACAGTGGTGCGGACTTTATTATGTATTATATGACTAACAAAAAGGAAGAAACTAACTATTCGGATCTAAATCATATTATATCAGTTATCGTATTTGATTTTCTGAAGAAAACCAGGACAGTTGACTCCAAGCAGTTCAATACTATAGAACTATTTACGGAAACATACATGAAAATAGCAACCGAAGAACTTATAGTCCACTATAATAGAATAAAACTCGAAATGGAACGTTTAATAGCCATTAAGAAAGATAGAAAAACACCTAACTATGATATTAGTATCTATAGGCAGATACAGAGAACAGATGAAATAGCTTTTTTTCCTAGTTGTATAACAAGTACTAAGTTGTTCATTACTTACGAAAAGGTAGTAGCCGAGAATACAGAAATCATAACGATAAAACATCCTGTAAGAATAAAAGAAGGCACTGATGAAGATAAAGAAATTTTTGAAGATATAATGAAGAAAACTACTAAAGTTCTTATAAGGGTGAATGATACAAACGCGTACAACGCCTCATTTTTTACAACTCATATCAAATTAGAAGTGGAAAAGAAAAAAATAATTATTCCATTGACTAGTCTTTTTGTATATAATGTTCTCAAGTATTATTCATCTAATGTAGATTTTTATGTTTTCAAATTTGGTGATCCATTTCCATTTCATTATGACTTGATTAGTCAAGAACATACTAACCATAAAATCACCGGATATAATATGCTTAGGCAGGAATTATTACCTAATAGTAACGTGTTTACGTATTTTAGCGATAGTTTGAATAGACAAGAACTTGAATTTAGTTTTTACATGTTTTTGGCTAGCTACGTCAATGTAACAGAATGGATAGAAGAAAATAGCAAAAAGATCAAGGAACTATACATAATTAATTTTAACAATTAAATGGCGCCGGGCGACAAGAAACAAATTATATTTGTAATAACTACGATAGGTAGACCTTCATCTACCGTAGTACCCTTTAAGAATTTGGAGGTATCCGAATGGAGTTATAAAAAGGGTATTAAAAATGGATACGATGATTACAGAGACCCGCCGTCTCCTAAACCACTTCCAAAAAGCAAACAAGAACCAAATGCGGACGATAAGGTAGGTGACATAGAATACGATGAAATGGTTTCTGTTAGAGATGGTTATTATTCTGACGTCTGTAGACTAACATGTACGGAAGATACTAAAATCTTCATCGCGGACCACATAAGTCTATGGAGGTATATTATGGATAATGCAGAAAAATTACCGAATTATGTTGTCATTATGGAAGACGATAATACAATAACCGGGGAAGGTTTTATTACAAATTTAGATAACATAACCAAGGTACTTAACGATAACAACGTAGATATACTGCAATTAGTAACACATACCAAATTGCTAAAAGATAGAAACTCTCAACACCTTATGCTACTTCCAGATTTAGAAGCTTTTAAAGGTAGTTTTGATGTATCGTTATCTGCTTATATTATTAGACAGGAAGCGGTAAGGAAATTATATAGCTATTTTACGAATAATAAACCGAGCTTTGATATATCTTTAGAAATTCTTAGAATTGAGAATACTCTGGGTATAACTAGATACGTCGTGGATAACGATAGATACGTTTATCACGACTATAAACTAGCAAACGAATTCATGAAGAACAAGAAAAATAGATTGTCTATTAAATCTCGTATAGATGGCTGGATTATGGATAACTGGCCGTCATTTTATCATCGCATGTACTATCCTCTATTTTCCGTATTTGGGAAATACGATATCACTATGATGTTTTTAATCGCAATAGTTATTATCATAGGACTCGCTATATTCGATATCAATAACAAGCTATTATGGTTACTATCTGGAGTATTTTTAGCGTATTCTATGTAATCTTTTAAACAGATACTATCTAATACATTCAGAACTATAATAGTGCTAAATTAATTGTTTAATATAACATAATCATACGAAATAACCTTTTAATCTATACATTAAAATAGAAGTAAGTAATCTTGAGTGATGTTTACTATAAAACTGTTATTGAAGTTAGAATGCTTATTAACATCATAGTTATTTAACTAAATCTAGAAAGGTCTGACACCAGTGCCCAGATTCGAAATAACCGCTATACCCTAGGCTATTAAACATTTGGTCACCGCATGTGATTGTATCTTTATATCTGTCCAGTATAAAATCACAATACTGCTCAGCAGCAGGATCGTACTTCCCCGCCTTTTTTATCATCCATCCATCTCCATCTCCTCTTCTAACCGCTTCCGGTAAGAAGTTATTATTATTCAATCTTACAGGTAGAAAGTAACTACCAAAGTCAACACATTTAAATCTCATTAAATCCTGTCTGTTAAGAGCCGCGTGCTTTCCTAACTCGCTATTTATTTTAGATTTTTGTATTACTAGTGGTTTCCAGGAGCTTAAATTGTTTTTTATACGAGTATATTTACTCAGTGTTGAGAATATACTATTATTGGATATCTGGAAAAAGAATAAAACAACGCTAATTACTAAAAGTAAAAAGAAAAATATTAAAGTAGATACTCTAGCATATCGTATATTTTTAGTAATATTATTTCTAGCATAGTTAAGTTCTATTCCATGAACCGATAACTCTACTTCGTTTCCCATTTGTAACCTATATAAATGGATGAAAAACAACTATATAAGCATATTATTACTAAATCTACTAACACATGTGTAAAATTTACGCCTAGAGATATAACTAAAATTACCGATTATGTATATCTAGGAAATTATAGAAATGTAATCGAATTACCTAATAAAACATTCTTCAAATATATAGTAAACGTATCGATGTTAAAATATAAACTCAAGAGAACAGATATAACGGTATTACACTTTCCATTAGAAGACAATGACACTGTTAGTATATCAAAACATATCGACGCGGTTACATATGTACTTAAAAAATGTGAATCTTTAAAGATTCCCGTATTGGTACACTGTATGGCAGGTATTAACAGAAGTTCGGCTATGATTATGGGTTATCTTATGGAGATTAGAGACAAAAATATACCATTTGTAATATACTTTTTGTATATATATCATGAACTAAAATATATAAGGGGAGCTTTTATAGAAAATAAATCATTCTTGAACCAAATAATAGATAAGTATATATGACTGATGTACTAAAAATCAGTAATATTATCACCTATATCTACTAACTTTTTATCTATAAGTTTCTCTGAGATAGTCTTTTTAATGCGAAGAAACTTTTCCAAATCTATGAAATATTTGTAATATCCTGTACCTATTTTCGGTACTTTACTAAAAAAGTGGCAACTACTGTTATCATTTACGGGTTCTGTTTTCTTGTATAATGCTGCGTTAATGATGGCTTTGTTATCGCCAAATGTAGCGCGCTTTAAAGCACTTACAGGACCAAATTTAAACTTGTTTATAGATTCCGGTTCATAGTTTAAACATATCAAGCTAGCTAGTAAATCACACGGTTGATATAAGTAATCCAACCCTTCTCCATAAGTACTGAGCAGAGCTTCACAAAGATAACTCTTTGCAGATTCTATACCGAATATCTCGTAAGTATTCCATACACCAGGTATAACATTGACATTAACTAGATCAAAGGTTCCAAGCTCTTTAAGGCCCATTAATTCTACAGTAAGCCTATATAACTTTACTGTTTTGTTATAATCGGTATATGACTGATATTCAGATATAGGTATCTTGTATTTACTAATTTTGCCTTTATTTGCCGCTCCTGGTAACATCATCATAAATTTATTTTTATTGAGATTTACCGGCTCTGTAAATACAATGAATAAGCTAAATCTAATGATATGTTCGTTAATTATGTTCGTTTCCATTCCCCAGTTTTTAACCAACACACTATAGGAAACAAACTTTTCTAACATGTATTCGACGATCAGTTCTGTTAGTTGATTACGTTTTATGTAAAGTCTATTAACATTTATATCTATACGGTAATAGTTTTTGTCTTCTTCTATTGTAATCTCTGGAAATAGTTCTCCTAAATATACAAACTCAAAATTCATCTTAATAGTTTGTAGTTTTGTGATATCATCAGATATGAGAGTGATAATCTCTGTTTTGTTTTTGCTAAGATTTGTTAACTGGTTGAATTCGTTAAATCCGAGTTTGCGTTTTATACCACCGCTTTTCTCAGTGGTATGAAAACTAGATAAAGCCTGTTGAGTGAACTTTTCACTTAGCACTTGTGCAGATATAATGCCGATGGGAGTTCCTCCTCCTAACGTGTAATTTAATTTTTCATACAGTTTTTCGAAAATTAAATTTGCTGTATCTTCAGAAACTTTTACTCTAGACGGGTTTAAATGAGTTAGAAATACGTATTCTATGAAGTCTATACTAGTGACATCGAAGAAATAATTTTCTCTTACATCTTTAATTACTAGTTGTATCTTGTCATATAAGTCTTTAGACTTCATGGGATTAGTTTCGTCCAACTTCATAAATACTTTGAAGTTAAAAGGAGCTAAAATATATTTAGCTATTTTCTGACCTTGATTATATATAAAGCCATTTTTTAGCTTATCCCACAAAGCGCTTATTTCTAGAAACCAGGTTAAAGATTCATCGGGATATATTAACTCTACAGATTTACAAACAGATCCTTGTATCTTTGTGTAATTAGCGGCGTATTTGACTAGAGTATTACCGTACACAATCTGTCCGTAACTGTCCACCACCATATCTTCCATCTTTTTGATAATCTTTCTAGCTAGAGTACCCGTCCTTGATGTCTCACAAACTATATCAGTAGATTGAGATCTAGCTATTAACATGGCATAATAATATTGGGAACCCGTCAATCCTTGTATGAGAGAATTGAGTATGTAACCCTTTCCTTCAGGGTCCTTAGAATCGGGTAAGAAATAGGGTAGTACTCTTCCATATATTTTTGTATCAATAGGTTCTCCATCTATACGTTGTTGTCCGTATGTACCTAAGATATACATGAGTTCTGTTGGATTTACCTTATATCCCGCGCAAGACATTTTCATCAAGCTATTATCTGGGTCCTTTGATATAACTTCTTTCATGTATTTCTCAATCTCCTGAATATTAAAGTTGGTAAGGCCGGAAAGAATAGAATCGACAGCATCCATCTCATCGGATCTAGATAATGGTATAATATCACCGTTAGCAACGTCGTACAAATACTTAACATAAGAATGTTTAATATCGTTAATCTTTTTTATATTTTGTTCTCTGAGTTTTTTTGTAAACTCAAAATCCGGGCATAAATTTCTGAAAGTGATACTAAATCCATATATCTTTAAATATCTTTTAAACACATAGGATGCTTTGTTTATAAATTTTATACCTTCTACGCTAGATTTATAATCCGTTATAAGACCGGATATGGACATGTGTTTCATCGATACTATAAAATTACTATCTATGTTTTCGGCTATAATTTCTCCATTACATATTATACCGGGATAATTAATTTCTGGTTCGTTGATCAAAAATTTAAAAATATCTTTACCGGTATATTTATCTTTCCTTTCATAATCGGTTAGGAATTCCAATCCGTACTTTCCTAAGATATTAAGTACTTCGTCTTGGGTTAGATCGTATTCACGAAATAGATTGTAAGCAGCTAAGATCTCGTCTTGTATAGAACCGTATACGGGCATTCCGTGTACATCGTGTTTTAATAGAGTAGTTGGATACATTAGAATACTTTGTTCTATCACGCTTTTTGGATTTTGTTCGACTATAGTCCATTCTTCATCTCCATCAAAATCCGCATTTTGTGAATTAGCGATACCTGGTGGTATTTTAATGGTATCTTCTTCTGTTTTTCTTACAGAAGACGATATAACGTTATACCTATGCAAAGAAGGTTGTCTACCGAAAATGATATTAGTAAATTCTTGAATGTTAGTTTCTACCCAATCTCCGGGAAGAAGATGTATCTTATTCTTAATAAATTTATTTTGTTTTATTTTCGTCAATTGGTGTAATTGTTTGTTAAAGTAATACTTAATCTCACCGCGCTGAAACATATCTTTGACTTTATCTATTGTAAATGCGTTTATAAATATTTTTTCTGTTAGAGTATTTCTTACGTAGTCAGGTATACCTACTTCTGTAATATCTAATGAAGAATCGGGTCCTAAGACGGATCTAGCTGTTTGATCTTTTCTCCTAGCAACTACGAAACTTCTCAACATATTAGTTTTACCAGAAGTAATATAAGAAAGATTATTAGTAGTACTATTAGTAGATATTAACTTAATATTATCATATTCGATAATAGCTTTTTGAATAGTTGGTTCATCCGCATTTGCGTTACAATGTTTAACAATAACTCCTAGAAGGTAGGTAAGTTCGTTGGTATCTTTAGGTACGTTATCTATCCAAAAGCTGATTACGGGTCTAATCAATAATGGAGGTATCGAAAAATAGCCTCTATAAAATAAAGTAGCTGGATCTTGATGAATATCTAATACCGGCCAAAATTTATGGTGAATAGATGTTATTTTTTCGTATACTAAAGCATTAGGCACACAGAATTCATCTGTTTTATTAACCAAGCATACTTTCTTTTTTGAGAAGTTTACTTTTTGGTAAGGTTGCATACAACGACTATTCCAACAAGATTTCTTTTTGGACGATATTTTGTCCTTTAGTTTTTTTAATTCACCGCTAGTAAGAGAAGAAATATTAACAGTATAAGGTTCTCGAGATCTGAGAAGACCGCACGTTAAACAAATATGGCCTAGAATGCGTATTACTTCGCTTATATATTCTGGTTTAATAATAATATTTTCGTATATCCTAACTTTCCCCCAGTGACCGAAACATTCTAATTCAGTACGGTTGCACGTTCTACATAATACTCCATCGGTTGCGCCTAGCCTACTGTCCTTGACGGTGCCGACTTCGTCGTCGTCCTTAACATAATTGATATTAATATCTGTAGCATTTATTTCGTTTTGAGAATATAAACTATAACTTACTTTAGATATCACAGACATTTTTGATTATAACTATTATTTTTAGATTTTAAATTTTAATATGGACAACGTTATAAACGATGAAGCAATATTTAAGTATTGTGAATCTAACCCTAAAGATAGAGACTGTCTATGTATTCATCCAGAACCTACTATAGAAAAAATTGGAGAAGACCTATTATTGCCTTATTATTGTTGGTATGAACCATGTAAAAGGAAAACCGCTAAAATACCTACCGCTTTAAGGGATAACATGAAAAGATGTAATCTTATAGATTGTAGCGTATCTTTGGGCGAGATCAACTTATTAGATGGTATTTTAAAAGTAAATAATGATTGTTTATCTAGTCATGCTATATACGCGGGTTATTCAGTTAAACCTCTTGAACAGGAGATACACCTTCCTATTATCGATCCAAAATATTTAATATTAGGTTTAGCGATATTAGCGTTAATCGTTCTTATTAACTGGTAATCGCCACCGATCTATCTATGACTTCTATACCAGTTACCATATTGTTTTTATAATATCTAACGTATTTCAGCGGATAGTCTTTATGATATAATATTTTTACAGATAGTTCGTTTTCTGAAACTTTAGGTAGCTTAATAGATTGTTCCTTTTTATTATCAGATTGTAATATACTAGTTATAATTTTAATTGTTTCACTGTCTAACCTGGAAAACGTTGGAAACATGTCTGATTCTACGACATCTATATACAACATGTTAATAGGGATTCTATTATGACCGTGTTGTAAGTTAGACGTTATAATGATGGGATCACCATAATCATATTCTATAGGAGAATATTTTACATTAGATTCGTTAAATATTTGGAATACTAAAATAGTATTTTCTGTTTTATGTCTAATCTTTACGATACTTGTAATATCGTCGTACTTAACATCTATATTATACTGATTAACTATACTCCTATTAATTATGGAAAAAGGCTTGTATAGTATTTCTGTTTTTAGACACAATATTTTTGATAAATATGTGACATTATATTGGTTCATCATGGTTTTATATTTAACGCGTTAAAGATTGCCTCCTGTAGAAATATAACCTTTTGTTTATATGTTGAAAACTCTTTATAAGTAGGCAACACGATGTCTTTAAGGATATAAAACATATAAAAGTAATCGTATTTTTGGTTTGGATAATCAAAATCAAGAACTATTTTAGGTCTGATTTTGGTATTTAAATAAAACATTTTTTTTTCATATTCTATAGCTGCATTCTTATCTATACGTATTAGACGAATGGGTGCCCGTGAGTAACAACTTAGCAATCTCATTTCCGCTGAAAAAGGAGGCGCGAACGGCTGCAGAAACTCATCTCCACAAGGAATGTAAAAGTCTCTTATCCACTGATCCGGAAACGGACATCTCCATTTCAGGCTCGATGCTATTGGTTTAAGAATGCTTACCATTTGATTCTGCAACGCGTAATCGTGTAATAGGTCCTCGCTAGTAGGTTCTTTTCCTCTTAGCGATCTAATATCTGATATCAGTACAATTTTATGGTTTTTCCTAATCATATTACGTAGCTTAAACAAGTATTGTTCATCTACAAACCTATGTATTATAGACACATTTTTAAGACTTTCTAGAGATCGATCATGATCTCTACCATCTATTAATATCCATTTTAAATCTATTTTAAGATCATCCATATAATGATATAAAAAATTTATATGGCTTCCTGGTGCTGACCCTATATACACGATAACTGTATCTGAACATAACGTTTTATTCTTGATTAATGTATTTAAGAAATAAAGTTCTCCTAATAACAGCTTAAGCTGGCCCTGTCCTTGAAACTTAGTATTAGAATTTTCTAACTCTTTGTTATAGTCTTCTTCACCTACTAGTTCATTGAAGAACATATAAGGTTTTGTCATTTCAAGTTCTTTAAAAGACTCCTGATGTCCTTCATGCATATTTAATTTATTACGATATAAAATATTTTCTTTCAATTCCTTTTTAACAATGATATTAGGTTGTTTATATACATATTCTCGTTTGGATTTATGTATTTTGTATTTGCGGGAAGTATATAACTGCTTTTACTAGATAGTCTTATTACGCTTATAGCAAAATCCGAAGTATAACCTCTATCTAAAACTATCTTTTCGGAATGAGGATTTAACAATGGCTTGGTAAATGCTTTTACTAAAGTACCATCATCCTTTACTTTAATAAGAGCCTTAAACGATTCACTCATAGGCTCGTAAGAACATCCTATATTTTCTAGTTTCTCTTTAGAACGTATAAGAACGCTTAGAATAAAGTCCATATATTTCTTAATAGTATTTATGTCTTCAAGAGCTTCATCATCACTTTTTTCGGATAGATAAGAATAAAATCCGTTATCGTCTGTTAAAAATAGAGTAAGGAGATGTTGATGAGGATGCGCCATTTATTGACGATAAAAGCAAACTACAATCGGAAATCCTTACCGGTGAACCATCTAAACTCAAGGCCGAATAGATACCGGAAGGTCTCGAAATCATCAAAGATCCATCTTCTTCACATTTTAACATAGTTCTATCCAGCAGACTATTTATTGAATTTTTAGAAGGCTTAGCTAACGGAAAAAATGTATATAATATTTCTTCCTTAAAGAAAAAATTCAATATAATCAAAGCTACTATTACTTCAAAAACTAATATATAAAAATACCTTTGAGGAGATAATAGAAACTCGTGTTTAAACCTAGGTTCTATAAATACAGGACTAAAATTGATATTTCTATCCATTTAGATACTAAAATTTGACAAAGACAAATGTTTTTTCATCGTATTAAATATTTCATTAAACTTTTTTAGATCTACTGATTTACCTATGTTTACATCTTGGTAAGCATCTATTTCACTGGCTGTACTTAATTTTTTCAGTTCCATATTATTATCGAGCCCGTATATAGTAGAAATAGTTAATACCGATGACGGATTATGGATGTCTAGTAGATACGTATTTCCATAGTTCTCTAGTACTCCGATGCCTGGATTTATATTAACATAATCGCTACTGGGATCAGACTTCTTATCTTGTATGTATGTATTTATCGACTTCTTAGAATTCATAACCAATATAAGAGGTGCTGATATACCCAAGAATATAACGGGATCTTTCTTCTTTGAAGATTTTGTTCTCCTGGGTCTCCCACATGCCAAATCTCCGAGAGACGTATTACCAACCATAAGATTAATAACTTCTACACTTTTATCTAAATAATAACGTTCGATATCTTGTGTTGTAAGTTTATTATTCTGAGGAATATTCAAATTCTTTTTAAGATTATATACTGTAGTGATAACCACTCCGGTAATAGATTCGTTAGTTATAAGTTTCAGAGGATAGCGAGTCATTACTCTAGGAGTTACTCTGTACATAGATAGTAAAGATTTAGGAAACTTTGATCTCGCTCCCGCCGCTATTATTTCTAACAGTTGATCTCTCGTTACTTGCGCGCATAATGCTTTTTCTCCAAACAGATTTTCTAATAGAAGATCGTTCATTTAGATAAGTTTTTTTTAAGATTAAATGAGTAAAAATAATGCAACTACAGAGTCTAATAGGCAAATACCTTTTACAGAACAGAGATTATGCGATTACTACCAAGAAAGAAAGAGATACGAAATTTCTTGTTATATAGGAGAATATTTTAATATTCGTAAGCAAGTATGTATAGACGAAGCTAATTATTGGGTAACATTATCTGCTTTAGTAAAAGCCGGTAAAGCTCTAGGATTTCCACTAGTATATAGTGTTAAAGATCATACATACGGAAGAACTATCTACTTCGAGTATTTCAAGAATATGAAACGTACTAATCTGAATATAAATACTGTATGCCTAACTAAAGACATAATACTGCAAATAGTCGCTATATTATATTCTCTTTATAAAAACAACATATTCTCAGATGATTTTAAATTCGATTTAGTTTCTATACCTAGGAGTACTATATCTATGTCGATTAACCATCTAGTATTATTGTTTAATACAGAATCTTTAATACTATTGTCTACAAATACTCATCTCTATAAGTCTGAATTATCACAATCGTGCTATTTAGATTATATGACTGCCCATCAAGACTTGATGACTAGAAGAAACTTGAAATCTACAAACTATTTTTTTGAATGGTTTATAAGAAATCACTTTGAAAACATATCTAGGCAGTATTTGGATATATTTAAGATAAAAAAGAACTATATTAATACACCCCAAATACACAGGCTCACAGAACCCGGATCATTGGTTTATGTAATGTATAACGATGCTTTAATTATGGGTATAACTTTATCCGATGTATCGCTGAATAACATAGTTCGTGTAATTTATTCTATCGATGGGGGAAATATTTTTGAAATAGATGATTTTTCTACTAATGATGTATTTACAGCGAAAGAATTAATAACACGATCAACTAATATCAATCTATAGACTCGGATACTATATACAATAAATACATGACGATAAATCGGAATATAGCATAAGACATCAGTAAAAATAATAATACCTTATTATTTCTGGCTACAAATGAATATAAAGAATATATAATGACGAATGATGTTATTAGACTATCGAAAATTAGATTTAGTACCAAGTCTAGTATTATCCAATGAGTAACTATAGCTCTCGTCAATATTAGTTCCAACATACTCAAATTCCTATTTGATACATCTTCTATTGCTTGTAGACGAGCTGTTAAAAAGGTATGCATTTAATGTATATTATGTTAAGTTGAATTTAATTCTCTAAACCAACACCGGTGACGATCTAAAGTATGTATCTATATACGTCGTCCAATGCACGTCTGGTTTTTTAGCCAATAGAACTTTTACTTTATCATTGGTGGACATAAAAAATAACTTTTTAGCATAATATAGTAAAATCAAAAAACATATTATGCCTCCTATTATATATAGATATTTAGAGAAATCGTTACCCGTTGATTGATTACCTGATACTCTATCACTGCTTTTTGTAAGAACGTCCAATACTGATTTCATAGCGCAATTTCCAGTAGCTGTACCAGTATTAATGAATTCAAACGTCATAATCTGCCCAGGCGGCGCCGAGCATTCATCCACTTCTAAACTCTGTACGTTAATGATATTATTGATAACAGCATCCGAATTACATTTTTGCTTTATATAGGTTTCAAAGTCTTGCGTTATCGTACTCACGTTAGTTTGAATGTTAAGCGCCGCGGTAAGAAGGCTAGGTGCGTAAGCCTTCTGTTGTTCTGTTAGTTGATCATATACTTCTCTCACAGCGGATACTATAGCGTCTAATTGTGCAGACGCATTCGCAGAACACATATTTTTTACTAAAACATTGCATCCTTTATTCTTTTTAAAAATTATATTTCCTATATTAATATCACAATTAGCAGTAGCTGACGCGGAAGCAGTTTGTTCTAGTTTTTCAGATATTTTTTTATTAATGGTTGTAACTGTAGTTTGGATACTAGCCGCTGCCCCCATTTAAAGTAAAACAATTAATATTAACGCTATCATAATAAAAATCACAAAAAAGAATCCAAAATTTATATTAAACGAGGACCCTAGTATATCGTCTATAAATTTTGCTTTATTACGTGCTTTTGGCTTATCTTTATTACTTATATTCTCGTCATGACAAGATATTTTAACAGATGATTTACCATCTATCAAAAGGTTATTGATACTAATGTTACATCTATAGATGTGACATAATGTTAAATTATGATAGTTTTTACTTAGAAGAAAATGGACGTTAGACGTAATACATTCTTGGTCCCAGCATTCTCTAGGTTCTATTACTCTATCTGCCAGAAATACTGTATTATGGCTAGGAAAACTACACTTCATATATTTTTCTTTAAATTCAGGCGTTTGTTGCATTAATACGTTGTCTATAACTTCATCATTTTCTTTTCCTCCTATAATTCTTAAATGATGCAACCAATCTTCACATACTATATTATTGGCTCCCTTGGAGCATAGCTTCGTATATCTATCGTTAATTGATTTCGGAATGGAAAGATCGGGTCTATTAAGAGCATATCCCATCCATTCGTTACACATAGTTCTATCTACTCCAGATTTTTCGTCCAGACATAAGCTCGTTAATATATTATCACATAATGTAGAACCAGATATAGTTTTTGTTAAAGGATCGCATGTTTTAAGACTTCTACCTGTAGCGTACTCGTCAAATATTTTATTTTTGGAGTCTTCCCAATAGTAACTTAGAGAAGGATTTATACAACACGTTTTAGTATCACCGAGATACGATTTTCTGCTAAGTTCGTATAATCCATTACTTACTTCTTTGATATCAAATTCTGGAAATGCCTTGGCAGTTTCAGGACCAGGTTTGTAACCTATTCTTATCTGTTGTCCTAACTTTACACCAGGAATAGATTTTAATAGTTTAGGAATATTAGTAGCTGTCTCCGAAGTATCTTGTTCTTTGGGCGGATCCCTAGTAGGTAGAACTAAACCACCCCCCATTTATTTTACTGATTAATCCTGAAACGCCATAAAAACATTGACTTTATAAGTACCTATTCTATCTCTAAACAGCAATCCTAGTATGTTCCCTTCCGTATCCATAACTATCTTTGACTCGAATACTAATACTCTTTTCTTAAACCCTCTTAGCTTATTCAACGAGAAAATTGCTATTTTGAAAGAATAATTCTGAAGAGTAGGAGACCATTCAGTCATAGAATAACTTCTTACAAACGTATCCCTAGTACCCGGTGTTTTAAGCAACAATTTTTTATCATCAAAACATATATTGAGGTATTGATACTGGCTAATACATTTAATAAATCCAAGTAGCATATCAAGATGAAACACCGTTCTTCCGCAGCACTTTTCTTCATATTTATGAAAGTTAAAGATATAGGACTTCTTCTGATCTATACCTAAAGAAATACTCGTTCCTGTACTATGGGGTATTTGTTCGTTGTTACAGTCTATGCTTACGGTATAATGACTAGATAGCGTGACGGTATTATTATCATGATCCGCTGTTATTGATACAACTGCATCATTATGAAAACTACATAGACAGTTCTTTACTTTTAAAACGGGTAGATTGAACACGGTGTTTTCCACACCGTTATAAAAAACGTTGGAATTTAGAGGGACAATGGTCCATATATTTATAGATCCACCTAGAGTGGCAAATATATATAAAACGTTGCTTTTTACATCTATATTTATAGATACTTCTTCACTAAATTCTGAAAAATAGGTTACAAGTTGACGAAGCTTATCGATTTTTATACGCAAACTCATTTATTTTTCATTTGTTATTTAAACTTGATATGGTATATTATTTCACGTATCTTATAAATCTTCATAAACTTTCTATAAGATTACTAAGTTTGTCTACAACTCTTCATTTAAGTTCCTTGAGATAGGAAACACTAGTCCCCAGAGTCTGTTTTCACAGTATACAGAGATATGTGACTTAGCTATGCATGTATAAGCGGGTTAGTTCTATTAGAAGTTATTTATACACTTTGTATGCAAGCAAACGCATTAGTTTTCTAGTAACAACTAAAGTCTTGCTATAACATCACTCACATTAGTAATATAAAATACACATTGTAGCACAAAAGCATTATCCCATGCCATAGACCAACAATACCTTTACCGTACAAGCAAATCCAAGATAACGATATAATAGAATTTACTAGTTTATAGCGATCTTGTTTTACGTTGAACCATCAATGTCTTCCTCTGTAATGTATACATTAACTGACGCAGCATCCCACGACCCGTCTTTAGCTACCCAACAAGTATAATTTCCTTTATCTTCGTCACCTACATTTCCAATTACTAATTCCATTGATTTTTGTTTATTGGAGAGGGTATATTTATTCCCCTTATCTATATTAGTTCCGTTAAACCACCATCCGCTTTCACTGTACGAACTATCATCGATATTACATACCAGTATAACGCTCATTCCTTTTACTGCCGGGTATTGGCTATGCCTTGGTTGTATTTTTTGTCCCTTGTGAACTGGTACCGGCACGGATACTCTAACACCGCTATTTCCAATATAACCACATGTAACTACACACAAGAATGTGGTTTCTACTCCAGGATTTGAGATATTTAACCACCCAGTCCCACCCCCCTTAGTTGCGACCCAGCTAATACCATCGACATGTTTTTTCCATGCTAGTGTATCATTATTGTACTCCCACCACTCTACCTTAACTTGGTGTTTCAAACACCAGTTTGGAAATTTGAAACTACAATTAAGTTTTAATGGGGGTCCGTCGCATATATCCACTTGTTTACTAGGGGGGATTATTTCTAATACACTGTCTAAATTAACTTTCTGTGTAATATCAATAGTTTGTATTTTTATGTTTTTATAATCAACGCTTAGATTTACGTATACCAGACAACGAAATTTTTCTTCTTCTTCCGACACACTGGGTACATGCAAGACAGTTTCTCCCACTTGACTAGTTTCGTTCCAAGTAGTTTCTATTTCCTCCTCAATTCTCTTATCTGACCGTGTCCATGTCACACGTACAGCATCTATTCCATATCCCTTATCATCGGTAAAATCACAAGTTAGGTTTATACTACTGTTTCTGGGTACAATTATATAAACGCTCGGTGTATTAACTAATACAAAAGACTGTAACAGATTTATAAAACTCAGGAATACTATTAGCATTAATTGTTTCTTATGACCATCGTTATAGTATGTAAAATAGAGTCTATATAACATAGTGGGTGTTACAATCCTTATAAATAGATACTATTTCTATAGTGAATCGTGCCTATTTGAAATAGATTTGTTGAAAAATATCATTATTTTATGTTACGCCATTATTTTTAAATTTTAAGAGATATCGGATTTAACTTAATTCGGGATATATGTCTAATCATTGCTTTATTATTTTCTAACATATATTTAACTTCTTCTACGATTTTTATTAATTACTTATTAATATATATGTTATTTCATCATTATTAAAAGTTAATTATATGTACTCGATGTAACGAACTCGGATAAATTATATCATTATATAATTATATCCATAAAATCTTGCCACCCGTACACTAAAACAGATTTTTATCGAGGTATCTAACAGGTGTAATAACTGTTCTTAGTTTAAAGTTATATTGGTATTACTTCAATCGTGTTGAGAATAAACTAAAAATCAAGGTTAACCGTATCATTAATATACTAAACACATAGATGCTTTATGAATATAATAAAGTAAATAGCTACCGTAGATATGGGTGATTAGCGATAGCCAAAGTCAGAGGGACTTAATAATCGCTTAACTAGAGACGTATTAAATCAAAAATCAAGCATGCTTTTATTAATATCTATGATATACAAGAATTACTAATATGTAAACTAGGTTATATTTATTCTAGCGTTATTAACATACTGTAGATTTTTTTTATCCGTAAAGTAACGTATTATGGTAATTCTGTTTTCTTTTTTCACTAACGATATTATTATTCGATAATCAGCTTATTTTTATAACATTATACATACTTACGTACCAAATACAAATTCTGTAAATCGGTATACAGTTCATATACTCCGTAAATATCTATATCACACAAAGTAAAATCATTATAATTGATTTTAATGCGTTCTTGATCTAACAGTCTTTCCTTTAACCGATTAAAACAGGATACTGCGTTAGGTTCGTATGCATTAAAAAATACAGAATATTCGTTTTATACTTATTCATTTCTTGATTTAAACGTTCGGCTTGTAATCGTAAAGTCTTAAAAGAATTATTATCTATCTTCTTTTGTAAAATCACTAACCGGTGATGCTTATTAGGAGAGAATGGATTTATTACTTTATCCCTTAATCGTTCTTCTATTTTCTTTAACTCAAATTTAAGCTCTTTGTTCTCATCTTTTAACTCCTTTAATCCTTGTTTGAGCTCTCGAGTATCTTTATCATATTTCTCTTCTATTCTTTCGTTAATTTTCCTTAAAGATTTAGCCTCTTTGCGTTGCTCGCGGTAAAGTTCTTTAAGTTCTAAAGTATCTTTGTCGTATTTATTATTAAATTTATGAAGTAAGTCTAGTAATTCTTCTATCTTGTTTTCTTTTTCCTTAAGCTTGAATTCGTATTTACCAGAAACGTAGCAGCTTATAATCTTGGATACTTTTAAAGCAAATAACGGAGAAATCCACGAAGCTATATGAGGTATAAGATCTTGATGAACGTACGAACCCGCTATATCGTACTCAGTATATTGATTAGATCCGTTTACTTCAATAATTATGCCCCCCAGATCTGGGGGGGGGGGGGCACTTTTCCACATTTCGTTCATTTCGTTTACTTTGATCATAAGTTCTTTAGAACCATCTAGGCGTTTCCATCGATGGAAGTCCTTCCCTCCCAACTTACACAATTTTGTAGCGTTGATAAATCTGTTTTCCTTCATCATAATTAAATCGAATTTATCATATTTGATATAACAAAAACGGTCATCTATTTCTCGGGTAACGAGATCCGAGAAGTCCATAATGTTATTACTAGTTACTTAAATTATGGCATTATTTTTCATAAAAACCGGATAGCTTACATAACCTTTCCTATATTATATCTATGCGAATTTAACTATGCATACTTTTAATTAATATTATTAACGAGTTTAATTAATTGCTATATACGCGAATAGTATTGGTAAATTCTATCGTTGCGAAATCAATACTTGGTTCCTTATGAATCCTACCGCCTTTGTTACTAGAAGTTTATATCGTAAAAATTCTAATTAATTCAGTTATAATAACTAAGCTTACTTACGTACTAAGTCAAGATTTAGTAAATCATTATATAGTTTTCTTACTCCGTAATTCTCTAAATCACATAAAATAAAATCGTTATAACTTACTCTAAACGGCCATGAGATACTAATATTTCCTTTAAGTTATTGGAACAGGAAACAGCCTTAGGTTCGTAATTGCTAAAGAAGACATTATAATCTAGTATATATTTATTGATTTCCTGATTCATGTGGTCTAGAACCCTTAGGGTTCTAAAAGAATTAGGATCATTCTTATTTTGAGATATCACCAAAAGGTGTAATTTATTAGGAGAACTTGTCTTAATTACGTTTGTTTTAAACTGTCTTTATATTCTTTCTATCTTGAGATTTAGTTCTAGAGTATTTTTATCGTATTTCTCTTCTATACGTCTAATGACATAAGATAATTCTTTACTTTGCTTTTTTATATTCTTCTTTCTCTTTACGTTGTTCTCGGTAAATCTCAAGCTCCAAAATATCTTTATCGTATTTATCGCATTTTTCAAGGTCGTGATATCTAGAATACCCAATAACTAAATGTTTTCTCACTAATCATACAAGTAGGATTTGATATATATCACCTACAGTAGGTAATTATGCTTCATGTTTTCCATGTATTAAAAATGAACTAAAAGGCAAACTAGCTATATATTATTATAATACTATATACACCATAGGATGAAAGGATGTCGAAGGACGTACGCGGAGAGAGTTCTTCTTTGAAGGGAATTATTATAAGTATTTTATTCTATTCATTAACATTCGCATATTATGCAGATGACTCTGAAAATGAATCATGCTTAAGAAAAGAGTCTAGATATCATCGCATCGTTAACAACATAAAACCCAAAGAACTGACAGACCATAAAGCTATCGCCGCTATGAGATACTTGTCGATAATTAGAACTCGAGAAAGAGAACGTCTTCATAATTGCTTCGACTGGAAAAGTATTAGAGAAGAAATCAAGCGCAGTTTTATTAGTATGTGCGATACACGTAGTAACCAAGATCGTCTTGACGCAGTTTATAGATATAACTATACTTATAGCGTATCATTATATATTCATAATAAAGCAAGAAATAGACATAATTATTTGCGTGAAGGTTTGAAACTATTCTCGTGTATATCAGCCGCTGCTTTATCTTTATCTAAAGAAGATATTGAATATACTAACTGTGAAACTCACGATAACGTACTAACGTGTAGTGTACCACCCATGTATGCCGTTACCTACAATAATGATAAATGTAAAAACATTACAGCCGATACGGTGATTGTTAAAAACTTTACTATGAATAAAAGTAAAAATAATAGTACTATAACCGTTACTTTTAACGGTGTATCGTCTAGTCCTCCTTATGAGCCGTCTAACGTATTTGCTGAATGCGTAAAACATATATTATCTAATTGCCAAAAGGCACCAACCTTTGGACGTATAGGTCAAGTTATTATAGACACAAAACTAACTAGTAATTGTCACGACTGTCAGATGAGTTTAATGGTAGATGTGGTAAGCGTACCTGATGAATTTAAGACATCTCTAGCGACTTGCGGAGGATTACCTTATGATAAAATGGCTAGTCTTTATTATACTTGTGAAGTTACGGGAGGTACAGATTGTACCAACTATATCTATATAAATGATAAGATAAAATCCAATTCCATAAAAACTTTACGTGCTTATACAGGTAAAAAGAGAAGAACAAAAACTAAAAGAGATACGCTCACTCCACAGATGTCCTTTAAAGAAGAACTGAAAGATTCGTCGATTAACCACGAGCATTTAAATTGTATGTATAATATGTACGACTTAGACGACGGCGAAGAATACGAAAAGTGCATAGAACATTCTGGCGACTATAAAAATAAACGTAAACTAAATAACGCGTATCGTAGTTATAGACACAGACGTAAAAGATCTATCTTAGAAGATGATAGTGTAGAGGACGTAATCGGAACGAACTCTTCTTCGAAGGATATTAGGACTCTTCTTAAAAACTATCTAGGTATAGATAGCGTAATATTAGAAGATATTACTCATCTGCAGATAGGTATGTATAAGAAGCAAAAAGGTATTAGTGGAGACGGCGAGTTAGTGAATACGTTAAAGGACATGGTAAAGTCAACGTTCAGAACATACATGCCAGAAATTTCATCAAATATATTACCTAAAGATGTATTAAATATACTCGATATTCCTGTGCCTAGATTAGATGGTAGGAATATCGTTTCAGCGAGTCTATATTACATAGCTTTTACAAAAATAGAATCCATAAAGAGCGTGATAACAAATAATAAACATAGTTACCATATATTCGAAGAAGATTTGGATAAATTAGAGAGACGGTTAAATCATATCGAGTTAAATAACAAACAACATAAAAACATAATATCGTGTTTTAAAGACGGAATAAACGCTTATAAAGAATATGGAGGACGTACTGTTTCTGTCGTGGCTACTCCGAGTAAATCAGTATTAGGCGTAGAAGTAAGGAGTATCATTTCTAAACCAACCACCTCGGATGAGAGTCAGGACGTCCTTCAAAGAAGAGTTCGCTCCGTGGACTCATCGCGCGACGTAAAGCGAGTTCTTGATACAGAAATCTATACGTCCCAAAATCATAAACCATCTATCCGGTGTAAGCGAGGAATAGGCGCTGTTTGTGGATTGTTATCTCTTACTCGCCATAGTGATTCTTCACGTAGACGATCGACGCCGAGTTTAAGTACGGGAGGTAGTCTAGACACGTCGCAAGATTTATACGGGTATTATGATTCTAGCGGTAGATATAGCGATAATAGCATACACACATCCGGTAGAGGTGATACGCATAGTGTTTACGGCATGTATAGCGAGAGCGTTAATAGCATACTCAGTGGATACAGTACAGGAAGTATTAGCGGAACCAGTTATACTACAGAAAGTAGTAATTACATTATAGGCAGCGGTTATCCGATGACCGATTATGGGTCTAATATGGACAAGATAGCCAAACAATTAGATAAAGCAGTAAATTTTAACTTAGCTTCACAATTGCTCGTACATAGGTTAATAGATTTACAGCTAAGATATAACGATGATAATTCTGTGGCTACCGCTGTTGCTGAAACAGTAAGTACTTGTTTGGAAAGCATGGGAGGAGTCATGTCTATAGCCGGGTCGTTTATGTCTACTAGACTAGCCTTTTCAGGAATGGGTTTATCCACTATAGCCGGATTAATAGATGCTGGTGTAGATATATATCATATACTAACAGGAAAACCTAGATCTCCAGATCCTGTTATCAAGATGTTTAATACGTATGAAGAATATATATCTGATACTGAAAGAACTGGCGTTAGAAAGTGTATGATACCAGGAACAGAAACTCTCGTTTATATGTCCTACAGAAACGATACTAGCTTTAAACAACCATTGGATAAATTATCGTTACATTTTATAGATACTATAGATAGTGTCCTCATGTACCTTAATACGAGTAACGTTATACTAGATTTTTCGTTGACAGTAGCCTGTCCTCTAGGATATCTCAGATCCATAGATGTTGATATAACAGCATATACTACTCTTAAATATACTAATGAAGACGGAGTACGGTTTTATAAGTTTTTAAATCTAGGAACTATGCTTTCTAGTTTTCCTACGGTTAGATTAACATGTGGAAAAGATATAACTCTTACTTTAAAACCTTTCGAAGTAGAGCTAAGAAACATGCAGCTACTTAAAATGGCTACACCAGGAGAACCAGAAGAAACTAAGACTATGCCTTCTAACGTGTGCGATATATTTCCTCTAAAAAGTTTTAATCTGTTGGTACGGGGTTGTCCGTTTGATAGTTCCATAACTTACATCATTCATACTACATGTAGTATTCTATTAAGGATTTCAAGTTGGGATCCTGCAGGTAAGCGATGGATATTAGAAAATCCGTTCGGTAAAGATCCTGAACTCAAACAATTATTTGTGTTTCAAAACCGTAATTTCAGTGATATAGTAATAAAACCTAATACTGTTCAAGGACATTCTAAATTTTGCGCTAATAAACATACTACTGAATGTTATTGGAAAGACACAATGTTATTGGACGACACTTCTTCCTGCGAATCCAGATCTAGAAATATATATGTAGAAATATATACTTTTGGATATGGTAGGGGGTTTACGAGTTTTGTATTATCGTGTCCTTCAGGATCTACTCCCGTAGCCGTAGGTAATAAAGATGGAGTAATAGAACTACCTATAGGTGATTTTGCGACGAGTAAAATGTTTGCTTCTACAGAAGAAAATAAAATAGGCGTGTTTTGTATAGATAATTATGATAGTGATTTTAAATCCGATCTCATCCATATTAACTTTGTATCCCAAGCGTACAACGAGTCTGTTATATTCATAGACGAGTTCACGGGTAGAGAACGAGTATTTGAAGACATGGCAAAACTAGGGACTATGCCTTGGCGGTCTAGGAAATGTGTAACCTGGAAACACAAGAGATCGTGCGTTAGTTATCACGGAAAGATAGATATATGGACGGAGGACTATATCATAGAAACAGATATAGGAGATGAAATAATGATCACAGAAAAATACGACGCTGGTACCATAGATATTAATAGCGTAGAAAAATCTAAGGTATGGTTTCCTTGCGACCTAAAAATACATTACTACATCAAAGATCTAGGAAAAGCATACGACGATTCTAATAGATTTTGGTCAGATGCTAAAAATATGTATAGAACGTATAGTTCTATCGTTTTAATTTTAATACCGTGTACGATGAGAGCTAACATGCTAATATATAATACTAGCGATACTATTTCTAGTTTAGCGTACCACCAGTCTATGACTCAAGATTACGGTAACGGTAAAAAGTATATACTGACTAGAGTGTCTGGTAGTAATTGTTTTGCAGAATTAGAATTAACCTCAAGAATGATGAAAGTTACTTGCGATCCATTTTCTATTCCGAGGACGATACACAAATATGAAGGCATATGTTCGATAACCGTTACGTCTAGAGATCATTGTGCTACCTTAGAAGACGATATTAAAACGAGCGGATACTCTAAAGAGCAAGCTAATACTGCTAGATACTGCGAGACGTATATTGTTCCGGCTGTTTGGGAAGATCCTGATCATTACTGTGGTTATTTTAGTAAGTTTAGGCATATAGGATATCGCTATCCTAAATACGAGGCTTGTAGGTCTTATATTCACGTTTACTATAAAGATACTTGGATAGAGAAGGAAGTACTTTCTAAACCTCCGTACGCGTTCAAGTTCACATACGATAAAAATAATGAATATGTTAATCCAAAATTATCAAATTCGTTGAAAAGATTATACGAAGAGTACCGTTCGATATCAGAATATAAGCAAGGGTCGCTACCATCTGCTATAAACAGGTTATCGGAAAGTCTTACTTCTAACGGACGTAGCATTACTGAAATCATTGTAAACGGTAGAATACTTGAAACGGCTTATAAAGCCGATTCTGAACGTTTAACCGAATTAGAACATGCTATTAGTATAACTTCTCAAGAAGTTATAGCGAATTCTTTGTCGGCTGAAGATATCAACGATATAATTGGGAATAAAGATAAATGTTGTCTAATTAATTTCAGAGACAATAGTATTACAAAGGTAGATGATTTATCCAGTTATTACTGCGGTGAGTTAACCGATTATATGTATGATGATTTTATAGAATATAGTAATATGTCTAACGATCAGATCAGACCTATGATACTTATAAACGGGACGTTACAAGACTTCGAGTTATTATACCTAATAGGAGAACCAGTAGTTACCTGTATAGAAGCCACCGTAATACCTCTTAGAACAAAAAGTATTAGACACGAGGTAGAAGAGATAATGTTATTACGCGCTTTTAAAGAAGGGTTAGAAGAATTGATGTATGAATTCGACATGAATATAAGTACTATATTAATGAGACATAACGTCAGTTCGTTAACAAACTTAGAATAAATGAACTAAAAGGTTATTAACATAGTTATTATGGATATAATTACTATACTTATTATTTTTGTTGCGATAACGCGATCAGAATTTTGTAGAAGAAAGTTACCAATATATCATGATACTAGAAAAGATTTAAATCCCAAAGAAAAGACCGATTATGCCGCTACCGCAACATACGGTTATCTGTCAATCGCGGAAAGAATTCACAAAGAGACTTTCATAGAATCTTTTAATTGGGATAGCATTTTGGCGTCCGTTAAGAAAATGTTTCTAGATAAATGTTCTAATGATAGAGGAGTTATAAAATATAATTATACCGTCATGATGAATATTACCGTATCCGCCGATACTGAAGACGGAGTTCGAGGAACGAGTTATAAGCAATATAAGGATATAAATAAAAATATAATCAATACTCTACTATTGCACAACAATAGTGTTACGGATCAATTTATAAACGAGACAAATGATAGAACGTATTTCGAATTACCAGTTATGGAACACATTTCCTACTCCGATAGCGGCTGTAACAATGTAACCATAGATAAAGTGATAATATCTAAATTTAGTGTAATAGACGGAGATAAAGCAAGGTTACCACAATCTAAATCTATTATACCGATAATCTTTAAAGGAGTCTCTACGCATGAACCTTATACCGATTCAGATCAATTTATAGAATGCATCACGAAGAAAGTCAACGAAGGATGCCTGTCCCCTAAAGGCAAGGCGAAAATAGATAAATCGGTAATTAATAATTGCGAGACGTGTACGGTAGGTTTAATGGTGGAAGTAACAGATATTCCGGAAGAATTTTACACTACTTTAAAAAAGAACGGAGCTACATCTGATACGTTATCCGAATTATTATACGCTTGTATGATGACAAACGGTAAAGATTGTATAGATTACGTCGCGCCTACTGAAAAGTTTCAATCTGATACCTTGTTATCTCTATCTAGTTATATAAAACAATATAAACATCGAGTAAAACGCGATATCGATACCCACGGCGAGATATCTATGGAAGATATTAAATGTATTTATAATATGTACGATACTCGTAAAAAAGATGATTTTACACAGTGTATGATTACATCTAAAAGTAGATCTAAGAGAGAAACTTCAGAGGATGGTCATGGTAATATAGACATGGCACAATACTTGAAGAAGATCATGAAAATAAGAGACATTATTCCTAAAGAAGCCACCCATTTACAATTAGGAACAAGTACTTCTTATTCTAAAGGATCTACTACACAAGTAGCCGGTGATATCGATATACGTGCAAAAGTAAAAGATAGAGCTAAGAAAACGTTACAAAGTTTCTTACCAAATATCCCGGCTGATACACGCACTGACGAGATATACGATAAGATAAATAGGCCTAGGCCTATAAATAAAGTCCCTGAAGATTCACAAAATATACTTTCTAGAAGATTAGCGGCGATAACAGCTAGAAAAATAGAATCTGTTAGGGGAGTACTAGAGTCTAGAATCGGGTATAGTAGTAGTACTGAAGATGCTGGTTACGCAGAATTACAATTTATGGTGTCGAGGTACGAATCTGAGGAAGAGGATATCCGAATAGTAGAGAACCATATAAGACGAGGACGTGCGCGGTACAGAACAGGAGATAATCTCGTAGAAAACATCGCAGCGTACAGAAAAAAAGGCGGCAAAGGAATACACGTAGTATCTACTGTATCAGATACACCTACCGGTTTATTCGACGTCGATACATCTACGGTAGTGGTAAGTCCGTTAACAAGAAAAGGAACCACTATCATCAGGAACACGATGGGTAAATATAAAAACGTACGAGAATTAGTAGGTTCACCAGTGACATCGGTGTCAGAACTCTTTTCAAGAAATGAACCAGAAAATTCATCGACGTCGCGCAGAAGATGTAAGCGAGGTACTAACGATGTAGTGTGTGCGATGTTAGGTCAACGATCTAGACCGGAAGGTAATCCTAACGATGTTTATGTGGACGCTCATACGGCTTCAAGCGCTATGAACTCCGCGCGTAGTTCATCAGCAAGAGGTTTTTCACAGGATCCGTACCAAAGACATATAGAGGCCGCAAGAGCTATGGGAATAGCGACAGGAAGACAAGGTCACGCACAAGTACATCAGGAATCTTTTCAAGATCCGTACCAACGACATATAGAGGCCGCAAGAGCTATGGGAATAATAGTACCCGAAAAGCACTCTTTACAAGGAAGACGTAGGCATCCCTCTACCGCACAATCACAAGAACTTATCTATATGTCTAGCCCTAATATGGGGTTTTTAGAAAATACGCAACAGCGGGCTGCCAGACCTTTTGTGAACCTAGTAACACCTTACGCATATTATGATGTAGTAAATTCGGCGAGACTGACTAGCTATAATGACTATGACCGTATGAGGGATTCTTATAATCTCGCCCGCCGTCCTCTCCCAAGAATTCCAGGAAGTTCAAGATCGCATTCATCGTCTTATTACGATTCGTTATACAGTAATTTAGATATCGATGACATATATTCAGTGATAGGCGATGTCGGTGGCAGTAGTAGTGGTGGTAGAAGAGGTAGCGTAGTTAGCGTAAGTTCTCGGTTATCGGCTAATGATGATGATAGTTATAAATCTACTGCTATCTCTAAGTATAGTGAAAAGATGAAGAAACTATCATCTTCTACAGACAAAGCCATGGTATTTAGTCTAGCCATACAAACAATGTCTATGAATATGATCAATAGACAGTCTAGGTTACAACGAATACATGAAGGATTTAGAGATGATGCGGAAGCCGTTATTGAATCTGTTAGTACCGCTTTAAGTAGTATAGGAACATCTATGTCGACAGCGGGTATAGTTATATCTCCTCATCTTGCCCTAGCTGGAATGGGGTTAACATTAATTACCGGCTTAATAGATATCGGAAAAGATATATACTATTCACTCTCCGGTATTAAAAAACCTTCAGATCCATTAGTTCTAAAATTTAACATGTATAGAGAGATAGTTGCAGATACCGAGCACACCGGTGTTAGGAAATGTTTAATGCCTGGTTCAGATTTGACTATATTCTTAAGTTACAGATCTGATACTAGTTTTATGCCGCAGTCAGAAAAGTTAGCGACGCATTTCATAGATACCATCGATAGTGTTTTATACTATCTTAACACTAGCGGTATTATAGTAGATTTTGGGTTAACCGTCGCATGCCCAATAGGACATCTAAGATCTACCACTTTAGATATTACGGCGTACACCACATTAAAATTCACCACGGATGAGGGAGTTAAGTTTTATCAGTTTGTTGGGCTGGCGGCGATGCTTTCAAAGTTTCCGATCGTAGAACTTACATGTGGGAAAGATATAACGCTCACTCTGAAACCGTTCGAAGTTAAAATGACAGACATGCAACTTTTAAAGATGTCTACGTCCGGTGAACCACCCGATACTAAAACATTTCCATCTAATGTATGCGATCTATTCCCCATGAAGAACTTTTATCTTTTATTGAAAGGGTGTCCGTACGACGCTTCACAAACTTCTATAACGCGGACGACGTGTAGTATACTAATGAAAATGACGATATGGGATGATAAAACCCAACGTTGGATACTGGAAAATCCTTTTGAAGATAGTAATAAACATCGTCAGTTATTTACTTTCGATAAGTACGATTTTAACGATACTATTATAAAACCTAATACTATTCCAGGACATGCGAAGTATTGTACAAATAGACATATAAAAGAATGTTTCTGGAATGATGTTATGATATTAGATGATATAACTTCTTGCAATAGTAGAGTTAGAATCTTATACGTAGAAGTTTATACGTTTAATAGCAACGCGGGTTTTAATAGTTTTGTATTATCTTGTCCCTCAGGGTCTACTCCTGTAGCCGTAGGTAATACTTTAGGACTGATAGAACTACCGTTGTCAGATTTCTTTAGCGTTAAAATGTTCGGTTCTACAGAAGAGCGTAGTGTAGCGGTGTTTTGTGTTCACAACGAAGATAGCCGATATAAATCCGATATACTAATGGTATCTTTCGTCAAACCCGTATATCCGGAAGACGCTGTCTTAGTAGATACTTACAAAGGTAAAAAAAAACTATTCGACGATTTGGTAAAAGCGGTGAGGATGCCTTGGCGGTCCAGAACGTGCGTTACTTGGAGGCAGGGTAGAACGTGTATAGGATATTATGGAAAAGTCGCTGTATGGCCACCGGATTATATACTAAATATAGATATTGGTACTGAACTGTTAATTACTGAAAAATATGATCCTAGTACGGTTGATGCGATGAATCTAAAAAAGGCAATTACTAGATTTCCTTATGAACTCGATATTGAATTTTCTGTAAGCGAGTTAGGTAGAGCGTATGATGATCCTAATCGGTTTTGGGATGATGCTAAAAAACAATTAAGGACTTATAGTAGTATTTTACTTTTGTTATTACCGTGTACTTCCAGAGCAAATATATTAATATACGACGCTAATGTTGTTATATCTGTTTTAGGATACATGCAATCACAGATAAACGATTACGGGGACGGCAAAAAATATACTTTTAGACATATGGAGGGGGGCGAATGCACCGCTACGTTAGATCTTACGTTAAAATCTATATCTATGAAATGTCCCATGTTTACTATACCTAGGAATATAAGTAAATACGAAGGACTTTGCTTCGTTACTATTACATCAAAAGATCATTGTGCCATTAAGGGAGACGAATATAAGAAATACGGCTATCCCAGTAATAAGGCAAATGAAGTTAGGCACTGTGGAGTGTATACTTGGCCAAATGAAGAAGATCCTGGACACTATTGCGGATATATTAGTAACCTAAATCATGTTCCTTATACCCATCCTGAATACGAAGCGTGTAAAGCTAATATATTAATACATTATAGGGATACGTGGATAGAATCTGAGGTATTAGATAAACCGCCTTATGTATTTGATTTTAAATATGATAAGAAAAGTACTAACGAATATGTGGATAAAGAACTTTCGGATAAGCTTAAAACATTATACGACGATAACATAAAACTAATCGAATATAGAGACGGATCTTTAGCTAAGTCTATTAATAGATTATCTGAAGCACTTACGAAAGAGGCGCGGAGTATTACTGATGTATTGGTAGATACTGATCTTATAGAAATATCTTATGCGGCTGATCAAGAAAAGATATTAGAACTAGAAGAAAAGATTAAAGAAACTACTCAAGAAGTACTAACGAGCACTTTATCAGACGAAGACTTAGAAGAAATATTTTACAAAAACGATTACGAGAAGTGCTGTTTACTGGATCTAGAAAAGAAATTATCTATAAAGGTATATCCAGAAGAGAATTACTCATGTGGTTTACTAGAAGATTTCGTTTATGAACACAATGATCAAATTTTATTATTAGTTAATGACACCTTTATGGATTACGAACTAGTTAATGTTATCGGAATGCCAGTATTGACTTGTATCTATCCAATTATCGTACCATTAGTTTCAGCTACAAAAAAAGAAGTAGAAGATGCTATAATACTACACGCGATAGAAGAGGGTATCCAGGAATTATTATACGAACTGGATTATAATATTAGTATAGCATTATTAACTAGTGAGTTATCTTATACTCAGTAGATTTGGATACTTGAAAAGCATGTTATAATAAACCGGTATTCGACTTTACTATTAATATATTCCCAAAACCATTATTGCCGTATTAAATAGTGGCTATTCTATATTGCATAACGTAAAATCTCTGTAATTGATTTTTACGCGTTCTAGTTTAAAGTCTCTCCTTTACCTTTGCTTGTAATCGTAAAGTCTTAAGAATAGGATCAATCTTCTTTTACAATATCACCGGGTTAATCACTTTATCTCATTATGCATTTTTATGAACAATAATAGGCTTCACTTAAGTAACTAGTAATAACATTATTGACTTCTTCGATATCGTTACTCGTGAAATAACGCACATTTCTGTTGGGTATATAACTTTTAGGAAAAAATAATGCCGGGATATCTCTTGAGTTCTCCAATTTCTTTAACCTTAACTTGGTTTCTATCCCACACGTCTAACGGAGTTAGATAATTCATACCATGTTGTTCACAATAGTATTCTTTAGTGTCATCTATATCCCATTGTTAAACCTGCATAACAATGTCGCCAATTTTAGTATTGTCCCCAGCAGAAATGTAGCAGTTTATAATATTTGACATCTTCAGAGCAAGCGATGCAGACACACTGCTTCCTTTTATAGGTTACGAGCTATCATTTTGTTTAATAGACTATATGTATATAATAAAAAGTATTTTTCGATTTATCCAGTAGCGAGATTAGACCATATTTTTGTATTCTAGAATATATTTATCCATACGATAGCTAAAATATTGTATGCAACTCTATTATCTAGTATAGAGTAGAAAAATCCAATATTCTAAATCACCTATTTCAAAACGACTAGTAGTGAGTGTCATCAAATCTACATCTACAGTTAAGTACTATACGAGACTAGCAAAAATTTATTTTTTATACACGCTACTTATCCTCCATATCGCAAGTACATTTGCAATTACAGTCTCCGGACATAGTACGTTTAACAATCGCGGTTAGTCCATTATTACAGAGATCATTCATAAGACTATGAGGACTAAACCAGTCTTCATCGCCGGTTCCGCATGTTCCACCACCGCTTTTGTAATGGAATAAAAATCCCTTTTTCTCACAATTATCCGGTATTTTGGTACAGTTTAACAGATTCCATACAGGCACGTCAGTACCATCTGGAGAAAATCCGTATGGACAACATCCATCACCACTAGCAGCAGATACAGTAGTAGATGTAAAGCAGATAGCAATTAACGCACAAAGTTGTAGAGGCCACATTCTTTTAGTTGTATCCATGCTGTATATATAATATATACGTAATATAATACTTATTTTTATGTATTTCTTGAGACGCTAACCCTATATCCATAGAAAGCTCTCCGATTAAAATGGTAATAGTTCTTGCGTATCGCGATACTGTTTTCTTAATTCTTTAGCTTCCCGTAATAAATTATATCGAATCTATGGAGTAAATATATTAACATTAACTCTTCAAAGCGAAAGTCCACTACGATGGTATTAGCTTCTTCTATGTCGAAAGAAGAAAAATATTAACTACACACTCGGCGAGATTATAATAAACGTAGGTCATACATGATGAGCCTTAAGGATAATAGGTAACCTACTACTATATGTCTTTTTAGTGATATTAACTAGTTGTAATAAATTACTTTTATATTTTTAAAAATATTTGATTTAAATGGAAGACCAGAAACAATCGAGGATTTTTAACATGGTGTCTAAATCTTTAATAGAAACACTGTTAAAAGACTACTTAGACGATAAAGCAATAGCCGGTATAGTAGCTAGAGCTAAATATATATATAACTCCTCTAATAGAGATAGCATTATAAATAGCATATATCAAAAATGCGAGTCCGATATATCTATTCCTACTATAGCGGGTGTAAAATCCCTAGTTGATAAAACTAGAAATTATGAAAGACACGTGCAAGACGAAATAGAATTTAATGAGTTAAGAAACATTCTTACTAGATTGACTCATAATAAGTCTTTTTTTATAACTTGTAACTATCTCATAAATACTACAGCTGCTACACTTTTAACCTTAATTCTTGCCAATCAACTCATTCATGCGGCGAAGATAGTCATGGAGATAGAAAATTACCTATTCGATTCAAAAAAACGACCGTCAAGTGAGGTATCCGATCTACTAGATATGAAGTATGCCATACTTAAATTCGCGCAGTATAAGATATTTCCTATACTCACTGGCCAGCAAGACATAGAGACTATAGCCGGAGGTAAAGTGATGTCTTTTTCGGAAGAAATAGATATAATTATCGATTTACCCTTAAAGTCTCCAAAACTAGATAAAATGTATAAGACCATATGCGAGATAGGGCTGTGTAAGGATACTTATCCAGAATATATAGCTGGATTAAAAATAGAAGAAGTTGGTGAAGAAGCTGAAAATACCGTCAAGAATCAATTGGCTACCTACATAGCCAACAACAATAAAGTTTTAGACATGGCTTACAAATATTCTAAAGGACATGATCTTGACGGTGCTGTCATCAGTCCTATCACAGAAGATAGAATAAGACTTACTAATAATGACTTAAGAAAATTTGCTATACTGGATTATCTATATACCATTAGAGTACTAGCTAATTGCATTAAAAAGAAGAAATCATTTAAAACAAAAAAGCCAGGAACTACGTTAACCATTAATTCACCTTATAAAATAGTAACTGTTCCTAGTAATTAGATTTTCTCCCGTTAAAGTATCTAATACTTTAGTCCATCTATCATCGGTACAAAAAGATTGACTAAGATAAATATATTTACCTAAAATTTTATACGATTTAACATTTATACCTATATCTAGATAACAGTCGGCTATCATCTTGAAACAGTAAGTTTTATCTTTCCCGAAACCATATTCTTTGTTAGCGTGTAAAAATGCTTGTTTTACAGTATCTTCCATCAATCTATAATTTGGAAATATTCCTTCCATATAGTAGTATACTTTTGCATACTTCCTATCTAACATGAATTCCCTTAAAGGTATTATAGCAAAACCAGATGTGTTGAATTCTATAATATAATTTGTAAAATTATTTAATCCGTTAATAGAAAAGTTGATATCATTTTTAATGATGAAATCTACTATACCATAACCGAAATATAAAGAAGAATGTTTTTCTTCTGATGGATTGAAAAAATTTACGATAGAGTGATTAGATTGACTTAATATAACAGCTCCTGGCGCTACATAATCAAATAATGAGATATCCATTAGTTGATATCTAGGGAAGGTTGAACTGTTAGATTTCGATAAGGTTCTATTTGAGTAGACAATTTTAATCTACAACATTTACGAGAATAAGTAATTACTACTTTTTTTAATTCCATTTGTTCGACTAATAATCTATATCTAGCTTCGCTGAGATCCCTACCGCAAGTAGAACATACTAACGGGAATACCATTCTAGATATTTATATTAATTAATTTCGGAGAACTTTTAATAATAGATGTTTTATTAAAATAGAATCTTCCTTCGAAACCTATATATAATTCTGAAGGCGCCAATATACCCAATACGCATATAGAATCAGAAGTTTCTATTCCTAGAAGTTTTATAAATGTAGTTATAGTATTTATTTTTATGTTTCTATATTTATAAGATTCTATCATTTTTAGTATATTCGTTTCTTTTTCCTTTTCATAATTACGTCTATGTACTTTATAAACGTTGTAAATGTTTTGTAATATATCCGATCCAAGATCGTACTTGTTTTTAGCTTCGTACCATTTACTACGGACCATAACGTCCAAGAAATCCTTAACACGTATATCCGGCAAATCTTCAAATTTGTAAGCATCTTCATTTAACGATGTATAGTGGTTTATAAAATCAAAAATCACATCTATGTTAGTAGAAATTTCATCTATATTTTCATCGGTATTAGAATTATTTAAGCTATAGTTTTTATGAGCTATGCTTCTGAATGCATTCTCTCTATTAAATTCTGTAAATAATTCGTATCTCATATAATTATCTTTATTTATAGAAATTCCGTAAAGTCCTCTAAAGAAATCACAACCGTTAGTTAATACTATTAATTTTGTAAGATAAGATGTGTACTTGTTGGGAGATAATTTGTATACGCTTTTAGTATCGTATAATATTTTTTCTTGCGTGTCAACGCATACTAGACAAATAGTATCCTGATCACTACTTAGTATAGAAGGCCATGTACCGTTATTAGTATAATATTCCCTTGCTCTACAACACATCATAAATTCCGCATCTATATGATCACAGTAATAGATTTCTGTATTTTTTAGAGAAGCTAGTACATCTGTTATAATAGCTTCCATATTTTTCTTATCCGCCAAGAACATATAATAGCTATTTTTATCTATTTTAGAAAACAAGCTCTCTTTTTGTTCTTCATACATTTCATCGTCTACAGAGAGATTGTCTATCGCTATTTCCAAGTTTTTCAGTTCTTCTTGCTTCCTTTTATATTGATTCTTTAACGATTGTTTTCTCTTCTCTCTTAATGATGTTTTTAGAGAAATACTTCCTCTATCTACAAACACAGTAACATTATCAGCTATAGAATGTATAAACTTAAATTTTTCTTTTATAATATGATGTAACATTGCTGTAGATGTAACCGAGTATGCGATTGCCATAAATAATCCTAGAAAATCAACGTATATTTCTTTACTTTTTACAGCGGAATCAAGTACTTTCAAGCTGTGCTTTAATAGCAATACGGATTTTAGGTTTTTAATACCCATTATAGATACCTGATTAAATTAATGTGTATAGATTTATTTTTATGATTTTTTTTGATAAAGCAACTAACTACTAGTTAGTATAAATATAACTGTATGTGTTTTATCGCGAAAACGATTTTTATAAATATGTGGGTATTACTATATAAGTATATGCTGGTCTATATTTATAGTTTCCTCCGGTTTAATTAACGTTACAAGTTTAGAACTTCCACTGTTGTCAAGGAAGAAGTCTTTGTTACAATTTCTCATCTTATACGATAACTGATAAGGCAGGAGATAAGTTCATACACATATGTTTTGGATGTGCTATAGGTATGAACTATATAACGTATCTCATGGAGATACACTAATTCTATAACGGATCATGAAATTAATACCGATAGCTACAGTCTTGACATAGGTAAAGCTAGAGTAATTATGTAACGCGAGTAATGTATTATTAGATAATAGGTTTAATTTTGCTTTATTACATAGATATTTCAAAACTATTAAAAGCATAACATTACTTGTAATCTGTATTCGAAGAATTTCGAGTGTTTTAAAAACTACTTATAACCAAATCCTTTAGGAGCGCCTATCTTGTTAGGATAGTATACGCACTTCGGTATTTTTAAATTTTTTTCTTTTATAGCTTGTTCCAACCACGGAGTATTAGGAGGAAAACACTTCTCTTCTTCTTTGGTGGTAGATACTATTATAGACGGTTTACTTTTACATCGGCAATCTGTAGCTCTTATATTACTACCGATTTTATCCGCTGGTAACATATCTCCATCTACGGATGGACAACATAACTTCATGATAATAGTTTTACGCGGTGAACTAAATAGTCCTCCTAAGTATAGATATTGTCCGTAAACGTGGTTTAATACAACTAGTATAAAACTATATATAATTAATTTTTCCATACTAATATGTTAAAAAAAGTTTTATATATTTATTCTAGAAATATATTTCTCTATAAAAGAACGATATATAATAATATCTTTTAGATTATCAATAATTTTTTGTGTTATTTCCTGTCTGTTTTTACATATATATTCTTTTACATCATTATCTGATGCTAACAGACTATATAGAGAATACTGACCTATTTTTATAGATGATATCTTATCTAATTCTGTCTCACACATATTTCTAAAACAACTTAGCGTTTCATCTTTATCTATTATATACATATTTTTAATGAAACCTATATTATTCTTTATTTTATAGTCATATCGTGATAGGAATACTAGATACTTTATAATAAATCTATTAGATTTATATAATTCCGCATAATCTATATTTATGCGTTTATTAGCTGCCTCTAAAGGTGTTTCGCCGTACTTATCTATAGCGTTAATATTAGCACCATGATCTAAAAGCAACTTGACGATATTTGAATTGCCTAAAATAACTCCTAAATGAAGGGGTGTCGATATACACTTACTAGAGTTTACATCCATTCCAGCGTCCAAAAGAAGTAAGACTATATTAATATCTTTACATCTAATCGCCAGTGACAACGATAAGTAGTCTGATGTAATAAATTCGGGATTCTTCTCTATAAGAAATTTTACTAGTTCTACATTACCCGATTCTACCGCTAAGTTTAGTACGGTAGATGTTGTTTTTACTTTAACATCAGCACCATACTCGATTAATAATTTGGATAATTTTAGATCACCGTATTTACACGCCGAATGTAACGGTGTTAGTCCTTCACGATCTTTTACATTTATATCCGCACCGTATTTCATAATTTCTTTAACAGTTTCTATACAGTTAATCGAATTACAAGCATAGTGTAAAGCTGTTTTTCCTTTTTTGTCTTTAGTGTTTATATCTAAGCCTATCTCTATCAGGAATAATAACATATCAGCATTATATAACTGTATTGTTTTTAATATATTGTTTATATCGTTTTTGTAATTATATAGATCGCTAATAATTTTAGCAGTTTTTACATTGTTAGACTTTATAGCGCACATGAAAATAGAATCTTCATAACGCGTATGTAGATTAGTCTTAGCGCCGTAACTTAAAAGTAATTCTACCATCTCTGTATTACCAGCCGCCGCGGCATGATATAGGGGTAATAATCCATCCTTTCTAGAATTAGGTAAAGCCCCGTACCGTAATAAAAGATCCATTATACATAACTCATTATCTTTAAATTTTCTACACATGCTACTAAAATAAGGCTCTGAAGGATACCTATTCCCGCGTAAAGCTTCTTTAGTAATAGGTATTAACATGGATGTGTGTTTCATATTTTTAGATAAATAGAACGAAATAGCATAGTCTTGTACTTCTTCATCAACGGGAAGCATAGTTATATCAAAAGGCATTGATAATAATTGAAGACAATTATTATCCGTGATATCTACAGAATTAGGATCATAACCCGACTTTAGCAAGGTTTCTACTATATCTTTCCTTCTAGAATAAATCGCGTAGTGTAACGGTAGATTTCTGAAAGAAGAATAGTTACGGTGTTCGTATATATTTATAGCTCTCATGATTTCATCATAAGTACCCGTATACATAATATTATGGAGACATCGTCCGTCCATAATGTAAAATTATTATACAAGTACTTAATGTAGTCTTTTATTTCAATATTACAAGTAATTCATAGTACCTAGAAAAAGATACTATATAACACCTAATTTCTACAGGCAATGAACACAGTTATCGTTACGTGATAAGAGTCCGTTAATCTTATTTAAACATATATTGTATAGATTTGCTCTGTTCACCGCTAGTTTTGTTTTTATACGTAGGGAATATTCCTCTATATCTATATTATTTACAAAAGCTATTAACTTGGTTAACAAATTAACCGTTTATAAAATGAAAGAAACGGTCCAGGCAATAACTAGAGTACCAGATTTTATATTTTGTTATTTCTTTTTTCTGTTTATGTATTCAATATTTTTATTATATGATAACTCATCTAAATCAACGTATATATTTTACCAATAGTCTAATTATAGCATTATATGTAGATTGATTATATAGCAAGTATGAAGTATAGGCACCTAAGGTATTGACATATTTAATCAATAGTATAGTTTTATTTTTATTACGTATATTCACTTTTCTCCATTGTCTAATAATAGTTCAAATGTTTCTAGAAGAATGAAAAACGTAGAATATCGGCGTATCGTTGATTCATCTCTTATATTTATATCTCTGCTATTTTATAGATATTACGTAAACACAGCATAATGTAGATGAGATTTATTATATTTATCTAACGCGTGTGGACATCAGTACCGCTATCTAAAGTAAACCTGTCTCATCGTGCATAATAAAAGAGTCTAGTATTATATCTCTGTTATGTTTCTTTACAAAGTGTTTACTTTGAGTACTTTGTTAATTAATTATATATTATAACGATTTGGGCGCTATATGTAAAGGTGTTAGCCCTTTAGATAAGTTAATATTAGTGCCGTTATCTATTAGCATTTTTGTTATACGTAAGATAGAAGTATTTTATCTTATAGTAATAGTTATACAAGCTACGTGTTTATTAGTGTCTTGGATACTGATAATCTCTATATGTTTTGACGTATTCATGTTACGTCAAAACGAAATGTTTAGATATTACCGTAGTTTTATCTTACGGGAAGAAATTTCTCTACTAAACTCTATCTTTTCATCCGTCTTTGTAAACTTGTACATGCCCTTAATTAAAGGAAGTATGCTTTAGTTATACATAATATTTTTTATATATTTAAACTCTCATTATATCTCTAACAACCCTATAGATTTCTGCAACTTCTGCCATAGCACCATTTCCTACGTCTCCACATGCTAGTTTTTTTTCTATGCATTCTATTTCTATGAAACCCATATATTTTAACGTATCTATATGTTTTTCTGTAATAGGATGTTCCCACATAAGAGTATTCATTGCAGGACAGAAAATGAGTGGTTTGTTTGTATCCCAGGCTCTTACAATAGACGTCAGTAAATTATCGCATATACCATTAGCTATTTTTGCTAACGTATTTGCCGTTAAGGGCGCTATAATAAAAACATCCGCCCATCTCCTAAGTTCTATATGCAAAACAGGATCGGGTATTTTTTTCCACGTAGTCCACTCGTCTTTATCTGTATAAATAGGAATACCTATAGTTTTTTGGTCTGTGAACTTCATAGAATTTTCTGTAGCGACTATTCTTAATTCTATGTTTTCCAAACGCGTTAATTCTTTTATCAGGTCAGGTAACTTAACCGCAGCTACGCTACCTGTTATACCTATTAGTATTTTTATTCTAGACATAATTACTATTTATTAGAAAAAAAGATGACGTTATTTTACTATCTTAATAAAATAAGTAATAATACTGTTAAGGTATAGTATAATATATAATAACGCATGAAAATATCCAAAAGTAGGTAGGATATACATAACAAGTTTAGAATACAAATATGTAATATGTGGTATAACAATCGCCATGTAGAACAACATCTAGTGAAGTTATTCCTTTCTATACCATTTACACATTATGGATATTGTCAGTTTATCGTAGTATAACCCATAACCAGTAGTATAACTTATTCACAGTATGTATCCTTCATATCATGACTTGATAGAATTTAAATTTATATCAATGAAATGTCTCCGGACATTTTTGTAATTATTATCAACTAATTAAAGTCATCTATATGAATAGTTTGTATTTCACCGTCATCTTGTTCTATACTTATATTAGGTTGAATAAGTTTAACATTTATATCGGCGCCGTAAGTATCTATTTCTTCGGTAGTAGGATCAGGCTGCTTTATTCTAACTTTCTTGATACGCTTCTTTGTAAGATTATTAGAAGACTTAACATTCCTATCAGCCATTGTACTGCACGTACCCGAATACTGATTGAATAAGATATTCTTGGACTTAATTTTCTATTTTATTTTTGTTATTTTCTTATTATTTTAGATTTAAATATATACACCGTAGGTATATTTTATCCTGACAGTTCTATATATATAACCCAGCAATAATAATATTAACACACATAAAACTATATATATAATAAACCATTTTATTGAAAAAGACTCCATGGATAGTTTATTATCTATAGGTACTATAGGATTATTTGTTTTAATTTTATTTAGAATAATTTCTACTCCGCAGTTTGATAAAGCAGATCCTGTATTTATAATTTTTATATCAGTGTATTTATCGTTAGGAGAATAGCACGTACCTATGTTGAAGTGTTGTATATCTATGTGCTGCGTCAGATTAGCATAGGCTTCACAATGCTGCTGTAATTCTGTCTTTTTACCCGCTTTGTAATCATCTATGTTGATTCCTATACTTTTAGCTATTTCTTTTTGTTGTTTTTCTGGAAGATTTTCTATTGTTTCAATTAATGATTCTATCAGAAGTTGAAAGCTTTTTTGTTCATTACTGTTACACGCGTTTATTATACTAACTATACAGTTTTTTGCTTCACCGCTTAAATAACCTATATGTATTCCGCATCTAACGTTACTAGTGTCTGGGTGTTGATTCAATTTCTCTAGGTACTTTTCAGAAAATAAATAGTATAGATTACTGATGACTTGTTGATTTTCCATCTATCCACTTTGAAAAAATATCTCTAGAAACTATATTTATTAAAAACGATATAGAAGGTAATTTATTTACTTGTAGTCTAAAGTTTTCACAGATATATTTATCACAGATAGTAAATTCGTTAAGCAAAGAAGTAAAATCTTCGTCTTTAGATATTTCTGGATATACTTTAAATAGTACATGCGAGAAAAAGTGGAAGTCGTAATACCAATTCTGTTCTTTGTTAATAGCGGTTACAGCTTTCTTATTAGGAATAATTTCCGATATCTGTGAAAAGTCAAAGTCGTTTAATGTACATCTTATAGGTTCTTTAAACACATAATGCATATCACCTACGTATATATTTATAGGTTCTTTGGAATCAAAAATTAATATGTTATCCGGTTTCAAGTCTAAATGAACAAAGTTACTGCATGGCAATTCATAAATTTTTATGTACAATAAAGCTATTTGTAAAAACATAAATTTAGTATATTCTACTATACTAGAAAATCCATATTGTGCATAGTTATCCGGAGTTATTTTTTCTGCGGAACATTTTGCTAAAGGGAATATTATTATGTTACCTCTGTTAAAATAACCGTTTGATCTCCTACTACGTTCAAAAAAATTAATTAGATAATTAAAGTTATTAATTACATTGATATTAGAGTTAACAACATACGGATAAAACTGTGATATCAATTTTACAAAATCATTAGATTGTTTGTACTTAGCGAAATAACGTAATACTTTTCTATGAGAATATTTGTTTTCTAGAGGTTCTCCTTCCATGATGTTAAATAACGCAGACATTAAACTCATCGTGTTATAATAGATTGTACGTAAGAAATCTATCTTAAAATTAATCCCCATCGCGATTGCACAAACTATAAACTTCCTTTCATCACCTTTAAGATTATTATATAAAAATCTAGGAATTGTAAATTCAGATGTTACTTCCATAGGTTTATATTTTTTACTCCCGTCTTCGAAAACAAATTTAACTACATATTTTTCCATCCTAAAAATAATACCATATCCCCCGGTAGATAGATGGTAAAAATCCCTATTGTGCGCACAAAACTTTTTATCTTTTAACTGAAAATAGGAAGGATTTATGTAATCATTTTTAATAATTCTATCTAGTGTTTCAAAAGATATCTTATCTCTAAAATACTTGAAAATCTTTATTTTTGGTAAGGAGATATGCTCCTTATTGTCTATATTTTCGTATATAAACTGAAACTGAATAGTATCTCCTAATATCGTAGTGTCTCCATCTTCTAAATACTTGGTAGAATTATAAGCATGTATGTCCGGAAATTCCATTTAATGTAGAAGCAAATACAACTATACGGAAAGTGATTTTATATACGTAACTAACAGTATTTTTATATATCTAATATTTACAGAGATTCCCCTGATATAACTTTGTTTATTCTTTCTGATACAACTAAATTAATATTATCAATATTATATTTGTATATATCACCTAGGTTACTTTTTATAGCATCCATACCCTTTTTTACTCTATTTATTAAGTTTAGTATATATGTAATCATGTACTCGTTTTGTCCGTATACCTTGTATAGGTTGAACATATAACTCTTTTCTATATTCATACATCCTAAGTCCAAGCTACTGTTATTTTTGTAGATTACTTTTTTGTAGTGATCGTATACAGCTCGTTGATTTAAAGAAAATTGTTTTATTGTACCTTCTTCTATAACGGGTATATCGGATAATATTTCTTCTACTTCTTTAGAGGAAATCGCTGCTTTTAAAAGTCTTTCACGTAATTTATTCTTCGTTTTAGATATTTGTTTTACATCTGCTAATACACTATCAGACATTTTTTCCATGTTTTTAAAGTCTTTATCTATAATTTCTTCTGATAATTTTATTATATCACTAAACAGTGTATTATTATTATGATTAAACATTTTATCTATGGTGTGATTTAACTCTCTTGTTATATCAAGACGAGATTTTAAATCTTCCAATAAAACGCTATTAATTATTATAAACTCTATGTTTTTGTAGATATCTTTTTCCATATTTTTCATTTTTTCTATACACGCGTCTTCTTGTAAATTTCGGATATAGAATTTCTTCCCCATGAATCTATTAGAGTCGATAACAGACGACCATCTTATTTTAAATAAATCACTAGGTGATAATTTAACTAATAAATATACAGATTCTCCAATTATTTGAGTCAATATGTTTATACCATAGAAAGATCTGAATATTAAGCAGAAATTATCTTGCATTACGTGTTGTTTGTTGCAATGATTTAACATAATCACAGATCTACCAGAATTTTTTAAACATAATACGGCTATGTAATCAAAGCTACCATCGACATATTTATCTATGTTCATCATATCATTTCCATGACTTACCTGAAGTATACTCACTTCGGAAACATTGAAATATTTATTACCATCATCCAGAAAATTCAAAGGAATACTATCTATAGGAATATTTATACAACTAGTAGAATTTGTCTTACTAGATGTTTTAGGTAATAGTTTATTTACTTTATCTGTTACACCCTTAATATCATTTATCTTAATCATAACACATCCGACTAAAGGTACGAGATTAATACTATTATCGCGAGATTTCACTAGTTTATAATATGGGTTATCTGTAAATGTGATATCTTCTTCATCGTTAATTTCAACTATTTGTAATTTACCGGGTGATTCTTCACCGGTGTCATGTTCATCTAGTGATCTTTTTCTATTAGTATCCATGCTGCTGGTATATTATATTTTTATTTTCAATTATATTGTTTACTTATATATAACTTGATTATATTTACATTTAACTATATTACTTGATTCGTATACTGGACATTCTAATAGTTTGTAAGTATAGTTTCTGCAGTAACTTATTATAAATGATATTATAGAAAGATTATTTCTACAACTTTTCATAGCTAAAACATCTTCGGTAACGTTGCCTTTAAGTAAATAAGAAAAAAGATAGCCTTGTAAAGATTTTTCATCGTGTGTGTAATCCTGATGTTCTATAAATAATTTATTCAGATAACATATATTGTCGAATAATTTTATTTTATTAGGCCATTCAATACATTCTAATATTTTAATTTTATATCCTCTTAGTTTTACAGCGGTATCTATATCTACAGATGTGAATACTCCTGTAAACTTCCTAGCTGACTTGTTTTCTTTACAATACAATATAGGATTCTTTATATCATTAGATATTTCTACATCACATAAACATATTGACAAATACCCTTCTTTGGGTGTTTTCGTATAATAAGGTTTTCCTTCAGGGTAATATCCTTCCATTATTAAAGGAAAAATAGAGTTAAAAACAAGTTTCTTACTATCTTTATCTATATCATCAATAGCATAATAGTCCGTGTAAATAGATGACAACATCAAATTCACAGCTGAAGAATGTTTAGGGTAATAGTAATTACCATTATTATTCTTAACACGAATACTGAAAATAAGTATATCTAACAACCCAGAAAAATTAAAATCAAATCCATTTAACTCGAAAATTTCTATTAGACAGGATATATGCTTGTGTAAAGAAGACTGTAAATAATATATACGTTCTGCTACACTGTTATTATTTATGTATTTTTCTAGCTGACTATCTTTTTGGAAAAAGTTTTTAAAATTTAATTTTTTACCTGTCCAATGTTTTACATATCCTTTCTTATTAGAGGATGGAAAAAATATAGCGGCATCAAATAAGAATACTTCAGTGCCGGTTTTACAATGTACTAGACGATTACATGTAAAAATCCAGTCTTTATACTTACTGATATATCTCTCTAAAATAGTATTCTCTAAAAATGTTAGATGATAACCTGTTAAAACAATACTATCAGAATTTTTTTTATATATTACTTCTTCTAACTGATCTAAAAACTTTTCTATTATATCTTCGTTGTTTCTACCTGTAATTATTATATCCGGATACAGGAATATCGCTCCGATATTTAAGCGCTCATTGGATCTTTCTAAAGTAGCTATAAATTCAAAAGCGTATATATTTTCATTCAAAGGGTTTATAGACTGGCTATACGGTAACCAGTTATTACTTTCTGTGGCTCTTTTAATATCTATAGACCATCTTAAGTATTCCGGTGAATAATATTCTATAACATCTTTAACCCATATATTATAATTTCTACCATTTACGGATATAACATCAATTATTGTATTTTTTTTATTGTATAATTTATATCTTCTATCGATATCACTTATTAGTACTAATTTGTAGTCTAGTAAATTATGCTTATGTAGCCATTTGTTTAGAGATACAATATCACTATTTCTCAATTCATCGTTATTCATTTCCGACATTATAGCAAATGATAGATCTCTTAGTTCTACATCATATGCTCTTTTCTTCAAAATATCTAGTAGTGATAACGAATTTGGTATAAAATAAGTATCTGTATCAATATCCGAATTATTGTTGGAAGTTATAATACAAGTACTATTAAACGATCTAAAAAATGTTATTTTTTCAAACGTTATTAACCTAGTTACTAATGGTACATTGTTGACTGTAATTACTATTAATGTTTCGTCATCTATTGTGGTAAAAATTACATTATGAAAATCTTTAAAACCATAATATCTAAACGGTGAAAGTATTGATTGTTCAGAAGATTGTAACTGTTCTATTAGTGCCATGCTATATTTATTTATTAGGATCTTTTTATCATATATACTATATTTGAGACATATCTATTTCTTTTGCGTAAGGAGATATCCAGTCCCTTTCAAACACTTCAGCTATTTTCTTTGTAAATTGTTGATCCATACAGTTAAAGCTAACAAAAGCATGGTGATTAAAATGAGACCCGTCTAGGTTAGCAGTCATAACATGAGCATACCTTCCATCTATAATCATCATTTTAGAATTATTAATATCATCTACTTTAGAATTAACGGGAAACCTAAATACTTTAGTAGAGATATCTATATGGTCAACTCCTAGTTCGTTAAGGCTTTTTATAGATGCTTTTGATATAACATCCGTTTTTTTCCAAAATCCTAATAGCACTCGTAGTTTGACACCTCGTTCTAATACGGCCCGTATTAATGCATCTTTTATTATAGGCCAATAGACGATAGAATCTTTTGTTCTCTTTGTAGGAAGAAGAGATACTATCGCTAGATCTATAGTAGACTTCGCCGCGTCTATATAATGAATAACACAATCCAAGTCAAAAGTTCTTTTTCTACCTACCATATGTTCTGGAGAATCTGAAAAGAATATACCGTTATGGTTTTTGAAGAAATGGTACTTTGTGGCCATTCTGGTAAAGAATAAACATTTTTTCTTGCTTATAATTTTATAGTCCAACGATCTGAAATATAAATCCATTGCTAAAGAATTATTTTCGGAATATATGCCCATATTTTTAATAGTTGTTAGCGCATTTCCCATAAGAGACGCACTACCTATATAAAAGTGAAGCTTATCCACTACCCAGAAATTACCTAACAAGTTTCCTACTGATTCATTATTAAGCACACCTATATCTACTTTAATATAACTAATATGGGAAGACTTAATCTTTTCATAATCTTTATGAGGACTGCTCTCATCTACTAAAATATATACAGAAACTTTACTCGAAACATCGATTAATCTGTTTAGTATGTCAGTACCCTCAGGATTAGTACTTAGGTTACAACAAAACGTAGCTATGTAGATCTCTTTTTTTGCTAGATCTATTAAACGTTTAAAACATTCATAAGTAGAAAGATTAGTAGAATTAATAGCTGTTAAGCTTTGTGGTACTGTTTCCACAATCTGATAATCGGCCTTTGGAATAGGCTTAAAAATATTTCCCATTTTTGAAACGAATTAAGAGTAATGTATGTTATTTTATTACTGTAAAATATGATGAATGCTATTTTTAATGTGCAAAAATGTTAATAACTTACTTCTTTAAGTTATGTATATAAATATACAAAAAATCAAAATTGAACTAAAAACTTTATAGCTTTAATATAGTATGTTATAAATTACAATAATGTACAAATACATAATGATATATGCATTCATATATATACATAAAACGGATTCAAAAACATGTATGAAAAATTTACCTATGTATCATTCTGCACAAAACTCAGTCGAGAACAAACAATCAACGGATACTAAAGCAGAAGCGTTACATAAATATCTAGAACTCGCTGAAGAAAAAGAAAAATCGTTGTTCATGGGAAAGTTTGACTGGGAAAAAATAAGAAAAGAAGTAAAAGATGCCTACAAGACTAAGTGTATTAAAAAATCCAACGGGAGTACGCACTATAAGTATGACTACTCTTACAAATATGTCTTAAGGGTAATGGTACAAGTAACTAAGGGAACCAAGATCGGAGACAGCAAGAAAAAGACACTTATGTCTTTAATTCAACAATTAACTACTGCTAATAGTATAGACGAGTACGTAACAACCAGCGGATCCGGATACAGTTTCAAAATACCGGATATAGACTACGTAAAATATGAAAATCCTAAGTGTAATAACGTTACTATAAGTACGGTATCAATAGGTAATTTCTCTGTTACCGATTCACGCAGCGCTGCCGAAGATATTATTATAAATTTTAACGGTGTATCTGTCCAACATCCGTATATGGATTCTGATAAGTTTCCTGACTGTATTAATAAGATAGTAGAATCATGTAAAACATCTAATTCTTTTATAAGTACTATTAGAAAAACACTAACTGGTAATTGCGATCATGCTAGTATGTCTTTGATGGCAGAAGTTGTAACCCCTCCTAATTCATATCTTAATATTATTGGAAATTTCTCCATTAAGGATGATGTTAATACCCGTTTGTTTTATGAGTGTATGTTGGAAAATAATCCCGATTGCTCGAACTACGTTTCGTTAGCAGCGGATACCGCTGTACAAGCAACAAAAATTTTATCCTCTTATATGTATACAAAGGGTAACAGACATAAAAGAGATACGGGCGAGATACCTTTAGACAGCGAAGATCTTGAATGTATGTATGAAGCTTACGAACCTTACAGAGAAGGAACTGAATATACCGAATGTGTTAATAGTAAGAAAGCAGAAATTGCTAAATCCAGAAAGAAAAGGACAATAGTACCCTCTATAAATACAGATACAGATGATGAAACTAAAATGATGGCTCGTTATCTAGGTGTAGATGGCCAGGTAATACCGGATCGAGTATCGCATATACAAACAGGAATCCATGGAGGGAGTGAAAATGATGGAATAATAGGCGACGGTCAGCTCATATCCAGACTATCTTTACAAGCTAGACAAGCTTTCGCGCCTTATATGCCTTCAGTACCTCTGGATACAGACCCCTATAGTATTCGGGATGTCTTAAGGACATCGACTTCAAACCTTCCTCCTCCTAGTAAAAATCCCGTTATTGCTGGAGTATACAGCGTGGCTACCAATAAAGTGAATAGCGTATTATCTGCTTTATCCGACGATAACAGACATAAAACGGTGATAAAAGAATATCTCACGGAAGGAGATGGAATAACAAAACAATCAAAAGCCTTACACGGAGATGTCAAAACTAGTTATAGTTCCAAAAAGATTGTATCTGGTTCAATATTTGACACTATGAAAGAAAAAATTAGAGACTTTAGGGACACAGGCGGTGAAGTATTACTTACTAAGTACAATCAAAGACAGAGCAGTTTGATGTTTAATGTAGACACTAGTACGAGTATCGTAAAACCTAGACGTCATAGCATCGAGAGTTCAATGAAGGAATTTGGTCGTCGTATAGATAGCCTAACTATGGAAACAATACAAGAAAATAATTTTGATTCATTGAGAAGGACTAAGAGCACAAATAGTATTGAAGATTGCGGAAAGTTCGGCAATACCGCGGCTTGTGCACTATTAGGACGCGTGCCTGATATGGGTAAAAATAATAATAATAACGTAAAACATAACACGGCTGTTAATATCTTGATTGATAAATTAAGAAATTCTAAGACACCATTAAGAGTACCAAAAATTCCCATAAGTACTAGTATATTAGGCAGATCGGGTATAAAACATACGGTATCCCATGTAACATTCTCGGATGAATCTAAGATAGATAACCATGAAAGAAGTAGACAGTACGTAAGACAAGGATCGACTCGTAGTAGGGTAAGTTGGATATCGAACAGTGATATAGATGATATCGATAGCAGCTTATATGGAAGATCTAGAACTTATTCAGGTGGAACTCGTAGTAATCGTTTACGGTCGGAAAGCGGATATCAAGGAGATACATCCAGATCTGATATGGAAGGATCTGTATATCAACCATCAATTAAAGAGCTAGATATTAAAAGCAAGAAAGTATACAGAGAGAAAATGATAGAAACTGCTAAAAAGTTCGATAAGACGGCTGCTCTGACATCTGCTACACAGTTGATAGTTCAAGGTATGATTAGTGCCAGAATTAGGAATGAAAATTTTAAAAACGTTGACTTTAACGAAGCCGAGACTATATTCGAAGCAGTTAGTGCTTCTTTTAGTAGTGTAGGTAACGCTATGCTTTCTGCAGGAATTATAGCATCTCCTACTGTAGCTTTTGCGGGCATGGGATTATCATTCATATCTGGATTATTAGATCTAGGAAATCATCTTTATCAGTTAATCACGGGTAAACCAAAACCCGAGGATCCACTAGTAAAAAAATTTAATCAGTATAACGAACTAGTTTCTGATTCTACCAGAATGGGTGTAAGAACCTGTCTTATGCCGGGATCTGATCTAGTTATTTATTTAGCTTATAGAAATGATTCCTCGTTTAAACCATCATTGGAGAAACTTAATTTACATTTTATAGATGTACCTGAAAGTATAGTTTACTACCTCAATACTAGTAATATAATAATGGATTATTCCTTGACTATCGCGTGTCCTATAGGATATTTAAGATCTCCTGATTTAGATGTAAATGCGTTTGTTACTTTAAAAGATGTTACTGAAGAAGTTAGATTTTATCAAGTGACTAGGCTAGGGGCGATGCTTTCTAAGTCACCTATAGTACGGTTTACATGTGGGAGAGAAGTTACTCTAACTTTAAAACCATTTGAGATACCTCTATCTAATATGCAATTACTGAAAATGGCTACTCCGGGTGAACCCGAAGAGTCCAAGTCGATGCCTTCTAACGTTTGTGATCTTTTCCCTCTCAAGAACTTTTACCTACTAGTAAAAGGATGTCCCTTTGATAATTCTAAAGTAGCTATAGCTTATACTACGTGCAGTGTATTATTAAGAATGTCCATTTGGGAGGAAGAAAATAGACGATGGTTATTAGAAAATCCATTTGATAATAAAAACAGATTTAAACAATTATTTACTTTTAATAGATTTAATTTTAATGATACGGTCATAAAACCTAACGAAATATCAGGCCATGCGAAGTTTTGCGCCAATAGACAGTCCAACCATTGTCACTGGTTCGACGTCATGGTGCTGGATGATATTTCATCCTGTGAAAATCGTGTTAGAAAAATATACGTAGAAATATACTTGTTTTCCGGGAGTAGAGGATTTACTAGTTTTGTGTTGACGTGTCCTTCTGGATCTACTCCTGTTGCTGTAGGTAATAAAGATGGGATTATAGAATTACCATTCTCTGATCTTTTTACTGTAAAGATGTTTGCCTCGGTTAAGAAAACAAACATAGGAGTATTTTGTGTAAACGATTACGATACAAGATATAGATCAGACATGATAATACTAAAATTTGTAGAACCTAATTTTCCAAAGGATGTATTGCCTCTAGATACCTACGATGGACAAAATAAACTATTTAACGAATTGGTATACAATCACATGCCGTGGCGTTCTAGGACGTGTTCTAATATAGTGGGTAGTAAGTCGTGTATTAGCTTTCACGGAAGAATAGATATATGGAATCCTAACTATGTAGTAGATACAGAAATAGGTAGCGAGATTATGATAACTGAAAAGTATGACCCCGATATTGCTACGTTATCCAGTATCAGTAAATCCAGCCATTATTTTCCTTACAAGTTACAACTTAAGTATTCATTATCGGGTCTAGGAAAAGTGTATGATACAGCGGATAGATTTTGGCAAGACGCGAAAAAGAAATTCAGAACTTTCAGTTCTATGCTTATTGTATTAGTACCTTGCAATATGATACAGAATATCATAAAATATCATAGTCAGAGAATATCTATATTACAATATCAGCAAGCCCTTACTAATAAATATGGAGATGGTAAAAAGTATGTGTTTACTACGCTAAGCGGGAGCAAATGCACCGCCGAGTTAGACTTGACTACTAAATTATTATCCTTACAGTGCGAAGAGTTTTCTTTGCCTAGGTCTACTCTGCCTCAGTATGAAGGTATATGTTCTATCACTATATCGTCTAAGGATCATTGTGGTACTACTTTAGATTCTTCAAAGTATAGAGGCTATTCTTCTTCGCATGCTAATACTCCACGAAGATGTGACATGTATAAATATCCTAGTATCAGCATGTACGTTCCAGATAACTATTGCGGTTACGGTTCTCTGTACGGAACTTATTATCCTCCACAGTATGAAGCGTGTAAGTCATACATACACATATACTACAGTGATACATGGATAGAAAAAGAAATATTAGACGAACCTCCTTACGCTTTTAATTTCAAATACGATACTAGCAAAAACGAATATATAGATAGTACCATATCAGGTAAGTTACGCGGCTTATATCAAGCTTACAAAGAGTTGTACGAATACACCGACGGGACTCTACCAAAGTCTATTAATAGATTAGCCGGTGCGTTATCTGATAAAGGTAGAGATATAGCAAGTGTTAACATAGATAGCAGTGTATTAGAAGTAGCGTATTTAGCTGATATGGAAAAGATGGCTCAATTAGAGGAAAAAATAAAAGATTTATCTAAAGAAGTATTGATAAGCACGTTATCAGATAATGATCTTTATGAGATAATAATGAAAGAGCAATACGGCATGTGTTGCCTTTTAGATTTTAAACTCAACACCAGTACTAAGGTGTATCCTAATTGTAATTATACATGCGGTACTCTAGATGATTTTATATACGAAGAAGACACCGGCAACACAACAGAAATCACTGTACTTATTAACGGAACTCATATGGACTACGACATGTTTTCGGTATCAGAAGCTAGCGTCGTAACCTGCTTAGACGATAACGTGATACCTCTGTCTATAGGATCCGCGAGATCCGAAGTAGAAAAAAATATATTATTATATTCAATAGAACTTGGTTTGGGCTCATTAATGGAAGAATTAGATTATAATATTAGTAGCATAATGTTGAGTAACAATATTACATATATAGACTGATTTGTTAAAATAAATATGTAGTGTTTTTCCTAAAAAAAGTTAGTGTCTTAGTAGCATAATTTTCTCATCTCTGCCTTGCACATTATCTTGTTATGTATATCAGAACAGCTTTTAGATAATCTATTCAGATGATTTTGTTCATGATTGTTGTTTATAGTTGAAAAACCTTTTTGATTGTATAGATCTATATTTATTATCTCGTTGGTTTTTATGTCGGATATGACCATAAAGCCTTTAGATAAGTCTAGTTCTGATACATACATGCTAGGTATCTTTTCTTAAGTCTATTTTTTTCGATTCCTAGAAATCTTCTTAGCCTTTTAAATATCGCCATGGTATAATAAAATATTTATTGATATATATAATTTATCAATAAACACCTGTTTATCTTCAAGATTTTATTTTTTTTCAGTTTTGGGAAATATGTATATAAAAATATAATTTTATTGATTAAGTTAATAACAAAAAGTGATTTATAACACCATTGTGTACTAACGTACATAAGTTATAAATGCACATAAATATATAGATTTTTACCATGTTAATGTTTATTTACTTATTTACTTTAAAAGATTGTTTCCAAAAATCTTTTATACGTAGTCCTATAACTATATAAGACTTTGAATTTGCAGTTGGAATGAAAATATCAATATTTAATCCGTTATGTTCCTTTTTCTTAGTATAACAGTAATAGCAACTCATATTGTTTTCATTAGCTTCTTGTATACATCTAAATATGAACTGGGGTGTTAGATACTGATATTGTAGTTGTTTATAGTAAAAAGGTGTGTAGAGTAGTTCATTTAAGCTAAATTTAAATCTATTCATAGTTAAACATTGATTGGTATCTATACAACACATAGGCATATTATATACCTCTGAAAGTTTGACAAAACACCTGTTTCCTAATATACATTTTTCTTTTTCGTTGATGACTATATTTTCCATATCGCTAAATGGATTCATAGAAATTAACTCTTCTAATCTTGATACGTTCATTGTTATCTTATTTAAAAATAGCAATAAATAGATTGTATTCGTATATTTTATATTTAAAAATAATTGACTAACATATGTGCGCGACAGATATCCCAATCTACGATATCTGATTATTTTATCAATTTTATGTATTATATATCTCTAATAAAAACTCATCTTCGTTATATACTATTTTGTTAGAATCCGTGACTAAGAAAAGTATGTCTTTCATTATCACAAAATTACCGCTAAATTTTATAGATATTCTACCTAATTGTAGTATAATTACATCACCAAATTTAATAGTGTAATCTATATTCATTAGTCTTCCTTCTGTATCGTTATCTACATTAATTTCTAGACTAGTATTATCACTGATAAACGTAATATATATAGAATTACCTATTTTAAATATTTTAATCATAACGTTGCTTATAAATTCATGTAATTTATTAAAAGACCCAAATATACTATCGTATCTATTTATATAGAATCTATGACAAATTCTTGGATTAATATTGATTATTCTATATAACAATTCTAATTCGTTACAGTCTACATTAGACCTTTCAAGAAGTTGTAATAACTGTAAGTAAGTCTGATTGTAAGTTTTCTTAACTATGTCTTTTACTTGATCTTTAAACATCTTCGTAGATATATTTCTGTATCCGGAATTTTCTATTGTTCCTGCTTCCATATCATCTTCCAATCCCGGAATAAGTAGTTTCATATTATTAGTATCTTCAGATAACAGAGTATACTTGTAATTTTTAAACATTTATATAATTATTTTATTTTTGTATCTGACTTATACGTTTTTGCCAATACAAGAAGAAGAAATATTCATACTATAAATGGAAGAAAGTGCTGGAACCCCATTTCACGATCCAAAATACTTTGTTAGTCCTTTCATTCTAAACACGGATGAAGGAAGATATTTAGTTCTAAAAGCTATAAAACTATGCAATGTGAGAACTATAGATTGCATGAAACAAGAAACGAGTTGCGTACTGAAAGTAGATAAGCCCCAATCACCTTGCCCTATTAGTTCTTCGGATTCAGCACCAAAATGTTATATGCAACAAACATCGCCTCAGCAGCAACGTCAAGCTCCGCAATTGAGATTTATTAATACAGGTGCATTATCTAATTTGTTTGCCAATACAACAGATAAAGCAGCGAGAGTAATAAATCAGTGAAATATGATATCCTTTTCAATATCAATGATCGTGTGCCTACCTTGTTTTTTATCTCTAGGTATGATTTTAAATACAGGAACTTTTTCCACGATCATAAGAGATCTAACTAGATCGCCTAATAAATCATCGTAAAACTTCCTTGTGATAACATGATATAAAAGTGCGTGACTAGTTAACGCGTTTATCGTTATGGGATGTATTTCGTTTTCCGATCTCATAAGGGCGGTATTTGAAAAGTACGTGTACATCGTTTTATTACGTATAGCGTACTCTGAATTTGTTACCGCCTCAAAATCTTCGTATTCGTCTAAACCAGAATTTTTACTTATAAATTTCTTTAGTTCGACTTCATCTAAATAGAAATAACATTTTATATAATTGAGTTTGTATTTCTTGAAGTCAACTGTTATTTTTCTTTTATCTTTATCAAGTTTAGCGCGTACCTCTAATATACTTTCGCTATCCAGTGGTATAGAATATCTATACCTCGTATATTCTAACAACGTTCCTAGTCGTACGCTCAATTTTTCGAATTTGGCTTGAAGTTCCTCCAATCTATCAATCTGAGATAACATTTTAATCATATTAAGTAATTGTATACACGGATCCACTATATACATATTATCGATCATTATCTTAGGTATCATATTCATGGTTTTTTCACGTATATTGAATGTATCCATAACGTGATTAGTTTCTTCATCGTGCATTATTACGTAGTTCTTCAAAAAGGGAACTTTTAGAAGGACTATACGTCTTCCAGTTATAAATTTTATTAGAAAGGCTATATTAATCAAAAATGTTCTAGCATTTGTTTGTAAAACATCTATATCCCCGTATTCTATTTTATTGTTTAAGAAGTGTAAAGAATAAGATCCGTAACATAAACAACTGTTGCTATGTCTTCTAAGGTATTCTTCCATTATTTTATAAACATGACCTACTAGATCGGATACCTTGTGTCTACCTTTTACTTCTTTACTAGGTTCAACAACATTATAAGAATCTAAAATATCATCCGCTATTTTTTCCATAGACGAATATTCCAGTTTTATAGTGGAATGATAATATTCTGGTACTTTGGTTGTTAGGATACCTATAGTCTTAGTAAAACTAGAAATTAATATCTTCTGTAATTCCATGATAGCGAATAAGTTGCCTAACCTTTTCGCGTGTTTCTGTTTTGAAAAATATTCGTCTATTCTCTTTTTGAGCAAATCATCTGATAGTTCTAGATCCTTAAAAAATTTGTTTTTATTTTTTTTTAGCAGAAAAAAGAAAGTTTCTTTATTAAAATTATTAATTTTTGAAATCTTCTCTACTTGGTGTTTTAATACTTGGTATTCGGTAGATGATGGATGTCTACCTAAATACTCGTTAATAATATAGTATACTTGTCTACTTCTTTCCATCTCTAGATATAAAAGCACAAACTCTTTTACATAAGTTTAACAGACTTACGGGTCTGATAGATGATAGTTTACGTTTATTTTCTGGTAATTTTTGTATAATTATTAACTCTTTTACTACCTCTTCTGATAGTGAATCTATAGAATTACGTATACCCAATCCTTGAATGAACGAATTTATTATATTTGTAATAAAATAATATATGTTTTCCTGTTCTACGTACGTTACCGAACCCACTAGTATATACAGCAATAAATAAGAATATATACAGTAGTATAATAGTACCTCTTTTTCTAACAGGAAATCGATATTATATTTTGTTAAAAAGAATTTAGGAAAATCTTTATACTTTACGAACGCCTTTAGATCTAGTTTACCTATTTGCCAAGATAATACATAATCAGGTCCATTATACTGATAATGATCCAGTATTTTAGAATAATTTAATGAGGGTATCCATTTTCCAAAATAGTTATCAGTAAACGATAAAAACCCGTGTCTAAGTAGTCTGCCTAAATCACCTATCTGATATATAAGTCTAGATATATTATCGATTATACCACTTGGTTTAGTAATATTAAAATAAAAGGAATGTAGGTTATTGATATGAGAGTAACATAAGTTTTCTACTTTTATAGTTTGTAATATGTTATATTTTAGTAACTGTGAAGTTATCTTAAATTTATAACTTTTGTCTGAAATAAATGAAATAATAGAATTATATTCTTTAGTTGAAACTACCTCGCTTATCGGTATGTTAAATGATCTAGGCAAATCTACAATTTTGAATTCTTCGTGATAGTCTATATTATAGTTATTATTTATTGACGATCTGTATTTCTTAAGTTCTTCTATCGCTACTGTAGTAGAAGTCTCACAAAGGGGATATTCGAATAGTAGCTTACGCATCATAACAGGATCTATAAAATAAAAGGATATATAAAGACGTACTAATTCAGTGTTTTTATTAAACCAATCCGTTGTAAACGTATAATCGTTAAAAGGATTTATTCTATTTCGTACAATAGTTTCTACATCTAAAGCGATAAGGAAATCTACAATATCTTCGTATCCTCTCAGATAACACATTACCATCAAACATTCTGATAAAAATTCTGCTTTGAAGCTCTTGATTTTAGGTTTGTTATCGTTTGAATGTCTAACTATTTGCATATATAGATTTTCATTGAGTCTTTCTTCTGGTATATAGTCTATTACTGATGCTAATAATGTATAATTAGAATTATCCAATAGTAATTTTATTATAGAAGGAATAGAACTGGAATATCTGTCTATATACTTACAAATTACTTTTAATGATTCGTCGGTTAAACCATACTCTGAAATAATATCGCGTTCTGAGAAAAAGATATTATAGTATACGCCCAACTTTGCATGATCTATTAGGTAATGAGATACATAATAACGCAATACATCTATATTTTCGCCTTTACATATTTTTCTTATTATTGTTTCTTTAACCTCGTCAGAATCTAGTATTTGCTCGTTAATCTCTAGTAACAAATATAGAACGTCGTCATCATCGTGTGCATCATACAACGCGTCTATAAAAAAGCATATATCTTCTTCTCTGATAGGAGTTATACCCTTGTTGATAGGTAATACCTTATGTTTGTAATACATCTCTTTTAGTATTCTTATAGATAAAATTTTCTTTTTATATACTATTTTTCTAAAACCTGGAAAGTTTACCATTTTTTCTACTAAATCATTTTCAGAAAGTTCTTCTATAATATCATTATCGTATTCATCCTTGTATCCTAAGATGTTTTTACATTTTTTATATACTTGATAGCTGTTAGAAACAGATAGCTCGTAATAATAATATCTTATAATTTCTTTATATTTGCTTAAGTCATCGAATGTATAAATTACTGTAAATAAGTCTTTTAACGATACGTATTCAGGTTTAAATAAATATATCTTATCAACACAGAATTTAGCTATTGGCTTGTAGAACTTTTTAGATAATTTAGATGGATAGAATCCAGATTTAACTAACATTACAACTTCTGTTATCGGTAGTTTTAAAAAAGCTTTCTGAAGCTGAGAATGCTTGTAGTCGCCGGATACATAATCGTTAGACTCGTATAATTCTATCAGATTAGTGATATCAAACATGATTTATAGTATATCAATTATTTATTAGTAAATAATTACAACCATACGCTATTTAATTAAACTTCAACCTAGGAGGTGCGAAGTTTTTGCCACAATCTTTGCATACTACGCGTACAGTAGGTTCTTCGTCAGATGATCTAGTTTGGAGTATCATAGGAATCGTATTATTAGACTTACACGCTACGCATCTTATAGTAGATTTTTCTTTAAGTACATCAAAGTAGTTACTATAATCGTAATCGGGTACTTTTTCTATATCATATTCTACTTTGGCGTGAACACACTTTATACCGAATAAAAGATACCTAAGGGTTTCCTTTTCTATACCATTGGTGGACCTGATAAGATTACATAGTTCTTTGTATTTCTCGTTAGTAGCGATAGACGGCTTGTTTCTATAAGATAGCTTATACTTATTATCTTTAGAATACTCTATTCCTATATTATGGACTGTTTTAAACTTAGTTTCTTCAATATTAACTTTTGTATTAACGATATTTCTTAAGTAATATATATTTGCATTATCTATAGCCCATTTTAGCAATTTTTGCGCTTCTTCTTCCGAATTTATGTATTTTTTTATGATCTTCATCATATCCATTATATAATTATAATGTTACTATTTAATAGCGTACAGATAAAGTGAATAATTAGTATAATTATCGCGATGCCTGTACGCGGTTATGTAACAATGAATATCAAAATATTCTCGTGGTATATTACCCCTATATTAATTTTAATTTCCGTTTCTGAAGGATACAAAACATGCGCGAGAAAATCCTCTTTATACCACGACACCGGTATGCTTGTACAGGATGATACCATCGACCGTAAATCATCGGCTACTTTCAGATATTTACAAATTGCTGAAAAGAAAGAACAATCTCGTCTTCTTAGTTCGTTTAATTGGACAAAAATAAAGGAAGATATTAGATCGGAGTTTAATAGATCTTGTAATCTCGGTAACGATACATACGCGTATAACTATACTATCGTATTTGAGGCAACTATAGGTAAAAATAGCACTATAGAATCTACAACACAAGAAATAACTACTACTGTAGTCTTAACTACTAACAGTTATTATACCGTTACAGATAATGGAACTTTTACCACCATCATCCCAACTACAATTCAATCATCCGTAGAAACTACTTCCATTCCTATAAATGATGGTTCTTCTGATTACGATAACGCTATGAAATTCTTGATATCAGTACTAGACGTTAACGAAACAACTGTTGAAGCATTTATGTATTCAAACGAATCGTTAATCATGGCAGGAAATATCAACTCTACGAAAAATACATCCGAAGAAAATGACCCTAATATACTAAAAGGAAGCACAAAAATATTACAATACAGTAATTGTAATAATGTGACAGCTAATAAGGTAAACTTTTCTATAATTAATACTACAAATGGGGTGAAAGTCAGAGTATCTCTATCGAATATTAATACCGACGACGGTAGTAACGTAAATTCTGACGAACTGATAAAATGCATTTCCATAAACATTAATAATGATACCGTTTATACCCATGAAGTAATTAGTGGATGTGAGAAATGTTCCATGAAATTTATGGCGAGTGTAACATCTGTTCCTGAAGATTTTAATAACACCATGAAAGAATTAGGAATAGAGATGGATAATTCTACTGATAGTTTCTATTTGTGTAATTTGATAGATGACGACGATTGTATGGAATTTATAGATCTTAGTTCGATAACGGTTGGTAAAACAGCAGAAATGTTAAAACATAGCAATTTAAACAACACCTCCCATTCTAGACATAGAAGGAGTATTGCATTAAAAACAGAATCCTCCAGTATAGAAGAATTTGATTGCAGATACTTGTACTATCCTGATGTAAGTAACATGGATGGTTGTGAAGCAAAAATCAGAAATAGGAGATCTGATAAAGAACCAAAAAAGGAAAAAGATACAGGATTTACAGCTAATGCTAGAAAACATTTAGGAAATAAACCAGTACTTCCTCCAAAAGCATCGCACCTTCAGGTAGGCATCCAACAGAAAAGGGAATCTGGTGTTACGGGTGATGGGGCTATCTACAACGACGTAAAAAAAAGAGCTAAAGATCTTGTATCTAGTATAGCTCCTAGTTTACCATCTACCGGAAAACCCGAAGACCTATACACCAAAGTAAGAAAACCACCTAAACTACCTCCAAAATTAAAATCTGATGTTTTCACAGAAGCGGTACGCGAAACTATAGGTCAAAAACAAAAATCAATATCGGAGGTATTGTTCACGGAATTAGAGATTAGTAATAATCTACCGTCTAAAAGTAAACATGGTTTGCCGGTTTATACTAGAATCGAATTTTCTAGGAAAGAATCTGTTAGCAGCATAGATTCTGAACCCGATTTCGTGGATATTGAAGATGTTAAAAGGCAACTACAAGAGATGAGACTAGGTAACGTGCAGCAGTCACGAAGGCACAGTAGTAGCAGTAGCGGCGATTTTGAATATCCACCACCTCCTCGTAGACGACTAAGTAGCGATAGTAGTGATTTCGAATATCCACCTCCTCGTAGATCTAGTACCAGTAGCGATTTTGAATATCCACCACCTCCTCGTAGACGACTAAGCAGCGATAGTAGTGATTTTGAATATCCACCTCCACCAAAAGATATCATAAAAATGAAGAAAGGAACTGAAGGTTTAGATCCAGCGGGTAACGCTATAACAAAAAAATTAGAAAATACAGCCAAAGTACTTAAAGGTGTAGACATTATAAAACAACCACCGTCTCCTTATTCACCCAGTATGATCAAAGGTGTTGATACAGGAACTGTAATAACTACTCCTCTTACTAGAAGAGCAGCTATTAGAAAGCGGCCCGATAGTGGTACTACACATTTAAGTAACGGTATACAATTTTCACCCGCTAGAACACCGCAACTAGACAATGAAATATACACGGAAGGACCTACAGATGGAAAACCTAGTAACTTGTTTCCTCCTAATAGACCATCGCCTTCTGTTACACACGGTCCACCTCCACTATCTCCTCGTGATGGGTCTAGAAGACCTTTGCATGCTATTCCGGAAGAAGCAAATCCAAAAAGCGGTGCTATACCTAAGAATCTACATAGAAGATGTAGAAGAAGTCTAGACGGAGTAATATGCGGCATGTTACAGAGCAAGCCAAAACTAGAAGGTACTTATTCGCTAGCCGGATCACCAGAATCATCTTATTCTCTAGCCGGAAAACCAGAATCTCCGATCTACGAAGAAATAGGAGGTATACCTAAAGATAAAGTCAATGTAGTTGACAAGTCTACGATAACTCGTGGAACAGACCCATCTGGAAATTCAAAATCTTCTGGTGGTTATAAAGGATCAATGAAAAAAATATCTTCATCTCTTGATAAATCTCTTATTTTTGGAGGTGCCATGTTAATGGCCGGACAGCAAGCGGCTCAACATCAAGCCAGGCAATCGGTTATACAAAGAAAAGATTCTATGACTAAAGAAGAAAAGGTATTCGAGGCAGTTACGATGAGCTTATCAACTCTAGGAACTACTCTGACATCAGCGGGTTTGGCGGGAGGTCCAAAACTTATGATAGCTGGAATGGCCGTTACTGCTATAACTGGAATTATAGATACTGTTAAAGATGTATTCTACTTGTTTTCCGGTATCGAAAGGCCTAAAGATCCTTTAATTAAGTTATTGGATACATATTCTGGACTTATAAACGACCGCGAAAAATCAGGAGTGAGGAAATGTATGGTTCCTGGAGATAGTATGATGATATACATGGCTTACCAGAATGATACAAAGTCATTTAAACCCGAAAAGGAAAATACAGAACTATATTTTCTAGATACTATCAATTCTGAATTACTTTACATGAATACTTCAGATATTATCCTGGATTATCAGCTACGAGTTGCCTGTCCTATAGGAGTCTTGAGATCCCCAGATACAGACATTACAGCATACACGATTATGTACGATGATGGAGAAGTCAAGAAATATGTATTTACACGCTTAGGGATATTACTATCTAGAACACCGGTAGTACGTTTAACATGTGGCAGAGTTACTACATTAACCATCAGGCCTTATGAAGTTCCTATGAGTAGTATGCAGTTGCTAAAAATGGCTACTCCTGGAGAACCTAAATCGACGAGATCTATTCCATCAGACGTGTGTGATAAATATCCTCTAAAGAAGTTCTACTTATTGGCGGACGGTTGTCCATACGATACTTCTCAAACTATGATAGTACACACCACTTGCAGTATCTTGCTTAAAATGTCTACCTGGGATCCTTTCAGGAACAGATGGGTACTTAAAAATCCTTTCAGGCAAGAAGGTGAATTTAAACAACTATTCACCTTTTCTAAGTACGATTTTAACGACACAATAATAGATCCAAATGGAGTTCCGGGGCATTCAGATTTCTGCACTAACAAACAGAGTAGTCAATGTTATTGGACCGAATCGATGATGTTAGAAGATGTAACATCGTGCCAGACTAGAGTTAGAAAGATATACGTAAAAATTGCTCTGTTCGGAGATAGAGGATTTGATAGTTTTGTACTTACGTGCCCTAGCGGTTCTACTCCGGTATCTATAGATGGAAACGATAAAATAATAGAATTGCCTGTAGGTGATTATGGGACGTCCAAATTATTCGCCTCCACAGAAAAGAAAAGAATAGGAGTGTTCTGTATGCATAATTACGATACTAGGTACAAATCAGACATTATAGTAATATTATTCGATAAAAATTCAAATCCTAGGGGAATACATAAATCCAACTATAACGATAGGGATAAATTGTTTACTGGTCTATCATCTGGAATGCCTTTCAGATCGCGATATTGCGACAACAGGAGACAAGAATGTTACTTTGGAGATGTTGATTTCACTAATCCCGATGTAGAACTAGACATACATCACAGTAGTCAAGAAATTATGCTAAAGGAAAGTTATGAAATGGAAAGTATAGATCCGGATATTGTCAAGAAAAGCAAAACAAGCTTTCCCACGTCTATAAAAGTAACATTTACCGTAAACAATTTAGGTAACGCGTATAAGAATCCTTCCAGATTTTGGGAAGATGCCATTAATAAGAAACGTACTTATAGTGCCATATTAATTAGTTTAGTACCTTGCACTTCAAGAAATAAAGACATAAAACTCGGGTATATAGTGTCAACCATGGGATATCTGCAATCAGAGACTGAAGATTATGGCGATGGTAAACACTATTATTTCAAGAAAATAGATACTTCCGAAGGCAATTGCCGTGCTGAATTAGACCTTAATTCTCGAGATATAACTGTAAGTTGTGATCCATTTAGTATTCCTAGAGCCAATGTAGTAAATTATGAAGGATTATGCTTTGCTGTAGTAACATCAAAAGATCATTGCGCTACTGAAAAAGAATGGATGAAGAATCACGGGTATACCTCTAAATATTCTAGTCATTCTAGAACATGTATAAAACGAACCGCGTTTTACTATACACCTACAGACTATTACTGCGGATATAACGGAGATATATATGATTACTTCCCAGATTATGACTCGTGCAAATCCTATATCCACATAGAATACAAGGATCTTTGGATAGAATCCGAAGTAATACAGTCACCTCCTTATACCTTTGAGTTCACACACGATAGGAATAACGAGTATGTCAGCAAGGAACTAAGCGATAGAATGAACGAACTATATGAAGAATACAAAAAACTAATAGAATATACGGATGGAACACTTCCTAAGTCCATTAACAGATTAGCAACGGCATTGACCAAAGAAGGTAGAGAAATTACGAGCGTGAACGTAGACGGAAATATCTTGGAGCTGGCTTATCAGGCTGATAAAGAAAAGATAATGGAAATTCAAGATAAAATATCTGAAATAACCAATGACATATTCATTCATACTCTAACAGATCAAGATTTAAAAGAGATTATGGAAGCTGCAGAAAATGATAGGTGTTGTATTATAGACGTTCGCAACAATCTTACAGTGAAGTATTATCCGATAGATAAATATATATGTGGAGAAGTTAGTGACTACGTGTACACGGATGAAGAAGAAACGAAGTACGTACTGATTAATGACACTTATATAACATACGAGTATTTAAATCGATCGGGAGCGGTAGTAACTACTTGTTATAACGTTAGTATTATACCGTTAGACACAAAAGAATCAAGGAAGATAGTAGAGGATGCTATAATATATAATGCCGTATCAGACGCGTTAAATGATGTATTTGATGAGATGGACGCTAATATCAGTCTAGCTCTAATAGCCTCCGAAAATGACTACATAGAATCTTCTTCAAGCAACATTCTAATCGCGTCTTTAGTACCCGTAGCTATAAGTTCAGTATCCGTATTGTTGATAATAATTTGTATCTGTTTCTGGCTTAAAAGAGCAAAGAAATATAATATCCTAAAAAGATTTTATATGCAGGAACATATCGAACTAGACAATGAATCTTATTCTAGCTTTTCTAGTTAAATTACTGTAGATTAACCCTAAGATGTAGGTATTTTACTAATAGTTTAACTACGAAATACAAGAATATGCATAGTATTTACTATAGTTAGTATAAAACTAACGTTGTCCAATACATTTCATTCATATACGCGAGCATTAATGACATTTTTATTACTTGGTTAGTTGATTAAAAATGAACTAAAAAGACTTACGGATATTAAGTAATGTACTATTATTATAACCATCATAGCCACTAGTAATATGAAAAACATAATATTTATGTTAATTGTGTTATTGTTTTCATTAGTTTATTCAGATTATGAAGATGAAGATGAAGACGAAAACACGTGTTTAAGGAAACATGCAAAGTACCATAGTCTTTCTAAAACAATAAGTCCGAAAGAATTATCCGATCATAAAGCTTCTGCGACAGTTAAGTACCTTAGTTCCGTAAGAAAAAAGGAAGAACAGAGATTCTCGGAATGTTTTAACTGGACTAACATTCAACAAACTGTAAAAAACAGATTTGTAAAACAGTGTGAATTATCGACAGATAAAGATCATACTAGATATCAGTATAATTATACATATGTATTAGATGTATCGATTTATGCTCCTAAAAAGCCTAAAAGAGGCGATAATACTAGCGCGAGAAGAAAAGTTACATCGTGTATAGTAGCTAGTGCACTATCATTATCAAAAGAAGATGTTCAGTATCTAATATGTAAAACATCGGATAATAAACTTACTTGTTCTTTACCCAGCGTGTCTAGTATTACATATACAGGTAATAAATGTAGGAATATTACAGTAGACAAAGTTACTGTTGGGAATTATAGTGTTCTTACTGACAATAATAACGAGAATGCACATACCGATATATTCATTACGTTTGACGGTATTTCATCCAGTCCACCGTACGAATCTTCAGATATTTTTGAAGAGTGTGTAACAGAGATGATAACAACCTGTGAAGAATATAACGATCAAAAGGATAAAGTAAGAGTAAAGAAAATACTAACTGGGCATTGCAGTGATTGCCGCATGGGTTTAATGGCTGAAGTTACTGAAGTACCTAATGAATTTAATATTTCTTTAAAAGAATGTGGTGGTATAGGGTATAGCGATTTAGTTAATTTGTTTTACCTTTGCGAAGTAACTGGTGGCGATAATTGTATAAATTATATACCGCTTACTGATAAAATAAAGGATAGTTCATTTAAAGTGTTAAGTGCGTATACGGGATCTAGTAGAAAGCGAAGAAAATCAAGGCCTAGAAGAAACGCGGGTGATTCAGAAGATACTGATGAAACAACAAATATAGATGATACCGACTTAGAATGTATGTATTTGTCTTACGATAACGACAATGACAACGATGATAGATACGATAACTGCATAAAAAATCCTGATAAGAATAAAAAGTATAAAAAAAGAAAGCCTAATAGAAAGTACCACGATACTAATAAATTGCGTAAACAGTCTTATAAAAACAGACCTAAAAGATCATTAGATGAACACAAGATGAACAATTTAAAAGAATACTTTGGGTTGGAAGAAGTAATACCTCGTAAGGCATCTTATATCCAAGTAGGTATAAGCGGTAGTGAAGATAATGTATTAGGAGACGACGATATAATATCTACATTAAAAGATTCTATGAAATCTAAGTTAGAAAAAATGGTTACTTTAGTTCCTGTTGAAACACCACCAAATAGCATAATGTCTACAATAAGTAAAAATATAATAAATTCTGACGGTGGTTTTACACCAGGATTAATATCATCTATTAGTTACCAAAAACAACAATCTATTAAAGAGGCACTAACAACACAAAGTCTTAGTACATCTATAGAAGAAGAGTTAGACGACATAAAAAGACGCCTTACTCATCTAGAGTTAAGAGAAAAACAATTAGGAGATAAAGATATGTTAAACCATAAGAATACGAAAACTAGAAAAGTAGTAGAACACTATAAAGATAGTATAGATAAATATAGTAAATCAGGTGGTAGTAAAGTATTATCTTCGATAGTATACAAAAATCCAGTAGTGGGTATAAATATAGGAAGCGTTATTACTAAACCCGGTAAATCTATTTTCCAACCAGAACAATCTATGCATTCTAGTAGCACCCGCCCTAGTTTACCGTCTTCGTTACCTAATAGTATATTATATCATAATACTAAACCCGTTACACACTCTAATCGACGATGTAAAAGAGGTTTAACGAGTGCGATGTGTGGATTACTAATGCTCACTCCTTTACCGCGTACTAGAAGGCCGGTTCCTCCTGTACAAAGCGACAGTTCTTCGTCGGATAGTCTAGTTAGTGTTTCTCCAATGGGTAGTTTTGCTTTAGATTCGTCCAGTAGTAGCCTTATTGGTTCCGTGGATCTTACATCTTATTGGTTATCTTCTAGCGATACAGAGTCTGATGTTAATGCCGGAGCGGGTCCTAGCAGCCAAAGACTAAGTTCTAGAGATGATAGTTCGTTACATGTAAGTAGTAGCAGTAGTAGCAGTAGGAATAACGGAAGGAGAAGTGGAGGTAGTGGTGGTGGAGGAGGTGGTAACAGTATAAGTTCAAGTGGGTATTCTAGTGGTGATGGTAATAATAATCATGCTAGTGACAATGACTACGGAGCTAGAATGAGAAGAATATCAAGATCTTTTGACAAGACTTTAGCAGTAGGCCTAGCCGCCCAATTTATTACTCAGGGATTAATGGACAGAAATCTACGATCATTTATGATACAAGACGATGATAGAGATGACGCGGAGGTTGTATTTGATGTAGTTAGTACAGCTATAGGTACTATAGGAAGCGTCGTTACAGCATCGGGTATTATCGCGTCTCCGCAGGTTGCTTTTGCTGGAATGGGTTTATCCGCGATATCTGGATTATTGGATGCTGGGAGAGATATTTATTATATATTATCAGGAAAACAACGACCTCAAGATCCTGTACTTAAGACTTTTAATGCTTATAGGGATTATGTTACCGATACTTCAAAATCTGGCGTCCGAAAATGTATGATGCCGGGTACTGAGACTATAGTTTACATGTCATACAGGAACGATTCTATAGTTATACCGTCTTTAGAAAAATTGTCATTGTTTTTCGTCGATTCTATAGACAGTGTTCTTTACTATCTTAATACCAGTAATATTATACTCGACTTTTCATTGACGGTAGCGTGTCCTATTGGCTATTTAAGATCGCCTACATTGGATATTAACGCGTATACTGTTCTTAAATTTACTAGCGAAGACGGTGCTAGATTCTATACATTTACTAGACTCGGTGCTATGCTTTCAAAGTTTCCTGTAGTGCTCTTAACTTGTGGAAGAGATATTACACTAACTCTACGGCCTTTTGAAATAGCATTAAACGAAATGCAGTTACTAAAAATGTCTACGCCCGGGGAGCCTGAAGAAACTAAGAGTATTCCTAGTAACGTATGTGATATATTTCCTTTAAAGAGGTTTTACCTTACGGTAAGAGGATGCCCGTTTGACAATTCTATGGTATCTGTAGTTTATACTACTTGTAGTGTTCTCTTGAGACTGGCTACTTGGGAACCTTTATATCAGAGATGGGTACTCGAAAATCCTTTTGAACAGAATGGTAGATTACGTCAATTGTTTACGTTTCAGAAATACGATTTTAACGAAACTGTTATAAAACCTAATGAAATACCCGGTCATTCTAAATTCTGTACCAATAGACACGCCACAGAATGTTATTGGGCAGAATTAATGGTACTAGACGATACATCACCTTCCTGTGCTTCTAGATCTAGAACTATATATTTAGAGCTCTACACTTTTGGAAATGGAAGAGGTTTCACTAGTTTCGTATTAACGTGTCCTTCTGGGTCCACTCCTGTAGCCGTAGGTGATAAAGATGGTATAATAGAATTACCTTTGGCCGACTTCTATACTGTTAAAATGTTTGCTTCTAAAAAGGAAAAGAAGATAGGTGTATTCTGTGTAGATAATTATAATAGCGCTTTAAAATCAGACCTGATTAATATTAACTTTGTATCACAAAGATATCAGGAAGGAATTATATATTTAGATGAATATATGGGCAAAGAAAAAGTATTCGAAGATGTTTCACAGTTGGGTAATATGCCGTGGCGTTCAAGACGCTGCGTTACCTGGCAACATAAAAGACAATGTATTAGCTTCCATGGTAAAATAGATGTGTGGATGGAGGATTATAATTTAGAAACAGACGTAGGTTCAGAACTTATGATAACAGAGAAATACGAACCTTCTACTATTACTTTACAAAACATAAATAAATCAGCTACTCTATTTCCGTATGAGTTGAAGGTAGAGTTTTATATAGGAAATTTAGGAAACGCATATAGTAAACCTGAAAGATTTTGGGACGACGCGACCAGAAGTTATAGGACATACAGTTCCATAGTTTTAGCTTTAATACCGTGTACTATGAGAGCTAACATGCTCATGTATAATATTAGTGATTTTATTTCTGTAATGGCTTACCATCAGTCCACGACATACGATTATGGAGATGGAAGTAAATATACTTTCTATAGAATAACAGGTAGCGAGTGTATAGCGTATTTAGATCTCAAATCAAAAATGATGTCTGTAAGATGCGAGCCATTTTCTATTCCTAGAACTATTAATGAGTACGAAGGTATGTGTTTTATTACAGTAACATCTAGAGATCATTGTGCTACCGATATTGATGACATAAAAAATAGCGGTTACACGAAAGAACAAGCCGATAAACCAAGGTATTGTGATACTTATATAACTCCATCTGTATCGGAAGATGCGGGTCATTACTGCGGGTACTTTAGTCAATTAAGACATATAGGATATATTCATCCTGATTACGAAGCTTGTAAGTCATATATTAATATTCATTATAAAGATGTATGGATAGAAAACGAAGTTCTGTTGAAACCGCCTTATGCCTTCGAGTTTAAATATAATAAAAACAATGAATATATAGATCCAAAGTTGGCAGATTCTCTAAAAAAATTATACGATGAATATAAATCTATATCACAATACGCTAATAGTTCATTACCCGAATCCATAAACAGATTATCTACTAGTCTTACACCTGAAGGTCGTAGTATTACGGATGTTTCTATAGATAGTGGTGTATTAGAAGCAGCGTTTGAGGCTAACGTAGAAAAACTGATTGAACTTGAAGAACAAATTGCTGATACAGCTTATACGGTACTAACAAATACTTTATCCGATGATGATTTACAAGAAATTTATTCAGATGAAGAAACGTGTTGTAAAATAGATTTCTATGATAATAGTGTGAGTAAGACAGTAACATCGGGTAATTATTCATGTGGTAAACTAGACGATTATCTTTACGATGATTTTGTAGAATATGATGATCCATCTGATGATGAAAATAGAGTATTGATATTAATAAACGGAACTCTAGAAGACTTTGATGTGTTAAAAAACATTGGTAAACCGGTAATAACATGTATAGATCCTATAATTATACCTTTGGAAGACGATGATGTCAAGGAAGAAGTAGAAGAAACTATAGTATTACGAGCTTTCAAAGAAGGAATGGAGGAAATTATGCACGAACTCGACTTAAATATTAGTACTATATTGTTAAAAAATAACATTACTAATATTAATATATAATGATATCAAAAATGAACTAAAAGGTTTTAAGTTATATAAGTTTGATTGTTTTATAATCATGCATAATGTATAAACTTATAACAATAACGCTAATAACAGCAACATGGGTGCATTCATATTCAGAATTTTGCAAAAGAAAGACTCCTGTTTATCACGATACCGATAAAAAACCAGAATCAAAAGAAAACATTGATTATGCCGCTGTAGCAGCTTTGAAATATCTTTCAAAAGCAGATTATGTACAAAAAGAGGTTTTCATGAAATCTTTTGATTGGGATAAAATAAAGAAAAAAATTAGAGACGCATTCCTGGGTGAATGTAGCGATAGTTCATCTCGTGGAATACTAAAGTATAATTACAGCATTGCTCTTAACGTTACTGTGCAAACAAAAAGCAATAAAAATGATGATATGAATAATATAGTAAAGAAGTTAGCAAAAGAACTATTATCACAAGATGATAAAACAATAAAGAAATATATAAACGACACTACGTCTAAAGTAGATTACAGACTACCTAAAGTAGAACATATTACTTACAAAGGAAGTTCCTGTAATGATATCACTGTAGATGAAGTTACTATAGGAGGATTCAGTATAAATAAGGTACAATCATCAGAACATAAATCTACTATACGTGTATACTTTAAAGGCGTATCTACGCACTCACCGTATGGCGATTCTGACAAATTTCTTAAGTGTGTTATGGAAAAGATATCTGGATCTGCAAACTCTAAAGGAACTGTAAAAGTAGAAAAATCTATTACCAGTAACTGTGAAAAATGTACAATGGACTTAATAATGGACGTAACTTCTATACCTGAAGAATTTTATACAACACTACAAGAAAATGGAGCTAAGGTTGATGACTTAACAGAACTATTTTATAGATGTATGGTTACTGGAAATAAACATTGTAGTGATTACGTACCTACCAATAGAAAGTCAACAGAAGATAAATTATCTAGCTTGTCAGCGTACATAAAGAAACGACGTGATATAGGTAGAAGAAAAAGAGACACCGATTCAAAAACTTCTTTCTCTAAAGAAGCTTTAATGTGTATGTATCGTAAGTATGGGACTGATGATGATGACGATGAAGAGGACGAGGACTTCTCACAGTGTAACAAACCTGAAAATGTTATTACAGATAAGGTTAGGACTAAAAGGGGTATCTCTGATGAGGAAGATGATGATATAGGTGATTATCTTAAGAAAATATTAAACTTGGAAGAAGTTATACCTAAAGATGCTGCTTACTTACAAGTAGGTGCAACTTCAGAAAATAAAAGAGATAAGGTAATAGGAGATTCTAGTATCTATAGAGATATTAAACGGAAATCAAGAAATCTATTACAAGGTTACATGCCTACCATTAAGGAAGAGACTGATTTAGATATGTTAAACGCCGAATTAGAAAAAAAGGTACGATTTAAGTTAGAAAAAGATACTAAAAATATAGTTTCTGGAAGTATGCGAGCTATATTAGAGAAGAAAACGGATTCGATAAAAAGTATTCTAAAAAAGAAAAGAGTCGACCCCGTATATCAAGGGGAAAATAGTGGTTATACTAGACACGAATCATCTATTAGTACTACAGTAGTATTATCTAAAGATGATTTCACTACAGATAGAAATAGATTAGAACATAGTCTAAGAGTAAATCAATATAGATATCCTGTCATGGAAGAAAAACAAAGTCCTCCCGGTGTATATAAAGCTCTAAAAGATTATGTATCTAAAGGCGGTAAAGGTCTTAATGTATTGACGAGTAGGTCTCGCGTGTCTACAGGAATGTTTAACATAGATACATCCACTACTTTATTAAGTCCATCAAAAATTCCAGAAGCAAGAGCGAATCAGGATGTTATACATCATCCTCTAAGACGAACATACGGCGTCTTAAATGTTAATGATCCCAAAAATTACCAAGATAGTATAGTACGTAAAAGATGTAGGAGAAGCTCGCAAGGGGCAGTATGTGGTATTTTGGGGCGAATAGCTTTAAGTAATACTAACAATAATGCTAATGGTAATAATGGTAGAGATCGTCCGGCTAACACACCTAACGAAAATATTTATTTAGATACCGCAGAAGCAAACAATCATTTTAGAGCTAGAGGTTTCCAACAAGGTAGAGTAGAAAATCAAAATGAAATGAACTATGTTAATCCACTACAAGTCCAGGGTTTATTTAGAAACAGAATTCCCGATCAGCGTTATGCCGATGCAGTTCAAGCTCAACAAGTATACGGTATACAACCTCCGCAACTACCGCAGGGAGGAGCATCTCCCCCTGTACCACCTCATCCACCACAGCCACCACCTCTACCCCGTTTACCCCGCCCGGTAGCAGCAGCTATTCAACAAAATCAAATTTACTTCCAGGCGGGAATACCTAGCGTGGCCGGTCCTGAATTACGTTTGTCTTCTACATCGAGTGCGTCTAGTGTAGGTAGTAACGGTATTTATGAAATAGTACAATTGCCTATAGATGGATACCCTGGTAATCCCGCAAACCGCCCTCTTCCTAGAATTCCTATAAGATCCGATAGTAGCGATAGTTCTGACCACATATATGAGACTATAGGTTCTAGAAGTCGATCGTACGCGGGGTCTAGCGGTACTCATTATAATGCAATAAACGGCGGAAGTAGTGATGGTGGAAGTAGTGATGGTAGTAGTGGAAGAGGCGGAGGAAGAGGCGGCGGAGGAAGAAGAGGTGGCAGAAGAGGTGGCAGAAGAGGTGATAATGTAAGATCTTCCACTTCATCCGAGGTTAGTGCTGATAGTGGTACTAATAGTTATGAGTCAAACATTCGTCGCATAGGTTCATCGGTAGATAAAGCTATGGTATTTAGTCTAGCTTTACAAATGATGACCATGAACGCTATAAATAGACAATCTAGATTAGAACGTATGGAAAGAGGATTTAGAGATACTACTGATGAGATACTTGAAGCAGTGAGTACTAGTTTAACTACTGTAGGTACATCTATGGCAACCGTTGGAATAGTTACGTCTCCTCACCTTGCATTCGCGGGTATGGGATTATCGTTAATATCAGGGTTAATAGACGCGGGTAAAGATATATATTACTTCTTTTCGGGTGTTCCTAGACCTTTAGATCCGGTTGTACAGAAATTTAGCATGTATCGAGATATTGTATCTGATACATCTCATATGGGAGTTAGAAAATGTATGATGCCGGGATATGATATTACAGTGTTTCTATCATATAGAAACGATAGTAGTTTTATGCCTACAACTGAAAAGTTGGCTACTTACTTTATAGATACAATAGATAGTGTGTTATATTATCTTAACACTAGCGGTATTATAATCGATTTTAGTTTGACGGTAGCGTGTCCTATTGGTTATTTAAGGTCTCCTACACTGGATATTACTTCTTATACTAAGCTCAAGTTTACTACTGAAGATAATGTAAAGTTTTATCAGTTTACAAGGCTTGGTGCTATGCTTTCAAAGTTTAGTACTGTAGAATTAACTTGTGGAAAAGATTCTACGTTGACTTTAAAACCTTTTGAAGTACCTATAAGCGAAATGGAATTATTAAAGATGTCCACACCTGGAGAACCTGAAGAAACTAAGAGTATTCCTAGTAACGTATGTGATATATTTCCCATGAAGAACTTTTATCTATCGGTGAAAGGTTGTCCGTACGATGGTTCCCAGGTAGCTATTACTAGAACTACATGTAGCATATTACTGAGAATGGCTACGTGGGACGATGTTAGAGATCGCTGGGTACTGGAAAATCCTTTTGAAAGGAACAGTAAACACCGGCAGTTATTTACGTTCGAAAAATACGATTTTAATCATACCGTTATAAAACCTAATACTATTCCAGGGCATGCAAAGTTTTGCTCTAACAGACAGATCAAAGAATGTTATTGGACTGATGTTATGATACTCGATGATATTACTACATGTTCTAATAGAGCAAGAACATTATACGTAGAACTAAATACTTTCGATAGTAATAGAGGCTTCACGAGTTTTGTGTTGACGTGTCCTTCTGGGTCCACTCCTGTAGCCGTAGGTGATAAAGATGGCATAATAGAATTACCTTTGGCCGACTTCTATACGGTTAAAATGTTTTCTTCTATTAAACCGCGTACTATAGGTGTATTCTGTGTTAATAATTACGATAAAAGATATAAATCTGATATGATAATGGTAAGTTTCATAAATCCAAAATACGATAATGAATCAGTACTGATTGATACGTACGAAGGTAAAAATAGAATATTTGATGATCTAACTGGTAATCATAGAATGCCTTGGAGATCAAGAACGTGCGTTACATGGAAGCAAGGTAGGACCTGTATAGGATATTACGGGAAAGTAGAAGTTTGGACTCCTGATTTCTTGTTACAGGTAGATGTAGGTAGTGAATTACTAGTTACAGAAAAGTACGATCCTAATACTGTGGATATCTATAATATAGAAAAAGCGAATTTAAAATTCCCTTACGAATTGGATGTTGAATTTTCTGTAGGAAATCTAGGTATGGCATACGACGACCCTGATAGATTTTGGTTGGATGCGGAGAAACAATTTAGAACGTACAGTAGTATCTTACTGGTTGTATTACCGTGTACGTCGAGAGCTAATATTCTTACTTATAAAGCGGAAGAGATAATATCTGTTTTAGGATATATACAGTCAATGACTAACGATTATGGAGACGGTAAGAAATATACTTTTAAACATATTGAAGGAGGAGAATGTATGGCAGAACTAGATCTAAAGACTAAATTAATGAGGTTGAAATGTCCCATGTTTACAATACCTAGAACTATAAATAAGTATGAGGGTCTATGTTTTGTAACAATCACTTCTAGAGATCACTGCGCTATACAATCTGATGATTATAAGAAATACGGTTATCCTAAGACAACCGCTGATAAGGTTAGATACTGCGGTTCGCACGTATGGCCAGATGAACGAGATCCTGGACACTATTGCGGATATATTAGTAACCTAAATCATGTTCCTTATACCCATCCTAAATATGAAGCTTGCAGAGCTAATATATTAATACATTATAGGGATACGTGGATAGAATCTGAGGTATTAGATAAACCGCCTTATGTATTTGATTTTAAATATGATAAGAAAAGTACTAACGAATATGTGGATAAAGAACTTTCGGATAAACTCGAAAAGCTATATAAAGATTATACAAGGCTTATGGAATATAGAGACGGGTCTTTACCTAATGCTATAAATAGATTAGCTAGTGCGTTAACGAATGATGGAAGAAGCATATCTGACGTAGTAGTGGATAGTGAAGTTCTAGAAATAGCTTACGAAGCAGATAAAGAAAAAATATTAGAACTAGAAGAATCTATAGTACAGACTACTAGAGATGTTCTCATCAACACATTATCAGACGAAGACGTAGAGGAAATATTCTATAAAGAGAGTGATGAAAAATGCTGTCTGTTAGACGTAGTAAATAATTCATCTATTAAGTTATATCCTGATGAACATTATACATGTGGTGTATTGAAAGATTTCATGTATACAGATGATGAAAATACATGGTTGTTAGTGAACGGAAGTTTCGTAGATTATGATCTAGTAGGTGTTACTGGTATACCTATATTAACTTGTTTCTATCCTACTATAGTACCGTTAAAACAAAGTGTGATCAAAGACATAGAAAAGAATTTACTGTTACATGCCATAGAAGATGCTATGCAAGATCTAATATATGATTTGGACGCTACAATTAGTACTTCGTTAATAAAAAATAATATTACATCACTTTCATAACAGTAATAATTAAATATAAATATAAAGATATAGTAAAATATGTCATTAAGTTACTGTTGTTTATCGTTATAATATATATCATTTAAACATTTTATAAATATCGATTAATATAAGATAGTATTAGTATGGATTTTATAAGAAGGAAATATCTTATATATACTGTAGAAAACAATATTAATTTCTTTACGCAAGAACTAGCGGATAAGATATCAAACTTTTGTCTTAATCACGTCGTAGCTATTAACTATATTATTAAAAAGTATCATAAATCAGTGCTGACTAAGGACATTTTTAATAATACCAATTTTTATATATTTTTGCATTTCATAAGAGACTGTGAAACATACGATATAGTTCTTAAGTCGTCTTTCGATGTAACTCTTTTATACCTAAACCAGTTAGTAAAAAACTATACATCTTTTACAGATTTTATTGATATTTATAAACAACAGTCTAATACACTCCTGGATGACAAACGTTTCTTATTCGTAACAAAACTTTCACCTTACTTTCAAGATATTATAAGCGTTAACTTTAGTACTGAGTTAAATCCTTTATTTCACTTGAATGAGCCTATTAAAGACTTAGAGATAATATATTCCAAACTCTTTAAGGAAACTAGATTTATCAAAGTAGACAGGATAAGTGTGTTACGACTTCTAATATGGGCCTATTCGCTAAAAATGGATACAGGGATGAAATTTGATGATAATGATAGTCACGATCTGTATACTATATTACAGAAAACGGGACCTGTAGTCAGCAGTATAATGACAGAAACATTTAAAGAATTTGTATTTCCAAAAAATAGTACTACGAGTTATTGGTTGTTTATGAAAGAAAGAATCTATAATGATGAGAAAGTATATACGAATGAACCCGCGATCACGATTTACGAAAAGGTATTAAGTTATATCTACTCAGAAATTAAACAAGCTCGTGTTAATAAGAATATGTTAAAAGTTGTATATATGTTGGATAGCGATAGCGAAATTAAGAAATTTATGTTGGAATTAATATATGGTATACCAGGTGATATCCTTTCTATTATAGACGAAAGGGATGAAACCTGGAAATCATATTTTGTTGATTTTTATCATGATAACTTTATAGATGATAAAACATTTACATCCGCTAATAGATTCTACGACGATTTGTTTAACGTGATTGCTAAAATAGACCCGGAAAAGTTTGATATAAGAAGAGACATAGAATCTATATTCAGAACAGACGCTACTTTAGTAAAGAGATTTGATGATATGAAAATAAATTCTACATATGTTTCTCAAATGATATACCAAACACAAAATGTAGACTTGCTAGCGTTAGAAAATAAAAAACTTTGTCAGATATATAATAAAGATACAGAATATGCTATAAAAGAGTATAATACTTATTTATACTTAAATGAGGATAATCCCATAGTCATTTATAAAGGAGAGCTAAAAAAACTATCTGATTTAGATCTTAATTCACCCTCTATTGTTTTTTCTTTATTTAGTAAAAGTCTTTTGAAATACTATCTTGATTCTAAATTAGCATCGTTAGGGTTAATAATAGAAAACTATAAGGATGATATAATCCTTAAAATCATAACGGGATCTAGTTGTTTACAAAACTTTACTTCTTTTATAGTTTATGCAACCTGTAATGATAAATCTATACTTAAATCAGTTGTGCGTACAATTATTAATCATTTTAAAGTAGCTATTATTATATTATTTAAACAGTTTCTACAAGAAAACATATATTATGTTAATGAATATCTAGACAATACTAAACATTTATCTAAAAATGATAAAAAATTTATATTACAAATAATCAACGGCAATTATGACTAACGCTAATCGTGGTATAAGAGATATTATAGGAAACGCTCATGAACGCACAGATGATCAAAAGACGTTTAATCGTATGAATTTACCCCCTATACTTAATAATACGTTTTTGTATCACGATTATGCTTATGGATGGATACCTGAAACAGCATTATGGAACACCCAGTATGAAAAACTAGATATAAGAAGCTATTATCCTATAACATTAGGTCTATTAAACAAATTTGAGTTCATGCTAGGTCTTCATCAAGGTCCGCCTCCGCAATATACTCCTAAAATAAATATACAGTATTTGAACCAGATTTCTACTGTTAATCTAAACGATTACTTTAAGAAATTTTCTATATTACCCGTTGATCAGTTAATAAGTTTCTTATTGCTTACGAGCATTCCAATATATAATATATTATTCTTCTTTAAAAATACAACTTTTAATCCTAGAATCCACAGCCTTACGGGTAGTTTCTATATAGATGATGCTAAGCATATAGAACTAGCTAAATATCTTATACGAGGCGGTGATTACAAACCTATCTTTGGTAAACTGGACCGGCAGGGTCTATACGATGGAACTTTATTTCCTGTTAATATGGCCACGTTACAAATTCCTGCAACATCTCCAAATCTGTATCTATTGAATATTGAAACATTGGAAAACTTGTCTGTTATTATTTCTAATACAAAGCAGGATCCTGTATTGATTTTTTTGATATTCTACCTTCCAGGTTTATCAGTAACTACAAAAATTACACCCGCTGTAGAATATCTAATGAATAAATTAGGACTAAAAAAAGAAAATGTGATATTAGTCTGATGAAAATACAGGCTTAGTACCGAAAAGTCTGCTGAAAAATAACATACACTGTGTTTTATCCGTTAGCAGATTTACTACTTCAGATGCTATTCTTTTAAAGTATATTTCGTAGAATATTCTTTTGTCTTTAGGCAGATAAAACTTGCTATCGGCGATTACTTCATAGGATAATATATTGCATAGCTTTTTTTGCCATGGCAAACTAATATCACATATATAGATATAATAGTATCTTTCTCCTATTTCTATTTTTTCTGTATTCTCTAAATTGTATCTTTTAACAAGTTCAAAATTTGAGTGAGTCGCTGATTTGTAATTATTGTGATGTTTCCTACTCAACAAATACTTTTCAAATTCTCTGTTGTGTGTAAATTCGGATATCATATCTGTTTCTAAACTTTGAAGAATTAATCTGGTTATCTCTTGCTGTCCTTTGCTTTCCATTAACAGCTTCATTAACATATCTTTATATCTTTGTATCATGTGTTTATGGAACAATGCCACGTCTCTACGTGTTTCGCTGGTTCCTTTGTTTACTCTTATAGGTTTGTCCCCTGGTTTGTAGTTCGCTAAATACTTTATTGTAGTATATTTCTTCTTTGACTGTAATATCAATTGCGTATAAATTGCTTCAAATTCTATTTTAAAGTTAGCGTGTAATATTTTTGTGTTTATTATATGTTCTAGGTGTTTTGCTATCTTGGCTGTTTTCTCTATATCTTTGGTAGATATCTCTGAAAATATAGAATCTGTATCGCCGTATACGCTCCTAAACTTAAAAGATTCATTCATGTTAGGAACTTCTAGTTCTTTGTTGAACATTGTTTCTCCTGAAAATATGTTTCTAGGAAAATCTGCTAGAATAAGCTTATCGTTTTCCCACACAGCGCCATTCATTATAGAATCTAGATAGGTAATCATATTTCTACCTATAGTAGTACACGTCTTTGCTGACGAATAAGAATATAGAGTACTATTACTGAATCCCATTAAACCGTAAACAGAGTTTGCTATTATCTTATAGATATATTGCAAAGAGTCATACAAAGTACTTTCTATAGTCGTCGATGCTGTCTTTAAAAGGTTTTTATATTCTTTTCTCTTCCCTATAAACATCTCCAAAAGTTTAGGTATTATACCTTTTTCTCTTCTATCGTAAACAATAATTTCGCTATAATAATCTGAAAGTCTAGATTCACAAGAAACACAAACATATTCAGGATATGGATACTTACTTTTGATAGTTCTCATATTTATTTCTGATTCTAGCTTATTACTATTTAATAATATACATACTAGTTTTTCTGGTGATAGATTACCGTAGATGCATACATTTGGATACAGACTATTATAATCAAATATCATTACATTATTCTCGAAAGTTTTCTGAGAAGGAAGAAATACCTTCCCACCTATATACGGATATCTTACTTTTGTGATTTTTCTAGTATAGATTACTCGTTCTTCTAATAGTAACTTCAGTAATGGTCCTTTAATAAGAGTACTGGCCCTATATTCTAGCGCTAAGCTTTGTGGTAAAAGATAAGTAGATGATGCGGCGTTAATCTTACTGGGCACCCTGTAATAATCCCATATATATTTACAGAGACAAGCGTCGTGAATACAATATCTTTCCATATCTAACGCTATTTCCAGATTATAGTTTTTATACATGTCTTTTAAGTCTACATCGTCCTTTCCAAAACTTATATTATGTACCGATCCTATTTCGTAATCCCTGTTAGATATGACTTTAATTATGAAACTATCTTGGTTTATATCTTTGTATACTATTTTGCTTACATTGTTATCTCCTATAGTGATATAATTACCGGTTTCTAATACTCTAGAAAATATAGATAATTTATCTTTAGAATTATCTTTTACCGTGGCTTCCAATGTTAAAATTGTATCATCTATTTCTTTTATAGCAACGTTACAATTAAATATATTTTTTGATATGCTATCTAGTTTGTAAGAATCTAATCGTTCTGTTTTTTGTATGAACGCATACAAATCAAAAAACATAACACCATTATTATTGTTTATGTGGTATGTTTTATTAGTGAATGTTCCTCCTGTAACGAATCTTTCAAATATTTTAAGTTTAACTGTTTCCGTCGCATCAGGAAGAGAGAAATATATAAAAGATTTCTCGAGAATTTCTAGCCTTCCAGATATATACCTGATATCAAAATTATTTCCGTTAAAAGTTATTACAAAATCGAATCTATGTTCTAGAATTTTTTTCATTATAAGCAACATCACAATTTCTGTACAATAGGTTATCCTATCTTTTGGAGAGAAGTCTTTGTGATGTAATATACTAGGTTCTTTATCGGGTAAGATATCTGTATTAATTAAAGTAAACTTATATTCGGTGACCTTGTCTATAATCCAACAACTGATATGTGAAATAGGGTTTACAAATACAGAAGGAAACTTTTTATCAAATTGACATTCTATGTCAAACAGTAAGTAAGTAAATTTAACTTCGAAGATAGGTATTTCTTGAATGAATACTTTGCTAACATCATCACAATGGTAACAATCTTTTTTTATAGGAGTTAGATGTTCTATATCTATTTTATAACACCCGTCCGGTGTTATATTATTAAGTAGATAAAACCAAGTTATATCTAAATATTCTTGCAGATATTGTTTTTCCCTATTTCTTTTTAGATCCTTTACGAGTACCAATTCCGAAGTATAGTAATTTCGAGGTTCGACATACCTTATATCGGTACTTAGCTTTTCGTCTATATTAATAATTTTGAACGGTCCTAAATCTATACACTCATTAGGTTTATATTCTAGTTCTTTGGAAGCATCGTATACATAGTGATAGTAATAATTGAATCTTATAAATATAACATTCGATTCTCGGTTAATAGCTTTTAAGTAAATATATTTTGTTTCTCCTTTATTCTCAAACCAGTTTACGCACCTTATATCCATTTTTTTAGATACGTTAAATTTCAGTTATGGATCCTAGATACTGGGGAAGCAGCTTTTGGATAGTTATATTTATTATAATTACCAAGTTTAAACACGATATAGAAACTTGCAAACGTCACTTGTATAACATATGTAAAGCATTACCGTGTGCTGAATGTAAGGACCATGCTCTACAGGCAATACAGAAGAATAATATTATGTCAAGCAACGATATTAATTATATATACTTCTTTTTCATAAGTCTTTACAACAATCTAGTGTTTAATCCAGAAAGATGTATAGATATAAAAAAAGTAAAAAAACTAATTTAGTAATACCTAGAATTATCAGATCTAACTTTAACAATGTAACCCGTTTTTGGCTTTACAGAAATACTCATATCGTCAGTAATAGTAAAACAAATAGAAGTTATTTCTGAGGAACTATAGTCCGTGCTAGCTAGTTCTTTACTGAATGTATAATAAGTATTATCTACTGGAGTTAGTTCTCCTTTATCGTATTTATATGTAAATAATGTTGTATCCTTAACTACTACATAGAACGTAGATTCTTTTAGTTTTATATATTTCTTTATAACCGATATGAAATATTTAACCGCTCTATCTACCTCACACTTGGTTCTTAAAGATTTTTTTGGTGGAATATCATAATAGAGTTTTACTCTTTCTGACTCTGATTCTAAAAGAATGTTTACTAATTCCATTTAAGTTATTAAAAATGGTTATTAATAGTTTCATTAATATTCCGTAGGTTTTGAAAGGTACAACATAGTTATTGATTAGGTTTTCTAATTCACAACAAATATTCATTTCATTAACGTATACATTTTTATACAGTTTTGGTGATATACCAAATCCTTTTAAGCATCTATATAATAACATTTCTAAAAACGATCTTAAATTATAGCTTGTTTTTTGATATCTGATAATTATCAAAGTAAAAATATATTCGAAAATAACATTAGCTAGTATTACTTTTTTAATGAAGTTTATTCCATAAAGTTTTATTCGACTATAGTCTAATAGTTTATATATATCTATATTATCTATATGTTCAAAATTATTATTAATATTTTCGTCCTTGTTTTTGAGATAATTTATGTTATCGGCTTTTATATTCTTTGTAGCCATCATAAACCTCGTGAAATCTACTTTACACGAATCATCTATAAGATACATCAAAGGACTCCATAGCGAGTTAGTATTCAGAAAATTGATATCTATAATACCTTTCTTGGCGGTAGAAAATAAGAAACTTGCTAGAGTCAATAATCCTATATCATTATTATCGAAAGTACTATTTTTAGACATATAATCTAACAGTTTATCGCTATACATTACATAATCTACCGGGTGATATTGAAACTTTATTAATACAGAATATAAATTACCTAGATCAAAACACTTAGCATTTTCTAAACAAACTACTTGTTTCTGTAACATGTTTAGAGCATCCATCTTTACCTCATTGGACGATGACGAGTCAAGTATGTATTTCCCTATAGCATAGTTATATTTAAAATCATTTAATAGTACTTTCATAGTTTGTTTATTATCTAAATACTTGAATGATTCTTTTACAACATATTTTTCTTTAGAATCTTGTTTATAAGTAATAACGGGAAATACTTTTTGAGGATACATACTATTACAATAATATAGATGCCATCTAAACGCATTTACAAACAACTCTGACTTTTTTTTGTATATATCTATATAACGGCAGATAAATTTAGTTTCATCCTCCGTTATGTTTAGAAACAAGTACTTATCTATGTATAGAGGTATATCTATCCATTCAAACAACGCATAAAAGTATATACCAAATTCATCTCTAAGTTTATCGGGTGGTAATTGTGTTGATATCCATTTATTCAAGCAAGGTGATATATCGGGTAATCTATCCTTAATGATAGTAATTATTGATTCTATAAAATCTTTTTTTGATTTTACTATTCCATTGACATAATCAATAATATCATCATCGGGATACTTCTTTATCAAATATATAATTTTATCAACATCAGTTACTTGATATAGGGATGAATGAACCGGTGATATAGAAAATTTTTCTTCCATATAGAGAACGCTGTGAATAGGTGTTTCTATTCTCTTGTATAGCTCTTTCACGTTTTCTGCACTAGTGTTTTCAAAAATATATTTTACTTCATCTAGAGAAAATGGAGTACCCGGTATAACTAAAGAGCTGTTAAGCAATGCTATTTCAACAGGTGTTTTTATTCTGTTATCTATTATATTACGTATATCTGAAAGAGATACCATATTAGAGTTAATAAGTTTATTCACAATAGCAGCATCCGATAATAAGTATTTTTTATGACACGATATTACATCGGTAAAACAGTCTGGTAAAAGAGGTAGTCTCATAATCAGTTTTTTTAAGTCATTAAGTTGTATTATTTCGCTATCAAACGCTAGTATATTGTTTAAATCCAGACCTTTAGCAAAGTTATAATATTTTGGGGGTAATTTAACGAATATATTGTTAATTATTAATCGGCGTCCGTGTTTCTCATGTAATAAGTCGAAGTTTAAACCTGAACGAATAAATTTGCGTATGGATTTTCTAACTTTCTTAGAATAGAGATTCGCCATCTCAGACAAGATGACAAGTAGTGATTATATAATTATAAATTTATATTTCCATTTCGTATCTACGTGACTTCACGTTCGACATAGAAGATCCATGGTTTCAAATAGTGATAGCTGTATAACGTGCAAATGAAGAACATAATTAAAAAAAGTACTGTTACTATCATTTATTCTACAGTATTTTCTATTTTCACAGTAGATATAGTTAGGTATTCTATTACCTTAGATAAATTAATTTTCTCGTTATCTTTGATATACTCTGATATGGAGCTATAAAACTGGTCGTTAAACTTTTTAGAATACTTATCTATTTGATTAGAAATCGACGATACCAAAAGACTGTGTTTCGTATAGATAAAATGGTCTATAACTATAGTTTCTATGTTCAGTATTTTAGCGATATTATCATCTTTTAGAATAACGTATATTTTTGAATCGTCGGGTTTCGTAGCTTTAATAAAATATTCGTACAATCGAGCACGTGATATAATATTATCTTTAACTTGAGGACATTTAAATAGTCTATTTTTAAATACATCCAGAAGTTCATCGGATATCATATAAAATGTATCTTTAATAGTATTTTTCATATCCATAGATATAGCTGAATTCTTAATAAGCTGATTGATAATATCCTCTGTTTTATTTTGTTCTAAGTAATAAGTATGACCTTTAAACTCAAATCTATCGGCATTTGTTCTCAATCTATTTGCTAAAACCTTAACGTCTAGTACGTCTATATTGAGACTAGAATTTTCATCTATTCTGGCCAATATTTCTTTTTCTATATCTAGAAGAACTAGTTCATCGTGTTTACCCCTTTTAAGTTTGCCATTTTCAAAGTAATTATTTTCTACTAAACTACATATCAAACTATTCAGTACACCATCTTTATATCCCTTTAGCCCAAACTTAGACACAAAGTTCTTATTTATGAGATCTAGAGGAATTCTATTCTCGGGTTTTTTAGTTTGTGCCTTCTTTTTAGGAGAATTCTTTTTAGCGGCTAGTTCATCTATAGCTTCAGCTATTTTCGTAGTCAGATATGACTTTAAAGCTTTAGCGCTAATACTATTAAGAACAAGTTGATCAAATTGCTCCATTTAATCTTAACACATTAACTTTAAATAAAGAAACGTAAAGACCACTATGCATACTACAAATATAATAAAAATTGTTAGCCATGATAATTGTTTGCTTTCTTTTTTACCAGTTAGCACTGTCATTATTGTATTGATAAAATCCTCAAAATCAGAATCATTTGATTCCAGAAAAACACCGTATGTACCTGTAAATAGCTTTTCCATTTAGTTTACGTTAAATAATGATCGTTCATCATATTCATCTGTTTCTTTTATTTTGTAACCACCTCTCCTGTTACCATCAGATCTTTCTTCTAAAATTCCAGATACACCGTCTGATTCATATTCAAACTCTCCCGATTCATCCTCTATATCATCGTCTCCGGAGGTTACGACGCTGATTACTTCTCCGTTAGTATCTATCAGAGTTTTCCTACAAACTTTTTCCATAATAAGCTTTTTCAAGCTAAAGCTTATTTTACACATTACCGCATTTTCGAAAAATATAGAAGCAACTAGTACAGCTTTAACCATCTGAGGATCTTTCTTCGATAGATGTTCTACTTCGCTGGATAGAGTTTTTCTACCAGCTACTTCCTTGTTGTTTCTCGTATATTCTATTATAGTAGATGACATTTTATTTTTATTAATGTATATATAACCATCTTTAAATGTTTTTTCATCCATAGTATTTTCCGGATCCAGATAACCCAAGTCACTATAAATGCATTCCATCATCTGATGTAAAATAGGACTAATTACACTCGGGCGTATTTTTAGGAAGTATGATTCCTCACGACTGAAATTGTCACTTCTAGTTTGATATATTTTTCCTTCTCCTTCCACCAAAATAAACGGAGATACAAGTTTTTCATTATATTTAGGTTCTAATGTCACAGAAATATTACTGCATAGATTATGATGAGAAGGAGTTAATTTCACTGATTTAACTATTTTAGTATCTTTAGTACACAAAGCTTTAGCGTATTGCACCGCATCCAGGCATGTAAATCTAGATGCGTTATTATTACATTTACTTTGAGTTTTTACTTGTTTCTTACTCATGTTCATTTTTTCTTCATACAAGTTATTTTTCATTTTATTTATATTTTAATTTTTTGATAAAAAAATTAGGTTCTGATTATTTGTTGTCTACCTTTTGATATATCTATAGCTTCTATACTAATTTTGTAAAGATTTTTCCCCCTGAATTTGTTAATTATGTATCTTACAAAGTGAATTTCAGAAACAAACCTGTACGGATATTTCTTTATCGTAGAATCTTTTAAACAGTATAATATAATTCTAAATTTTTGATTATGGTTGTTATAACGATTATCAGTAACAAAGTGATATTGTTCGAGAACAGAATATATCATTCTGCAAGAACTAATATCGAACTCCATTCCGTGTATAATGTACTTTCATATATTCATTTAACTATTTTGTCAATATTTTATTAAATTTATTACACTAAACCCCTTAATTACTAAAAAAACATTTCCTACACACGGCTATGTATTTATCTTTACCACCTATATCCATTACTTCTTTATTTTCTGTAACTCGTTTAGAAAACGAAGCGTCGCAATAGCATTTCACGCAAATAGCTGTCAAACTGGACACTGTTTCAGCTAATGATAATAACTTATATACGTTACCGAATAATTCGCGTTTAAAATCACCGTTAAGCGCGGCCACAATAACTGTTTTACCTAAATTAGCCATGGATTCACTAAATTCTACTATGTCTAGAAAGAATTGAGCCTCGTCTATACCTATTACCTGAACTCCATCATTTAATAGCGTAGGTACTAATACAGATAGATTAGAAGATGCCGTAGCCTCCATAAACAATAGATCATGAGTATATACTTTGTTTATATCATCCTCATTATATCTATTATCTCCACAATGTTTAATAATAATACATTTAAAGTTAGATAGCATAAATCTTTTTATTCTTCTTACTAGCTCCGATGTTTTACCGGAAAACATAGGGCCTGTAATAACATGGATGCTTCCAGAAGACATTTTCAGATTCTAATTATTTTTCATTTTAATTTTTCTTATATAAGCAGCGTACAATATAATTATTCCAGGAATAAACATAATAGTAGAAAATATTTCCATAAAACGAAGTATTCTTCCTGCTGTAAATGATGACCTCGATACTGAACTATAAACACCCGGTATTAATCTTAGCACTAGCGAGAATCCAGTTATTATCAATAACACTACTAATATAGTAAGGCCTATCGTTATTAGCGTTTCTCTAGCTATTTCCATTTATATTGTATCATTAAAAGTTTTTGTAACATATCTACGCCCATCTAATATGGCTTTATTGCACGTACTTGGCAGCGATGACTTAGTATCTTCTAGTTTAGGGCAATCAAAAGAAGAATACGTTATAGTATATGTATACTTCTTGTGTCTTATGATATTTACTTTTTTAAAAGTACCTTGCATGATAGTACCCTTTAGAAATTTATCTTTTATTATTATAAGTATTCTTTTTAGCTTTTTATTATCTATATGTGTTATGTATTCTATGTTACTGGACGCTGTACATGTTATGAGAATATCATCTGGTAAATTGATAATAGATACAAACTGTTTTGGTACAAAAGGCATGAACACCGGAATAGACATAACACCTTGTTCAAACTTTAAATATTCAAAATCATATACTATTTCACATAAAGTATTACAATAATTAACTGGAAGGGGTTTAATATTTCTAGTGTGATTAGCTACGGGAGTAGTATGAAAATTTATTATACCATCTGATACGAGGTAAAAACAACTAACGTACGGGTATATCCTGTTGATAACTTTGTACATATCTTCTCTATCAGCTACGTAGGAAATTCCACAATACTTATCTTTATATCTACCAACATATATAACGAAAAAAACTTTATGTTCTGGATCAAAGGGATAAAAAGATACTACGCATATAGGATTCAACTGTCTAGCTCCTATAATAGAGTGCCTGTTTATAGCAACTTCATTGGAAGAATCTACAAAAATTGATAAATTGTCTCCTTGTATACCGTATTGGGATAACTGTCTGCGTATGATCCCGTCTATTATTTCTTGTGTATTGCTCCTTATTAATTTTATCGATGCATGATATTTAGGCGCTTCACCATGTCCTACCAACCAACCAATAGGTAAAAAGTAAACATCGTATACATGGCCGTAACGGCGAATGACTCTCAATATATCTTGTAATATAAAACATTCGTGTGAAAATGAGTTAAGCATCAGTAGCGATTTTGATATATCTAATAAGTTGTTTTCGGGTTTATCAAACAAATTATTATTACAATAATACAGATCCGGGAAATTAAAAGATATATTCATGTAATGGAATTTTATCACGGCATCCGGATCTTCAAGTTCTGCTATAGGTTTTTTCACGTTAGAAGAAATTTGCTTTAAAAAGTTATCCATTATCAATTTATAATATCTTCTACTCTTGAGGTTATCTTATTAGCCAATATATTTATAGTGTTGGCGCACCATTTCTCCATTTTTTTATACTGTTGCATACCTTCTCCATCTACTTCTTTTATAGTGAACTCCATTTTTCCAACATTAAATAATATAGATTTTAACATCGTTACTTTCTTATCAGCTAAGAATTTAAAGTAGGTGTATATTTTTCGTATTCCTTTGAATCCCTTTGGTGGGTTTAGACAACATACGGCCATAAATAAACACGTGAACATACCGCATTCTGATTCCAGTAACTGATTGACTTCTACGTTTATACAACCAGCGGTTACACCGTAATTATCTATAAAGAAGTTAAATAATATATCTATATCGGCATTTTCATTCGCTAAACTAGATAAATATGAATTTCTGTTTAGTCCGTCTGAATTACTATAAAAGAAGAAGTTTCTATAATGGTTAAACTCGTTAGGATTATTACCTCCGGAATCATAAAAACAGATAAAGTCTCTATTCTTATCGTATATAGCACATTTCCAATGATGTAAATAGCAGAATCCAAACATAATAAATCTTGAGGATCTGTTATCCCTTATCCTATCTTTTAATTTAAACACTTCCGTATTTTTGTTAAACACGGATGATTTTTCGTAAATAGCGTGTCTATTCATGAAGTTAAAATTAAACTGTCCTATATAAATTACTTCCGTACCGTAACACATGGGGATAAGAAACTGGTGAATGCTAGTATTGGTCATCCAGGCATCCCTCTCTGGAGCAATTTTAATTTTAACAACTTTATCATTTTCTCCGTAGCGTATACCCATTCGACTAACATCGTCTCCTTTAATATCCATAACTGAAAAATCGATAGCTTTAGATACCTTTTCTTTAAGAACAGGTTTAAAAAAATATTTCATCGGGATACTAGTAGGAATAGTCATTATATCTTCAAATCCGTTATTCTTACTGATTAGTTCGTTTACTAAGTCTGTTTTAACTTCTAATTGTGATTTACTATTATCGGGCTTGGATAACATTCCCCTTTCTACTAATTCCATTAGTATGGATATTGGAACGCATGATACTTTTCCCGCAGTTTCTGATTTATCAAATCTTTCTACTACATAACCATTACAGTTTGTTTTAAATTTTGATATATCTATAGATGAACATAATCCCACTGTTTGATAAATATGAGAAAGTAAATTAACGAATCCCAATTCTGGTATTTTATTGATAACGAGTTCTGTATACTTGTCCATTTATTACTAACTAAATATATAACATCTGTGACATGACAACAAACGATCTATTTTCTATTTATGCATTTTCTAATATGTATGATATATTTCCTAGGAAGTATAGTCAAAAAGAACTAGAAGAATATCACCGAAAAAATCCTTTATTTTTCTCGTATACTATATTTCCGGTTATAAAGCACCGATGGTCCAAAGCTTATATATGTTTTCAGAATAATGTCTATATGCTAAATATCGAATTAGATACTTCAAAACCTTACGATAGAGTACCTATCCAACATCTTATCGATATACGTCCTATAAGTACCGATATAAAAAAAGAAATATACAAGATTTCAGATAAAACATTTATTACGTTCGAATGTTACAGCTATCTAAAGTGTAAGGGGTATAACAGTATTTACGATATAACTCTAGATGATAAAAGAGGTCTATTATCTGCAGGAAATATATTATCTATTTTTTCTTCCAATAAACAGATGCCTGAAAAATCTTCAATAGGCATACTCAAAAATCCAAAACCATTTACTGTAATTAAATTTAAGTCTTTAAGCTTAATTACACAATTACAAATCTTCGAACTACTTAGAAAGCGCAAACAAATAGTCGTTACAGGAAGTACAGGAATAGGGAAAACATCTCAGTTACCAAAAGTGATTATGTGGTATAACTATTTATTCGGAGGATGGGATAATTTAGATCGTGTAAGATTTGATTACATATCTAGACCAATAGTTTTATCATTACCTAGAGTAGCTTTAGTTAAAAGTAACGGTATTAATTTTTTACAGTCATTAGGGTTTTCAGATTTTGAAGGTTCGCCTGTAGAACTAAGATACGGAGGAAAAACAGAACATACTACACGACAACACGATGGTATAGTATTATCTACGAACAAGCTTACTAGTTATTCTTTATCTAATTATAATATTATTATAGTTGATGAAATCCACGAGCATGATAGAATAGCAGATATTATTATATCCGTTCTAAGAAAAAATATCGATACTATACATTCTCTGGTATTAATGTCGGCTACTTTAGAAGACGATAGGGACAGATTACAAGAATTCTTACCAGATGTAGAATTTTACCATATAGAAGGTCCCGTACTCTACTCCATTAAAGAGATATATGTCAAAAACAAGTACTCTTACGATTCCAAAGCGTATACAGAGGAAGAAAAAAAGAATATATCGACCACTCTTAACTGGTGTAGACCTAGAAACGGCATGTGTGGAATACTATTTTTAGCATCCGTTTCTCAGTGTATAAGTTATAAAAAATACCTAGAGAAAAGTAACTCCGATATGGACTTTATAATAATACACGGTAAAATACCTGATATTACAGAGGTTCTTAACGCCGTTCAGAGACCTGGTAGAGAACGTCCATGTATCTTGGTTTCTACTCCTTACCTTGAATCCAGTATTACTATTCGTACGGCTACTCACGTATACGACACGGGACGTGTATACGTCCCAAAACCCTTCGGAGGTGATCAACTGTTTATATCCAAGTCTATGATGACGCAAAGAAAAGGCCGTGTAGGTAGGGTATCAAAAGGTATTTACGTATACTTTTATGATATGTGTCTTTTAAAACCGATTAAAAGCATAGACCATGAATTTTTATACGAATACATAGTATATGCAAAAAAATTCAAATTATCACTACCTAACGATTTATTAGTAATTCCTAGTGATAAGGATATGTTAAAAAAATCAGAAGAGTATATCAAGTCTTTTAATATATCGTTTGATAGATTATTCGAAATTTATGTTAATTATTTCGTTAATATGGTAGAATACGTCAAAATTTATAACAAGGGTGGTAAGAAAGCCGAAAACCTAGACATGTTTGAAAGGAATGATATTCTAACCGGAGAAACTCTTAAGGACATAAAGAATCTTCAGCTTTTAGTTAAAATCAATACAACTACTAGACGCAAAAAGATGTATTGTTACAAAGGAGAAATTTTGTTCGGTCCCTACATGAATACAGTTATAAGATTATCTAGTAAACAACTATATAGAAATTATGTTTATATGTTAACAGAAAGAAGTTTTACTTTATACCGATAACTATCTGCTTGTTTAAAGAGGAATAGTCATCTTCTTCTATTTTTGTATTTTTATTTGAAACTATGAGACAACGATTGGTTATCTCTTTTAACCCAACAAAAAAATTATATACTTTTTCTGGAAATATAGTAAATGCAAAAATATAAAAAGTATTTGATATTCCTAGTTTAATAGAAGTAAGATAATATATTAATCCTAAACTTTTTAGCTTCCACATATAATCGGTAATGACTTTTTCACTTAATTTACGTCCTTTGATTAATCCACATACAAACATTGATTTGGTACGTATATCATATCTAGTATTCTTTCCAAAGAGTATTTTATTTTTACTATAATATTTCATGTCTAATTCTATAGCGTCTTTATAATCTACTAACTCTTTTATATCTCGTTCGGTAACAAAATATGCTAAAAGTATATATTGGTATAATACAGCTGGTTTAGAACTATTATACCGTATAAACGTATCTGAATTTATTAATTCATTAAGATCATCATTATCAAAACAATGTTTATAACACATGCCTGTTGAAGTCTTAAGCCTAGAAAATAAATTTGTCTTTTCATATTTTGATTTCATAACATGGTAAAAAGTCGCGTAATCAAAAAAACTACTGTCTGTATAATCAATAACTATATTATTAGTCGTCGGTGTCTTTCTATACATAACATATTTACTCTTGCGTTTGGTTACAGTTTTAGAATAATTGTTATTATTTTCTTTGTTAGAATGATGCATACTTGGATCTTTTTCTGGTGTAAAACTAACATCTCCTACAACTAATATACCGTGATTTTGTTTATCGGTTATATTATATAATAGCTTCGTAAAACTAGGATATATAATCATAAACTTATGTTCTAGTATACTGTTATGCATATTTTTCTTTAAATCGGCTAACAGCATCGCGCTTTTGGTATTCATGGTATGTATATATTCGAATATATCATTCTTCAGCCAAGGAAAGTTGATATATAGATTCATAATATAATCCTCTCCGAGATCTAGTTCTATTCTATTTATGTTAAAATCCATATCCTTTATGTTATACAAAAGATATTCGTATTGATCCTCGTTAGCGAATGAAATACACACATATAATTTATCGCTTATTGTTTCATAGTCTATAAGGTTATAGTTTTCTACTAAACAGATAATAGCTAGTAAATTATTCATTGTATTATCTACTTGGATAAGAAGAGTATAAAACGGGCAAGGCATCATGATAATCTTTCTCCTAGCATCCTGAATCTGAGGATCTAGAGGTATTATAATAGGATACTTTGGTATACTACCGAATGTGTTTGTTAGTAACGTTAGTATGTTATTAGTTAGTCTTTTAACAAAGATAACTATGTTCTTACCGGATAGAAATTTCATTCGGTTACTTAACATATTACGTATTTCTGGCAACCTTTCTAACATAGTTATACGGCCTCCGTTATAAAGATCTCCTCCATATAGATACGCCAATACATCCATACAATGATACATTTCTGTACGATAATAGTATTCATTTTCTAGTTCGGTAATATAATTTTCTAATACAATTCTAGAAAAATCTGTTTTTAGTATATACTTTTTATCAAAAAACCAGCTTATAGCTGTTCTAATAGCATCTTCATAATGACGCTTTTGTAAAGCAACACACCAGAAACTCATATACGTACGCGAAGTACTGGCGTTAGCATTAAAATACTTGTTATCGAATGATATTAATATGTGTTCTAGTAAATGCGCTATCCCTAGAATTCCATCGTTTATATCTTTTTCGAACCCAAAATCTGAAATACCTATATATATATCTTTTTTCATAGAATGATTAACAAATATACGTATACCATTATTTAGTTGAATCATTTAAGTACAGTTAAAATAAGAAGTAGTTTTCTTTCATTCGTTCGAATTTTGTATATGCGTCAAGCGTTAAAATGGTATGTCGTAATATAATAATTTTTATCAGTTCATGTTTAGTATACTGTGTAATAGGATATGGTAACTTGCCGTCTATAAAAGATTTAATACTTTCTATGATAGGAGAGAATGAAGAAAACTTGCAAGACGAATACTATGATACCATAGTAGAAGTTCCTGAAAACCATAAGAACAAACCATCCATAGATTTACACGGTATGTACGGAAGTGGTAAATACATGAATACTGCATATTTTAATACTCATGATGTATATTTTGTTAACAGAATACTAAACGTTAGTATTTGTATATATCTTAATACTCAACACGAAGAAGTAGTTTTGAAAGTCATTTGTAATTGTAGCATTAATAAAATATGCGGAACTGGTGATTATCATGTACTACCTGCTGATAAATGGTATTGTATCTTACTTACTGAGAATATGGCTAAACAATCTATCTATAATAGACATTGTAATTATACTCTATTAGCTCCTGATGGTATTATTAACAGAACCAGGCATGTTTTTCTAGAATACTACGTAAATGAAACAGAACCTAAAGATGATAGATACTATACAGTCTCTACTAATAACAGACATAGATATATATCTGTTGAGGGGTTAATAAAGAAGCTTTTAAGTATTACCGATGAAGAAGAACTCTACTCGGATGATCACGTAGATTATTCATTCGATATAAGAAAAAGAAGTATTAAAAGCACGGACCTCCCTACCGAGTCAACTAATAAAATGAGTGTAGGTTCTAAAAAATATGTTGAATCTGATAGTGGGGTAGACTACTCATCTCCGTCCGATAATTGTAAAGTATATAGAAAGTATATAAATTTCAGGAGTATAGGTCTTAAATGGATATTACATCCTCCGGGTATAGATTATGGCTATTGCATGGGCGAATGCCAGTCGTTTGTATATACTGATAGTTTTTTATATAGTTTACTAGCATTCCACTATATAGATGGTATAGAATTAAAACAGTGTTGTAGCATTCAGAGTATGGATGATTTAGTAGTGCATTATAGGTTAGGAAGGACACCTAAAACCGCGATTCTTCGTAAGGTTTCTGTAAAAAGCTGTAAATGTATTTGAAAATAAATCAAGTATTATTAAATATACTATTTACTCAGTAGCAACGTAGGTACTAATTTCCTAACATCATCAAAATTGTCTAGATAATAGGTATAGTTGGTACCTTTAAAATCTAAAACTGCTGTTTTACTATCGGGTCTATAGGTTAACCTCATAGGACCGGTGAGATATTTGTCCTTATTAGTAAATAAAGATGATACAAATATATGCTCGTTATCACTCCATGGAATTTTCTTAATAGGATTTATCCCAATTTCCATTTTATTAGTTCGTTTAAAACTAAAAAAATAACATAATAACAAGAATAGTATAAAGAATATAACTAAGAATAATGTCATTTAGAACCCTTATATCTTATAATCTATTAAAGTATTTAGACAGTGGTGATGAAGCATATATGGAAAAATTTATATCGTTATGTAATTCTTTCAACGTAGACAGAGTAAAGGTATTAACTAAGTATTATAATTCTAAAAATACAAAGCTTATAAGTAAAGCATTAAACTGTGATACGTATTTAAAAGAAATAGAATTATCTTATCCAGACAACATACTTAAGGAACTCGTAACCATAAAGTTAGGCAAATTTACTAAAACAATTAAACGTAGTTATAAACTTCCTAACGAAGGTATAGGTATAATAGTTATTAATGGAAATGAAATAAAATACAACGCCGATAATAATACTATAGCTTACTCTAAACTCAAGTATATTCCATCTATATATAGATATACAGAATACCCAGATGGTATTAAAACAGAAGATATACCCAAAGAATCTATTGTTCTGATTTTTGGTAAAGATTACTTAGACTACTTTACTTACATGTTAGCTAAAAAAGTGTTATCTAACAAGGATATAAAAATAAAAGTAACAGACCAATGTATAGACCATCTTTTGAATGAATCCAATACTGATATGTTAGATACGGTCTTTAGCAATAAACCTAATAATATTATATCCAGTACACTAAACGATATCTACTTATCCTTAAGAAGTATATTGTAAGGTGTTGTTTCTAATTCATTAAGCAGCTTATCGAAATCTATAGAATCTTGTGATATTTGTCCTATTACTATGTATTTCTTAAATGGAATATACGCCATTTGCTTACTAGTATCATCATACCTAAATACAAGAACATATTCGTTTCCTAATTTTTCTCCAATAGAATTTAATAGATCGTAAGACTTATCCATACCGAGTATTTCTACGACCTTTGATTTATCGAAGAATGTAGCTATATTTATTCTAACGATTTCATATTTACTAGCTATCTTTTTATTCGAAAGTATTTCGTTTGAAAATTTACATAACGGGCAATTTGGTTTACCAAACAATATAATAGTTCCTTTCATTTAATGCGATCAAAAATAATGGAACTACATAGTATTTTATTTGTAATTAAGATAGTTTTATGGTTTTAACTATAATGTAAAAATAAGGCATAAATTATACTTTTTTCTATTATGTACGTTACACATATACTTGTGTTACTAACATGTTTTCAGTACTATCATGCAGCTGTATTATACGATACCCAGACATCTAGTAATGATAATACTACTGTTTATTTATACGAACCCGCTTGTGAATTAGTAACTACATGGGTAGATATTAGAGAAGTAAGCCCTGTTAATGGAACTGGTGTCAGTAAAATAGAATTTTTGGGCAGATATTCTGAGAAAGGAGATGGATACACACAATACATTCAAATGATTAGCTGCATGGGATTCCCTAATTCTACATCTCCTTGTAAGGGCATTGATGAGTCAAGATGGGAATCTTACTGTTCTACGGTCACAGAAATTAAAAAAATAATGTATCTTGGTGAAAATAATGCTGTAATGACTAAACATGTATCAGTTCCTGTAAATTGTGTATGCATGGTTAAAAGAAAATGAATAAACCAGTTTTTTCCTTATAATAAAAAATGTAAAAACAATACTATTCTGAATGAAAGTATTACAATATGGAGTTTGTACCTAACACCGTTAAACATATAGATGAGAACTTTTGCTTTATCAACTATGCGAACATAGAAGTAATCATGTTAAAATACAACGGATATATAAATGCTACTAAAATATGTGATCTTGGAAATAAGAACTTTAGGCAGTGGTGTAGACTAGAGTCATCTAAAAAACTCATAAAAACATTGAACTATAAAAACGGTATCTATAATAAAGCCGTTTTAGAAATCGGATTAGCATCAAATAGTGCCTATAAATACGAACTTGTAGGAACATATGTGCATATCGATCTCGTGCCTCATATTATCTGTTGGGTTTTTCCTAGTATTGCACTTAATTTTTCCAAGATACTTAACTCCTATCTTTCTAACTCCTATTGCACGAGGCTTAAAAAAGGTTCTGATAATGAAGATCAGATACGAAGCGGCTTCTTCTCTGAGGGTATAAGTAAAATACTATACGACATTCATGATAATGAGATATTAAAATTAAAGAAAAATACAAAAAAATTGGAAGAAAAGTACGAAAAAACCAATAGTTTAATAAACCAAAAAATAAGTAACTTAGAAGTTGCCGTTAAAGGTTTATCCATAAAATAAGATATGATAGACACTTCAATATATCTTGCTATATTATCTTCTTTTATAGCAGTTATCATGAATAATATTAGTTTGCCATTAACTGCTATCTTTATTATTACTATGTATGTTATTCATATTCGATTGGCGATTAATATAATGTTTCTCTATATATTATCATGGATAATAGATATTAATATCTTAATAATAATATTTTTAGGAATTATATTTATGCGAAAAACAGGTAAATATCTAAATAATTATATTAGGTCACGTAAATCAAGTAGGAAGATCACCAGGTATACAGTTCTATTATTAGATAAGGAAAAACCTAATTAGATAAAGATTACATATTTTCTTTAATTAAATCACTTCAATATAGAAAAAGAATTAATATATAATTTTATATTAGAGAAAATTATTATCCCAAAACAGAAAATGATATAAACACGACGTCAAAGAAATAAAATTGTAGGACATGATGATCTTAGAAACGCTGTAGTAGTTACTACATACGCAGATTAATTGATAAATAAATACCATACATACTTAGTAGGATAGATATCGTGTCCAGAAGAAATATCTAAATTAACATGATGTATAGAACTATTTTTATTCTATGTTTGATAATACCCGTACTCTTGAATCCGATAGACTATGGCGATGAAGGAGATTACAGTACAGTTAGTTATGAGGAAGATGATAGTGACGAAACTATTTTTCTAGACCTAGAAGGATATCTTCCGGAAAACGCAAGAAAAAATTCCGACGGTGTGCGAGAATGCTGTCCTGTAACACGCGAAGATTGTACCTACGTTAATATTACTAGACTGCCTGAAGATATAAATACTACTAGCTTAATATGTGTAGGGTGTGGTAGGAAAGGTTCGTCAGCGAGAATGTTTTGGGCCGGTCCCGGTGGTAAACCCATTAGCGAAATGGAATCGGTAATTCATAAAAGTCCTGTAACAATTCCGTTACAAAACTCTACATTTTTTATTAGAGAACTATTAGTGGATAATAAACATAATGGTAAGGAATTTATGTGTTTACTAGTGGAATCAAATACTACAGTGTACCGTCAATTATTACTGAGACATATTCTATTACTTAATTAGTAAGTTCATATATAAATAAGAATGGCATACCATACGCACCCCTGTAATTTTAGAAGGCTAATCTTTATATGTGTATTAGGTATAGTATGCAAGGGATCGTTACTCCAATTTACTAATCCTTATCTTATAAACGATAAATTAGATACATCTAAAGTTGTTTTTAGTACTCGTACTCCGAATATAGAACATCGTGGTAAACGAAGCATAGATGAATTATTGTCTGTAGGTAATACCAGTGAAGGAATATACTTATCTTGTGAAAGTAGTTCTACATGGGTCGCTAACAAAACTACAGTCTTTGATCACAGAGGTAATAAACTAGAACTATTGGATCAAATAGTACATAATAAACAAGTTTACTATCAGTACCTATTCGAAACCAAGTGTAAGGAATATCCGGCTATTAGTGGCTGTTTAGGAATAGATACACGATTTTGGTCCTCTTATTGTTCTACGTCTCATTCTTTTGTTAACTCTATAGTTATTAAAAATGGAATGCCTTCCTGGGAATATATAAGAATAGGTACTTCGTGCGTATGCGTAGTACAACTTAAATGTAAAGCTAATGTTGCTTTGATATGAATATGCTTTATTCGTAATATTTATCTCAAAAACGAGACTAGATATTTCAATAATAGAATTATTACGATAATATTATCATGAATCAACAATTTAAGAAACCATAACTGTTGTTTAGAACAACGAATTAGAGATTTAAAGTATTGGTTTCTTATAAATTAACCTAATATAAATTCTTATATTAAAAAAATGGACACGACTACTAACATTAATAATTGGGTAAAATTACAAAAAGAGAAAAACAGGCGTGTAGCTTTAGTCACATCTGGAGGGACTAGAGTATCTTTAGAAAAAAAACCAGTCAGATTTTTAGAGAATTTTAGTACGGGTATGAGAGGAGCTATTTCTGTTGAAAAGTTAATAGAAAATGGTTATTCTGTATGTTTCTTATACCGTGAATATTCTATTTTCCCTTGGTCAAGATTATTACCTTCGGGAAATATGTTATTGAGTTCATTAAATGTAGAAGGAAATACTGTTTACTTTAACGACGCTCTAAATACACAACTTGTATCTGCTTTAAAAAAATATAATGAAGCTATAGAACAAAATAAATTACTCGCTATTAGTTATACTTGTATACATCAGTATCTAAATTTCTTAGAAATGATTTCTAAATCTTTATCTATACTCGGTAGTCATGCCGTTGTATATCTTGCAGCGGCCGTTTCTGATTTCTATATTCCAGAAGACGAAATGTATGAACATAAAATAGATTCGTCTACAGATATTACTTTAGAGTTAAAAACCGTCCCTAAGATGTTATTTCATTTAGTAGACGAATGGTGTCCAAATGCTTTTGTAGTGTCATTCAAATTAGAGACCGATAAAAACATGTTAGTAACTAAAGCTAGGCAAGCGCTATATAAATATAATCACCATGTTGTAATAGCTAATTCTCTAGATACCAGAAGAACTAACGTATTACTAATTACTAATCATTCTGAATCAAATATAGTACTTAGCGATAAAGATAGCAAAGAAGGAATAGTAATAGAAGATAAGATAATTAAATCTATAAAGGAAATGCATGATGAACATATAGATAAAAGTAGTTAATAAATATCTAGAATATAAAAATATAATTATTTTTCGTATATAATACGCGTTTAGTATAAAAATACAGTAATGCAGATATTTGTAAAGATAATCATTTATTTAGCTGAACCTAGTAATACGGTTGAAAATTTAAAATTAAAGACCCAAAATAAGAAAGGAATACCTCCCGACTAACAAGGACTGTATAGAACTCTATCTGATTATAATACAGAAAGAATCCACTACGTAATTGGTTATTCTCTTGAAAGGAGGATGTAGATGGAGAGGTTAAGTATAATAGTAATAATAATATTAATGATAAATCTGATAGTTAGTGTTATTTTAACCTATAAGATTATACATATATTAAATAAAGTTACAGTATGTTATTATATAAATAAAGAACTTTGATACACTTACTTTTTCTAAGATAATAAACTAAATGTATATCTCGATATTTTAAACTCTTTTGTGTCCATATCCGTTATGGTTTTTTCAATAAAATTAACACTATAATGACTATCTATAGTTACTATCGTATTTGTTCTTGTACCGTAACCATCGGCTCTAACGCATATAGATGAAAATTCTTTTATCATCGGTCTTATGAAATCTTGGCCCTGTTCCTGTATTCTAGGATCTATCGGTAGCGGACTGGTATCGTTTAACATTTCTAGTAATTCCGTGATTAATGATTCTTGGTTTAAATCATTCTTATGGGCATGAATTATATCTGTGAATACTTTCTTACCGACACAAACTTTAGGCCATGATATATCTAACAAAGAATTAGATAATCCGTATATCCCGGTTCCTAGCCTTTCTGGTGCAGTACCTGATCTATTAGAGTAGTAATATAAATCATCGGATTCTTTAGAAAAAGACGCCGTAATAAGATTAAATCCGTTGTATAAATGCCCTCTCTTTGATAAATAACATAGATATTCACGAGAAGATATATTAGATGTTAAATAATCAGATACTAAATTTCCCCTACTTATAAAATTAGGATCTTCGTAAGGTTGTAAGTAATTAGTGACTACGGAAAACTTGCCGTCAGTATTTATGCCTAACCAGGTACCCCCGGATTTTACGTCTATACCGCTGAGTACATCATAGCCGTTAGAATTCCAAAATTTAGCAGGTATTGCTTCACGAGAATAAATTTCATCTCTATTAGACGCTATTATATATTTAAATCTCCCATATATATTATGGGGATCGAAGAATAAAAACAATATACACATTATATAAATATTTGAATCATATATAATATAAAAAATTATATACTACTATTATAATATTATAAAAAACCTCTTTTATATGTGATATTTTATCTATATTTTATATATAAATTAAATATCATATTTAGATGGAAATACATAGGTTAAATAGTTATACATCAGTAGACTATTTATGTAATAGTAGTAATAATGTATACATTTTACTAGGAGATACGGATGAATTTATAAATAAAAGAATAATATTATTGATGAACAACATAGAACTTTATTATGTTTATGAAATAAGTGTTAACGATGAAGATGAGTTATACCATTCTTTTATTACATCCAACGTTGTCTGTCCTATCAAACAAAGAATCAATTTAATGTTATATAAAGAATATAAAAAAGTAATAGGTTCATGTGTAATCAACAACGAGGGAAATATAAAGATGTATTCTCAACCGGATAAACTCCATGTTTATGTATTATGTTACAGATGTAACGGAGATATCAAAACTATAACGATGATCAAATGTCATCAATTATTAAAACCCGAAAAAGAGATAGTTATAGATGGTTATCAAGTCAACGACAGTTCATTTTTTTATACATCTCCCAATCTTATAAAACAAATAAATATGGATAAATCAGATTTGTTTTATAAAAACATTTTATTGAGAAAAGAGATAAATTGCTTGATAAGAAAACAGGAATCATCTAACCTTTACTGTATATTAAATAAACATATAGTATCATTAAGCGATACTGACATTTGGAAAGTAATTATTTCTGATGAATTATTCGATAGTAGTGATATAGAAAAATTAGTAAAATTCGATTACGATAGAGATAAGTTTCATGCATTTGTTAGAGCTTGGTATAGCGGACAACTAAGTAATTGTAAAGAAGAAAACGAAACTATCAAAACCGTTTATGAAATGATAGAAAAAAGAATATAAATAATCCTGTATTTTAGTTTAAGTAACAGTAAAATAATGAGTAGAAAATACTATTTTTTATAGCCTATAAATCATGGAAAAGAAACTGATTCAAGAGTATGAAAAACTCAAAGGCCAAGAGGCCAAAGATGTCTTTACCAGGCAGCTACTTATCTGCCACGAAGATATGCGTGGCAGAATGGACAACATGACTAAGTTAATTAGTGACGTATTTAGAACATTGGCTGGAGGTAGTAGCAAAGCACCCACCGAGAAGTCGGATATTGATACGATGCCTCCTTCTAATGATGCTGGTTCTGAGCCACAGCCCCAACCTAGCGAAAGTAAACCACCCGAGCAACCCTCTCCCGAACCCGAAAAAGACTCTTCTAGTAAACCATCAGATCAACCTACTCCCGAACCCGAAAAAGGCTCTTCTAGCAAACCCCGTACAGATATCTTTAGTGGTTTACGTAATAAAGAAATTAATTTTTGAAAGAACTGTTGGAGCATTTATCCAATATTATTATTTAATTTAAATCAATTGAGTTAATGTAATAACTTTTTACATATATTTTGCTCTAGTCCGAAATAGGAAATTAGCAAAAAATAATGATTATTATATATTAATGTTTTAACTTAATAATTAATTTATAAAATATTTATTGTCACATCCGTTCTTTATCACGTTATCGTACGTGGTAGGTAGTTATGGATGTTTTTATCATTACTTTTTGTAATGATAGTAAATAGTATCACAGCAGGATTTAATTACTTCTGTGATATACAATACATGTATTAAGGATTACCCGCACCCAAAAATAATATCGTGATCTGTAATATATAAAAATAAATACCATACTATATGTTTATATCACCAATCATGGTAAAAATAGTGTTTGTGATGAATTCAAGAAAGGACATAGATGTAATATTATGTCGATTTCATGAAATGACTAATTATGCATTTAAATCGGTTTATCAACGTTTCTGTTATAGACTACAATGTAGCAGAATGGGTAAATATCACAAAACCGTTACATTTAGAAACACTATAGAACCTAAAATCAAGGAATTGATAAAAAGGATAAGAGGATTTACTGTTTACAAGATAACTATTCAGCCTGAAGAAACATAACAACTTATTTGCTTTTTAGATTTAATATAATAAGGAAAAAAAACAAAAAACATAAATATAATTATACATTAAAAGCAAGGCCTGCAGATGTGATAGCGTGCAAGAATATCAAGAAATGAGTATAGATGAAGTAAATGATATTCTTAAACACGATGGTATAAGTCCGTGTTACTTCGGAGAATGCAGAGAAGATATATTAAACCTAGATGTTTCTGAATATAACCTTTACAACATATACGAAATAAAAGAATTATATACTCGGTTTTTAAAGGATAATTATCTCGATTCCATAGATACTTTTAAACTAGACGATAATTCATTAGACCATATAATGTATCACTTTACGGAATACCTATCTATGCTAAAAAATACGGTATTAAGTAGAAAGACAATATGTAAAAGAATATTAAACAAAGACATGTATAAAAAAACTAAAAGCCGTAAACTTAGAAATGAATTTACTTATAGTAATCAAAAATACTAAGATCTAATCTTCTCGATCTGTATTCTTCGTAACAACCTTTAGATTTAAAACTGTCTACTATATTCTTTTTATTAATTCTTAAAAAATCCTTGTTTCCTTGTAGTTTTTTATATAATATTCGAGAATTTATGTTTTCTATTATCGAGCAAGATATACCATCTTTTAACTCTACGTATCCAGATATTGTTTTATGAGAACTATCTGAATGTTTATCAAGTATTAGATAGTGATAATCTAGAGATTTTATTTTTTTATAATCATCCGATGAATAATTATTTAACATGAATACAACACAGTAGTTAGATACCATTTATTATACGTCATTTAACACATCTTTAGAAAGAGATTCTTCCTCAGAACAATGCGTGTCAGGCATGACCCATCTATTTATAGTCATTTCTTCATTAGCACGTTGTTCTATAACATGTTCTATATCTTTTTGTATCGACATAGGGTTGACTTCAGGATCGAATCTCTTAATAACGTAACCAAAAGGACTTATTAGAAACTTACAAAAATTCCATTTTATAGGACCGGGCACATCTCCCAGTATAGGCCTTGTTTGTAACCACTTCCATAAAGGATGCGCGTATATGGTATTTACTATTACCTTTTCGGACACATCAAATAATACCGAATATTTCTTTATGGTTTCCATTATTTCTTTGACACCACCTGGTTCTTGTCCACCAAACTGGTTACAAGGAAATGCCATTATACGTAATCCATCACAAAAATACCTGTCGTATAATTTTGTAAGTTCCTTATAATTCCTGTCAGCTAGTCGTCATTCCGATGCTACGTTTACAAATATACATATCTTATCTTTATATGTTTTAAAGTCAAAACTCTCCCCATTTAATAGATTGAGGTTAAAATTATAAATGGTATGATGCAATATCCAATCATCATTCATTTAATTTATTATAAAACGTATGTTATTTAACTGTTAAAAGCACGTAATAATATATTAATTGTTATCAACTATAGGCAATAATTGTACTTTATTTAATCTCCTATAAAATATGTTATCGCATCAAATATTGAAAAAAAAATAAAAATTTACTTGTCTATAATATATACAATCATGATCTCTACATACACTAATATATTAAGCAATAATTATTCATTGGATAGATTTATGATAGATGAAAAGAATATAAGCGTAAATAGATTTAGATTCGATAGGTTTCTATCAAAATTTGGTAATATTATTAATATTAGAATGCTTAACGGAATAATAGTTAACAAATACACAACAATATCATTAAAATTACATAATTCCCATTTATTAATACTGGTTTTGGATTTACCCGATAATATTAAACTGAAGGTAGGAATAGATAGGTTAAAGCTGTTCTTGAAAAGACTGTCCGCTAGATACTATATGGTGATAAATTCTTCAGAACATACTAACCATATAGTTATTACAACTGTTAAAATAAATAACAACGAAGAAGAACAATATAAATTAACTCTTGGTAAAAAATATAAGATATTAATATGTTACTACGACTCTAACATGTTAAGATATAAATCTATAGAACAGAATAATAAAAAAGCATTACTAGTTGGTTGTGGATTTATCATCGGTAAATGGTATATAGAAAAAAAGAAAACACGTGTTGTAAAACACAGTATATCTAGAATAACTAAGAAATGTATTACGAGTGAATATTACCTGGATAGAACTAATATAAAAGTTACTGATATTAGTTCTATAAACGCTTACTGGATTTGTAATCCTATATATCATTATAAATACAAGATTTCAGATATTCTAAAAAGTAAAAATAAAAGTTTAATACAAGCTTTAAGATGGCCCCTCGGAAAGCCCAGTATAACGTTTTTTAGACTATGGATTATAGGAGAATACGGTACACATAACATTAATTTGGACACCATCGTACGTATTCTAAAACGAATGACGGGTAGAAAAATAACTAATAATTGCGGTTTAGGAGATATACTAATATACGCTTTTGGTATAGTAAGAAAACAAGCTAATAAACTAGGATTAGATTGTAAACGTATTACATTTAGAAATTTTTGGAAAGAAGTAGCATCGATACAACTTATTAGGTATAATAAGTATAAATCTTCTATGGATAATAAAAATAAACAAAATAATAAAGTAATATCACCTGATAATAATCAATATAAATATCTTCCATTTAATCCTTGGATGTTAGATATCAGTAAAGAAGTCGAACTGTGGGATGATTTAAAATTGAATTTACTAGATAAAAATAAGTGGTATAATGACTGGCCTGTTCTATCACGTGCATGATACAGCGAAATTGAAAACAAAATAAATATGAATAATTGTAATCTATAATGAAGACGTTAAAGTTAAATAATTGGCCGTATCCTATAGAATACCACGAGGATTGGGAAAATATTATTAACCATATATCTGATGTTATAGAAGAGACAGGACCTTGGCTGCTAGAAGAAAATACATCACCGTCTCATGAAAATATTTTTAAACAACTTAAACAATCACTAAAAGATAAAAGAGTATGTATAGTCGGTATAGATCCTTACCCCACGGATGCTACCGGCGTGCCTTTCGAATCTCCGGATTTTTCAAAAAAAACTATTAAGGCTATAGCAGAAAATATTTCTAGAAGATATAACGTCAGACTCTTCAAGAACTACAATTTTTTGTTTGTAGAAGGTGTATTAGCGTGGAACTATTACTTAAGTTGCAGAGAAGGCGAAACAAAAAGTCACAAGATTTTCTGGGAAAGGTTAGCGGATGTTTTCATCAACCATATAGCGGCCTACGTATCCGTGTTTTACTTTTTAGGTAAAAGCGATTTCTCGAATTTTAGATCTATATTAAACTCTCCAACTACTGTAGTAGTAGGCTATCATCCAGCGGCTAGGAATCGTCAATTCGATACAGACGAAACTTTCGAAATTGTTAACACGTTATTAGAACTCAAGAACGAACCCAGAATAAATTGGGTACAAGGATTTGAAATATAATGTTTTTATAAAAGGTTAAAAAAATTTAAAAATAATATAGCCATTAACAGATGAATTACTATTAAGTGTTTACAAGTATCTTAATTAACGCAGATATGCAGAGTAATATTTCTATATACGTGTTAACTGTAATAGGATCCTGTTTTTACAATCCTTTTATACTAACGTACGAGTGTAGAGATGATTGCTGTAATGGCAGATACGGACCAGTTCCCGCTCCTTGGAAAGTTTTAAATTGTACCAAAACTGGGCCCGGATGCCCGGACAGTGGCTACCTATTAACAACTAGTGAAAATAAAACTTATTGCATAACAGGGAATGAGACGGATAAAGGTAATTATCCACAAACAATCGGTGCCATATTTCCAAATTGTAGCGGTATGAACGTTGGTGCCGGCAGACTTATAACTAGGATGTTGGAAGAATATCCGCGTGGTAAATCACCTAGTAATAACAGTATTAATAACATAAAAATAAGTTGCTAAAATAACATATAATAACGACATTATACGCTATAGTATGGTAAGTTTTGCTATACGAGTATCGTATACTACGTACGATACATTTAAAAATAGGTAAAATGGATAATACTTGTACGTCGGTAGTACTAATAATTTAATAATACGATAGATGGTTAAAAACATCTCTCGTACTAATGAGTTAGTATATGAAATATTATACTGTTCTGTTATCTCTATTATAAATAGTAATGGATAATATAATCTTTTATACTCTGCGCGGTATAATTTATTAAGTGGGGTATAGCTGCGCAGAGCTATCCTCTATCTCTTAAGTATATACCAATTTCAAGATTATTCTAATATAATTTTTTTTAAATATAAATAAAAGGATTACAAAATGTATACGCGTTACAAATTAAGTATATTATTTTTTGTAATAAATTTCTATAATATACTCTGTATGCCGTTATCATGCGAAACAGAGTGCTGTATGGCGGGTAAAAAATACGATGATGCTGCTATTGATAGAGACCTATGCGTGTTACTATGTAATCTTCAATATCTGGCAAGCAGCAATGAAGGTATAGGTGAAATTTTACAGTGTTGCCTATCCAGTAACTATACTTCAAAAACAAGAGAAGACCTCCGTAATTGCATCGCTAAATGCCCGCCTCTGCCGGATCGAGGATGTACCGGAGAGTGCTGTGATTTAAGAGAAAATGTAGATAGTCTTAGAGCCAACAATCCGCTAGGATGCTGCAATGACTATACAAAAGTTTCATCTAGTTCACTCAACGAAGATGATGTTATAGACTGCAGGAAATCAGATGCTTCCTGTGAAGATAGAGGATACTTACTGGTGAGAAATAACGGTTCGGCGGTTTGCATACCAGAAAACAGTAAAAACGATAATATAGGATTCTATTTTGGTAGTGAATGTTCAGATTTATCCAGAAAAGGTTAACGGTATTTGTACCGTTAACTGACAATTTTATTTAATATAATAGTTTATATAGAATTTATGAATTCCGTAACCTCGTTTATTAATTTTTTTTTTGCACATGGATCGAATATAAAATCTTCTTCTCCATCGATTATTAATACCGGAACTTTTTTACATTGCGTCAGCCATAATTCGTGTTTTTCATGAAGTGTCTTTAAATAGTCTATACTTATATTTGGATAGTTTTTCTCCGTTATAGATTTTTCATTAATACGTTCTTTACACGACTCCGGTATAGTTCTTAAATAAATAATACCATCAAACTGGATCTCTAATTTATCCGTATACCAATCGTGCTGTTTACAGTAGAGTGCCCATTCTGGGTCATCCATATATCCTAGGGCTGTGGCTGCTTCGGCAAAAACATACCTATCGCTAAATATAGATCTTTCTAATATATTTACGCGGCTAGGTACAAAACATTCTAAGTGCATTCTGACTCTCTTCATACAGTAATGCGTTTGTAACGCGTAACTCCATCTTGAAGGATTTTCATGGAATTTTCTTATTAATTCTTTTTCTATAGGAGTATATCTATCTTCTACGTCGTGGAAAGAAACAACGTTATTAATATTTCTTAGTATATTTAGGACGTCTGTCTTTCCAGAAGATATATTTCCTTCTATGGATAGTTTTTTAGATGTGAATTCATTTATGCTATCCATTGCCTATATTTACTTATCACGAATCGTACGCTGTTAAATCAAAGATATTCCCGCATACTTATAATATACTCACTATAATATAGACATCATATAAACTTATAGCCGTTTGTTTCTGTTTTTAAAATATGATAGAACATACATTAAGATTATAATAGCTGTGGTAAAGTATCCTATCGGAGTGAGATTCATATATGATATTGCATTAGATGATTGTCCTAACACTATGCTGCTGTTCTGGAGAGATGGGGATATCTAGTAACCGCACTATCTTTCCGTTTAAGTTATGTAATTCGTGCGTCTGTAGATAGACGTAGCTATAATTTCATTGAAGGAGATGAGTATTGGGGTTAAGAGATATCTAATCATAGTCTTATATATCTCTACTGTGTATTCCTAAAAATAATAATACTTTTTATAAATAATATCTTTATCAAAGAAATATAATTCAACGTAGATACAGACAATAAATCTTGTCATAATCATAGAGATCTTAATATAAATAGTATATCAGCTTATGCTGTTATAAACTATAGAACATTCTACATTCGTGTAAAAACCAAAGTATTCCCGCTATTGCTTCCAATAATACATTTTGTGATATTTCAAATAGTAGAAGTGTACTAGGATTGCCTTACTTCGGCGACGAGTATTGAAGTTTATATTGTTTAAAAGATACGAAAGAAATTCTGTATGTACTAGATTAATAGTGTCGAATAAATACAGAGTTACATAATATTTAAATCGTATAACGATAACGAGATTTAAAATAGAAAATCAATTTATATTAATACAAAGAGTCATATTTGTTTATACTGTATGTTTGTGTTTGTAACCACGTTATCATTATCAAACAATATTTACATTATATCTAACTTTAAAAATAGTAAATACTTATAGAAGAAACTATATCCTTTTAGTGAAATTTTAATTAATGATTTAAATGGCCCTTTCTGTGATAAGAAACAATCACATTATTTTTGTACTTAAGCAGATAGGTGTACGTACAAAACATAGAGAAAATAATAACAGCAAATATGTAGAATCATTTACATGCGATGAACTGGAAAGATATATCTATAGCAATCCAGATTGTACGTTATTCGAAACGCTAAAAGATGAAGAGTATTATTCAAATGTCAGGGTGTTTTTTGATGTGGATATGGATGGGAGGTTAGATGATAAATATCAGGCTACTCATAATTTTGTAAACATCATTACAAAGTTTGTAGCAGATTACGCCTATAACGATTGTAAGATGATAAGTAATCATAGAGATAAAGATAAAATGATAACTGATATGAAATCGAATTTTTCAATAACCGAGTCTACCGATAAAGAAAAAACAAGTTTTCATCTTATATTTTTCAATTGCTATACTACCCTGGATACTCTCATAAATATGCGTAAAAAATTAATTGTATTGACAAAAGAATCAAATAACCGTTTAGTAAAAGCTATAGATACATCAGTTTACAGACATAAGCCATCTCTTAGGATAGTGGGAACTAAGAAAGATTCGATTAACATTCACGTTCATAAAAAGACTAAACAAAATATTCATTTTAAAAATTATCTATTCACCTATGTAGATTATAATGAAGAAGACTGTTATTATTTCGTCAGCGAGCAACAACATCAATCTCCAGATCTCTTAAACTGGAAAGAGGAATATATACCTTTTCACGACGCTATCAAAAAAATATCTAAAGCTATAGGTAATAGCATAATTAATCTAAAGGATATTACAGCTGAAAACTTTACAGTAACTCCTTTAGATATTTACTATGCCACGCCTTGTAATCTATGTAAAAAAGTATCTCATAAACATCCTCATCACTTACTGATTAGTAACGATTGTATAAGAATATATAAATCCGGAAATCCCAATAGCTGTAAGATTAAAACTATTTCCTTAGAAGGTAATAAATTATTCAGTATTTCACAGCAAATAATAGATCTTAATGTAATTAATGTTTCAGATAGAGGAGAATATCTAGTTTGGTTGAAAAACGTGTGGAGAATGTGTGAAGATGATAATAATATAACCAAATTAATACTATATATGAGAGATCACTTATCATCCGACTGTACCGATTTGTTACTATGTCCTAGAAATCGGAAAGTCATAGAACATAACCTTAAAGATATGTTGATAGATACGATAGAAACCGACACTTATCCAGAAAAATTACAATTTCTTAACGGTGTGTATGATATAAAAGATTCTATATTCTATCAAGGTAATGACGCAAAGAAATTTGTTTGTACTGTATCAACTGGGTATAAATACGAAGAAGGTATAAATGTTGATGATATAACTACAGAACTAATGTCTATACTAGACGATATCCAACCAAAGACAAAGGAAAATTTTGAAAATAGAGAACTCTACGAACAGATACTTTCGAGTTGTCTCATGGGTACTACAAAACAATGCATATTCTTCTTTTATGGAGAAACAGCTACTGGAAAATCGACGACTAAAAAATTACTAAAATCTGTCATGCATAATATGTTTCTAGAAACCGGTCAGGTTATTCTAACAGAACAAATGGATAAAGGTCCTAATCCCTTTATCGCTAACATGCACTTGAAGAGAGTAGTATTTTGTAGCGAACTTCCTGATTTTAGTTGTAATACGTCCAAAAAAATAAGATCCGACAATATCAAGAAGTTAACAGAACCCTGTGTAGTAGGAAGATCTTGTTATTCTAATAAAATCAATAACAGGAATCATGCTACTATCATAATAGATACCAACTATAAACCCGTATTCGATAAAGTAGATAACGCTATAATGAGAAGGATAGCTCTAGTTAATTTTAAAACTCACTTTACTAATACAAAAAAGAAGGTGCATAACTCAAAGTATGATTTTATTAAACCGTTAAACGAAAGTCTTGATTCAAAAATTCAATCTAATTATTTTAGATACGCGTTTCTGAAAATACTTTTAGGATGGTTTAGTAAATATCATGTTCCTAACTTAAGAATATTACCAACACCAGATAAAATACCAGACTTTAAGTTCAGATTAAAAGTAGAATCTCTCATTATTCCTAGTAATTCTACGCATGTGAAATATGTAGATAAATTAATGAAATTAGGATATATAACAGACGATGATGGAATACCTGTACTACAATTAAACATATTTCAACAGAAATTAAGTCTCCATTTTAATGTAAAACTATACGGGCAAGACATTGACAGTTTTATCATGAAGAATAAAAAATATATGAACTTGGCCGATGAATACATGTCTTTTATATTCATAGAAGATTTGAATACTATAAATGAACCTAGAAATACTTGAACTCTTTAATGGGCACATAGATAACATTCCTAATATCTTACCTCATCAATTAGCTACCTTGGATTATCTTTTAAGGACTATACTAGATCATAATGAAAGTGTTTTGTTGTTTCATATTATGGGGTCAGGGAAAACTATTATAGCACTGCTATTTGCACTTATCGTGTCAAAGTTTAAAAAGGTTTACATATTGGTACCTAATATTAATATACTTAATATATTTACGTATAATTTAGATTTGGCAACTAATCTCATCAATACAGAATATGTTATTGAAAATATTCATATTTATTCGACGATTAATTTCTATAGTCTTAACTACAACGATAATGTAGTGAACTACAATGCTTTATCTAAGTACAACGACTCTATTTTCATCATAGACGAGGCTCATAACATATTCGGAAACAATACAGGTGAATTAATGACTATTATTAAAAATAAGAATAAGGTACCTTTTCTTTTACTATCAGGGTCTCCTATCACTAATACACCTATTACACTATCTAATATTATTAGTATTATGTCGGATGAAGGTATAAACTTTAACGATATTATAATCCAGGGAAAGAAAGTATTTCAGATAATATTAAACGAAAAAGGTGTAAGCGTATTAAAAAATATTCTGAAGAATAAGATATCCTACTATGAATTATGTGATACGGAACTACCGAGTATCATCTTTCACGGTAAAGAGTTTTTAGATACGAAAGTAGTTTATTGTAAAATGTCTAAACTACAGGAAACTGACTACATAAACGTACGGAAATTGTGCAATAATGAAATGTTTGAAAAAAACATGACAAATGTTTCTTTAGCTGTATTAGGACCTTTGAATTTGGCTAATAGTTTAGAACTGTTATTCGTAGAACAGGATAAAGAACTTTATCCTAATTTGAAAATAAACGACGGTGTCTTATACGGAGACGAATTAACTAAACTTAATATAAGCTCAAAATTTAAATATTTTATAGATACTATCGGGAATCTTACGGGTAAAAATTTTATCTATTTTTCTAATTCTACATACGGTGGATTAGTCATCAAGTATATCATGCTTAACAACGGATATTCTGAATACGCCGGTTCGCAAGGTACCAATCCAAAAATGATAAACGGACATCTTAAAACATTTGCTATAGTCACGAGTAAAATGAAGTCATCCTTAGAAGATTTATTGGAAGTGTATAATTCCCCAGGGAATGATAACGGAGAAAAGATTATGTTTTTATTTTCCTCCAATATTATGTCAGAATCATATACTTTGAAGGAAGTAAGAAACATCTGGTTTATGACTATACCTGATACTTTTTCACAATACAATCAGATTTTGGGTAGATCTATTAGAAAGTTCTCGTATAAAGATGTTTCGAAACCTGTTAACGTATACCTATTAGCTACGGTTTATTCAGATTTTAACGATACAATAACTTCTCTAGATGATTATAGTATAGATGATATAAATACTTTACCATTCGATATCAAAAAACTACTTTATCTAAAGTTTAAAACGAAAGAAACAAAACGAATTTATTCCATACTAAAAGATCTATCTATAAACTATAGATCATCACCCCATCCTTATATAACGGATGTTGTATTAGGCGAGCTGGTTAGACAATTTTTTTACCACAATTCTAGAGTAAGTATAAACGATGCTAAACTTTTTAAAATGGTAAATAGTATTTTTAAATCCAAAGAAAAAACACAAAAATATATAGAGAAGATAACAGACGACCATTTCTTCGTTACTAATAAAGTATTTGAAAAATCATTGTTATATAAACATAAAAATGATATTATAGTAGTACCTTTCAATCTATTGTTTACAGAATATTCTTGGATGATTAATTTTAGAAAGGAACTAAATGTCGTTGTTTAATACAAACGCGTATTTACCCGTAGTTATACAACCCCATGAATTAAATTTAGATCTAATGGATAATATAAAAAAGGCAGTTATAAATAAGTATTTACACAAGGAAACATCTGGGTTTATGGCCAAAAAGATACAGATAGTAGAAGATACCCCCATGCCATTAGCGGAGTTAGTTAATAATGAAATAGTTGTTCATGTGACATGTAACATAGATTATAAATACTATAAGGTAGGTGATATAGTTTCTGGTATACTAACTATTACAGACGAATCTGATATTTCGGTAGTTTGTAGTGATCTAATTTGTAAAATCAGAAGCGACTCCGGTACTGTTTCATATGATAATTCAAAATACTGTTTCATAAAGAACGGTAAAGTCTACGCTAATGAAAGTACAGTTACTGTTATGTTAAAAGAAGCCCAATCTGGAATGGAATCATCTTTTGTTTTCTTAGGTAACATAATTGAAAAATAATACTTTAATAAAGATTAATTTACATAATACCTACATCATGTAACGTATAGCTTATTAAACATGGATAGCATTTAGTAATATTTGTAAAATCAAAAATAACTATAAATATTTTAATAGTATATTGAATTCTTTATCATGTAGAAAGATATTAGTTATACACACAATGATATGTAAAAATAGTATTCGACATAAAGAATTGACGTTGATAATATTTCTCTGCTTTATATATCTATCAAAAACTTTTGTAGAAGTAAAAGCACCTCCCTATGTACTCGTACCGGAAGGTAGTGATATAAATCTTACTTGTTTTATTAAAGATGATCAGGGTGCTGGAGAAGATAAAGTAATTGTAGCGTGGCAACAGGGTGACGGAGAAGTTACTCAAGGAATAAAAACAACTTGGGATACGACACGACAAGTGGGCCAAACCATGCTACATATATCCAAGGTATCTAAAGAAGCAGAAGGTTCATATATGTGTGTTGTATGGATAAACGGCGACGCTGATTATAAAAAAATGAATCTAGGAGTGTTTACTGTTTCAAAAAAAACCTACATGCATAACGAAGTAAGTATAACCCCTCGAAGATCGAGAGTAGATATGTCGGATGGTCGGCCGCTAAAAATTGAATGTGCTTTTAGTACCCGACGAATATATGGTAGAAGCCAAGTCAACATAAAATGGTGGAAGATTGACGGTATTACACGAAAATGGGAACAACAGACTTCGGGAGTTAACTTACTGTTACATACTTATGGAGGGATAGGATCGCTAAGTATCCCAAATCCTACAACAGGAGAATCAACAGGTAAGTATATGTGCGTAGTTACCTGTGGAGATATTGGAAATGTTGGATTTAGACTGGTAAAATCATTATCTCCTTTATCAGATACAGAATCTGATCATAGTTATACTTCAGAGGAAGGATCACATTTTATGGAAAGATGCAAAGTCAAAAAAAGTCCGTACGGTGGATGGATAGTAGAATAGATCATCTCAGGGACGCGGTATATATTGCTATAAAGTAAAATAATTTCTCAATACATTTTTCTACTTTAACGATATAATCGTTAACTTATTAGTTTAATTATATCATATATTCCTTTATATCTTAATTAAAAAAATATATTCATAAATGGGATACACTAGTATTTTTTTATATAGTTTACGATATGCTATTTCACTATATATAGTTTATCAAACATAAGTGAAAAATAAACAACTATAAAAACTAAGATCATGTTCGATATATCCAGAGAACAACAAAATATGTTAGAAAAAAATAAAGATTGTGTTATTACTTTCGAAACAAATAGAGAAAGAATAACTATAGAAAACACTAACATAAAAGATATACTTAGCGATAGACGAATTCACATATTCGCGTTATGTATTACATCAGATAATATACCTATAATCGGTATAAGAAGAACGTCTTTTATGTATCAATCGGTTATATCAAAAAGAAGAAGCTTTTCAGAAATATTAGCCGTCGATATAAACCATCTAAAGTATATGTATAATAACGAAATTAAAGAAATATGTATTAGATCAATAGTACCATTCACATATAGCGGATTCAACAACTTTGAAGAGTTAGTATTATTAGGAGGAAGAGTTAAAAATAAAGAATCAATATATCAATGCCTGAGTAGAGAACTATCGGAAGAAAGCGATGGAATACTTACTATAAAAACATTTGGTAATAAAATATTAAAACTTACCATAGAAGATAAGATACTTCGTAGAACATTTTATGGGTATTGTATAGTGTGTTTTATAGACCAACTCTATTCAGAAATCATTAAACCTTTATATAACATAGAAATCAAAGAATTAGGATCATTATTTGATCGATCAAGTAATGAAAAATACGAATACTTGCATTTTATTTATAATACCTTATTAACATATAAATATGGGGGAGTATTATAAAAATAAATTGCTCCTTAGGCCGTCTGTATATTCTGATAATATACAAAAAATCAAACTGGTAGCATATGAATATGGCAAACTACATGCTAAATATCCACTATCCGTAATAGGTATAATGAAAACAATAGATGACAAGTTTGTTTTATGCCATAGATACAATAGTTTCTTGTTTTCAGAAATAGCATTTACAAAAGATAAACGACGGAAAATAAGACTCTTTAAGAAATATTCAAAGTATATGAGTAACATCGAACGTGATATATTAAGTTATAAGCTATCGCTTCCTAATAACTATAATACAAACCATATAGATATAATCTTCCCAGGTGGTAAAATAAAAGACTTGGAAAGTATAACTAATTGTCTAGTAAGAGAAATAAAAGAAGAATTAAATATCGATTCCTCTTATCTCGCTATCTGTAAGAACTGTTTTGTATACGGTTCTATATACGACAGATTGATAGATAAAGATTTTGAAGTTATAGCCCTTTACGTAGAAACAGATCTTACGAGTAGACAAATATTGAATAGATTCATCCCTAATAGAGAAATTAAAGGAATATCATTTATAGACGCAAGAGATATTAACAAAGATTATTTGTATACTAATGTAATTAAATATATAATAAACGCTGTAAGAACATCCGCTAGCAATAGTTAACATCTATCTAACTGTTAATATATAAATTAATTTTCCTTCATATATTTTTATAGTAGGCTTATCGGGTAATACTGTGATGAAAAATCCTTCAGAGTCGTAAATTTTATTATCCATGGATTTGAAACCTCTGTGAATGGATACTAAAGAAGAAGAAAATGAATACCATATATTTTCACCCATAGTTAACTTTTTTTTATTTGTTATTGTATTTTCATCTAGTATGATATTCCTAGAAATTAATTTTTTAAACCCCTTTTCATCGTCCACTGTCTGAAAATCTGTATAGTTAGAATAGATCCATTCTATAGACGAATGTTTAAATACCTTATAGAGCTGTGAAAATTCTTTAGACTTAGATTGAATAATATCTAACAAAATATCGTCCACGCTAGATCTACCAGACGATAGTTTAGCTACCACGAAATACACGTTTACGTATCTACGTTCTGGCGGGTTATTAACGTGACTGTTAAGGCGTATAGCACGTCCTATAATTTGTTTTAAAGATGCTTCGTTCCACGTCATATCCAGTATAAAAATATCGTTTATAGAAAGAAAACTTATACCTTCGTTTCCACTTTGGGAAAATACGCATACTTTCGTTATTTCACCATCGGTATTATCTACTTTATTGAAATCGGATACGCTTTTAGATCTAATATCCTTCGTCCTAGAAGAGAACTCTATATATGTTATACCAAATACGTTAAAGTATTGTAGCAATATTTCTATTCCTGACGATCTTATAAAAGGTTCAAATACGAGACATTTTCCTTTAGATTGTATTATTGAAACACATACGAATGTGAATTTACAACTATGCTCGTACAAATAGTTATATAATTCTATATCTTTAACGTCTTTGATATCATTAATTGTACCTCCAGCTGATAATATATCTAACGACTGTTTAGATATTTTTTTACCGTATAAGGTATTTTTAAAATCTATAGATAACGAATCTACAAATTTTTCATATTCTTCTTCGGTTAACTTTTTCTTATCTGGAATATCATCAAATACAAAAGTAGACGCCATACGTTGATATATTTTGAATACCGATATGCCGAGTTTACGTTCTAAATATCTGGCTTTTAGATATAGTTCTTCTTGTTTTTTAGACATAAACACGTGCTTAATATGTACAGTTTTTTTAGCAAAAAGAGTAGTATTTTCTACGTCCTCGAATATAGATGCTTCATTGTTAACGATATAGGAACATATACATCCCAGTTTTGAAATGATCTCTTTTTCATCTATTAGCTTTTTATTATAAAACAAAGACTTATCAGGAGTTAATATACCAGGTCTAAGAAGATTAACAAGCATCTGAAATTCCCTAACATCGTTTACAATAGGTGTAGCCGACAAACATATAAGTTTATTGTTTTTTTGCATAAGATTTTTCGCTATGTAGTTATAAACAAGTTTAGTATTACGTTTTTTATTATCTTCTTTGGTCAGTGATTTAGATATAAAGTTGTGGCATTCGTCTATGATGATGAAAATTCTACTTTTTACGTTTATAGATTTTATATTTGTAAAAAACTTATTATGAAAATTTTGATCATCATAATTCATGATAATACAATCTTTCATTACTTCTGGTGCATAATCTAAGATAGTATGCGTCCATGGATCATCTATTAATGCCTTTTTTACCAAGATGATAATAGTCCATTCACTATATATTTTTTTAAGGTTCTTGAGCATATATACCGTAGTAATTGTTTTTCCAACACCTGTTTCCTGGAATAATAGTATAGAGTTCATACTATTGAGTCCTAAAAAAACTTTTGCTACAAATAATTGGTAATCCTTCAATAAAACCGTATTATCGTTCCCGCCAGTCATATCTACAGGAAAGGTATCTAATTTCTTAAGCGCATAATCAATATACGCAGCGTACGTGTTCATTTAACTATATGTAATTTGTTGAACAAATTATCATTAGTAAAGTATTGGTAACAGCTATGATATTATTAATACGATTAACCGCGTAACAACTTAATCAACTTTTTTTGATATTCGTTATCTAGAGATTGGAGATCAGATGTCATGCTACTGTAGAGTAACGAATGAACGTAATATAAAGATTCATATATTTTATATGAAAATGATAAGAATTTTTCTATAAATACTCTTTCTACAGAATCGTGGATTAATATAAAATTTACATTGTTGCTGTCTAGCCAAGTTTGTGATTTAGTAACTTTTCTAATATAAGTTATAAATTTATTTATGTTTGCGGCATGGGGTTGTTGACACACTATAATAGCACTATCTTTTAACCAACTATCGGCCGATAGTTTGTAAAGCTTGACATATCTAAATAGACTGCAGTAAACGCGCACTGCGTTTACGATTGTTTTTCCAAAAAGAGTTGGTACCTTAATAATACATGTTTTCTCTGTGGATAATTCAAATATCGGACGATATATCTCAAAAGTTATCATAGTATAATCGCATATATATAGATTATTTTCTTTTAAGTAGTTATTAGATTTATAGTAAGGATGTTCGTTCTTATAAAGCGAGTTGCTAGGTCTCAGGTCTACAACTACAGCATCTGCTTGAATAGATCTTCCGTAAGATTTTATGGTCTTTATGTTATAAGGTTCAAAAAGTTTACTAATATCAGATTCTTTGTTAAGATCGTGTGTATATAGAGATAACATTTCAGTAGATAAACGATTAATATCGTTAATTTTTGAAAGCTGAAGAAAATAATTAGCACCGTATTCTAGACTAGGCAAATGGTTTTTACCAAAAACAAGATCCATATCTGGCAAAGTATCATAAAAAGGCATTCTTGCTGAAATGCCATTTTTAATGAAAGCGGTTATCCTGTCCGTATTCATTTTATTAATACCTTATTTATAAAATCATTTTTTATTCAGTAATTTTAGTTATATTAATATTCCCATCATAATCTATCCTGTATAGATCTGTACATATAACTACTAGTTGTTTAGCTACATAATGTATAGGATTATTAGGATCTGTATCGATATAAGATATCCTAACTGTGAGTTTATCTTTCCCTCTCTTAGTATTAGCATTGAGAGTGGTAGGTCTAAATATATTAGCCGGATTCATATTAAAAATAATCTTCCTCATATTTATGCTACTCCCAGTAAGTAGCATGTTAAATACTTTTGTAATAGGAGAGATTTCTGAATATATAGGATCATTTCCAAAACGTACTTCTAGTCTAGAAATTACATCCGTTTTATTAACCATATCTATTCCTTTCCTGAAGGGATCGTTTACTACTAAGTCTTTAGATTTAGAATAGTTAGATCTGTTATCTCCCTGATAGACGTTCTTTTGTGATACCCAGAAGCTAACAGGTATAGAAGCATCCGTAATACTGATGGTATGGTTTACTTTAGAAAAGTTGATACTATCTGTATTAGGAGAATACATACCTATTATAGATGAAAACTTCTTGGATATATTATAAACGAAAGAGTTTTTCCTTGTTCCGAATATTAATAGATTAGTATGGTAGTATATATCTTTATCATCGGGTACGTTGTCTATTTTAACTATTATATCAACATCTTGTAGATTTATCTGTCCATCAACAGGAACTTTTACAAATGTTGCCGTGCTCGGAAAACCTTTTGGTACTGTATCTGCCACAACAACAAGATCGTCTAGCAAGCGATTTACCATACATCTTACATAGTCAGATTCGGTTTGTTTATATCCGGGGTAAGATATAAATTTGTTTTCCATCATTCCGTAATAGGGCTTAACATAAACAGACATAGCAGTACACGCGTATACATCTGAAATAACGGGTATAGGGGTAGGCGTACTAGAACACGAGACTACTCTACGATCCAACTCTATATAAGCAGACTTAGGTTTTATATCACTAACCGCGTAAGCGATTAGATGTAATTCAGTAGAATAAACAAAGTCTTTAACAAACCTCTCTACTTGAAACTTAGAATCATAAACTATTACATCATTAATACTTCTGAATGTTATTGTAACGGTTATCTTATTATTAACTAGTTTCAAACTACTAATAGTTTTATCCGCATCAAAAGGAGATTTTATATATACATATAGAGTAGTAGGATCTTTTATCGTATCGTTAGGAGTATATCCTGTGGAGATATCGTTTAACTCTGGAGAATAACCGGATAAACTCGCTATCTTATCATCTACACACTTATCGAAAAGTTCTTCTCCATCTGTTTCCCATATAGTAATATCCCCGCAGGTAATAGCTACGTGTTGAATGCATTTATAGCCTACGTATGGTACGTAAGCAAACTTACCTTCTCCCGATACTTCTGGCAATTGTATTGATATAAAGAAATAATTTATAGCTGCTATATGCTGATCCCTAATATCGAATGACACGCTGCATACTTGATTAGCGTCATTGTCTTTTTTATTATGATATCCGTTAACGGATATATATTGTGGCATATAAGCCGTGGGCTGTTGTACATCGAAGCTAAATATGTTAGTTCGCTTGCTGCTAGAATCTATAGAGTTAATTACCGAACTTATTATAGAATTATTCATTTATAGTAAGTGAAAATTATTTAATTAGTATTACAATGGCATCTTAGTGTTAATTTAATGATATTTTTGTCGGATTCAAGTATACAGCTTCCATATATTCCTTCTTTGTGTCTTAGATCGTTGATTACTTCTAATACTTCTTCCGGCTTTTCATATAGTTCCAACGGCAGAAGAGATATTTTAGGTTCTTCTCGTAAAGCTATTACACTTTTTATCATGTTAGCGAAAGAATCCCTACAAATTTTGGAACAAAATACCCCTATATGATCACCGTATAGAGTCTCTATAAAATAGGGATTATATGTATTCATATCTTGTTTACAGAACCAGCAATTATCTTTATCTTTACGTATTTCGAGTCTTTTGTCAGCAATAGTATGGTAGTATTCTGGCAATACATTAACTATAGAATCTTTTGTCTTAAATTTTTTTACCGATTTTGGTTCTGATATAACTATACCAGAAAGGTTGACTTTTTTATACATTATTATTTATATTACCAATTTGCTATTTATATAAATTTCTATTTGTGATAACCGTATGTCATTTTAGATATATGCTTATTTAACCTTCTTACTAGAATTCTTGTATGTTCTAAAATAGAAGTTACCAAACAGTAATATGAAACTAATAGAATAGATAATAACTGACCACTGTATCCATTTTGGAAACGGGCAATCTATGTAAATGGACATAGCAGTATGTCCTATAGCTATATGGAACTGTACCAACTGCATTATAGTAAGATAACGTTTCCACCATAGATACTTTCTGAACATAGGACCACAAGCGGCCATACCATAATAAGTGTACATAATAACATGGATAAAAGAATTTAGCTGAGCTCCAAAAAATGCCTGACCTCCAGCAAACCATTTAATACCTATCCATCCTAGAGTAAACATAGTAAAATGATGATATACGTGTAGAAAACTAACCTGATTAAATTTTTTCCTAAGTATGAAAAATACCGTATCCAAGTATTCTATCCCTTTGGATATATAGTACAACCATAATGCTCTGGCTATCCTAACCTCGTGAACGTTATCTGAATAATCTATAGGCTGGCAAACATAACTATAACCTTTTGCTGCCGACGATACAAATAATTCTTTCAGAATATAGAAATTAAGAAATACCATAGAAAAATTATACAAAACTAGTAACCATCTAATGTTAAACGCGTTTCTAGTTTTTATCCATTTAGGTCCTAACCAGACTATAATTAGATATAAAGTACTTATACATATTGTGGGAATAGGAGAATTCATTAACAGCCAATTGTCTACACGCTTATCACGTATGGTAAGAGACCAATTATAGAATTCTATTAAACTCGTGGACATGATGTTCTATGTTAGGTAATTTAGACTATTCTTTTACTTCAATATTTATAATATCTAAAGTATGGTAATTTATATAAACATTATTACAAAATAACGTACATTAAAAATGAAAAAGAAACATTAATATTATTGAACCCTAAAGCCATGGAATCTCCAGCTGAAAAACCAACAATCGATTCTCCCCCAGAAGGGAATGTACAACCTCCATCTACCGATGATAAAGGCGTAAATACCGGACCTAAACCTTCTGATGGGGGTTGTTGTGAGCCAGAATGTCCTTACAAAACCCAAGATACTAATAAGTAATTAAATTATTATATTCATTTTTATCTATATCGTAAAACATAAAAAATAGATATGTATTAATATGACGTAATATATGAATATATAATCTATACGATACACAAAATATCAATAGTATTATAAAATATAACAGTATACCAACCATAATGTTTTATATAAGTATCATCATCGTTATACTTTTGGTAATACCGTGTAATATCGCTAAAATAATATCTCCCCGTGTTAAGAGCAAGTTGACTGAAAATAATATCGAGTTTAGGTATAAAACTTATATGGAAGATGTGGTTATATATCGCACGGATTGTAATACCCGACTAATTATAGGAGTAACAAATACTGTATACGTGGTAAATACAACCGATAAAAGCAATATTACGGTGGACTTTTCACCCGATAATGTATCGACACAATCAGGCGCTAATTATATTACATTTATAGGTGGATATGATGACAAAATTCTAGTGTGTGGAACGAATTCTAGTTCACCCACATGCTGGTATATCAACGGTACCATAAAAGAACCCACGCCTTACGGTAGAGGACTCTCTCCGGAGAGTTATGATATGACAGGACTGGTATTAATAGATGGTAAAGAAATATACTCAACTATAAAAAAATATAGTCATCTAAGTACAGGATTTAGTAGAATCGTAGGTAAGCCTGTATTATATACATCTAGTTCTACAATGAAAAATCCTAAATTTGTACATTTAGTATCGCTACAAGAAACAAACAGTATAAATGATACAATATATATATTCTTCCAGGAAGAAGGAATGGCAAAAGTATCTAGAGTATGTAAACACGATCAGGGAGGATCGGGGTCATTATCGGGTTCAAAATGGTCTACCTTCCTGAAATCGATAATGATCTGCGAAGATCTGAATGTACGATTTAATTATCTAAAAGATGTTGTCGTAATCAAAGGTAAAAGTCCAAATGAAACTATTATATATGGACTATTCTTTAATGAATGGAACTATTCTGCCGTATGTATGTTTAAGTTCGATAAAATACAGAATAACTTTAATACTTCTCCACTGAAAGGGTATAGCGGTGGTAAAGTTCTGTCGGTTAGGCCAGGTACTTGTTTAAACACATCAACTCCCAGAGATACTTTTGAAGTAATCGATTTATATCCTGAAACATTATATGGTGTAAAAGGAGATTTTATATTTAAAACAAAATATACGTATACACATATAGTAATTAATACAGCTGTTATAAACTACCAACATAAAGACTACAGGGTTACCACGTTCTATCTTTCTACGTCCGATGGTAAAATACACAAAGTAGTAGTTTACGAAGATGGAGTTATAAATGTCATAGAATTAACTCTAAAACAATATCCATCTCCTGTGCTCGCTCTAGTGTCGGACGAACGTTCGGAAAAATTATTTGTATCTTACAACGATAGTACTATCGAACTACCTTTAGCATTTTGCCATTTATACGGCGGTACGTGCGATAGTTGTCTCCTGAGTAGAGACCCTCATTGCGGATGGACAAATATTGACTGCGTTTACGGTGGAGAAAAGAAACTCCTACAAAAAGATATATACGATGTTCCTAAAAATATATGTTCCGGTAGTTTAATAAAGAGAGAACCTTTTAGTAGAAAGGTGTATTTAAGTTCATCATCCTATCATGTTTTAAGTTGTCCCATAGAATCTCATCAAGCCAATTACGTCTGGGTAAATAAACATAACAAAACTATCGTCGATTGTGGACCTGATAATAATGATATGTGCTATTTCTTCATATATAATCTCTATGATGATAACTTCGGTAAGTACACATGTACTTCTGAAGAAGGTTGGAATAAGGAGACGGTTATGATAGAAGAGTTATCTAAAGTAAATAAAGACTATTCTAAACGGCAATTACAAGAACACGCCGTTAATAAAAAAGGCAATACTTTAATAACGTGTTCTAAATTTCTTATAATATTCGTATATTTATTTGTTTTTATTATAGTATAATATAACAGAAAATGAAAATATAATTTTGGTCTTATATAGTTAATACTCAAAATGCGTACACTAGTATACGTGGTAACCGGAGGGTGTGGATTTTTAGGTAGACACATTATAAATAATCTTATCTTGTTCGAATCCTCTTTAAAAGAAGTTCGTGTTTACGATATTAGAATCGACCAATGGTTACTAGATCTTGTAGAAAAATGTAATATAATAAAGATAGTTCCCGTGATTGGAGATGTTAGAAATAAAAGTACTTTGGACGAAGCGCTTAGATCAGCAGATGTGGTCATTCATATTGCTTCGATAAATGATGTAGCGGGTAAGTTTACTAACGACTCTATAATGGACGTTAATATCAACGGAACGAAGAACGTAGTAGATTCTTGTCTGTATAACGGCGTAAGAGTCTTAGTATATACGAGTAGTTATTCTGCGGTAGGTCCTAACTTTCTCGGAGATGCGATGATAAGAGGAAACGAGAATACGTATTATCAATCTAACCATAAAGAGGCTTATCCTCTTAGTAAACAGTTATCTGAGAAATATATACTAGAAGCTAACGGTACTATGTCTAATATAGGACTTAGATTATGCACTTGTGCGCTACGCCCATTAGGTGTTTTCGGAGAATACTGTCCAGTACTAGAAACTTTATACAGAAGATCGTATAAAAGCAGGAAAATGTATAAATATGCGGATGATAAAGTATTTCATAGCAGAGTCTATGCAGGAAACGTAGCTTGGATGCATATTTTAGCAGCAAGAAATATGATAGAAAATGGTCAACATAGTCCTCTCTGCAATAACGTGTATTACTGTTACGATACCTCTCCTACTGAACATTATCATGATTTTAACATGCATTTCTTTAATCAATTAGGGATGGATCTACGGAATACATGTCTTCCTTTATGGTGTTTAAGGTTTATCGCTAATATTAATAAAGGTTTAAGAGTATTACTATCACCTATTTGTTCTTACACGCCTTTACTAAATCCTTATACTTTGATTAAGGAATGTACGACATTTACTATAGAAACGGACAAAGCATTTAAAGATTTTGGGTATGTCCCCCTTTATACATGGGAAGAATCTAGATCTAAGACCCAATTATGGATAAGGGAACTAGAAGCTAAAAGTTCTTCACAAAAACCTAAAAGTTAATTAAACTTATTGTAAGGGTATACCTGTTAATTAACAGAAACAAGAAACATGAGTAACGTAAGCAGTATCAACAACAAATTGGCTTTTATCTCTACGAAATTCTACGAACTAATTACTAAAAGAATACCCGATAAAAATATAGTGATATCACCGCCTTCTATTATGCTTATAGTAAAAATGTTATTGAAAGCGAGTACTGATAGATCGAGAAATCAACTATTAGATTTATTATATATGCTACCTTTAGACGATGATGAAGACGATGATAGTAATACAGACAAGATACTTAAAGAACTGCTATCTAGAACAGAATATACATCCATCTTCTTTATAGATCATAACAAACGTATTCATGATAGTTACAAGAAGTATGTAAGTAAATCTAATATAACATCATTGGTTTCGGGAGATGTTACTGTATTATGTAATAAAATGAGTGAATTAAACTATAATACAGAAGATATGTTATCTAGTATCCGGAAACCTCCAGAAGCGAGCATTCTATTTAATATTAAGTATTCTGATTTATGGGAATCACCGTTTTCAGATAATGACAGTCATAAGTTTTTTGTGACTAAGTATTTAACTAAAGTCGTTCCGTACATAATTACGAGTGGAATGTTTGGACATATGTATTGTCATGAAATTAAATCCAATATCATTAACATACCTTACTTGCATAACACTTATAGTATGTTACTTTTCTTCGCCGATACGTATAAGAATTTCAAATATTTGGAAAAACATATTACGCCTCGAATTTTATTATCGTCTAAGATAGGAGTAAGTAACATGAAATATTCAGAAATATCAGTTAGTATCCCAAAATTTTCTATACAAACACAACATAACATCAAGTCTGTCTTTGTAGAACTAGGTATAACTGATATTTTTGATGAAAATTGTTCCATGAAATCAGTTAGTCCAGACAAGTTTTCTATTACCAGTTTGTTTGTTAAATCACAAGTAGATTTTATAAATAATAAGATTGTACTAGGTGACCAAAAGAAATGGGAAAAAATATCTAATAACAACTACCATATAAATAGACCTTTTATATTCGTAATAAAATATAATAAAACAGGTTCTGTGGTTTTCATGGGCAAAATAAAAGACCCTGAATAAAAACGTAAAAAATACCTGGCTTATTATAAAGACATGGAAGTAACATTGAAAGAATTTAGAGAACTATGTACATCTATATCCACAGAATCAAGCTATGTAAAGAAAACAAAACTAATATCAGAATTTATACATCGCGGTCGTGATTATAATGATGTATATATTATTACAAAGTTATTACTACCGGGAACGGGTAAACTAATTTATAATATAAACGATAAACAGTTAGTAAAGTTATTTAGTAAAATATTTTGTCATGATGCTGATGAAATGTATAAATATGTAATTAATATAGGAGATGTAGCTTATGTGATAGGTTCATTTCTTAAAAAGAGTAAATCTGTGGTAGATTATGCCACAGAAAGTACATTAACGTTACATGAAGTTGATTGTTTTCTAACAAGATTATCTACAGTAACTAGAGAAAATGATCAAATCAAAGAAATAAAAAAAATAATACCCAGATGTACACCTAATGATCTTCGACATATCATAAGATTAATAAAACATGATTTACGAATGAACATTGGTCCAAAACATGTGTTATCAGGGCTCCATAAAGACGCTTATGGAATATTCAAATTATGTAATAATTTAGAACAGGTAGTACAACGATCTTTGGAAGATAATATTAAACCACTAATAGAATTAATGGTGCCTTTACAGCCGATGTTAGCATCCGCGTGTAAGACATTTTCGGAAGCGGTAAAAAAATGCCCTAATGGTATAATTGTAGAGTTTAAGTACGATGGAGAAAGAATACAAATACATAAACATGATAAAAATTTTAAATATTTTAGTAGAAGTCTTAAACCTATTACACCTCATAAGGTTACTGACTTTGAAGAATTACTCGATAGAGCTTTTCCTTCCGCTAAGAACATGATTCTAGATGGTGAAATTATACTAATAGATACAGAAACTAATCAACCTCTACCGTTCGGTACTCTAGGTATTAACAAAAAAAGTATGTACCATAACGCTTGTGTATGTATCTTCATATTCGACTGTCTGTATTTTAACGATACCGTACTTATAGATAAACCACTAATTGAAAGACGAAATATTATTCATGCTAATATAAAGGAAATACCTAATAGAATTTTACTTTCAGAAGTAAAGAATATTAGTACCGATGAAGAATTATCTAAATTATTACACATAGTATTAAGTAAAAATATAGAAGGGTTTGTACTCAAAGATGCAAAAGGTGTATACGAACCTGGTATGCGTAGATGGCTGAAAATAAAAAAAGACTACTTAGATGGATGTGTTATGGCGGATAAAGCTGATCTAGTAGTTTTGGGTGCTTATTACGGAAAGGGTAACAAGTCTGGTATTTTATCCAGTTTTCTTATGGGATGCTACGATACAAAATCTGAAAAATGGTGCACTGTTACAAAGTGTTCTGGTGGGCATACTGATCTAGAGCTTCAGGAAATTAACGATAATCTTTCTGTAGTTCCTTTCGATAGAAATGCAATTCCCGATTGGTTATCTATTAATAAAATACACTACCCCGACGTGATAATCTCAGATATTTCATTAGCACCTGTATGGGAAATAATTGGATCTGAATTCACCAGATCTTCTACCCATACGGCTTCTAATATATCTATACGGTTTCCTAGATGTTCTAGGATAAGAGAAGACAAAACGTATGAAACGGCTAATAATCTAAATGATATTAAGCAGTTATACGCGGTTTCTATATCTCCTCCTGAAGAATAATACTTTTTATACACAATTAATAAATAGAAAAATAATTTCATAAAACCGTAGAATACTATACGTAGTTAATTACCCGCGACCATCATGCGTATAATAATTATTAATGTTATACTTTATGTATTGTACCATGTCGATGCTAAACCTATTTCTCCGAATATTGTATGTCGTTTTGGTAGGATAACTGACATAGACGAGTATACTTTGGGATATCAAAGATCTGAATATATGATACCCAGTAATAAAGCATGGAAAGTGATCAGGCTAGGAAAAGACGTATCTGTTACATTATTAGACACCGATAATTATAAGTGCTATATATGTGATATAAATAAACATAAAGAAAACTTACCTTATCTAAATAATTGCAAATACGCTGGCCATAATGTTACTCATAGCGATATATATAACTCGTTAAAAGTTATGGTATGTAGAAAATCTACTAAGAACTCACATAAAAAAGTTATATATCCCAATTCAGTATACTACGATATAACATACGGTGTAAAGACGGTATATACTACCGGTGTAGTAGTGTGTTTAATAGAAAAAGAACATACGTGGGCATTTACGATAGGTCATATGATAATTTATATATTAGCACTACTAGTAATATTTATATCGCTTATGCCTTTGATTATACTATATAATCTTTTTAAAATGGGAGATATTGAAGACTATGACTCTTTGGATGAGGAAAATTCATAAAAATTACGGTATTTTATATATACATCTATATTATAGATATATAAACTGAAATAATATCTATTAATACAAATTATTATCAGTATGGATATCATAAAAATACAGTTAGATGTAGCTATCAAGATATACAATTATATAAAATCTACAGGTACTGAAAATATAATAATAGCACCTTGTAGTATAATTTCTTCTTTATGCGCGTTGAGTAAACTAACTGATCACTCAACAGCTGATAAAATATATGATATATTAAACATAGAATGCCAAAACATAGATCTATACATGAAAAAAATAAATGATAATATGAATAGTTCCGATATAGATTATTTCTGTAAACTAGGATTAAATAATGTATGTATCAATCAACGTACAAAAAACATACTCTACAACTGCTATAAAACATGTACCGTAGATGAAACAGAAGGTTGCAGTATTAAATTCAAGAACGTGTTAGAATTTGAAGCTCTATGGAATAGACCGTTTACCGCTCCTACCGAAGAACAAATAAGGAAACGGCATAACTCGGTGGAAATTGTATCCATTCTCGTCGACGCTAAGAGGCGTCTTCATATGTTAAGAAGATTGGACAATATAGGATGTAGCGTCGTAAGAACTTCATTAGCTAGCAACAGATATATCCTTACTACGATATCTCCTAATGAAGATAAAGAAGAGATATTCAATTTATTGGAAAATAGTATCAACGTAGATAGCTTATTAGATTGGATAGATAATAGTAAGATGAAAAAAGCTCAACACAGGCTTAAAATTCCTAAAATAAAGATGTCATCGTCTTATGATATCGTAGAATTACTTAAATCCTTAGGCCTGAACCTTATGGAAATTAAGTTTTCAAATGTATTCCCAGAAACTACTTTATTTGTTGAAAGAATAGCACAATCTTCTATTATGGAAATTAAGGCTGAATCCATTAGTTTAAATACAGATATAGAACTTGAATTTACTAATAACGAATACCCAAAAATAAACTGTTCTTCATGTAGCGAAACTGTAGTTGGAAAACCATTTATTTTCATATTACAATGCAGAGTGACAGGAAATTGTATATACTTTGGGGTACTTAGAGATTCATTCTAAAAAATTGAAGCTATAACAAGATAGTATCAATCATAATATACATAATGGCTAGTAGTAATATGAAAGACGAAACTTATTATATCGCTTTGAATATGATACAGAACTATATCATAGAATATAACACAAATAAACCAAGAAAAAGTTTTGTAATAGATTCTATATCCTATGATGTTCTAAAGGCAGCGTGTAAATCAGTAATAAAAACCAATTATAATGAATTTGATATAATTATATCTAGGAATATTGATTTTAACGTTATAGTAACGCAAGTATTAGAAGATAAAATTAATTGGGGTAGAATAATAACTATTATTGCCTTTTGTGCATACTATTCTAAAAAAGTTAAACAAGATACTTCACCTCAGTACTACGATGGAATAATATCAGAAGCGATAACTGATGCCATACTATCTAAATATAGATCTTGGTTCATAGACCAAGATTATTGGAATGGAATTCGTATATATAAAAACTATTCGTATATTTTCAATACAGCTTCATATTGTATTTTTACAGCCTCGTTGATCATTGCTTCACTAGCAGTTTTTAAAATATGTTCCTTTTATATGTAATAACTTTTTATACTTTATTACGAAATTGAAAGTATAAGTTATCGGCGTAAATGGAGGAAGTAACAGTATATAAAATTTCTGATAGGGCCAAGTTACCATATAAACAGACTAGTTATTCAGCGGGTTATGACTTATATAGCGCGTATGATTATGTAATAGAGCCTATGAATAAAGAACTGATAAAAACAGATATAATTCTAAAAATACCTAACGGATACTACGGTAGAATAGCTCCTAGATCGGGGCTTGCTTATAATTATTTTATAGACGTAGGTGCTGGCGTAATTGACTCAGACTATAGAGGAAACGTGGGCGTTTTATTATTTAACTTCGGATCAACTCAATTTAATGTATGTAAGGGTGATAGGATAGCTCAAATTATATTCGAAAAAATAGCATACCCAAAAATAATAGAAGTAACTACTTTAGAGGAAATCAATATAACGGATAGAGGCAATTCAGGATTTGGATCTACAGGATTAAAATGACGCTATTCGAATATATATGCGATCATTCTTATTCTCTAATATCTCTTACGTTATGGTTAATAGTCGTAAAGATAATAGAAAAATACAGTTTTTACAATTACATAGGATATAATAAATACCACGTAGTAAAAGAATACTACTTTAGATGTGTGCTATCAGCTATAAGTTATGCTTGTATGGGGCATGCGATGTATTTGATGACCTCTGGCGAAAAGATCAGTCGACATATCATTATTTTTTATTTCTTGCAATTATTTCTGGATATGTCATGGTTTTTAGTATTCTACATCATGAGTATGTTAAGGACAAGTGCTATCATTTCCGCGCTTAATGTCTTGTTATCCGTGTATAACTTTCTAACTTGGAATAGTATGAGCGCTGTAATAGGTGCTTGTATATCGCCCTTTATGGTCGTTTCTTCTCTACACTTATTGCTTAACTATAACGTAATAAGCTTGAGTAAAAAGTCTGAAAAGTCACAATAATGGCATGAAAATGAAATATAATAAATATTATACGTATATATACAGTATGAATTATCACATGATATCTTTTATTGATGATATAGATCTATATACGGAATGTTCAAGGATAACAGATTTTTACAGATTAATCAATAATACTAAAGTTATTAATATATTTGTATCGGAAACATTAACTAACATTCTATCTCAGTATCTTCTTAATAATGAATATTTAGCTCACGTCATGCTTGTAATGGATATTAATGATTATACTTTAGAAGTGGGAAACTATTCAAATTTTATAATATTATGTATAGATTCGGAAGACTGTGGATTATTATTACATAACGATGGAAAATGTATAGTGTTATATCCAAATAATATGGTAAGATTTGTATCTTATCCGTATAACAGTATAGATATAAAAAATAGTATTGCTACAGATAGCAAGTATAATATTATCGTATTTTTTATTTCTCGTACGTAATTAATGAAAATACAATTTAAAATCTTATATAAGCACAATGGATATAAACATAAAAGAATTAGAACATGATAAGGATGTGATTAACTATATAAACAAGATAAAAGATTTATGTTCTTGTCATACCATGTTCCCAAATTCTATAAATTTTATAATGAGAAAACTATTAAACTTAAGAGATACTAGTAACATTATAGGAATGTTTAGACTAAATAAAATAAATAATTGTATTCATCATATAAAATCTGGAGATGAAATAATAATCTATGGATCTTATATAGATTCTAGTGGACTTACTATAAGAGTATCTACATCCACTAGTACTAAATTTACATACATTGACATGCTGTCTATTATAGCTATAAAATGTAATACAGACTACCTTATAGAATGCATAACTAACAATGATTTTGAAGTGGTTATATTCGGAATACGTAAGATTATATGAAGGATATTAACATATCAATGTCTTATCTTCGGGGAAGTAATACTAGAGGTGCTATTTAATTTGTTAGACTGGTGGTAGGTATGTACTTTTTGTCTAATAAGCTACGAATGCGAGGTAAATTATTGATTAAAATAGAAATTTAATGGACTATTTTTACTATATAGATATATTTAGCATACAAATATGAAAACTAAAATGTTTGGATTACACGAACCTATCTGTATAAAGCTATTAGAACAGGCTATAGAATTAAAAGACTATATCGTAGTACGTATGATTTTAAATCAACAAGAAAATATTAATACTTATAAACATTTTAACATGTTAAGGAAGGCGGTTTTAAACCACGATCACAATTTAGTAAACATCTTTATAGATAAAAATTTTAACATAAATATAGCTGATTCCGTAGGATATACTTTATTAAGATACGCCGTAGAAGTAGATGACGTCAACATAGCTAAGATATTATTAGATGCTGGATCTATAATAAATAAAAATGATTATAGGTTACTACATAGTGCTATAACACATGAAAATAAAAAAATGATAGAACTACTATGCTTACACGGAATTAACATAAATGTAAAAGACGATAAAGGATATACAGCATTATACTATACAATTTGTAACAATAATTACGATATGGTATGCTTTCTTTTAGAAAAAAATGCTGATATATCCATAGTAAACAAGTATAGTATGTTGCATTTTCTATCTACTTCCAATAAATACCATAATGTTATGGCAGTTCTATTAGATAAAGGAATAGACGTAAATATAATAAATCATGTAAAAGCGCCTATTCACGTAGCTGTCGAACGTAATAATATTTACGGCACCATGTTACTTATAAACAGAAACGCAGACGTAAACATTAAAGAATTACACGGTGGTAGAACATCGTTACATTTAGCCATAAAAGAACGTAATTATGAAGCCGCTTTTGTATTAATTAATAATGGAGCTAATGTCGATAGCTTTGACGATGTAGGTAATACTCCTATCTTTATTGCAGCCAGTTTACAAGATGTAAGATTTATGAAATTATTATTAGACAACGGCGCGGATATAAATGTCAGAAATGTATTTGGTGAAACACCCGTTAATATGGTTATAACAGGTGGTTCGAAAGAAGTTACACAATATACTGTATCATATCTGATTTCACTAAAAGTTGACAACATCGTACTAAATGACTTTTGTGCGTATAAACAAAATATGAATCTAATACATAGGATAAATTATGGATCGCCGAGGCTCTTTATGGAATACATAGGAGACATCTATGAATGGCATCTACCATACTCCGTTTTAACCGATGATAAGCCTATAAATTATAGTAAAATACAATCCAAAGTATCTCATAACGAGTCCAGATTTCTTCCGTATAAGAAACGTTATAATTATAATAATACACTCATTCAATAAATATACAATATTACCAATTAAGATACGATATTATTTTGACATGGAACAAGAAGCGTATAGACTAATATCGGAAGCCAATCGTAGACTAAAGGATGTGGGATTTTTATTTTCTTGGAAGTTCTTAAGAAACGTAAATAACGTTAAAGAAGTTGGAAACTTATTGATTCGTTCAGCTATACTTTTTAAAGCGGTCAAGAACTGGGAGTTAGCTGGATATTCATTTCTTAAAGCTGCTGTGTTACAATCTCAGGAATCTGATTTCGTATTAGATACTGCTATAAATTTTGTAAATGCGAGTAATATGTATAGAAAGATAGATCCTAAAAAATCTATAGAATGCCTGTTACAAGCGATAGAAGTCTATAAATCGATAAATAATTTCACCACGGCGGCAAAACACCAAATGACGGTAGCTGAAATATATGAATCGTGTATTATGGATTTAGAAAAAGCATGTATGCATTACGAATATGCTACCGAATACTATAGAGAAGAAGGATCCATAAAATCAGCTAACGATTGTATGATAAAAGTAGCTGACTGTTTTACACGAATGAAACAATTCGATAAAGCCGCGTCTGTATACGAACAAATAGGTATCATATGCATGAGACTACCTATTCTTAAACATCGTATTAAAGATCAATTTCTCAAAGCTATACTTTGCCATTTCTGTATAGGAGATAAAGATATGAGATTGATAGTGGGATACTATACAGAACTTTATGCTCAATTTATTGATTATAGAGAGTACACGTTAATAATGAAAGTCGTAGAATCTTGTGATACATGCAATTTAGATATATTAGTAGATGCATTAAGAGAATACGGTTCGGTTACTAGATTGGATTATATCTTAACGATCATGTTATTAGAAATTAAGAAGAATATACAAACACAATGATATAATAAATAACATAAAAATAATACAATATTAGAATATGGTGATATAATTAAATTAATATTAAGATGGTACTAATTTTAGAAATTATAAAAAAAGAAATTAATAAATTCATAGATCCATATGTTTTAATAATGGTCGTAATATTTATTGCTATGGTAGCGACTATTCCTATTATCTTGTTAGTTCCAAAATACAATAATATTAAAACTAATTCTAGTTGTTAGGGAATAAAATCCATATGATATACTTTTTATAGTACGTAAATAAGACTACTACCTTTCAATTATTACTTTATATGTTTATAGTAGAAAGATATCACTATATAATACTATAAATACAAGTTGTTTATTAATGAAATATAGATAAGTATAATAAATACAATAAAATGATATCACCTACGGCATTACATTGTCCGTATGCATATGTATTACATATTATATCGGTAATAATATAGATATCTCAAATATCTCTAAGATACTGAATTCCATCGGTTCAAACTTTAACGAATATGATAAAGGTAAAGTAAATTGTGTAAATGAAGAAGGCGAAGTAGTAGACTGGTATTTCGTATACAAGCTCCCTAAGCTCCAAAAATTAGGCACTAAAGGTAATGAATATTTATACATAGATAGTAATAATCCTAAATGGAAACGAGGTAAAGTACCTATAAACTCTAGATACAGTATAATAGGGAAAACACTATATCCTATTTATGACCTATATGATAGTAAATATATAGAATACATTTTTTATAATGATGGCATCCCAGGAAGCAAAAATTATTCATCGAAGGTAGGTCATACTAAAGGTGTTATGGCATGGAATAGTGATAGCGTAACAGGATTTTGGTTGATACATTCTGTACCTAGATTTCCACCTTCTCCTGTGTTGGGATACAATTATCCTTACTCTGGTTATGTATACGGGCAATCTATGTTATGTATTAACTTGGATTACAAAGGAGGTCTTACGGCCTTAGACAATACACTACCTGTTAATAACCCAAACGTGTATAACTGTTCAGTAACAAATAAGAATCTGAATAATCTATACCATCTATGTAACGATAAAAACTATACGACTTTATATAAAAATGTTTCTAGGTGGATGGAATCTAGAAAAGGAGAAAAGTTTTTAACATTTGCTAAGTCAAAATATTTTCGCCATGATATAATGAGTGCATGGATAGGTCCGACTTTGGAATCTGACCTACTATCAGAAACATGGCAACGTAGAGGAGAGAGTATGATAACCAATTGCTCGTCAAAATACCATGTACATAACATAAAATCGATAAACGTAAATGGAACATCGTTTATTAATTATTATGATCATTCTAAATGGATTGTTTCACTTTACGATAAAAAAGGATGGGTATGTATAGGTGATATTAATAGGAGTCCTACTCAACGTCATAGAGGAGGTGGATACGCCTGTACTAGGAATGGATATCTGTTTAAATTACTAAAAGAAACAGTCATTGAGTACGAAGGTTGTGTTATAAACATGTAGTTTAATAAAAATCTAAATTGATTTTAAAGTTTTATAATTTTGATTATATAACTAAAACTATGCCTTTTCTAATAGAGTTATTACGCATTACTGGAATAGTAACTTTATGTCCAAAATATAGACTTGATAGAAACAGTTTACTATTAGTAGCTACTAAACGTAATTATATAGATGTTGTAAGATATCTTGTTAAAAAAGGCGTTGATATTAACTTTCAGGAAACTATAAGAGATAATCTTACACCTTTAATGATAGCATCTAGATTTAATAGCCACCAATTGGTAGAATTACTATTAAATAACGGAGCGATCATAAATCAACGTAGTCTTACATGTGGAAATACAGCTCTTCATTTAGCTGTAAAAAACGATAACCGCATAACAGTTGATATATTACTATTTCACGGTGCTAATACTAATATTACTAATAATGATGGATTTACACCATTACATAAAGCAGTAATTTATAACGCTAGTATAGATATCATAAAAAAACTATTACGTTATAAAGCAGATGTTAATATAAGAGATAACGAAGAAGAAAATACAGGGTTAACTCCTTTAGATATCGCCATGAGTTGTAATAACTACGAAATAATATCATTATTAGTGTCACACGTTATTAGATTAGATTATTCTACTTGTATGAGTAATAAAACTAAAGGATTCGACCATAATAAGAAACTAGTTAAAGATAATAAAAGATTACAACGTATAGCGATACATTGTTTAAAAGATATTGAGAAAATGAAACAGGTAAGTATAAACTCGAGATTTACACTTTTTGATTTATTCGTTAATAATAATGTTGATTTATTACTAAGATGCATAAATAAGGATAATAGATTTATAGTAAATTTTGATAAAAAACTTACCGTGTTTAATATTTTATATACAGATTTTATAGATACTTTTATGTCAAGACACGTACTTCTTAATAAAGCAAGTAAAGTATTAGAAGATTTATTTCTAGATAATGACAGTAATACATCCTCTTGGAACAATTTACCTAATGAAATTAAGGATCATATCTTTACCTATATAAATAATGATGAATTAAAGATCATGACAGGAAGTAAAACGTGATATTGTTGAAAAATAAGAATTCAAACTCGTATCAAGTATAATAATTGTTATTTTATCGCGTATTTTTTTCTTTCAAACAATAATATATAATAAAAATGATGGATTAAGTAATTAGTTTATACGAATGTCTATGAAAAATAGTACCACTATGGATCATGGATATCAGTCCGATGAAGATATGTCTATACACAGTGATAATTATACATTGTATCCTGTAAAAGAAGAATCTAAAGAATGCATAAGCGATGAAGATAATAGTTCTATTATCGACAAAGAAAAAAAGGTGGATATATTTTACACTATACCAATAAAAAAGCGTAAGTGTGAAACTAGAGATATCTTATTGTATTCACTAGCTACTATCGCTGCAATATCCGTAATAATGATACCTTTGTGTTTGTTATTCGGATATAGAGATTCGAGGTTCGGGGGTTGTATATCATTCCAGGTAACCTGTCCTCCTGAATTTGAAAGGCCGCCTCTCATACTAATAGCGATGAATGGATTTAGATATGATTATCTTAATAAATGGGAGAAGTATATTCCTACGATAAAAGATTTAATGGAACACGGAGTTACGGCACCTATGAGGCCCGTATATCCTACGAATACATTCCCAAACTTGTACAGTATAGTTACCGGATTGTATCCCATATCTCACGGTATAACGGATAATGAATTCATAGATAGGGGAACCGATATCGAGTTTACGATAGCTTCGGAAGAAACTGAAGAAGTAGAATGGTTTGGAGGTGAACCCATATGGACTACTATCATGAAGAACGGATTTAAATCAGCAACCTTCTTTTGGCCAGGATCTGACAAAGTTGTTCCTAGAAAACGCCCTACCATGTATAGAAGCTATAATAAATCGGTTCCTTATGAAGAAAGAATAAATACCGTATTGAGGTGGTTAAAAATGGATACGGGATATAGACCCTACTTCTATGCGCTATACCTTGAAGAACCCGGGTCTTCTGGGTATGAATACGGTACAGATGATGAAAGAGTAGGAAAAGCTTTAGAAAAAGTTGACAAAGCAATCGCTTTACTGATGAAAGGTTTAAAAGATTTGCAATTAATAGGATGCGCTAACCTAATACTAGTATCGGATCATGGTATGTCTAATGTAGATCCCAAAAAGATAGTAAATCTGAAAGATTACATAACAAATAATGACGTAGTTATAAAACCAGGAGCTACTCCAGTAATAAAGCCTCAAAATTTAAACCATATAAGATTATTCGATTATGACGGAATTATATCTTCTACTAGTTGTGTGATGGACGATCAACCTTTCATCGTAAGTTATAGGAGCAGGCTACCTAAAAGATTGCATTACGGATCAGGGTTCAGAACGGAGATACTGGGAGTATATCTAGAAGAAGGATGGCAGTCAACCGATGAAAACGGCAACTTAAAACATCGATCGGGTGGATTCCACGGATCTGATAATAGTTTCCAAGATATGACCGCGGTATTCTTAGGTTATGGACCTGCTTTTCTCGATGATGTAAGAGTCCCGATCTTCGATAACATCGAACTCTATAATATGATGTGTGAAATATTAGGCATAAATCCCGCTAACAACAACGGTACTGTAGGATCTTTGAATAATATTCTTAGAAATAGTAGATATACTCACGTTTCTTCTCTAGATATAATAACAATAGAATCTGAGTGCGATAGACACGCGTATGTTGGAGATCATCTGAAAGGTTGTACTTGTAAGAACATAGACAGATTCTCTTCTAAAGGAAATAAAGAAGACAGTTCCAGAACACGTTCATCATCTTACATATATAATCTACCGTTTGGTAAACCCGCTGTTCTACTCAATCGCCACCATCATTGTATTATTAAAAATGATAATTACGTTACTGCCTACAGTAAGGTAAATAGACTTCCCCTTTGGACGTCTTTTAGTATCGATATTACATATAATAGTACAAATATATATAACAAGACCTGCTATCTTCAGGATATGAGAGTTATGTATTATAAAGAACCATGTAGATACTATAGTACTCAAAAAGATGTTACTTATGGATATCTTTACCCCGCAAGGGCAACTGACTTTCAAAGCCTATTGGAGACAAATACTGTACCTATGTATCGTAATTTCAAAAAGATATGGGAAGTATTTATGTCATCTATTCTTATCGAATATGTACAAAAACATCATGTCGTTAACGTTATGGTAGGCCCTGTATTCGATAGCAACAGCAACGGTATAAGAGATAGTGATTGGTTAATATCTATGTCAAGCGGTTATAATAACAAAGTTTATATACCTTCGGATTATTTCGTTATACTAACATACTGTAAGGATAAAGATTCTTCCTTAAATGATTGTTACTCTAATATTAAAACAGAGTCATTTGTAGTACCCAATAGCGATACCTATTATAACGAATCGTGTTCTAGAGAGAATATAACTTCCGTAAGTTATGTGAGGAAAATATTCAGTCTTCATAGAGTAAGAATAAAAGATATAGAAACAGTAACGAGTATGAGTTTCTATCGTAATGTTTACAAAACATCTTCTAATGTAGCTTACTTAAAAACTTACATGTAGTATATGTACCTGTAAAAAGAAGGATATATTTTATGTAACTTGTATTAAGTAAATACTGAAAACATAAATAAATAATACAGATTATCATATTGTGCTAATAATGGCTAATGTTTTTGATAACTCTTCTTACAGAGATATGTTAAAAATGGTATTCGTTATTAGAGATGATTTAAAAATGACTAAAGGTGAAATAGTTTCTCAATGCTGCCATGGTGCTATAAGTGCCTACGAGAAATCTAAAAAATATTCTCCTGATTATCTTAAAAGATGGTTAAAAAATGGCCAGGTTAAAGAAACTGTCAAAGTAGATAACGAAAATGAAATGATGGATATTAGAGAAAACGCTACAGCTATAGGCGTTAACTATTATATTGTACAAAACGATAAAAGACAAAAATGTAATACTGTTTTAGTTATAGGTCCTGCTCCTAATTATATGTTTGAATCTTTGACGAGATCTTTAAAACCATTATAATATTTTTATAAAATAACCTTGATACTTTATAGAATTATGAATTATTGTATATACCAGAAAATATCCACATACATGCTATATAATACGCTAGTTACTACTAAAACAGAGTGAAAAATCTCGTTGGTATACATTCGAGATTTAAACATTCTGTAAAAAACAAGAATAAAAAATTAATAAAATTTTTATTATATAGAGGTAACTATGGCCGAAATTTATTTACCCTCGTGAACACGCCATTAGTATTATTTTTATTATACATTCGGATGTAACAGTTGTTAGACTATACTTATACTAAATAAAGGCCTATAGTAGTAGATAATACTATGTAATATGATCAGAAGCCATAGGCTTAATTATAGAAGAAACAGATATTTATTATATAGTTAAAGATAAACGTAATAATCTATTAGGATTTACTAAACTACAATATCACTACTAATCACGAGCTAACATATAAATTCGATAATCATAATGCTATAATAAATTTCAGGAGCATAGAGAGATGATTGATTCTTCGATACTAGCTAATCAATCGGTTTGAATCTATCTTGTATAGTTAGTCTAAACTAAGTTTATGATAATGATTCACTATGCGGCATCTACTATAAAAATATAATAAACATTACAATGAAAAGTAGTATTTAGATATCCTGTATTTACAAAACTTATTAGGAAACTGCCTGGGTCTTATAGTGGTAATCTTCCAATCACCGTAACCTTCAAGAAAATAATCTAATTTTTCTAACAAACTATCATCTTTAATTATATTAACTAATGACGAGTCCCTTTTTTTATCGTGGTTAGTAGATACCTTATATTTATATTCGTAATGTTTAGTAGATAGATCTTTAGCGTTTACTCCCATAGATAAGATTTCTGAATCCGATAGTAATTTATTAATAGGAACGAGCTCACGATTTTCTACAGGTTTTCCCATATAGTTTAAAGTAGCATACATAACTCCGTTAGTTATATATACAACTTTAGCCACAGAATAACAAGAATCATAAATGGGATTAATGTATTCAATTATAGAATAACACAAGTTGTTTCCTTTACCCTTCTTTTTATTAAACGTAATGAGTTTATCGTTATGATAGATCTCATCTACGAATCTATTTTTGTATAATTCGTCAAAGGTTTTTACTAAAATATTTTCTTCCATGGTAGTTTTTTGATACTATATACTTTTTTTTATGTTTACAAAAATTAAATCTATCTAGATATATCGCTAATTTCTATATCGCTACAATCTTCTGTAGACGTAGTTTCTTCATCTAATAACGCACTTCTTAGTTCATCCATGGTATCGGAATCGTAAGTACTCGTTAACCTAATAACAAATATATAGATAATAGGATTTATAGCGCTATAAACAAACGCAATAGCATTTACGAACGGAATAGATTCTTTTATATAATTATACATAGATGTCGATTTTAATCCATACAACGATATAATATTTAATACATGATGAGGGGTCCAACAAGCGAGAAATACAAATATAGATGCCGTTGTTATCATGAAACTTCTATTCGGTGGTTTATTTATGAATTTTACCTTATATACTATTAATGCATAAGATAGCAATATTACTGTCATTGGAAACACGTATCCTATAATAAATCTAATACACACAATAATTCTATAAATAGTAATAGCCGTGTGTTTATCATCGCCGTAATAACTAATACACCGTGTCTCGTTTCTAGATGATGATAATATAACCCTCTTATAATATAAAGTTGGAACACCTAAAGCTATAGAAATACACCAAATAGCACCTATACACACGTAGTAGTTTCTATATTTTCGGTATTTATACACTAAACGGTGACTGGTTAGTGTTAAGTATTTATCTATAGATATAAACGTAAGTAAAAACATACTGGCGTACATATTAGTAGTAAAGAAGAAAGAACTAACCCTACATAAGAATTCTCCGAGATACCAATGAAAGTTAGATAATACATAAACAGTATATACTGGAATGAATATTAAAAATAACGAGTCTGCTAAAGCTAGGTTGATAAATAATAGCGTAGAAATAGTTTTTGTCCATTTGAATCCTATAAACCAAATGATAACAGCATTACCTATTATACCTACCAAAAATACTAGTGTAAATACAATCGATAGCGACACACGTGTAAAATCGCTCATATGTAATTGAAAATATCCATAACTATCTTGATTCATTTTACTCGTAATATTATTCATAGACATTGTTATCCTATAATATATACTTAAGTATTTTATTTTCAGTTATGTGGCTATTTCCAGAACGGGTATATTATTTGAAAAATGAAAATCTATTAATTAGTTTTTACATAGAATGTTATTTGACTATTACAACTATGTTTTTAGATGATGATACACCGCATGAAGAATCTACAGTACAACCTTATAGTATAAACTTAGTAAGAAGATTAATGGAAGGTAATACGAAAGATGAAGGAATACGGGTACTAAGAATGGCTATAAAGTTCGAAAGAATAGATATCATAAAAATATTACTGGAATACGGGGTGAATGTTAATGAAAATGAATACTATGAAGAAGAATTAACATGTTATTCGGTATTGCACTTTGCTGTAGATATAGGTAACAAAGATATTGTAAGTATACTATTGTACGCGGGAGCCGACGTTAACAATACCAGATGTTATTTACGTAATACTCCTCTACATTTAGCGATTCAACAAAAAAATACTGATATTGCAAAACTGTTACTAGATTCCGGTGCTGATCAAAATATTACTAACGAAAACGGTAATATCCCGATTCAGATAGCTGTAACATATAACGATGAAAAGATGGTAAACATTTTACTCCAATATTCTCCAAATCTCGAGATAGCTGATTATAACGGACGTACGGTACTACATAATGCTGTTTTAGACAAAAATATAAACATCGTATCACTATTGCTAGAGAACGGAGCTCTAGTGGATTCAAAATGTATAGAAGGGTATACCATTCTTCTATCTAGTGTAAACAGAACGGACCCCTTTATAATAAAAATGCTACTCCATAGAGGCGCTAATCCTTTCTTCTTGAATATAAAACTCAATCACATACCGCTAACATGGTATTGTTACTGCCATGGAAATTCTCTATCCATGACCGTCAAGGATCTTATATCATCGGCTGTTATGATATCTCATATTCGTGATAAAGTTAAATTAACACCAGGATTCAAAATAAACGAAGACTTTACTAATAGTATCTACCGGTTTAACTATTATAAAAATTTATGCGAGGAAGAAATTAGAAATATGAAAATTCGCAGAGCTGGATATAAATTGACGGTATTTGATTTTATAAAAGCTGGAAAACAAGATGATCATAACACGCTAGCAAGATGTATAGAACTATTACTCGTAGGAGTTAATAAAAACGAATTTCAGATATACGGTGATATTATAGATCAGTATATAAAGATTGGTTTATATAGAAAAGAACAATTAGATCGTGTTGTTAATAGCTTGACGAGTACCATCACTAACCTACCTTATGAAGTTATATATATTATTGTAGAAAAGATGACTAATAAAGAATTATGCGAAATAAGATAATAACTTCGATAAATAATACTTAATGGAGTATTACATATATTACTGTATAGAACTAAACATAAATATATTGGATATAACCTGATGTTCTCATACGATATCGATACTATTTACAAACGCAGATTTCTATCTTATACAGCGATAATCAAAAATATATCAATTATATGTCACCTACTCAGAAGACAGAGACAAAAACATTCTATACATTAAAAACATCAAACTGGTAAATATAAAGGATACTTTTTTCCGTATATTACTTTAAAATTAATAAAAATATATATTCGAACTACTTAAAAATTATATTATTTATAGCAGCGTGTTCAAAATAAGTGAAATTTTAATCTTTTTATTATTGGAGAGCCATTGGTACTCTAACCAAAATGGCTACTACTATACAGAAGGAGTTAGAGAAAATCGTGGTAAAAGAAAAGCAAAATAAAAAGGATGCTATATTAATGGGATTAGAAGTAGAAGTTCCTTGGGATTACTGTAATTGGGCCTCCATTTCATTCTACGATATTAGATTAGAAAAGGGAATATCAGACCTGGAAAGCATAGCAGTCAAATACATGACGGGATGTGATATACCTCCCCACGTAACGTTGGGAATAGCAAACAAAGACCAAGAATCAAACTTCAAAAGATTTAAAGAGTTAACAAAAAATATAGATTTGACATCGCTTTCCTTCACGTGCAAGGAAGTGATTTGCTTTCCTCAAAGTCGTGCGTCTAAAGAATTAGGAGCGAACGGTAGAGCAGTGGTTATGAAGCTGGAGGCATCTGATGATGTGAAAGCCTTGAGAAACGTACTATTTAACGTTGTGCCGACACCTAGAGAAATTTTCGGCTCTGTGTTATCAGATCCTGTATGGTGTCCGCACGTTACCATAGGCTACGTGAGCGCGGATGATGAAGACAATAAAAATCGTTTCATCGAATTGGCGGAAGCATTCAGGGGTTCAAAAATTAAAGTAACTGGTTGGTACGAGTGATTTTTTATCAATATAGGTAATATAACAAAAAAGAGGAAAACTTATATTTATTAACGTTCATACGACCACATATTATATTAGAGTAAATAATGATTATATAACATGGGCAATGAAAAACTTAGAAAAGATTTACATAGAACTATTAGAACTAGAGATTTAAACGCGGTAAAACATATTATCCTTAAGAAGTATACATTTTCTAACAAAAATGCGTTATCGACACCCTTATATTTAGCGGTAAGTAATTCCGATATAGATATTGTTAAATTTTTACTAGATAACGGCGCAGATATAAATAAATGTAAATCTCCTCCCCTTCATAAGGCTATTAACTTAGGTAATGTAGAAATGGTAAAACTATTAGTAGATCACGGTGCCGATATCGAAAAAGTATATTTAGGTAATAGTCCTTTATATCTAGCTTTGTGTAAACGTAATACAAATATTACTAAATATCTTTTGGAAAGAGGTGCTGATCCTAATACTTTATTCATAAACTATTGTGATGCTATATATAATAAAATACCTATAGATATTTTCAAAATACTGATAAAGTATAAAGTAAGTCTAAATATTCAAAATAGTCATTTTAAAACCCCTATATATTATGCTATAAAATGCACAAATTATCCACTTATTAAGCTTCTTTTGGAAAATAACGCTTCTTTAACAATACCGGAAGGATATAATAATCATTATTTAATTACGGCTGTGAAACATAACTGTGATATTTCTATTTTACGTTTATTGATAAAATATGGCGTACCCGTAAACGAACAAGATGACTTAGAAAGGACTTCGTTACATTATTGTGTTAGTGCTGGAAAACACGACATACTTAAACTATTACTAGATTATGACGCAGATCCTAATATAACAGATTCGTGTCTAGGCACTCCTTTACATTACGCTGTATCGAGGAACGATATAATCGCTACTACATTACTTATAGAAAAAGGTGCAAACGTAAATATACATAACGATACTATAGATACCGTTCTTAATATAGCTGTAGGTAACAGGAACAAGATTTTAATAAACTTACTCCTAATGTACGGCGCAAACACTCGCCTAAAAAGTAGAAATCCTTTGATACATAAAGCTTTAGAAACCAAAGACATAAATATACTTTCTGAAATTCTGAATCATGGGGCGGAAGTAAATATATATAACAGAGAAGGTTACACTCCTTTATACATAGCCATTATTACGTTTATGCAAATAAAATTTGCTAAGTTACTATTACGGTACGGATCTAACCCTAATATGAAAAATGAAAGCAATGAAAATACACCTCTCCATGGCGCTATCTTATCGAATAGACTAGATAGCGTAGAATTACTCATGTCTTACAACGTCGATGTGCACTCTATTAACAAATTAGGTCACACGCCTCTATCCTGTATTAATTACATATCCGATAAAATAGCTACAATCATAATCTCTAAGATAGTATTAGATTTAGAAAAAGATAGTAATCTATTTTTATTGGATGGATTCAAAGCAAATATAGAATGTATAGACCAAAATGATAGATTTAAAGTTATTAGAAAAAATTGTGAGGATGAATTAAAAAGTATAAGGAATATAAAGTTGAATCACCGATATTCGCTATCGATATTTCTTCATTCGGATAATAACAATAATATTCTAATTAGATTCTTGAACCACCCCAAGGTCGAGAAATTATCTTCTTGTATTAGTATATATAAAAAATACATTCAAAAAACTAAATTATCTTCAAGTATACGATATAAACTGATTCACGATGCTATAGAATACAGTAATAATATAAGTATGATAAATTCAGTACCTATTAACGTAAAATATATGATAATGGAAATGTTAGATAATAAAGATTTAAAATCTATAATTGATTCAGTTAACAAATAAATATAACCAATTTTTATATCTTATTCAATTACGATATTAAACTTAAATTATTATTTACCTGTATAATGGACTATACTAAAATAACTAGATATACAACTGGAATAGATAGTATACTGTATAAACTAATAGAGAACTGTATAGATCTAAGACCTACAACTTACAGATTAAAGATTCTCCTTCATAAGGCTATTGAACTAAGAAATATAGAGGCAGTAAGACTATTACTGAATAACGATGTAGATCCTGTAGCTATAGATACACACGGTATTACCTCACTTCATACTTTAACTATGCCTCCGAATTCATCATTTATCGAACTCGATAATTGGTGCTCAAATACATATACAGAATTGCTAGAAGTTATCAATAGATTGAATAAATCAAAAACTAGTTATTCATTTCAAAGAGTTGAACTTATGAGAATGATAATGGATTATTGTAAAGACGATGAAATTAGTAAATGCTTAACTATATCGCGAATGGAACCTAGCAGGCAAATAGAAGAAATTCAGATCATGGATATACTGTTGTCTAAAGGGATAGATATTAATTTCAAAGACGATATAGGTAATACCGCATTACACTATGCCTGTGATTACAGGAACGGATTAAATATGGTAAGACATTTAATTAAAAACGGAGCGGATATAAATATAGAAAACGATTATGGAACTACGCCTTTAGCATGTGCCGTTAGTACTCGTAATATAGAATTAGTAAGTATACTATTAGATAGCGGCGCTGATCCAAATTCTTCATCGTCTTCTTCTATAGGCACCAAAGTACTCCATACGGCGGTAGGCTCCGGAAACTTTAATATAGCTAAGGAACTAATAGAATCGGGAGCCGATCCTAATATAGGCGATAAAGCGGGTGTTACGCCGTTACACGTAGCGGCTATAGATGAAGACAGCTACGCGCTATTAGAACTATTATTGGATAATGGAGCAGATCCGAATATCAAATGTTCTAATGGAACAACTCCTCTATTCCAAGCAATGCATAACTACAATAGAGTTAAATTACTTTTTATGTACGGCGCTGACATAAATATAATTGATAACCAAGGAAATACTCCTTTTACTAATCTAATGTCTTACGACAACGAAAAGCTGAACTCTATAATAATATTACAGATAATGTTAATTAGAAAACTGTTTAATGATAAAATGTATTATCCGGCCGGTTTAATAAAAAATCTCGAATGTATAGAATCTCATGAAAATCTCATGAACATGGCTAAAAGATGTGAAAAACTTATAAAGAATAAAAAGAGTAAGGATATAGTTCCTGATAGAATATCGTCGGAATTGTTGGATGAAGAATACGATTTAGATGGGTGGAGATCCACATCTTGTTCTATTAGTTGAATGAATAACTATATTTAACTAACAATTATTGAAAATATATAGCGTAAATTTATGTGCATAGGCTAATTATACCACACATAATGGCCTATAGAAGAAAAAGCGCGTTTAAACGCGCTATAGATGAAGATGATGTAGATATAATAAGGAAATTACTTTCTTACAAACCTATAGATCTTAATAAACCAGGTAGTAAAAACCGCACTATATTATGTAGGGCGGTAAGTATGAAATCCCATAAAGTAGCTGAATTTCTTCTTAGTAACGGATCAAAAATGTCCGCTTGTAAAGTACCTCCTCTAATAATATCTGTTAGAAACAAAGATCTTACGATGGCAAAAATATTGGTTTCTTACGGTGCTTCTGTAGATGTTTGTTACAAAGGAGAAACACCCCTATTAACGGCTATAAAGACGGGTTATATAGAAATTATAGATTATTTACTGTCTTTAGAACCTAGCGGTCCATATCCTGGTCATGATATGATATATGACAAACTAACATTAGAATCATGTTCGTTACTAATAAAGAATAATATTAGATTAGATATACCTGATCGCTACGGACATACTGCCTTATATTATGCGGTTAAGAAAGGTAACTTATCATTAATCAAATTATTGGTAGAAAACAAAGCAATTACGGATAATATAGAAAGAATAAAAATATTGCGGAGATGTATAGTAACTCATTACAATATAGAAGTACTAAAGATATTATCGTTAGACAGAGATATATTAGGTACCGAAGGAACCACCGCTTTACACTACGCCGTAGAAGCAGAAAGGTTGGAAGCTGTAAGATACTTACTGGATATAGGATGCGATCCTAAAGTATTAGACGAACACTCTGTATCTCCTTTGTATTACGCTATTAAGAGAAAGAATAAAATTATATTAGATGAACTTATAAAATTTTATACCGTAGAGTTTATGGTTAACATGGATAAAAGAACATTACCTTTAGCCATGTACTATTGCAGTATAGACGAGTTAAAGAATTTAATGCACGGAATAAAAGATATTGCATTATCAGAAGATTACTTATCGGAGTTACTGTATGAATCTATAAAAACAAATAATCCTGAAATTGTATCACTCATCCTCGGTCTAGGAGCGAATATAAACAAGCGCGACCTTTACGGTAACATACCGTTACAAACGGCTATCATTTACCAAACTGATAACGTGTTTAATTTATTATTACAAAAAGGAGCGGATGTAAACGCTAAAAACTCTGACGGGAATACTATATTACACACTTTAGCAGCGTGTTGTAAATATAAGAAAATAAAACTCGTATTAGATTTAGGATCGGATATCAATAGCGTTAATACAAATGGAAGAACTCCTATAGAAGAAGCGTGTCCGTGTAAAAAAACTATAAGAACATTAATATCTCACCTAATTATTATGATTAAGAAGAATAAAGAGTTAATAAAAGATCCATTAGTGATAAGAAGCGTGTCTTTCATTAACGGAATTGAATATTATAAAAATATAATGTTACAATGTGAAAATGAACTAAACGAACTGATTAACCAAAAACTAGTTAGGGGATATAGTTTATTCGATTTTGTAATAGAAAAAGATTATAACGTAATAGCCAGATTTGTGAATCATCCAAAATTAAAGGTACTAAAACAAACAGCTAACGTGTACAAAGAACTAGCTGATAAAAACATAGGCATGTCACTAACTAGATATACTCTACTAGAAAGGGCTGTACTGACTACAGAACCATATCTGCATATGCTGCCTTTAGAAATAAGATCAATTATATGTTGTTTTTTATCAAATAATGAACTAGAAAAATTATGATATACTTATATTATTTTTATTAATTAATATTTTCCATTTTAATCTCGTTTTCATGATTTGTTTGATTGTCTCTTTCTTCAGATAATATTAATTTTAGCGATTCGCGCATAGAATAATTTTCAAAAGATACATATCTACCAACCAGCATGTAAATCATGGGATTGATTGAACTACTTAAAAATATCAAAGAGATAGATATAGGAGCAGCATCTATTATCGTATCTGCGTTGTAGTAATGACTACCTATAACATCTATAAAATATAATATATTGTAAGGCGTCCATAAAACCATAAATGAAGTTATCATAATCACTATGGTGTAAGTCTGTCCCTTAGATAGAAATAAACTGTGTTTGAAAAGTAATAAGCAATAACAGAATAACATGACTACGGAGGGTACTAAATATCTCATTACTAACGATATACAAAATACTACACGACGCAGTAAATAAGTATTATTATCCGAATGGTAATCTTCCAAGCAGTCTCTGTTATTACGGTATTTTTCGTTAGTGTTTTTAAAATACATGTAAGGAGTAGATAGCAGTATAGATATTATCCAACTAATGATTATCATAACCATTATGTTAATTCTATACCTATATTTGTTGCATATATCCCTACGAAATGCGAGACAATATCTGTCTATGCTTATAAATGTAAGGAAAAATATACTAGCGTACATGCCTGTATTAAACATAAGAGATCCTATTCTACACACGAATAAACCAAACGGCCAGTAGTGTCCCATTAATATATAAGTAATCTCGAAAGGAATAAATATTACAAACAATGTATCAGCTATTGCCAGATTAAGAAACCATATAGTCGTAACAGATTTTTTCCATCTATATCCCGTAAACCATATAACCGTACAATTACCAGGAAATCCTACTATAAACGATATAAAATATATTAAGAGAATCAAAGTATTTCCCTTTACAGACTGCTGTGTATGAACCGTCCCGTAATCGGTATCCATTTTTGTATACTATAATAGTTGATAACTTTAATTTCATTTATTACTTATATAGATTCATATAAAACATAAATAATATATTTTTTTGTAAATATGTCATTCACGTATATAAGAGATGGTATTCCAAAAATGCATATATTTTCAGATGATTACTTTTCTGATTTCAAGAAATTGTTAATAGAAGAAATAGAAACTAACTATATGGACTATGACTTTAGCGAGTCAAGAATTTTAGATGAACATACTGGATACGAGATACTCGACTTAGAACATTGTAAATCTAAGCAAATTGTTTATGAATCCCTCTGTAAAGACTTAACTACTAAACTCGAGAATCTTATAGTATCGCAGTTAAAATACATAGTTAGCGAAGTACGCGTAGAAAACAAGGTAACTTTTGTTGTTTACGGTGTAGGGGACTATTTAAAAAAAACAAATAATAAACCCTGTAAAAAAAAATCAAAAAATACACTATGCATGTACATATTATTACTACTTCAGAAAGCTACAGAAGGAGGAAAAACAAAATTCTATCTTAAAGGAATAAATTCATTAGATATTTCATCCGATGTTCTGTTTGATAAATCCGTATATCATGAAACAACTATAGTTGAATCCGGTGTAACGTACGTAGCGTTACTTGACGTCACGATGAAATTAAAAACAGAAAAAGGTATAGTAGATACAATAGAATACTTGGATGTTTCTATTAATTTATACGACCGCGAAAACAATAATACATTATGTTATTGTGAAGTTATATATATAGCACCGCCCTGTAATAAAAAACTTGTGCGTGCTGGTATTTTGATAAATAGAAAGGGAAAATGTCTATTAACGCATATAAACAACAAAATACATAGCATAGAACATCCTATTGTATTTTCTTCTTTTCAGGATGTTAGCGTTTCTAAATTTAATAGAGAATATACAGTAGCGTATCTAGAGAAAAATACAATTAACGATATAGCTTGGTCTAGTATAGATAGTAACGAAAACGACAACTACTTGCCTAACGATAAAGAACTATTTGACAAATTAATGAAAATATCTAGTAAAGAACACGCTAAATGCTATGAAATAGAATATATTGATGAAAGTAATGAAGATGCAGAACCGTATTACGCGTATTGTATGGTAAGCAAATACTATTTTAAATTACCGGATAAAGAAAGTATTATTAACTATATTATAAAACAAGGTGATTCTCTTGAAGCTATTTCTACAGATTGGAAAGAACTAGAAGATTCCAAAAAGCGTGATTTGCTTTCTAGTTATGAACGCGATCAACTATTCAAAATAGTTTTAAGTAAACAAGAGTATGACCTTCAGTCTGACGAAAGCGATAGCGACATTACAATCGATAACGATTAGTGTATAAAAAAAGAAGATTCGTTCTCTCTATAGTATAGATTTTTATGACTTGGTATAATCGTTATAAATACCTTTAGCTATGAAATATTTTTCCGCGTATTTCATAAGTAGATGGATTCGTATTTACCGGTTTACCATAAAGCTACTATTCAGATATAAATCTTATTTTATACGTATCGCTTATTTTGTAGAAGTCTTCAGTGCTATTGTCAAAGTAGTGTATTGCATCAATTAGTTATTTTATATTAGTTTTCTAACTCTTCTATAACACCAGATTTAGTAACAGTCATATTATCTTTATATGAATAACCGTATTTATCCAATACGCTTTTATATCAATATCTAGATTCGTATATTTAGATTTTAGGGATCGTAAAAACATTATAGTATTGATCATTACCCTTTATGGACAGAAACATCATAACACATACCATGGATCTTCGTCCTTCCGTCGATAAGATATTAAATATATCTATAAGTAACTCGTTATATACTTACCATCACCCACGCTACAAATGTTTTTTATGAATAAAAATGGAATACTCTATAAAAGGAAAAAGGACATATAAAAGAAGAAAAAGGAGAAATACATGTTGCAAAATTTTTATAAAGTACCTAAATATTATAGGTTTACATATATATAATGCTTATGAAAATAACAAGGATACAATATTTTATTATTTAACTAAATGTAAAACATCAATTTGCAAATATAGATCGCATATAAACGGAAAATGCCTTACAAACATAATGCAAAAAATTACACATATGATCGTCAAGAGTGTTATTAATACGGGTATGACGTCTTTTATTCAAAATCCTTATAAACAAAAATTAACAGATAAATAAAGTAATGAGAATTGTGTTTTATTATATAATAAGTAATTTATTCTTAAAATATATTATTATAATAGCTTAGTTCTAAAATAAATGAATTCATATATTAAAAATCACTGTTATCTTTGCATAACGCAAGAAAAAATAATGACGTTAACGTACAAATACAGCACTATGGATCGTTTGTTATCATTACATAACATCTTAAAAGAAAATAATGTAGACAGACTTCGAGAATTGATAGAATCAGATAAAGATGTAATAAACATGTACGACAGCAATAGACTACTTCCTTTACACATCGCTATAGAACATTCAGACATAGAAATAGTAGAAATGCTACTAGACAACAATGCCGTTATCAACGGAGGAGAAACAATAAAAACACATCCCATCAACATAGCTATGATATTAGCGGGAGGTAGAATGATGTTATATAATGATAACAAGCCCGTAAAACCTAGTAAAAGAATAAGACGTCTATTAACGGTTAATAATACAGAAAAATACACCAAAATAGTAAAACTTCTGATAAAACACGGAGCAGACTTGAAAATGGTATGTAGATCTTACGTATTAGATTTTTACAAGGGTGGTTCGTATTGCATTAAAACCGGTTACGCTATAGGATATTCATATTTTAGTACTATACCTCTATGCCAAATTCTATGGGAAGAAACTAAACATCCCAGTTTATATTATATGAGAAGAATTACTATTAAGTGTGCTATTAGAGCAGTAAATATAGAACTGGTGAAACACTTTATATCTAATAACTTATTAGCGGACACGGATACAGCGTTAGAAGATTATTTTCTAGAAGCTGTTAAAACCAATAGCCCTAAAATGGTGAAACTATTCCTTGATTCTGGTATTGATATTAATTCTACAATATGTGAAAACTCGCATACTGCACTATATCATGCTGTAGAACAAGAAAACGTTACCCTGGTAATGCTATTATTAAATCATGGTGCAGATCCGGATATAGGAGATATATATTCGATGTTAAAATACGCTATAATGTCTAGTAAACACGGTGTAAAATTATTCAATATTCTGGTTAAGAACGGAGCTCGAATAAGGTGTTGTAACGATATACTAATAGAAGCAATATGTAAACGGTATTATAGCATTATCTCATACATACTTAGTTTGCCTGTTAATTATCTACCTATTTCTATACTTTGTATGTGTATATACGAATTAAGGAATTTGCCAATTACAAGAAAACTATTAAAAAAGATAAATGATATAAACGTATCGTGCGATGCTTGTAATATGTATCCTATACACGCGGCTGTTTCTATAAATACCTCAAGGCTTACTAGACTACTTATTAATAAAGGTGCCGATGTAAACGTAAGAAATAGATACGGTAAAACACCAATACATTTAGCCTGTATGTATTCTAAGATCGGTAATATAAAAGTATTAATCAAGAACGGAGCTAATGTTAACGAAAGGGATAATTACGGTATAACACCTTTAATGATTTGTTCTAGAGAGGGTAAAGTAAGTAATATGGAATACTTATTAGCTAATGGTGCCGACGTTAATCAAACAGATTATGATAAAAATACCGCATTAACATACGCTATACGCAATAAGAGTAAAGAGTGTACTCGAGTACTTCTAGAACACGGAGCGGATATGTGTTTTATGAATAGATTTCATACTCCCATTACCATTCATAAAACTCATGATAATCCTGCTGTATTCCTAGCTGTGATATACCTATACTTTTCTGTAATAAACGATTCTTCTATAAGGAATAAACAAGGGTTTGTACGTAATATGAGATTCGTAAACAATCATAAAGAAACCAAATCATTAAAAGACGAAATAGAGAACGAATTGTCTATTATGAAAGACAATGTATTTTATACGGGTGATAAGAAAATATCCTTGTACGATGTTCTGATATTAGATAAACTGGATGATCTGGCTAACACTATAAAACGTATACGACGGATAGATCTTAAACAGATAATAATATTTCGTCGTTTTATTAAAAAACATATAAAATACATGGAAAAAAGAAATTCGGCTATAGAGTCGGTATTATCGATCATCAATGAATACACTAGTAAAGATCATCTTAGTAGATGGTGGCTTTTATCTCCTGAGATACATAGAGTAATTGTATCGAATTTATCTATGGAAGATCTTAAAACGATTTCCGGATATTATTAGAAAAAAACATAAAGTATAACACTAACACTATTGTTGAATCACTAGTGCTTGGTAAAAAAATTACTGGAGATAATCATGTACGGAAAGATATACTCATTTTCTCTATTCTTATTGACTACGTTTATACAATGTAATTCCTATACAATGGTAGTACATAACGATGTAAGAGTTAATTTGACTTGTATTCTACCCCCTGACATACACGCGACTAAACTGGTAGTTATAAAAGGAAACCTGAAAAACAACACATTTAAGGTAACTATTGACATACATAATGCCGGAGAAGATAGTATCTGCTATTGTAACGATCCAGATAAAGAATATAACGTCGAGCTTCCGAGAAGATCATCCAGAAATGACGAAGGTCGCTATAGATGTATCTTCTATTACAACAAGACAGAGAGTTACAGACACATTATAGAACTTAGAGTAATGCCTCGAGTAGACGCTTATGCGGTAGATGATGTGGGTAGAGGTTTGATTGATTTTATAATAAACAGGACTAGAACTATGGAAGATAGCGAAGTAAAAGTGGATGCTAGAGCGGGTGGTGTGGTGTTAAGCGAAGATACTCAATTAGTAGAATACAAGAAATATCATGAATGTGAAAAAGTAGTCGCCAATAAAAATTATACTGATTTCACTACCGAAGTGATATTCACCGTAAGTTACAAGGGTCTAAGTAGAGATTATATAGCATCTATTATATCTTGTGATGATAAAGAACCTCGTCAAGACCTTTCCGTGGTTCTGATTTCGGGATCATTTTTGGAATACGGAGAGAAATCCCGTTATAAGAGGTGGTTGGAATAATTTTTGATTTTTTTAAGATTAACATATTTTTAATAAAAGTGAATAAGTATAGTATCTAGTATGTCATCCTCGTATATTGTTCAGCGTTTGATATAAAAACAATCAATATGAAAATGAACTATATGGTTATAGCAATCGCTATTATAATATCATTTATCTTAAAAAATATCTACGGGGAAGAAGATTTACCGGATAGCCCTGTAAAATTGCAATGTAGAACCAAAGATGGAGACGAAATATCGAGAGCTACTTGGAGAGGCGATGATAATATCATGGTAGCTCAAGAACAAGTAGGCGGTTACGGGTTGAACGCTTTCAATTATGTTCCTGGTCCTTATAAAGATATGTATGAAGTAACTGTTAGTGGAAGTACTTCTACTTTTACGGTCAAAAAACCAGATCCTCAAAGTTTGTGCTTTACCTGTGTACTACGTACGGCTTCTGGAAAAGAGGAAACGTATCAAAGATGTACCGAAATTCAAAAAGAAGATATAACGTATGTAGTAGAAAAGCATAGAAATGAAACAACAATAACTTGTTTTGTAGGAAGTAAACACGGCGATCCTAGATGGATAGTAACCGGTATAGTAACGGGAGGTGTTATGTCATACGAGATACCTCGGGGTTTTACACAAAATGTAGAGTATTACAGATACACGAGTATAAAGGTAAACGAAAGTGTAGTCGGTCATGTTGAAACGCCATATTGCAGATATTGGATTAATAATACACACGCTAGAGAATTTCCAGTACATTACGTCGGAAAAGAACAAGGAAAGGAATACATAGTAACAGAATACAAAGATGTTTACGGAAGATGGTAGAATACTATTTTATAAATATTTTGAATTAATTATTCCTTCTATATGTCTATACATTGAACCATAGTAATTTCTTTTGAGTAATATATAAGTGAATTATTAATACTCTCTGTTTTATAAATTAACTAGTAAATGGTAATTTCTTTTGAGTAATATATAACTACTAAAATTTACAATAATGGTTATACTACGCGAAATAAGTAGTGAAATCAAATCATGCTTTAATGAAGTAACTCCGATTACTAATAGCATGGTATTCATGCAGGTAAATGGAACTAGACCTACTCCAGAATCGATATTAAAGGCTTTCGATTACGATACTAAATGTAAGTTTATGACATCATGTATAATATTCAATATATTCATAGGATGTCTACATCCTGATACCGAATATGTTTCTGGATGTACTCAATATACTACAAGAGATGAAATCCTTAATATGGTAGACGGTGAAGGTAAATTTTATGTAGAAAAACTGTCTCCTATGTCAGAGTTCTGTTTGGCAATGGCACCTTTAGTATATAATGAAGATTTGAAATCCAACATGACCGATACCAACAAATGTAAGAATGTCAATAAAGAAGAAATGTTTAAGCCTACTTATGATAATTATAGAGACTATAGAGATTATAGAAGTTATGAACCTGAAAACCTAGTTAAATGTGTAAATCCTAATGATGTATATGAAACTAAAAAGATATTACTCTATTAGATTTTATTTTGTTATAAATTAAAAGACAATTACTAACTATATACATTTTATATTATTTGAAATATATTTATATTATATTAGATTTTATTAAATCGTGTTTACTCTTGTAAAAATATTTAACTTATTAATAGATACCTATAAATAAATGAATAAATAAACATTGTAAATGAATTGGTTATGTCATTTTATTATTTCCATGGCGGAGGATTTTATAAATAATTTCTTTATGGGTATAAATTATACATCAGCAGTTTTATTTTTGATCTTATTAGTTGTAATATGGCACTTGCTAACTACTAAATACTAATAATGACATTATGAAATAAACATACTAATGTTAAATAAATTGAAATTTTAATTATTTTTATATCGCTTGGTACATCCGGTGTATCTACACGGATACTACCAATATTATACAACATGGAGGTATTTGAGGCTATCGAATCTGGCTGTGTTTCTGATGTTATTAAAGCTTTAAAAGGCAATGACTCGGACCCGAATATGGTTAATGAATATGGATGTTCCCTTTTGCACTGCGCCGTAGAAAATGGAAATACTGAAATAGCTAGAATTCTGTTACTCGAAGGTGCAAATCCTGATCTGTACACCGAGTCTACGCCTACAGCATTACATAGAGCTGTTATATTAAGACATTATGATATAGTTAACCTGTTAATGGAATTCAATGTTGATCCTGATAATTATGAAAACCACGAAAGTCGTACTCCCCTGGAATATGCTGTTAAGCTCAATGATGTAAAGATGACTAAAACGTTATTAGATTATGGCGCTGATGCAGAAGATATCTATAGGTTTAATTGCCCTATAAACGACGCAGCCGCTAATGGAAATCTTGAAATCTGTAAGCTTCTAATAGATGCCGGAGCCAGGATTAATTCAAGGAGTATGGGATCTGTTTACACCATCCATCATGCTATAAGATCTGGCAATTATGAATTAGTAGTTGAATTGCTCTCCAGGGGTGCGTTACCTGATGTCGAAGATGAACTTTCATTTAGTTCCCTTCATCACGCGGTAATGGAAGGTTCTGCAGATATGGTACTTACGCTGTTGGAACACGGCGCTAGCGTAGATGTTCAAGACTTTTGCGGAAGAACACCTTTATTCCTCGCAGCTAACGCATCTGAACTCGATATCGTAAAAGTTTTGTTGGACTTCTGGGCAGATACTTCTGTTTCATCAGGGAGAAATACACCTCTTTCAGTTTGTGATTTAAACTCCGACACAGGAATAGAAATAGCTAAACAAATAATATCAACAATGGTTATAAACACAGAATATAAGTACCACAAAGTGATTAACGAAGAAGCTAGAAGAAATGATCTCGAGATAATAGAATCTAACAATGAAATGAAAGATTGGAAAGATTCCTGTATAGAAGAAGTAGAGAAAATGAGAAAAACTACTTTAGGTTCTGATAGACGTTCCCTATTAGACTTATGTCTCAATTGCGATGACAATGCCATAGCAAAATGCTTAAATTGTATATCTTGTGAAGGATTCTTCATTTACAGGCAACTAATAGAATATACCATCGAAAGAGGATTGCTGAGACACGAATCTCTGGACAAGGCTCTTGATGTCATGGAAAAGGCGTTTGAAAAAAATCGGAATGTAAAGGATAATGGATTGAAAGATTGGTCAGATCTTCCATTAGGGATTAAGTATGATATCTTAGAAAAAATAGATGAAGAAGATCTCCCTTATTGTTAGAATATTTTTATATTATCCATGAAAACAAGAGTTACGACTGACTGGTATCCTTCTCATATGGATTTGGTTATAATCAAAAGCAATGAAGCTATAGAGTTGCTCAATTCCTACCCGGATCAGGATAAATCACGGCGGAAAAAAGAATTACACAATGCTATAACTCTAGATAATAATACTACCCCACTTAGATGGAAACTTTAACGGCGCTAAAATAATAAGACTATTACTACAAAGCGGTGCAGACTCCGATATTCTCACCATGGATATACTAGCTCCTTCTTGACGTAAAAACAACAACTCAATTATAATAGAAGAAAGTATAAAACAACTAATCCTAATATAGAAGATGGAAAAGTTAATACGTCTTTAGTATTAGTTATTAAACCCGGAAATGTGCAAGGTCCTGTTAAAGAAAGGGCGTGAACCACTTCTGAGAATAGCCGTGGAATAATAGTAAATAGCTTATACACATGGAAAGCGATATAATAGATAAATCAAATCTGTATAATATCTATACACTAAAACTACAATACGGTAAAAATGCGTTCGCAAGATCCTATAATAGGATAGTAAAACGCAAAATCATATAAATACACCATGCCTCGTATTATTAAAATAGCGTCAACAAGAAAAATGAAACTACAAAATGCAATACCCTTAACAGATAAATATTTAAGATTCGGAAGGCCGTGTATGGGTAATAGATTACTCTAAAATAAAACACTATATATTCTCAAGACTAGAAAATACTGATATGAAAAGTCTTATTATGTAAATAAATAACTTTTTTATATAACATAAGAAAATAGAAATAGTATATGTTATATACATGTAATCGTTATTATTACATAGAATATAACTAATCTATTGTATTCATGGATACAGAAATGGACGGTGTCAATAACGATGGATATACTTCTTTATATAAGGAAACTGCTAAAGGTAATATAAAAAAGGTGGTTGAGTTATTGTATAAAGGTGTAAATCCTAATACACCGAACGTAGATTCCTACACTCCGTTACATATTGCCGCTAAAACGGGCAATATAAAAATAATAAGACGATTGATAAGATACGGAGCTAATGTAGATAAAGAGACTAATGATGGTTATACGGCTCTATTAATAGCGATATGTACTGGAGATATTAAAACGTGTAATGTTTTGTTAGATGAGGGTGCTAATCCTAACTATGTTAACAAATACGGTATTACTCCTCTTGTAAGAATAATTAGTTATTATAGACCTACTATTCTTAAGTTATTGATGGATAGAGGGGCTAACTGTAACCAGATTATTAACATAGGTCAGGTAACTTATACAATCATGGAATATTTTATTAACTTATTTGACGAATACAAGATACCTATCCTTAATCTTGTACCTTATATAATTATTTCAAAATTTAAAGCATCTATAACGGTTAATATAGAAGGTTTTAATAGGAATATAGCGGCTATTGCAAAAAATAGTAGATTACTAGAAGTTGCGCTGAAATGTAAATCCGAAATAGCTTTCATGACTACTAGAGGGATAGGTGATAAAAGCCTTTTTGAAATATGTATCTTGGAAGATATTAAAGACATAGACCATAACAGTTTTGTCGCCTTTCTAGATAAGCTTATAGAATCTCAAAGCAACTTACGTATTTACGGTTATACGATGAATAAGATTATAGAAATGGGCAGATATAGGAAAGAGTTGCTGTGTTCCGCGGTACGTGTTAATAGTTGTAATTTATCATCGTTAAATACAGAATGGTGTTTACTTCCATTAAAGGGTAAATTGAATATATTAAGTAAACTTAATAACGATAATATAAAAAAATTGATCTTGAATGACGCTATTAAAGTTAATAATAAGACTGGTTAACCGATTTTATAAAGTAGAAATAATATAGTAAGCGATGGATGATAGTTTGAGAATGTAATTTTTATTATCGCGTTAATATGACTGCATTTCATATTAATACCCGTTCGAGGTTTCTTGCCAACATTATAGAGTCATTAATGCCGAGTTTACTTAGAACTTATACGATATATTCGATAAGGTAAAAGAGAGGTCATGATCTAGATACTTTCTTGTTATCTAATATTACAGGAATAATAAAATGACCTTGCGGTTGTCACACTCTAGATAAATTGTTGATAAAGTATATGGTATTAATAGTATGTAATCCACCATGTATTCCACTAGACATAGAAACAACGATATGTACATGCTTTATAAAATAACGAACATATGTGATACGTATGTTCTGGATACGATGTTCCTATTACCAATATTAATAATTACTATAAGAAAAGGTAGGTTCGGAAGAAAATAAGTACAAGGTTTTGAACTTAATATGAATAAGATAAATTCTTCTGCACTGCTAAGAACATTTATGACACACCTGTGAGAAAGAACTGAAAACTATATACGAAATAAAACTTAATTCAAGCTATGGTTTACTAATGTTCGGTAATGGAGATTTTAAATTCTAAACTGCGAGGAATCCTGTAATAACGAGACTAGACACGGCAGATTTTAAAATATATAGAGAAGATAAAAGTAATATCAGGTATAGACGAGATACTAAATTCCATAGAAATATCCCTAAATAAATTAATTACACGATGTCCTTCGACTCAGTTATTGGAGATTTTTTCCTATAGAAATACAGTACTCGATAACAGAGATTTATTTTTATACAGATTATCGCATATGTATAATATGTAAATATAAATGAGGTTATAGTAGTTAGTATAGATGGATCGCAAAGAAGTAGAACAAAAAGCAACCAAGATTTTAGAAGATGCAGAAAATAAAATTAAAGGTAAGTCCTTTTTTTAAGAATCTATTTGGGCCACCTATAGAAATAGAAGAAGCCGCCGGCATGGTAAGTCACGCTGCTAATCTTTTTGCGTCCGTACAGTTATGGGAGTGTGCGGGTAAAGCATTTTTTAAATCAGGTGATATGCTATTGCAAAAGAATAAAAATTCTATTGCCGCGGCTTCGAGTTTTGTAGATGCCGCAAACGCATTTAAGAAGATAGATAGTTATGAAGCTATAAACTGTCTATCTAAAGCTATAGAGGTATATACTTGTTTAGGAAAGTTTTATACAGTTGCGAGATGTCACATGAATATAGCCGCGATTTATGAGAATGATATATTAGAACTAGATAAAGCAATATTTCACTATGAGAATGCATCTGGATATTATGGCGGTGAAGGATATAATAAACTATCGGATGATTGTATGTTGCTAATTGCTAGGTTATCTATACAAAAAGAAGATTTTGACAGGGCTGGTAAAATTTTTGAACAAGTGGGATATAATAGAATGAACACTATGTTGTCAAAATACGAATCCAGACATCAATTACTTTATGCTATCATGTGTTATCTGTGTTCTGACGTATCACGTGCTAAACGTTCTCTAGATAAATATAAAGATATTTTTCCCGCGTTCAAAGATTTTAAGGAATGTAAGTTCATAGAGAAGATATTAGCAGCGTGCGAAACTAAAAACATTGAAACTTTTACAAGTGCTATCGAGGAGTATGATCACGGAAATACTATAGATGAAGCACTAATGTCTATGTTGTTAACAATAAGAAAAGCTACATTTGAAGATGAGGTAGAGTAAAATAATGTTTTTATTGACTCTTCGTATATACATATTACATAGAAATGGAAATATAAGTATATGTTTGTTAAATAATTAGTTGACGATGGGTTCCTTAGTAAGATTATTAAAAGAACTATATGTCCCTGGAAAAGACATATGTATTTCCCCTAGAGGGGTATATACTATACTAATGAACATCATGATAGGATGTAAAAAAGAGACGAGGGATAAAATAAAAGATCTATTAGGAATATTTGGTAACTACGTTCCTATACCTGATAAGTCAGAATATTACGTAGAGTATTACGACGACAAGGACGAACTCATAAATAAGAGTATTATGTTAATAGAAGAAGGATACCCTATAAAAAGAGATTTTATAAACTCTAGTTACGATATATTCAACGCAAAGGTAGTCAGTTTTACAGATGATACTATATCGGAAACTATAAATAAATGGGTAGAACTATCTACGAGAGGACTTATTAAAGATTTTAGCATTTCACTAGCAGATGATATAAGACTGGCAATCATAAACGTATTATACTTTAAATCTAAATGGAAATATCCTTTCGATACAGAATTAACTTCTAAACATCCTTTCAAAAAATATAACGGGACAGATGTTATGATAGATACGATGATGATACAAGACGTTGCGTTTTACTATAAGCATGATGAAGATATAAGAAGTCAGGTAGTTATGTTAGAATACGAAGATTATAGATTTGTTATGTTTATAATCATACCTGATTCAGTTACAGGTATAGATGGAGTAGTTGATTCTCTCAATAACGGTAAGAATATCAATAAAATAATATCTAAAAAAGATATGACTTTGAAAGAAATAGTTCTTTATTTACCTAAATTCGAATTAGAAGATGACGTAGACTTGAAAGACGCGCTAATCCATATGGGATGTAATGATCTATTCAAGTCAGGTGAATTAGTAGGTATATCCGATACAAAAACTTTGAGGATAGGTAATATCAGGCAAAAATCTGTGATAAAAGTAGATGAATACGGAACTGAAGCAGCTAGTGTTACCGAATCATGCACTACAGACGGAATAAAGAAAATTCCTATCGTAAAAGCGAACGTACCTTTCATGTTCCTAGTAGCCGACGTACAAACAAAAATTCCGCTATTTTTAGGAATATTCCAGGGATAGTTACTTAAACAAAGACATTATACGTAGACTTATGCGCGTAAAAAGCGATTAACTAAATTATATAGAATTGTATGTATACCGATACCTCCGAGTAAATAGTTAACTCTTAAAAGAGGAACGTGGTAGTATTATTTTATTTTTTTTCCTTAGAGCTTTGTAAATTGGAGGAAAGTCGCGTTAGTAGATAACTATATTCACATATCTAAATACGAAAATCACAATATCTCGCAGATGCGGGCATACCTCTTTGTACGGAAGTGTTAAGATCGGTTAGTATATAATTACTATATAATGTTAAAGTAAGCAGATAACTTATAATATAATCACGTAATTTAACTAACATATACATCTAAGAAAAATATTTTCGGGAATATAAATCTGATTTAGACATTACGTCCTATTTCTTCATTAAAAGAAATAATACCTTATACACTTATTGATTTACGTTTTATCAAAACATATTATTTTTATGTACTCGAGAGGTATATAAATATACAGATGTGCTATTATTATGTTGTTATACGACTACTAATAACCTTTTAATCCCGTGATATATCGTTAGCACACCTTAAAGATTAGAAGAAATACAGGTTAGTGTAATAATAACGTATTATTATCTAGCACAAAAATGTTTCAAAGGGCGTGTTATTAGATTTAAACGAAGATAGCGAGTACTACTGTGCTGAAATAATAACAACGAATCAATAATTTTACTTCGTTTAACTTTGTAGTGGTTGTATAGACTACGGTATAATAAAATAGCAAAGTATCATCTCAGGGAATGCAAATGACGTACGTTGAGAATTTAATATCTAGAATCTGCGTTTATACGTGACATCGAGATATTCGTTATTACTTTGATTAAAAATATAAACTATACGGATTTTCTGTTTACAAGAACGTACAAAATACTATTGTATAAAAAAGAGGTAGTAAATCTAACGCATGTATTCGGTATACCAATGGGTGTATCTATCTTCTTTAACACATATCGTTCTTTCGTGAAATATACAAGACATTTCGATAATGTTACTCGTGTCAAATAATAGACAAATATCATTAACGCCTTGTTCATAATATAGTGAGAAATTAATACCCGGAATTTTTCTATTTTGATTTATGTCTATCCAGTAACTACCCTTACCGTATCGCGACACGAAATTTAGAGTTTCTATGTTATCGAACCTTATCAATGAAGAATCCATAACATCGCATAGTTTTTTGCTATCATTCCAATTAGTTTCATTGATAGTAAAGTAGTAGCATTTACTATTATATCCTATCCACTCATCAGGACATACCTTGCTAAAGTACGGAAACGCGTAATACCATTTGCATGTTACGACTACTAGTATCGTAAATAATATTAAGCATAGTATTCCTAGTACCGTTATCGCGTAACAAGATACTTCCGATACCTGTTTTTTTAACAATATAGGCATTGCGGTCGTATATTGCCAGAATCATTTCTGTTTTATTATTTTTCCGTATTTTGTATATACGCGTAAAAACACTGTATAGCATCTATATAAAAAACCTAAGAAAATAGTTATTCGTAATATATAAAATCAGTCTGTTGTTTGTTATACGTAGAAATAAAGTTTAAGAGATATTTTCATGTAGATTTTAATCCGTTAACACGCGCAGATTTTTTGGAAATAGACGTCCGTTGTATACTTTAAACACGATTTATCAGCGCACTAAATAAAATACAAATTTTCTTATGTATAATAAGTAGAGCAGATGTATAATATTATACTACGATCAAAGTCTTTCGAAAGATGTAACGTATTAATAAATATATCCTTACCTCATGTTACAGCATAATTTCGATTGTAGAACTAACAGTAAAGGTATTATTTTGCTAAAACTATTACTTCAGTCGCTTGTAAACAATACTTGAGATTAGTTTTTAGAAAAGTATTACCATTAATGTTAATCACAGCCATATTCATTGTCTTCTTCAAGAGCTATATTACCTCTTACTATATTAAATAACTCTTCGTAAGACATATTACCTAGGATAGTTTGTTTAACTTCTATAGGCAGAGTATACCAGTCGGGTGTACCCACTGACTTAGTATCATAATCGATAGAATTAATCACCTCGTGTATTAAATCTGTTTTTGTAGGTAAGTCGAAATAGTACTTAGATACCGAACAACAAATATACTCCGTTCTGCTATTACAAAACCCTCTCAAATCTTTGTATTCTTTATGCTCTTTAGAAGAAATAGCTTTTAACTTTTCGTAAAGTACAGGATCTATAGGTATAAAAGACGTTCCTGTTTTTTTATCAATAGTAGACCATATAATATGTTTCTTATCACCAGTCCAAATTTCATCCACTTCATTCATGTTATATATACATAGAGCATCGAAAGATCCATATTCTTCTTTACGGTATCTAACAATACTACCGTTATGATGAGATTTTATACATCTACCTGATCTATCAGATATCATTCCTAGGCTATATTCTTTATCTTCTGTCATTCTTTCTATTACCATATCACAATAACACAACTGAAGATCATTTTCTCTGTCATATAAATTTATTTTTTTACCTAAGTATTCTATGCTACCTATTACGTTTGTTGACGCGGATAACTTTTTTTCTAGTAAGACATCGAATAACGCCACGCATTTTCTACCGCTTTCAACGGTAATACTTTCATGTTCTATAGTTTTATCAAATAGATGATCTGTTTTTAATTTCACTGACGTATTATTATCGATATATATAACCGTTTCACCTCCCGTTTCTGGTTGTTCCAAATATAGAAGCAGGTGAACGCATATTATGTTTTTAGAAAAGACGGTACTAAAATCTCTATGCCTGGCAAAGTAATCTCCTTTTTCATACATAATCAATGTAACGGTATTCTCTACGGTAACGGAATCTACTACCGTACTTAATTCATCATAGATCAAGGCGTGTAATTTTTTAAGCAAGTCATCGTTTAGGGAGTTTTCGAAAACTATTTGTTTAGATTTACGATCTTTAATACTTAAGAGCTCCGTTCTCTTTTCCGGAAAGAATATTTTAGAATCCTCGCATATGTTTTTTATATCATTTAAGTCACTTATTCCTAAATTAACTAAAAGTTCTTTTTTGAAAGATGTAAAACGCGTTTCTGTAAATCTGTGAACGGCCAACTGGTTATTAGTTCCCGTACAACTGAACTCCATCGCGTAAATTTGTTAAATGACCGCCGTAGCATCATAATAAATACGATTTAGTTTTTATATTTTTTATATATGAATAACGCTTATAAAACTAGAATATATTTAACAACTGAAAAGATAATTAATTATTATTTTAACGTTTATTTCTATTATCTATTATAATAACGTAACACGCGCATAAAAACGTCATCAGATATTTTATTATTTGAACGGCATCTACCTAACGTATATCAGAAGAGATAAAATAATTCTATATAAGGATATTGAGTACATATAAATTAATTTTTTAAAACTGAAAATATAATCAATTTATTACCGAGGGCGTCCTCGACTATACGTCAGCCATGGCTTTAAATCTCCGCGTTCGTCCAGTAGAACAAGAGTCGGGTATAAAGGTCTTGGCAGCCGCGTCGGATCCCTTGAATTATGAAAATGATCACACGGGCGACGGAGGCTTCGTCGCGCGAGCTATCAGGAATATGGAATTCTGTAGGGCCAGATACCTATGCGCCGCTGCCGGCGATACAGTGAAAATCTACTTTTTGGAAGGAGAAGGAGAACTTATCTACTCGGTGAGCCGAGTGGGATCTCCCACAGCGGATAGTGGATACGTGACGAGGGGCAACTGCGTAGAGTTTGAAACCGATTCTTCGTGTTTTATAACACTGATGTGCACTAGTTCCTATAACACGGTGGTTTATTGGATGGAATAAAAGGATACCCGTCTTCCCTCTCCTCCTTCCCCCCTCCCCACGAACATATTTTTTATTTTTACAATAAAACAAAGTAAATATCGTGTCATTATTCATGATACTTTAGTAAAAATAAAATTTCTTAATCTTTTATAACGTAATTATCGTCTTACGAAAAGTAAAAGCTGTTTTGGTATATAACCGTCGTCAGAACTTAAAGAAGAATTAATAAAACTAACGAGGTAACGTCGTCGACAGAGAATCACATGGTAACTCCTCTAGATTTTTATTATGTATAATTGAAAATTAATCGCGTAACTATTGGTGGGGTATATCTCTATAGACTATTAAAATTGATCCGTGTATCAAAATGAAATCATTAATCTTGATAGCGATGTTGTTAATGTTGGATTGCGCTAACTCTCTAAATTGCAGAGGACCGTACACCTCTTACAACAATAAGTGTATCTGGGTAAACCGATTAGATAAAATGCATCACAAAAAAACTTACAGCGAAGCGTCGACTACGTGTTTGATAACGTTTCCCATGGGTACGTTAGCTAGACGTAGTCTAATAGACAATGAAAAAGACATGAAATTCATAAGCAAATTCGGTATGGGACAGAGTTTGTGGATAAGGGATGACAAGAAACCAGAAGTGGGTAAGTGTGCCTATACGGACGGGAAAACGTTCGGATTCTCCCCGTGTAACGCGACGTACGGTTTCGTATGCATAGATTAATAATATTCAAAACCCGATAACTTTTAATTTATTAACGATAGATTTTTTTTTAGCATTAGTTTTTAGTAGGACGAACAGCGACTTTCTTCATGAGATATAGAAAAGCGAACCTCCAAAAATTTTTCCTCGCGTAATAAAACGGGACTATATCCCTAACGATAGGAAGCCTATAGGTCACCAGTCTGTGAAAGAGCATGAGAGCGGCTTTAGCGTAAAGTTTTTCTCCGATAGTTTTGATAAAGGTCCTTAAGAATCTTAACCTATCCCTTACTCTGATGAAAAAGATTGCGGTAGACGCCGTTTTAGAAATCGTATTACGTAGAATCGACAGTTTGTTTTTATCTTGTATTTCCTTACTCGCGTTCTCTTTATCATCTTCGAGGCACGACGACGAGCGCGATTCGTAATAATACGAGCGTATACCTTTTGGCGTCCAATCTCTTTCATCTACACGTCGCGATGCTTCACGACGAAAAGACCTTTCTCGATAGCGGAGAAGGTTCCTCGGGCATTCTCGGCGATCCTGCGGGGGCGATGAACCAGTAGAAAATTTTTTTAGTGAAGGTGTCGCACATCGTGCGAATACATCTCTTGACGTAACAACACGGAGACCATATCCATACGCAGAGATCTTCGCACCAGTCGTTGACCCAGGTTCCCCGTCTGGCGGGATCTCTTGAATCTCTAAACGCTCCCGGTTCTCTTACTCCGGTCAGTCTGCCTCTATGCATTCTTCTCAACATCATGCAAGGAAAGAGGAGACACCTCAAGAAAACCTCGCAAGGGCAACAGAAACAACGACACCAAGATTTAGCTAACGGGCAGATGGTTCTTTTACAGAATCTTCTGGTGAGAACGCACGGTAGCCTAATACAGTCGCAAGTCGCTTTTAGAGTAGGTAATATCACGCGTCTCCAGAACTCTCTGATAATCAATAGAGGAAGCACGCAACAGTAACAACAACTGTGTTCCAGAGAGTCTAACGTCTCGCTCATGCATTCGCAACATACTTCGAAGGGATACAAGAGACAGTGGACGCATTTGCAAGTGGCGGGCCTTACCGAGTTACAGAGGAAACATCGTAGAAGGCATAGCGGATACAATAACCACGCTGCTATTTTCTCTACGATCATATCGGCGTCTCGATTTAACTTCAAATAAAAATGCGCGAGTTTATACGAGCGTCCGTGCGCATTTTGTATTCTAGAGCCCCGGCGAGTATCAAGTTTCGTTAGTAACTGACGCGGGTGAGTAGGGGTGTCGTCGGTGCGCGCGCGAAGGAAAATGTAAATCTTACTCTTAATATTAATAACAGATTGTATAAAACCATTCGGAAGTAAGTATTTACTCCTACACGGTTATAATATCGTTTGATTTTCAAGCGTTAGTTCTGTAAGGCACGTCATATGGTATCGAAAGAACACAACTAGTATCCTAGAGCCTTAAATCCGATACCGTGAACACCAACCACGCCCGGTAAACGCTAATATCTTCGATAGTGTACGTAGTATCGATAATAGATTTTGTTCGGCCGAAGAAATAAAGAGGAATGAGACGACTCCGTCTTGTTATACCACTGCATCTCTAAGTCTTAACTTATTATATACGCGTGAACCGGGGGCAACAGCGACCGTTATTCGCATCCGCGATCACCGAACATAGGAAAACCAAATTCTATGATATAAAGAATGGTCAAAAACTACTAATTGACGTAACGGTCCTGGTTTCACATGTATAGCGTATGCTAAAAATATCTCTCAACTTCAAATCATACCTATGCGCAGAGACTACATCATAATAGGCATTAATTGATGAATTCATATGATTATATTTTAGCACGTATTATGTAGATACTGTCTAACAAAGTTATTCAAGATATTAATAAACGATCAAACGGTTAACTTTTACCCGATATCCGATGACAATTATATCTTTTATTTATGCATATCTGCTTAATAAGTAAGATCTATTTCTTTTGGTAAATAAATAATACATAAATATAACTAGCATGAAAATGAATTATCCAATAGAATATTACAAAGAAAAAATGAAGTTCCTGCGCGATAATAGCGAAAGGTATATTTTACCAATTACTTGTCTGTGTTTAACTAGCGTAGTGATAACGTCCTGTCTGTTCGCGGCTCTCTTCGTCGCAGTACGCGATTGCAAACGGGATTCTTTTCTGGAAGATACCACTACAGCTATCACTACGTCCTCCTCTATTGCGACTACATATAGAGATAATCTGGTTATTCATTGTCCTCGTGACTGGATAAGTCATAACGGAATCTGCCTCTTATCGACCGGTGAAAAAGTGGGATTCAGACAAGGCATCCAGAAGTGTGAGAAGTTAGGCTCTGACATGATAGGTAAGTCAGAAGAAGAAATGAAAGCCCTTAAAAATATTTGGACGGGAAACGATCACTCACGTTTCTGGGTGGACAACCGCGCGGCCGCTTCGACTTTTGATCCCGTGAACGAGTGTGCTTACGGAACTAGAAGTAGCGTGTCTGAAGTGCCAAAAGTATTAACGTCTCCGTGCTCGGTAAGAAGATATCTGGTATGTAAAAAAACCGATAATAGTTATCCTACCACGCAAAGTTCTTTTTATAATCAATACGAATAAAAATATTTTTATTTTATTATACCAACGAAGATTTTAATCTCGTGATAAAAGTTTTTCTATAACTCGAGCTCTCGATAAAAAAGTTTTTCTATAACTCGAGCTCTCGATAAAAAAGTTTTTCTATAACTCGAGCTCTCGATAAAAAAGTTTTTCTATAACTCGAGCTCTCGATAAAAAAGTTTTTCTATAACTCGAGCTCTCGATAAAAAAGTTTTTCTATAACTCGAGCTCTCGATAAAAAAGTTTTTCTATAACTCGAGCTCTCGATAAAAAAGTTTTTCTATAACTCGAGCTCTCGATAAAAAAGTTTTTCTATAACTCGAGCTCTCGATAAAAAAGCTTTTCGAAATCTCGATAAAAACTTTTTCTATAACTCGAGCTCTCGATAAAAAAGTTTTTCTATAACTCGAGCTCTCGATAAAAAAGTTTTTCTATAACTCGAGCTCTCGATAAAAAAGTTTTTCGAAATCTCGATAAAAACTTTTTCTATAACTCGAGCTCTCGATAAAAAACTTTTTCTATAACTCGAGCTCTCGATAAAAAAGCTTTTCGAAATCTCGATAAAAACTTTTTCTATAACTCGAGCTCTCGATAAAAAAGCTTTTCGAAATCTCGATAAAAACTTTTTCTATAACTCGAGCTCTCGATAAAAAAGTTTTTCTAACATTCGAGCTCTCGATAAAAAAGTTTTTCTATAACTCGAGCTCTCGATAAAAAAGTTTTTCTATAACTCGAGCTCTCGATAAAAAAGTTTTTCTATAACTCGAGCTCTCGATAAAAAAGCTTTTCGAAATCTCGATAAAAACTTTTTCTATAACTCGAGCTCTCGATAAAAAAGTTTTTCTATAACTCGAGCTCTCGATAAAAAAGTTTTTCTATAACTCGAGCTCTCGATAAAAAAGTTTTTCGAAATCTCGATAAAAACTTTTTCTATAACTCGAGCTCTCGATAAAAAACTTTTTCTATAACTCGAGCTCTCGATAAAAAAGCTTTTCGAAATCTCGATAAAAACTTTTTCTATAACTCGAGCTCTCGATAAAAAAGTTTTTCTATAACTCGAGCTCTCGATAAAAAGTTTTTCTATAACTCGAGCTCTCGATAAAAAAGCTTTTCGAAATCTCGAGCTCTCGATAAAAAGTTTTTCTATAACTCGAGCTCTCGATAAAAAAGTTTTTCTATAACTCGAGCTCTCGATAAAAAAGCTTTTCGAAATCTCGATAAAAACTTTTTCTATAACTCGAGCTCTCGATAAAAAAGTTTTTCTATAACTCGAGCTCTCGATAAAAAGTTTTTCTATAACTCGAGCTCTCGATAAAAAAGCTTTTCGAAATCTCGATAAAAACTTTTTCTATAACTCGAGCTCTCGATAAAAAAGTTTTTCTATAACTCGAGCTCTCGATAAAAAAGTTTTTCTATAACTCGAGCTCTCGATAAAAAAGTTTTTCTATAACTCGAGCTCTCGATAAAAAAGCTTTTCGAAATCTCGATAAAAAAGTTTTTCTATAACTCGAGCTCTCGATAAAAAAGTTTTTCTATAACTCGAGCTCTCGATAAAAAAGCTTTTCGAAATCTCGATAAAAACTTTTTCTATAACTCGAGCTCTCGATAAAAAAGTTTTTCTATAACTCGAGCTCTCGATAAAAAGTTTTTCTATAACTCGAGCTCTCGATAAAAAAGCTTTTCGAAATCTCGATAAAAACTTTTTCTATAACTCGAGCTCTCGATAAAAAAGTTTTTCGCTAACGTTGGGTAGCTTTATAAAATATTTTCCGGAAGGAAATTAGATATAGTATTATTTTATGTAAAACCGTATGGTTTTTTTTTATTAAAACAATAATATATATTTTAATAGGGGGTATTTTACACCTTAACA